CGGTGGGGCTCACCCGCGCCGCAAATCGAGCGGTGCCCACGATCTCTGCCGTCTTCTGACGGTGCAGCCACACTTCAACGACAGGCGGCGGAGCTTGTGCCGGGTTACCTGTCATGGACAGCCCCAGGCGCACCGCCATCGTGTCGAATACTCCGAGGAAGGTCTCGTAGCACATACGGCAGAAGCGCCCTGCCGTCGCCGTGCCAAAAGGAGCCAGCGTGGGCTGCGGACCTCGCAGGCAACGGCTACACCGCGAGGATGTCTCGTAGGCCCACTCGGCGCCCATTACAACTGGGCTTTGGTGATGGGGAGGACGCAGCGGCGTCCCCGGCACCCGCATCGGCTTCAAGACACCGCCGGAAACAGTTTGAAGACCGACTCTTCCGTGTAGGAGACAGATCCGTCATGTGCAATGACTTCGGATCGAAATATCCGACCGTCTGCACGAACTACTTGGAATTCGTAATCACCGAAAGGGAAGATCCCGTCGAACGCTTTCCCGTCTTGAGCCACGGGCAGCGCCGACGTAATCACTTCGCCACAACGGTAGATCTGTACCATCGTACCCACACCATTCAAAACGGTTTCCATCTCTCCGTCTTGCAGGCGACCTGTCAGCCGTCCAATGGGCATGGCAACACACAAGTCCGTCTCCTCTCCTACATCGAACCGGACTTCGGTAGTTGCCGCGTACCAGCCTTTCTTCAGAATGTGAATCTGGTAGTTACCCACCGGCGTAAAGCAGGGAACGACCTTGCGCCCCTCTTCCGTAACAGCAAAGTATCCGTCTCGCTGGTACTCGCCCTTCTCGTCCGTCATCACGGTTCCGATCGGGCCAAACATGTCGTGAACGAACGTCATCTCCGCTCGATCAACAGGTCGCAAGAACTGATCCCGCAGCGTACCCCGCAGAGAAAAGAGTTTCAGTTCCGCCGTCTTTGCGATTTCGATTTGCATTTCCGCCCCGTCCTTTATGGGTTCTCGCTCACACGAAACCACGCTTTCCTGCGTTCGACTCGATCCCCTGGCACTGCCAGTTCCAGCACACGGTCAGGATTGTCTGCGACGTTCTGCCGTAGAAATCTTGGATCCCGCTTATCAATACGAATCCGAAAGTAGTTCGTTCCCGGAAACTGGCCCTGGAATGTTGCATGCGTCAGATCAAAGACCTGCGTGCCTAGATCGTCGAGAATCGCTACGATCCGCACGGGAGCGCCAATGGGAAGACCCAGCGCTCTTCCGCGCAGTCTCCCACCCGACCAGGTTTCGGAGGCCATTATACCTGCACCCGCACTTCAAATGTTTGATCTTTAAAGCTCGGAAGTAATCTCTGATTCAAACGCATGTACGTTTCGACCAAGGTTTCCAGACTTCCCGTGACACGGACTGCGTGCGAGACGTAGGCGTCCTGCAAAGTCTGCGTGGGTATCACGGGGAGGTCTGCTTCATGCCCTGTAACCTCGATCATTCCAATCGGTACGTCTTCATGTCGAAACGTGTAGGCTCGCTTCGTCTCGGCTTCCGCCCTGCCCTCGAACCGATTCAAGTGCGCGCGCAGTGCGTTCAGCATCACGCCAAGAAACCAGCAGCCGACCAGGCTCCAGTTCTCTGCCGGGCCGTCCTTCTCCAGCTCCGTCAAGATTTCTTCGGGCGCCAGAAAGTATCCGACTAGAGTTGCGCGCACTCTCACATCCGGCGCCCCCGTACAAAGGCGCAGAACGTGCAGCCAGCACCAGGGAGTTCCGGTAGAGGGATCCCAGAAAGCGGACTCCAGCCTCGGCGCCCAAGGAAGGCCAGTCCGCTCCGGAAGGACAATGCCTTCGGGCGGAGGCGGAAGCTCCAGCATCTTTTGTAGCTCTGCGCTCTCAATCATCAGGGATCTAGCCTCGCGTGGCAGTCTACACAAATCGCGCCCGACAGGCCACAGCAGGTCCGACTCTCAATCTTCTCCGCATGGCTACAGAATTGCCGGATCTTCATCATCTCTGTCTGGTAATGCCCAAATGCAATCTTGTAGGACAGCGTTCGGCGCTCTGCTGCAAATGCGTCACGCGCCTTCTTTACGAATCCTTGGACTTCTTGGCGGCTTGCAGCCATTCGCGCTCTCGCTCTCGGGCTTCAGCAACGGGTACAAGTGCGATCTTATCCCGTCGAAACGGTTGCCCTTTTACGGATCGGTGCTGCGTCAACCGATAGGGAGATCCGAGAGGGCCGGGGTAGCGCAGTCGTGCGACCGCCTCCACTACTGGACCAAAGTCCAGATAGGCTTTCAGTGATTCCTCCAGCCGCCTCTCCGAGAGGAGCTGCTTCCAGTCCGTCACGAACAGGTGCAGCGAAAATAGAAAAGCCCTCAAAGCCTGGACGCCGTCTTGAGTGCTGTAGGTATCCGTGAACGCAACACGCTGCTCGACGCCCGCTTCTCCTGTAAAGCGTACATCCGCCAGGAGAGCGACCTCCGCGTTCGAGCGGTAGTCGGGGCGCACCCACAACACGTCATATTTTTGGGGGGTCAGCAGCAACGCCGGTGCCCTCCAAACGCTGCGCGAGCGCTTCGTAGATTTTCGGATCCGCTCCGGGCAGTTCACCCAGCGCGCGCAAGATTCCGGCGTGTGCACGTAGGACGGCCGCTGCGCTTTCCTCCGGCCCCATTCCGTACTCTTGCCTCAGCGCCCAGAAGCTCGCCATCGTCACGGATGCCGCCTTGTTGATTAGCTCTCGCCTCATCGCTCCACCCATGCGTGACCGCTTAAGCCGCCACCTGAGCAGCACTTAAGCCATCCTCTCGCTTCACAGAGGACCTTACAAGCGTATCCTCTCCACGAAGGGACAGCAGAGCCCTGTCTAAGACATTCTTAGCAGCGTTGACATCTCTATCAAGAACCAGGTTGCAGTAAGGACAACTGTGACTTCTTTCTCTCAAACTCTTCTTCACAGTCATTCCACATCCACTGCACTCTTGGCTGGTTCCTCTGGGATCTACTTTCACCACTATCCTACCAGCTTCTTCCGCTTTGTAGGACAGCATGTGAAGCAACATCCCCATTCCGACATCCTTGAAGCTACGTCTGAATCCACGGTTGAGCCCTTGACTCATCCCTTTCAGGTTCAGGTCTTCAACCGCAATCAGATCATAGTTCTGTACCAACTGCTTAGACACTCCGTCAAGAATGTATTTGCGGGTTCTTGTTACTTTCTGCCAAGCCTTAGCCAATACCTTGACTGCTTTTCTTCTACGGTTAGAGCCTTTCTTTCTTCTGGAAACCGTTCTCTGAGCATGCTTGAGCTTCTTCTCATTCCTGGCATAAACCCGTTGCCTCTCGATAAGGACTCCATCTGATGTAGCAACCAGAGCTTGCATGCCTAGATCAATGCCTATGACTTTGCCAGTCTTGGGGAGAGGTTCTGGAAGCGGTAGCTCACAGGATAAGACTGCGTACCAACCGTCAGCCTCTCTTTTGACTGTGACCTCTTTGACCTTAGCGTCTGGTGGAAGCTCTCGATAAGGACTCCAACGGAAATGCCCCAGTTTGGATAGGTGAAGTCTCGGCCTATCAAACTTGAATCCAGTGCGGTTGTAGGTAAAGGAGTCGTACCGATCTCTGCTCTTGAATCTTGGAAAACCTGGCTTCTCTCCGCGCTTGACCCTTCTGAAGAAAGCCTTGTACGCTTTGTCCAGTTTCTGAAGGACTTGCTCAAGAACTCTTGAATAGATTGTGTCATAGCCTTCTACCTGCTTGGAAACATGCTTAAGCTCCAGGCACTGATCGTAGTAGCTGAGAGTCCGCTTATGCTGCTTCCACCCTAGGATTCGCTGTTCCAAGGCACAGTTGTAGAGGAAGCGGCATTGATCCAAGAGCCTCTGGAGGTTGATCTCCTGGGCTTTGGTCGGTTGAATCCGGAACTTGTAGGAACGGCGCATAACTGCGGTATATCATAAATGGCTTAAGACGTCACACATGCCGCTCCACCGGGAAGCGCCGGTCGATCTCTTCTGTCAACAGGCGCAGGCAAAGCACTTTCAGATTGTTTACAGCGATCGGAATGTCTCGATCGTGCGTCAGAAGGTAGAGCAGATAGCTCGTCTTAGATCGACGAATCGACTCGATGAATTGCAGACCGAACTCTCTTGCTTTCTCGCGAGTCGTGCCCGGCGGGTAGACCGGCTCCGCTGCGAGAACTCGGTCTAGCTCTTGAATCGAGCGCTCAGACCAGCGCTCCTCTTCCGACTTCTCCGCTTCATTTCCCGTCATTGCTCTTTTCCTCGGGCTGCCGGAGTACATGGTTCGCAAGTCGTAGCAAAGGAGTCGGATCCCCTTCCAGCTTCAGATAGCGTGTCGCTCGATCCGGCCGTAGCTCCCCCTTCTCGACAGCCTCCAGCCACCCCTCCGGAATAGTCACCGTCAGCACTGGATCGTGGCTCGGAGGTTTGTCAAAGCGCAGCAATGGCACTTCTGCTAGATCGAGCGCGGCTGTCTCGGACCCGCATCGAAACAGCAAGGTCGCAGGCGCTGCCGCGACCCAGCCGTACGTCTCCACAAGGTCGCTCCAGAGGCGATTGAAGACGGTACGAAACGCCGCGGTCACGGGAACAGCGCTAGAGCCGCGTCCACAGCAACTTTGGCCGCCTGTGCAGCAGTAGTCGCTGTCATAATCTGCGTGAGCACGCCTGTCGGCAGCATCGTGGGCTGGAGGCCCTGAGCTGCCGTCTGGAGGCGTTGCAGGTCTACAAGCACGCCTGAATCCGCCGTAGAGTCTTGGAGCGCCTCCTGGACTTCCTGGAGGCGCTCCTTGATCTGAAGCGTAAAGTTGAGACTTTCCTGGCCATCCGTTTCAGCCATGACAGCTCACCACTCACACGCCTGCTCAGCCTCTTCGAGCAGGAAGAGGACTTGGGAGCGATCGTACTCGGTCGCCAGGATGCGTAGCAGAACCTTCTGCACTTCCTTGATCTGGCCGATGTTTACTTCCTTGAGCTTGCCTTCGGTCTCGGAAATCCGCTTCGCCAACACGTTCTGGTTGATCTTCGTGAAAGCCATTGGGTGCTCCTCCTTACTCCCTACTATACACCGGCGCGCGAGCGCATCTCAGCAATGGCTTCGTGCGCCACCTTGATAAAGTCCTCGTCGCCCCGGCCTCGCGTCTCGTACAACGCCTCCGCGTACGCGACCTGCTTCCCAAAGGGTAGATTCGACGCGGCCAGCGTTGCGACCAGCCGCTTTCGCAACTGCGCCACTCGTGCAGTCGGCTTCACCGTAATCGTGGTACCGGGCTTGGACTGAGGCTCCACCGTAAGCGTACCATCCGGGTTGGTCTTCTTGACCGTCCCCTTCTCTTTCGGGCCGGTCGGAGTCGTTGCAATCTCAACCGGCTTGCCCGCCAGTTCATCGGCTCTGCGTTCGTGTCCGCACATGCACTCATGCTCATCGGCATCGACATGGTGCTTGCACCGATGCTCTCCGGCACGGCAGAAGATGAACTCCGCTGAGGACGAGGTGTAGGGATCTACAGCGGGGCAGGCATCTCGCTGCACGAACACGGTCTGCCCCTTGTCAAGAATGCGCGCCTGGATAGTTTGCACGGCTTCCTCCTCCTTACAATCCGGCTTCTGCCAGATCCCGCAGTGAGCGGAAATCGTCGAGCAGGTACGGAAGGTGTTCCTCTACGAGAGCTTCGACTCGATTCACATCCACCACGCCTGCCCGGATCAATGCTCGCACATCGGACTCGTCTGAATCAAATCCGCGCATCGCATCCAGCTTGAACAAGATCAGATACTCCGGTGAGACGACCCGGACCCCTCCACCTGGAAACTCCATCCTGGCTGCGTTTGAGATCGCCTCTTGCTGGTACGCTTTCAGCGCAAGCATGACATCAAGGTCCACGCCCGACGGACTCGCGTACTTGATGAACTGATCTCCGCCAAGATCAACCAAACCGTCTGTCTCAAACCCAAGGTCGAGAATCCTTCGAGAAGCTTCGGAGTAGTCATCGCCGCGCAAGATAACATCAATGTCGTCGGTAGTTCGCTGCTGCACGTAAGCGCGTACCCCGAGGCCTCCGATTACCGCGAACTCCACGCCGTCCAGTGCGCGCACGATACGGGCAAAGGTGCTATCGAGCGGCTTGCTCTCCTGCGCTGAAAGGCTGCGAAGCGCGAGCGCTAAGGTGCTCCGCCCCGGACGATTCGCCAGGTTGAAAGCCAGACTCTCCAGAGTGCGCACCAATTCCTCGTCGTGCCGCATTTCTCGCAGCACAGCAGCAGCCTTTACCAGCCTAGCGCGAAGTCGTTCGCGATCCATCTCAGCCGTTGCTTTCCAGTGCGGCGCACGGCTGCCGTGTCGTCAATCGTGGCGACAAGCAGCAGAGGCCACAGCCCGTACCGACACATTCCCCCCGCCAGGTATCGATCGGCAACAGCGGGATCTGACCGTCCGCATCTACTAATACAGTTCGCCCTGAGAGTTCGTCAGTCGCCACTTGGTAGCCTTGCTCTTGCACCAGACTGTCTACCTGACCCTGATCTATATAATACCCGCAGAGCGTACCTACGATCGCGCGCCACCTCCCGTCAGGGGATAGCACGATCGGCCACGCGATCCTCTGGCCGTCTGACGCGATGAATCCCGCCGGAAACGGCTCTCGGTTCTGCCCTCTGTACCAGGGACCGCAATGGTCCTCGGCCCAGCGCGCTTCGAGATCCGTGTGGATCGAGCACTTAAATCCGTTGGGATGGAACGCTCGAAGCCAGCGCTCCGTGCGCTCCAACATGTTCGCCTCGGCGGCGGTACGTTCACAGAAGCAGCGTGCGATCATTTTCTCACCTGGCGCAAAAAAGCCGGAGTCCGCGAGGACTCCGGCTGGAACTACCAGCGCAGCGAGCAACTGGCCGGGCAAAACCATCGTACCTTCCGCCGGATCCTGTGTCAATCGCTCTCGGGCCACAAAGGTCTTCCCGCGTATCTCTCTAGCATCGAAATGGCGCGCTGAAGAGCCCCTACCTGCTGAATCTTCTCTGCGTAGCTCGCAGCCTTCCTGCGTGCGCGTAGGCGCTCTTTCGGGCTATCTGCGGGCACCGTGCTTCCCTGCCGCTGAAACTGCTGATACCTCTCTACCAGCTTGTGCCGACTCAATATATCTGCAAGCAGATTCTTGTCGTGAGACTCCTCCAAGAGGAGGATCAGCTTGGCCCGATCCTTGGGGCGAAAGACTTTCAGGTAGATCGCGATTAGATACTCGATACGGAGTACCTTGGTCGGCACGCCGTAAGACGCGGAGACGGAGTTCTTCAGAGCCTCTTCTGTCATAGCGTCGTGAACCGGGATGAACTGCACGGGAACTCCAACAACGACTATGTTCCCATCTCGGTCAAAACTAGCAAACCCGAGATCCTGCAAGCGCTGGTAGATATGCCCGAGAATGTTTATCCCGCTCCCAGACACTTTGCAGTATACGTCCAGGTCGTAAGTCAGGACTGCTTCGGCATAGTAAATGGCTGCCATCCCGCCCGCAATGGCGTAATCTTGCACCAGCCCTTCCGCCACAAGACGGTTCAGAATCTCAACGGTCTTTTGCACTTTTAACCTCTCGGAAATTCGAGAGCATTCCACACTTCATCAGGCAAGAATGTACAACGCTTCTTGCAAATCTCTTCCGCCAGCTCAGGCGGAGACACGATTCTCCGAATCGCTTCTTCCCGCAACACGACCCAGCCGCCGGTACGGTACGGGTTAGCCTGATTCCTCGATCGCTTCTCGTCCACCGAAATACAAATCACGCCCTGCGCCATCCACTCCTTGCACTTCTCGCAAGGCTCGCGGTTGACGCAAGTCCGCCGCGGTGCCTCTTCGTCGCCTTGAATCCGGCCGAAAAGGATGAGGGTTCCCTTGTCCTCGCCACAAATGAAGCAAGTTTCGAGCGAGGGGTTAAGTCCATGCTTCGGTGAAACCAGAATGCTGTCCTTGTTCATCGCGCATCCTTCCTGCTAACCACAGCACGGGCCAGCGCGGCCGAAAGCCTGCTCTCCATCTGATAGTGTTCGAGCGTTCCATCAGCGGTGTCGAAGATCAGGTGGGCCAACTCGTGCGCGAGCGAATTCAGGTTGTGGAGCACGAACTTCCGCAGGGTTACAGCACTCAGAGCCCCACGGGTATTCGCGGGCCACATCGCCGCGCGAGCAAACACGATAGTCCCTGTCTCCCTCACCGCAGCCGCCAGCACGGGCACGTTCCGTTTGATCGTCTTCTCCCCCAGACGGGCCGTGAGTACCTTCCGGATCTTCCCCGAAGCGAGCTGGATCTTCCGGCCGAAGATCGGCTGGCAGACCTCGTCCCACGCAGGCTGGAGCTTGGTCAACGGCCGGGCGTCAATCTTGTCCTCGAACTGCACCACTTGCTCCCACTGATTGATATGGGGGCACTTCTCGCGAACGATCCGGGTACGGACGGGATCGCTCACGATGTAGAGCGGGATGTGGTAGTAGCGGCACAGTCCCACCAACCGCTTGTGCTGCTCGACTGCCCACGCCTGCGTCCAGAACCCCGGCTGGAGGCCCTTCTCGGGCCGCTGGACGGACCGCCCAGGCGTTCCTTCGACGGGGCTAGCCGCCGGCACTGCCTGCCCCGCAGAAGCCTCCCTGAGCAGGTTCAGCGCGTTCTGGACCACGCCCACGCTCACGGCCCCGGTCGAGCCAGTCTGGCCACTGTCCGCCTGCCCTTCGCCCGCTCCCGTACTGCGAAACGCTGCCGCAAGCAGCCGGGGATCGACTCCGGCGAGCAGCGTAGCCGTCTGCGCCGCCTCCCGGACAATCTTGAGATCGTCCTCGTACTCGATCCGATCGTCCTCGACCGACGCCTCATCGTCCGAACCTTCGAGACACTTCCACTCCAACGCCTCCTCCACCACTTTCGGATCGACATAGGGCGCAAGCGCGTAACCCAGCCGTGCCAGATCGTTCTCGGAGAGTGCAGCCACGCAAGCGTTCGCCGCTTGAGTGACCTCCTTACGGATCCGCTTGAGCGTGTCCTCCCACTTCTGATTGGGGATCACGTCCTTGCGGTCGGGTGCCCGCAGGGTGATTCCCTTGCTGACTTCGATCACGCCCCGCAGATGGGGCAGCGCTTCGATGGTGCGGACAATCCGACCACGGTGGAGCAGAACCGGGTGGGTATCCGACTGCTCGACGAAGGTGATAGATCCCGAGAAGTTCACGCCCGAGACCCGGTACTGCTCAACTTCTTCCGGCCTCACCTTGGGCAGTACGGCCTCGTTCAGCAGGACCTCTACGTTCGGGACGTAGAGCGCTTCCTTGCGGATTGCCTCCCGGATGGCGTCGGTATCGACGCCGACGGTAAGGCGAATCTCGACCTCGAAGCCCTTCGGCCGGTTCCCGGTTTGGACTTCGACGTCCAAGACACCAGTCTCGATCGTGCGGTCCACGTCCCAGGTCGCGCTCCAGCCCTGCGACTGGACGTCGATGCGGGACGCCACCGGCAAGATTGAGAAGAAGCCCTCGCCAAAAGGGTTCTCGATTGCCGCAGTCTCGGCATCCCAGCCCGAACGGCTGAGGGTGAAGACCTCGGACGGGTCGGAGCATCCGACCCCGTCATCCTCGACCAACAGGTAGTCGCCTTCGAGCCAGAACGAAATGCGGGACGCCTTGGCCCGCTGGGCGTTCTGGATCAGCTCCGCCACGAAAGTCGTGGCATGGTAGCCGGCACTCCGCAGCTTGCGAAGGTGCCCGGCGAGATCAATGCCGATTTGCATTTAGCCTCCTCTGATTCTGAAAAATTGCCAGCCGATCCTGCGGCGGCAGACCTTCGTACTTGCGCACGCAAGAGGGACGAGCACACAGGTAGAATCCTGGTCCGTCGCCACCTCCACAAACTTCCCCATCAGTGCAATAGCTATCGCCCGTAGGACGGCCGCAGCCGTCGCATCTCGGCCCGTTCCGGTACCGACCGGTACGACTGTTCCGCTCTTCCCAGCGCGCCATGGTTAGTAGTCTAATGAGACTGCATCCAAGTGTCAAGAGGGCAAACTAAGAATCCTGTCGCAGCCGTCACACCAGATTTCGTACCTACTGCCTGCCCGCGCCTTCCAGCCCTCTCCTTCCGTCTCCCCGTAGAGCGGCGCAATCGAGCGCAGGCCGCACAGCGTTCTCTGCGGTCGCCGCTCGTTCACGAGATGGCGCGCCCACATGTAGCCTTCCGCCTGCCGGATCAGGTAGCGCGCCGGCTGCTCGGGCAGGTCCACGACTCCGCACGTCGGGCACGGATACTGCGGGTCGGGCGGAAGGGATCCGATAAAGCGAGTGCTACAGGCCAGGCAACGGAATGCCAGGAGTGGCAGGCCGCCTTCTCCAGTAACGCTCAGATCAGTCTCGCCGCGCATCTTCTCCCCTCCTAGCTACCACGCTGCTGAATAAACGCCCCGACTGCTTTGGCAACTGCAATGCTCTGTCTTGCCTTGAAGCTTACAGAATGCTCCCAAAGTGTGTTGTACGCACCATCCCAGAAGGGGCTCAGATCCCGCACGACTTGCAAGTTTGCCCGCAGATAAGCGATCTCCTCCTCAATCTCGGCAATCCTATGCCGAGCGTTGGCTATTTCTTCTGCGAGGCTTCGCTCGGCCTGGGCGTACTGTGAGAACTTTTTCAGAAAAAAGCAGATCGCCTCAGCCGCCTCTGCCTCCTCGGGGTCCGCTTCTGCCGCTGCGGCTCGATACTCGGCACAGCGCGCACACAGGTCCCGGTGGAAATCTCCTACACTCTTTCTGTACTCGATTCCAGTCTCCGTTCGCCTCGCGTAGGCTTGCGTATATTTCCAAGACCTTACCCGTACCCACCCGGTCGAGCACGGTTCGCTCGACGAAGCCCGCCCAGACAGACGGCGGTACCGCACACTTGTAGACTCTTCCAATGCTTTGAGCTTCTTATCTGTAATCGTCGTGTTTGCCATTAACACCCTCTCCTCTTTTTGTGCGCTCCTTCTGCACACGACCGTAAGCTGCTTCCGCTTGCTCCCGAGTCGTCTCGATCCCTTCTCGCGCCTGCGTAGAAATAATACAGCGGACCATCAGCTCCCGCCACTTCACGGAGTCTGCCAGAATTTCCTTGATCGAGAGACGTCTCATGCTCACTGTTTCCCCCCTTGCGCCACCTTCACTTTCAGGCGGCGCTTTGCGTCTTTCAAGGTGGCCCCGTACACCACTCCTTTACTCCAAGCGCCAATCCACTTATTCGTACCGCGCAAGATCAGGACCTCTCGCGGCGATCTATGCACTTCCCCCACGAACTCTGTACGCCAGGTGCCATCCGACAGTCGTCGGTCGTAGGCGTAGTGGTACCGTCCTTCAGAGCAGCGGAACCACTACAAGACAGTAGCATCCTGTTTAACTGCGTAGCCCTGGGCATTCACGATTCTTCTAGCCCGCACGATCTTCTCCTTTCTAGCGCAAGCGCTCACGCACACTCGCTTGCAACTGCGCACCGGCAAAGCGCGGACATAGCGGGAGGTGCCCTGATGGACAAAGTTGGAGTAGTCACCGTTGAGGGCGACAAAGGCCGCCTCCGAGCCGCGCGATTCCGATGTCCAGGCCAGGATTAGTTTTGGGGCAACTCTGGCAATCTTCTTGGCCTCCGCAAGCGTCGGAAGGCGCCAGTCAGTGTGACCACCTTCCCTGCAACCCGTGGCATAGTCCACAGCTTGCTGCCAGGTCAGATAGCGGCTTGCCCTAAGCGCCACCTGCAATGTACCGCCTCCCGTCTTCGCACCTCGCTGCTTCGTAGAGGACGTAGCGGCCTTCTCCTTCTTCCTGAGCGTATTCAAATCAATCTTTTTCATCGCTCTCCTCCGTCACTCCCTCGCCGCAGCACGGCGAAGCGGGTTCGAGTTGAATATCGTTGCCGCAGTAGCCGTGAACCTCGTAGCGTCCAATGCCGCCGTCTATTACTTCTCTTGTCAAACCACTGCCTCTAAGGCACAGAAACGAGAATTTCCCAGAATGGTCAAGCGCTTCTTGGCTCGCGTCACTGCGATAAAGATCAGGTTCTTCTCCTGCTTGCGTTCCCACTCTTTCTTAGCCTTGGGGTGAGGCAACAGACTGGGCTCCAGGATGTACACGCTATCAGCCTCAAGCCCCTTCCCGCGGTGGATACTGCTACAAATCACGCCCACGGCATCGTCCGAAAACACCTGCCCGATCTTGTCTTCGAGATCGGCTAGTGTCATCGCACCATCCGACAACGCGATCAGGGTGTCCACCTTGTCGTCCAGAGCGTCGGTCGGGCGATCCAGCGCTTCCAGCTTGGCCGCCTCGCGCGTGTGATACTCGTTCAGCCGCGTCAAGAAGTCCACGATAGAGGTGCCGCCCAGCTTGCGAATCAGGGCGATCAGGCCAGCGCCAATATCCCTCCCCATAATCGTCGCCTTCTTACCCTGACGAATGAGGCCGAACGCGACCGAGACCAGGGGGGCATTGCACCGGCAGAGAACCATGTCCCCTGCTGCCAGCAGGTTCAGGGCCGCCTCAACTTTCGGCTCAATCCGCACCTCCCCTTCGGGAGCCGCCGCGCTGGCCTCGATCTCCGGTACAAACTGCCGGGCCAGGCGAACCACAGCTTGCGGGCACCGATACGAAATGCTAAGCGGCAGTACCTCTGCCTTCAGCTCGTTGATGAGCCGGTCCACCGCTTCCGCATCCGCTCCGCGGAACGAGTAGCATGCTTGATTCGCGTCGCCCACCGCAATGATGCGCCCATTCGGAGTCAGACTGCGCTGCAAGAGGCGGATCTGCGCCAAGTTGAGGTCTTGGCATTCGTCCACAAAGATCGTGTCATACTGCGCCACGGCCAGCTCCAGTGTCACCGGCAGCCATATCTGGTCGTCAAAATCCAGCTTCGTCGCCGTCTCAAAGTCCTTGCAGCGGTTGAGCACATCGGCCGCGATTACGATTGCCGCGTCTGCATCGCCATTCACGTCCAGTCCGTAGCGATCGATCAAAGAAATCGCTGCATCCCGCTCACGGAGGTCCGTCAAGGTCGCCTTTGCCAGAGATACCAGACGCTCCACAGAACGGGACAGCTCCTTGATCGCTTCCAAGCGCAGGTCAAGACCCCGCTCGCTCACAAGGATCTGCTTGATGAAGTCACGAATACGTCCGTTCGCGGTGTACTCGACCCGCTTCCCACCCAACGCCTTGTTGACCGCGCCCCACCCCAGACTATTCAACGTCGAGATGTGGGCCGCCGAATCCGGGAGCCGCTTCTTGATCTCATTGGCAATCGACTTGTTAAAGGCGCAGAATGCCACCCGTCCCTTCGCCAGCGGGAGAGCGCGCACCACGGTGGAGGTCTTGCCACTGCCGGCGGTGGCACGAATGACGACATTGCCGTGTCCATGCTCGACCGCTGCGAATACCCGCGCCTGATAGAGGCTCGGAGTGTACCCAGGCTTGCTGTACCGGGCCACCAGCTCCTCGTCCGTCAGAATGACCGGAGCCTCTTCCACCGGCTTAGCCTCGACCGAGGCCGGCGCGTTGACCTCCTCCTCGCGCACCTTCTCGATCCGGAGGCCGCCCTTGCCGGCCGCCTCGATCGCCTTGGGGTCGGTGGAGGGCGCCTTCTCGGTTGCGCGGCCCTTGCAGCCCGTGGCCTTCCACGCGGCGCAGGCGCGGAAGGTGCGCTCCGCGCCGGTCGCCTTGTCCTTGTACGCCTTGACGTAGATCGAGGCGCCACAGGTCGAGCAGGTACCGACCTCGTCCCGGATCCACTCGCGCAGGATGTTGCACTTGTCGCGCAAGCGGTCGAACAGCGCCGCCTTGGCCTGCGCCTCGTCGAGGCCGGCCGCAGCCGTCCGGTAGACACGGGGCTGCTTCTCGCGGAGGGGGACATCGTGGCGGGCGTCCACCACCACGATGCGGATGGCGTCCTCGCCGCAGTCGCGGCTAATGCCGGTACGAGCGTCGAGCGAGGAGTAGACCTTGACCTTGGCGGTCAGGATCTGCCGCTCGTAGACCAGCTCGTCACCCTGCTTGGGCGCGAGCACGAGCTTGGAGAAGGCCGCCTCGAACTCAGCCTTGGAGAAGGCAACGTAGGCCGCAGCCGGAGCATCCGGGGCGTCCTTCTTGGTAGCGCTCTTCTTCGCCATAATAGATTCTCCTTTCACTTAGTAATCTAATAAGACTGCACCCACCTGTCAAGAGGCCCCCGCACTATTTTTCCGGCCCTGCCAAAATGTTAATAAATTCGGCCGACTAGGAAGGCCGCCAGCACAAGTAAGAATCCGGCAGTGATACCTGCTGCGATCTGGATTCTACGATTCCGACGGCGACGCTCGACCGCCCGGACTACCGCCTGCTCTTCGGCGGCTAGATAGAACGCTACCCAGACAGGATCCATCATCCGACTTTCCAATCCACTCCCTGCTCTACTGCTCCAAAAAAAATCTCACAGGACAAGCCGCCTGTCCAGGGCCACGCAAAAAACAGAGGAAGCGCTTGTACCCACTTCACTACTTCCAGTACCCAGTAGTAGTCCCCCATCAGCATCCCAGGAGACCTTACATGCTCTCGCAGATTTCTGTAAAAATCCTCTTCAAGATTATCTGTCTCAGATCATACATAGCAGGCTTCTAAAATCTCAGTACACGATTCCTGCCGGTCCTCTATACGCCAGCCCTTCTCGATACTCTCCAGAAAACTTCTCTTCGTGGTGGGCTCAAAGCTGCCCATACCTCAAATCTCCAGCCGCAAGTAGCGCAGCCACTCCTCAATCACGTAAGCAGTTGCGACCGCGCCGAACCCGAATGCGATTGGCTCAACTAACGGTTGCAGCGTCCAGCTCCAAGGCATCCACGCCAGCCGAAGCGCGGCGGCAATCCAAAAGCTCAGGCACAGCTTGCACGACCAGGGCTTCCGCTCCCAGATGATCGGAAGCTGGCCTAGCAGCCGCACCAACGGCGGCGGCTGATCGGTCGTCTTGGCCGTCAGGAACGGAAGGTACTGCTCCGTAAAGAGATGCGCTGCGCCGTAAGCCGACAGCAAAAATACAAGTTCCACGGTTACGCCATCCGTTTGTCTTGCTGCGAGTTGACTTCTGCACCTTCTGTAAACCGTCGAATTATATTCGCCTCCATCTCAGGACTCCAGTCATGCAATGTCCGATTTCCAACCCCTGCGCCATTCGGCCATTCCAGATGTCCGTGCGTCAGCTTCACCCGCTCAAAATACTGCGGATCTCTCAACTGCCCGTAGACAGAGCCAATCATTATTGGCCGGAAATCAATCGTCTTCTCTGTCCCGTCGTCGAACATCATCTGGATCACTCCATGTCGTACAATGCGGTAATCCAGAATTTGATAGAATCTTGGTGCAGCAGCTTTCTTACGCGAACGCTTCTCGTACGGAGCAATCCTGTTTGGATGCTGTCCTACCGAGAGAAGTTCCCAATTTGCAAGTAGCTCACTCGCATGCTCTCTCGCCCATAACTGCACTTCCTTCTCCGCCTTGATAGCATCTTCTGTCAGCCTGAACGCCGAGGGAATCTCGTACACTGCGCTGGTTCCGTCTGTAAGCTCTGCGTGAAAGTGCGGTAAATGGTGAGGTTCATCAAACTCCGCATTCACGTAAACCCGGACATTCTTCCAACGTGATACTTCCGCCATCGCTGCTCGTCTAAGCTGCCGGGTAACTTTCTGGAGCCGTTTCAAGATGCACCCACTCTCCGAAAAAGATTCCAATGCTCCTGCGCAAATCGTTCCCATGTCAGATGTTTGACCAATCGCCCCTCTTCATCACTGTCGCGCAATCTGTCGAGGTACAATGACTGCACGACCTCTACCAAACTGGTCAACGATCCACGATTGTAATGAATCGCGGGATAGCTCACGGCGTAGCCAATCGGCGGAATGATCGTCTGCACTCCGCATGCAAGCGCTTCGAGCAGCGGTACGGGACCACCCTCGATGTCGGACGTGCAAAGCAGGTAGTCGAGCCCGGCGTAGAACGCAGGCAGTTTCTCGATCTGGAACGGTTCGGCCGAAAGCCCCCAGCCTTCCCCCATGATCCGCAAGACCACATGCTCTCGCACCCAGGGGTCGAACGCAAAGCGATGAAGAAGGTCGCGTCCCTTGCGCGTATCGAGGTTGTTTGTGGGCATATCATAGGTGCGGCCTACGACTCCAAGCACGAGGCGAGGCTTGTAGATTGGGTCAACTCCAAGCTCGATTACGGTGATCTTCTCTTCTGGAATCCCGAAACGAAGAAGATCTTGCTTGGTGTACTCGGACATCGCCACGCAGAAGTCAACCCGCTTGGCTACGTCAATGAAGATCGGGCCGAGGACTTTCGCGGAGTAGTGACAGAAGAAAGCCCCGGACTTTTTTGCGCGCCCTGGGATCCTATCAAAATAGCCGTAGTTAATCGAAAATCTGATCTCTGCGTCCAGCCAGTAGTTCTCGTTCCAGCGCACTTCGTCTGGCGCTGCGTCCCGGATAACGCGGGCGCACTTCGGCAGAATCCAGTTGCCGGGCTCGGAACAGAGATTAACTTGCATTCTGACCGGCCTTCTTAGCACGATAGCGTCTTCCGTACGCCTTCACCCTCTCCGCAAACGCAGCATCATTTTTTATCCTATTCCGTATTCTCAGGTTTCGGCACGCTTTACATATCCGGCTAGTACGAAACTTGCCTCTATTGAGTAGTAGATTGTCTCCATCTAACCTGTGCAATCCTTTTACGCAGACATTCAGACGACTGGATACCTGGCTTGGATGATTACCACGCCTTAAATTCTCTTGAGGAGTGACAGGCTCTAAATGCGCAGGATTCACACAAGAGGTGTTTTTACACAGATGGTCCAGGTGCAACTCGGGCGGAATAGGCGTAAGAGCAATATGTTCGTACGCCCAGCGGTGGGCTCTTACAGAAGTCCCTTTATAGTAGAATACGCCATAACCGTCTAAATCCTTCCCGGTCTTCCACTCAAAGCAGCCGCTCGCAGTTACGGTAACGCACCTGTTAAATCTCTCCAACGCCTTCACTTCATAGCGAGAAGCATAAGGTTCCAAATGAAGTGGCCCAACACAGCGCATATTACCGCAGATAGGTAGCAACCGGGCACTCCAGGGCAAAGGACCAATCATCCGCTTGTAGATCCAGTGAGACGCAGACTCTTGACGAGGCTTGCCGCCAGAAAAAAAGTGTCTATGACTCGACTGCCATATAAGGCACCAAGAAGAATTATCAGGTTCTACCTTAGCCAAAAATCTACTAAAAGGGTCTCCCCCGCTCCCCGCAGGTCTGCCTAATTTTTTCATCTCTTTCCTGCCTCTCGTGCAGCTACCAACTTTTCTATCAACTCCCCGTGCCGCAGCTTGATCCACATCGAATTCTCATAGTAAAAACTGTGCGTAGGCTTCCCATAACTACGACTACGCCAGTGCCAAATAGGATGTTCTCGCTGACAGACCACTCGCCAGCCCCGCTCTTGAACTTGCAGACACGCCTCACAGTCTTCCCAAGAATGCGGAAAAAATAGTTGGAAGCCGCCAATCTCCTCCCACAGACTACGAGGCATGAATAACCCACACCCAGTCACGCCCTCCACATAAGCGCTCACCTGATACTCCGGCCGGTCATCCTCGAACTCGGCGATATGGTGCCAGCTTCCATCTGCCCGGTACTCCGTACCCACATGGCCCAACTTGCCCGTATCGGGAAACAGATGCTTCACCCCTATTATACCGGCGCGCTCAAAACGACTGAAGCAAGCTAGGGTTGCGCCTAGCCACTCAGGGTCTCGAAACTCCAGATCCGTGTTCATGTGCGCGACGTAGGGCGTCGTCGCCATTGCGAACACACGATTGACTAGAACCGCGGACATTCCCGTTCTAGCAAAGCGCTCGTACTCGATCGGATAACTGACCTTCTTGCGAACGGCCTCGACCAGATCGTAGATAGGCTCGGTCGAGCCATCATCCACGATGACAGCGACAAAGTCGCGATACGTCGTCTGGTCGAGCGTTTCCAGCGCCACGCGCAGGAGCGCCGCCTGATTGTAAGTCGGGAAGACTAGAGTGACTGCGGCGGAGTAAACCATGTCTTGTGCGCCAGCTCGTCGTACATTTTTGAGAGGGCTTCTGCGGCTCGCGCCCAATCAAAGTTATCTTGCACGTACTTCTGCGACTCGTCAGTCAGTGGCGCTTCGACCGCATTCGAGATCGCGTCTGCGATCGAGGAGATCGAACTGGGCTCGCAGAGGAATGCACCTGGAAATTCCTCGAAGTAGGTCTGACTCGTCAGCACAATCTTACAGCCCGCCAGCGCGGCTTCCAGGGCTACGTTAGGCATCGGGTCGAACGTAGACGCCAGCACCAGAATCCGGCTCTGCCTGTACAGGTCCGCCAGCTTCGCCCGGCTCAGGTTGCCGGCGTAGTTGAAGCGGTACTTTCGGCACTGCGACCAGTAGGCGGCATCCAGCACTGGACCCGCTAGAGTAGGAACGATGCCATGACGTTCGCAGGCTTGCAGCACCAGCTCCTGATTCTTCCGGGGACTGATGCTGCCCGCGATCAGTACCTCGACGGGCCTGTCAGCGTCCAAGTCGCCCTGGAAGCTGGAATCGACGCCTTTCGTGAGGATTCGGAACTGCACTGCGCCGTCCAGCCCCGGGTACTCCGCCGTCAGAACTTGCCGCTCTCGGGCGGAGTAGACGAGAAGCGCGGTGGCTCTTTCCAGTACCGCCCTGACTTTGGAAGGCTCTGGGATTCGATGGATGAAGCGGGGGAAGTAGATTGGGGTGACGAGATAAGGGCGATCTCTCCGCCAGATTTCTACCGCCGCGCTCAGCGTCCAGGGCCATGCTGCATTGTAGAGATGGTAGATCGGAAACGTCGCCGCGCTACTAACCTCGGAAGCACACGGCGCTTGGATTCCTATTTTGTCGAGCGCGGTGCGGAACCCGTCCATCTCGACAAAGTCGCCGCCATCCCACGAGGATCGGTCTCGATTGACGAAGAGAACTTGGGCACCCGTTACCGTTTTGGCTGCAAGGTCTTTCCGCGAGAAGGGTTCCAACAGCATGCGGGAGCGGGAACGTGAAAACGCATGCGCAGCCCCACGTCGCGCCTCCTCCATGCGAAGCGCATGGATCTGGGCTCTACGAGTAGGAGGGGGTGCGAACGGCAGCTTGCCAACAGTGCGCGCCATCACTGCCCGCGCTCGGCAAGTTCTCTAGGGGGCACTGCTGCGATAACAACCATAGCAGTTCAGCCTCCCTTTTCCGCTAACTCATTAAGTCTGCCTACAGGCGTAGGCAGCCCGCCAATAAGGGCATAGACACGTAATGCAGCACTGAACGCGGCCCCAGTGTAGACACCCCTGTGAATTGTTACACCTTTGCGGCCCATCATTTCAGCCAATGCCGCGATACCGTACTCAACATCCTGGGCTTTCACCTTGGAAAGAACATCTGCGGAGCCCACTGCCAGAGCAGCGCCCAGCTTGGCCTTCGAGAGATCGAAGCCCTCAGCCAGCATGCCACGCTCCATGTTTTTTCGGATCGCTTCCGACAACTTGGTCGCGGAAGGATCCTTCACGTCCATGGCGCCAAACATGACCGTACCGCTACCAAGCACAGTACCCAGGTCACGGCGATCGAACGCCATGTCCGCAGGCGTAGCTGCCAAAACCGTGAACGCTTGCAGCATCGACAGCACGGCCAGATTCGGCTTCTCCCACTTCATCGTCAAAGAAAGGTTCGGCCAAATCTTCGGTATCCGGTTGTTGTCCACGACAATGAGCGGCGTCAGCTCGCCGCGATCGACCTTATCGAAGAGTGTCGTCAGAACCCTGTGCGCGTTGCGGCAAACGCCGGGCTGCTCCGTCGTCTGTGGAATCGTCACGATTGCGCCGATTCTCGGATAAGCCGGATCAGGCCGCTCCAAGGTCTCGGTGTAGCGCTTGACCGTGTCGAAGATGTTCTGCCGGCCTTCCTTTTCAATCATCGCGCCAGAGCCACTGCCGCCACCAGAACCGCTCGCGCAGAGTACGACCTCCACGTTTGCGCCGAGGCTGGTATGCAGCAGGTCGAAGATCGCGTCGCGCGCTTCATGGATCAAGTCGAGGCCAACATCGGGATTCTTTCCTGCGCCTCCGGTGTCTCCCGCAAGCAGCTTGCGCTCTGCGGGAAGAGCCTTGAGCTGTTCGAGGTCGCCGGGCGCGGTATTGATCGCGCAGACACGTCGCCAGCCAAGTCGCCAAGCGGTCTCCGCTAGACGGCCGCCTGCCTGGCCGATTCCTACGAATCCAATTCGCACCGCGGACTGGAACGTATCCTCGTGCGGATCGACAACGGTTTCGATCTCCGGCAGCTCGAAACTCGCCAGCGCGTCAAGTCCCGTCTTTGGCTCAGTCATCCCGTCCCCCATTTCAGGCTTCCGCGCCTTCTTCCATTTTGCGGTACGTGTAGTAGTAATCGCGCAGCTCTCTCCCTGAAAGATTTTTAACCTTTTGTACTATCTCCGTCTTAGCCCGTTCAGGGTGCTGCTGCACAACCATACGAGTCAGGTGTTCCCGCAAGTTCTCTTCCTCGGAAGGCCCCCAGGTACGAGGCCATGCCCCGTACCTACGAAGATAGCGTACGAGAGCAGATCCCTTCAACAGGTAGGTAGGATGTTCTACACCTTCAGAGAAGTAATCTCCAGGCTCTGCCTGGGGGTACTCTTCCCGCTGATGTTCATAGCGTTCTGTCCCCTCTTCCGCATACTGCCAGCCTGGCACATCAGCTTCTCCGCCCTCCCCCGACATAACCGCCAACAACCCGTAAGCTCGAATCTGAGAATCGGTCACGGCATGCAGATCAGTCCCTAGACCATTCGCAATGCACGAGACCATCGCTGTCAGGGATCTATCGACATCTCTCTTCTCGGCCGCAAAAACAAGTTCCGGCAGTTCTATTCCTGCCTCCTCGTACTCCTCGTAGGCGCCGCTTGCGTTCGGCCCTACGCCGGGCAAAAGGCCAAACGCGCGAATGCTTTCCTCATGAAACGTACAAGTACCGTGCACCAAAGTCTTAGACGCCAAAAGACTTAGGGCACGCTGAATAGATTGCAAGTCTTACTCCTCGCGACCACCCAGCAAGTCCTTCGACCCTATCGAGCCTTCCTCGGTTCCATGCAGCGACTTCTCAAGCTGTGCCTCGGCATCTGCAAGAGCCGCCGCCTCTTCCGTAGCATCGGCGTCCGTGAGCACACCTTCAAGTGTCAGCACTTTCCGAATCGTAGCAATTTCCTCGTCGGTTCGCCCAAGGCTGACCAGCTCGGCGTCAATGTCGTCCCACTGCATCGACAGAATCTCGCCGCCCTCTGGAGCGCTTTTGAGCTGCGCCTTCTTCCCGAATTTCTTCCACTCAGGATGAGAGGTATCTCCCTCACGCAGGAGTTCCACAAGAGGTTCCACGTCTTCGTAGTGAACGCCGCAGAACTTGCCTTCTTTATCCCAGATCCTTGAAGAGATGTGATCGGACGCAACTGGAAAGCGGTAGGGATCGTGACCGTTGCCGCTCGACTTCTTGGAAGTCTTACGACTGGCCGTAGGCATTGGCGGAGCCCCCGGCAAGCCCTTCGGCCCTTCCTCGCCTTCCGCGAAGAGGTCGGGGTGCTTGTCCATGATCTCTTTCTTGTACTCCTTCTCCTCGACGATCTGGCGGCGTTCTGCGTCCAGATCGAGTCCTGCTCCGGTTGCCATCGTGCGTTCCGAAATGATTCCACGTTCCATGAGGTCCCGCCAGGTAGAGAGCAGCGCATTGTCCTGCGTCGGCTCCAAGCGCTTGCGCCACCAAATGCGGGGAACGATGAGCTGGCTTTCCTTCTTCTGAATGCGAACGCGATGACTGAGTTCCGCCGGTGTTCGCCGGTAGAACTCGTTCATTTTCGCTATTGCGACGAAGATTTTGGGATTGATCCAGCGCCGCTCGAACATACGGCGGAAGGTTTGGAGGCGCTCAACCATAGTCTGTAGACCTGCGACAGCACTGGCGTAGCTGGCCTCACCGAGGAGGAAAGATTTTGAAATGCCGAGACCTAAGAATTTAACGCGCTCGATGAAGTCCCATTCGCGACTGGCTGAGTTGTGGGATGAGATAAAATTCGCCAAATACAGGTGATTGCCGTCCGTTTCAAGATTATAGACATTCCCTTTGTAAGGTCTGGAAGACACATCCTTGACAGAATACTGTACCCAGTCCCCTACAACTTGATTCCCAGCACTTCTCTTAAAAGTCCCTGTATACTTTTTACCATTCAAGAGTCCGTAAAGTTTTCTAGCGCTCGCCTGCGTAAGCGTAATTGTGTGACGCTTAGGAGCGTTTACATGATTATTTCTACGATGGTACGCCTCTTCCCGGATGCCTAAGCTAGGAGCGAACCCCGTAATCTGTAGCAGTCTTACCAACTGTGAAGCTAGCCAAGGCGAAGTAGTAGAGGCCATAAGAGAAAGACTTTCCCACTTCATTACGTATTTGCGCGTCCAGCCATCTCCAAGAAAATAGCCTTTCAAAAGTTCAAGCTGGAGGTCTTCCTCCCAGCAAAAAATACTTCTATGCAGCCACTTCTCTTGTGAGTATTTATCGGCGTATTTAATCAAAAGCTCTGTCATCTTACGAGCGGGCTCTTTCGGGTAGCAGCCCCGGACGTGAACTCCGTTACCATAGGCTTTGTAAACTGCGGGCTTTACTCCAAACTCTTTCCGCATAATGTCCATAATGTCTTTTATGATTGTCGTGTCGCTCTTATCCAGGGCAATAGAAATCCCAGCATCACGGTTCCTATTGACGGATACCGCACATCCATCTGCAAGATAGTATCCGATCAGACGAGCTACATCGGGCGATACAGGTCTAGTCTTTTTCCCTTTTATATGTCTCGGCGCGACGAGCAGGTCGCCCGCGCGGATTTCAGACGCGGGCGCCTCAGTCGGTACCGCACACGAAGAATATCGAAATTTTGAAAAAAATTTACCGCAATAGCCATTATGCTTTCTAGGCTTTGCCTTCTTACAAGGCTCCCCATTTTTATAGCAGGGCGGCCTTTTAATGACGAGCAGCCTGTGTTCAGCGGTCACGCAAACAGGCTCCGGCAAACCTTGTACGCACAGTGTTACCATAGTACCCTTGTATTTTAAGGGTTTCACATTCAACGCCTTTACCGGCGTACCAGAGCCTCCTTGTAGAATCGTATCAGGCTCCACAAATTCTATAGGGCACTGTGTTCCGTCCTCCAGCGTGATAAGCGTTCCAGCCGGATGACACAAAAGGCGATCACTTACACCAACAAGCTCCACACTCAATCCGTAATTATAAACGATTGCCGCGAATGGATCCGTCTCGGCAATCGCCAACATGTTAAGAAACGACTCTTCGTCGGACTTAGACGGTAAAAATCCCGTAGCGGGGTCTCCGAGTTTGAAGATTCTAAGAGGGGCGGCATTACGCTGCGCGACTGCCAGATAGGCATTGATTAGGAAATCGCTGACCATCTGAATCTGGTATAGCCTTGACAACATGCTCGTGCCCAGATGGGTATACGGTGAAATCTTTCGAGCAATATATGTGGCATTCAAAGGATCCAGAGGTATTGGAATTCCTGCAATCGCGTAATGAATGATCTTGGGCGGCAATTTTGCCCTCGCCCTCACAAGCCTCGGATCTTGACTGGTCGCCAATGCTCGCAATTCTGGAGTCGGCTTCAAGTCAATAACAGGCTCGAAACCGGGTACTGGTACAGGAGTTACTGCAAGGTAGTCAGGATTGTAAACCAGCAGGTTAGACCAATAATTCTTACGAGTGTCATAGATAAGATGAGGCACAACTTTTCCAGTAATCAGATACTCTCTTGCCAATTCCGGAAGCCAGCTTAAAAGATTGAGATCCGACATCATACTCTCATAAATCTCTTTGACTCGCGGATCATCTTCGAGCCCGAGAAGATCAAATTCCGAGAACGGAAGCTCGCTCCAGACGTCCAAGGCCGCCCCCACCGCAGGATCGCTGCGGTACATGTGCCGCCAAATTGCATTGGCCTGCACTTCACTACGGGGGTAGTAGAACTTGTCTGGCGTCGAGTAGCGTGGATCGTAATAGATCGGCGTACTGATCTGCGCCGTAGACCTTCCCCCCGCGACCGTGCCCGACGTAAAGCCTGCATTCGTCGCAGACGCAGAACTCCCAAATCCTCCGAACGGGTCGGACTGCTGCGCGGTTCGGTGGAACCCGCGCCGGGTGTAGACCGCACCTGTTGCTCTAGGCTCGGAGGAGAATCCGCCTCGTGCCGACGTCTCATTGAAGAGACGCGACATGAAGTCACCTGACGCTTGATCGCGGTATTTTTTACCGTCGTTCGCCATTGTATTTAACCGCCCCACATCCCACACTACCTAAAAATAGCCCAATCCTTAGACTCCTCAGCATCCGGAAAGTAAGCGATCCAGGCAGGTACAGGTATTCTCAGCAGGTACCCCACTTGTAGGCGATGATTGCCTTCAATCCCGTGAGGTCCGATAACAACAGGGCGCCGGAAGCCTACTTTTCTCACACTTTTCAGAAGACCTTCTAGTCTTTTCAGAGGCTCCGCTTGAAAAAAATCTCTCACCATATCTCCAGCCACGAACGGGTCTACCTGATCGCGCCGCCACACGATTATATCTTCTTCACTTACATCCAAAGTCGCTAATGCTTCATCTCTCACATTCGCTGGGAGTTCGGAAGTCTTCAAGTCAGCAGAGCTTCTCAGTGTACTTGCCACTTTTAGCAGACTATTCATTAGATTCACCGGAGAGCTTCAATCGCTGTCTTCAGTTTACCGAGCGAAGTCTCAATCTCATTCAAATTGGGCTGCATCAGTCGAATAGCCTGCACGATTTCACTTTCCATCCGGTCCAGCACTTCAGCCGGCGGGGCTCCGGGTGGCTTCTCCCTCCGCATTCGTTGCGTCTTTTCGAGTGCTTCCTTGAGCGCTCCTAGCGCTCTGGACACAGCAGTCGTCAAGCCGCTTGCTGTGGGCGAGGAGGAATACTGCAATCCACTGGATAGCAAATCGGGCGGAAGGAGTGATCCAGGTCTCAAGCTGTTGTCCGTCACGGTTCATCCTCAGCATGCACCTATCGGACTTCTTCTCAAAGTACAGCGTAAGGTCAGCGTCAAGAAATCGTGTAACGGCCCCTTGCCCGCCAAAAGCTTCTGGAAGCGGTACCGGCTTTGGCCTCGGCACGAACACGGGTCGGAGCATCTTGTTCCATACCAGCGCGATCTTGAAGAGTCTATCACGGCAGCCGGGATACGTGCGATCTTTCGTGTTGTAGAGCGCACTCGGCCCGAACTGCGGTATGGCTCCGTCAAGGATCGAGAGCAAGATCGCGGGACGGTACCGCCGCATCCTGAGAAGCCGCTGGATCTTTTTCGGGAGGGTGCGTACCGGCGTATCCGATACAGGTAGCCCGTCCCTGCGCTGAATGTGAATCCGGGAACGGGAGTAGTTCAGCGCGTGATCGTGATAGATCAGTTGCACTTTTACGTGTCGCCGTACTTGTCAGGTTCAGTCTCTAGCTTCTTGCAAGCTTCTTGGAGGAGCTGGAGAAACTTTTCAGTCAGCGCAGATCCATCTGGGTGTAGACTGATTACATGCAAGATATGCTTTTGCTCAGGCCCTTCTTCCATGACTTTCGGATTTCTGAGAATCGTTTTCCATACATCAACGTCATCCTGCGGCTCCCCTCTCAGCATCTTTGTAAGAATGGCAAAAGCTAGCGAAGGGCCTACTACCTGGACGCCGTGTGAAGTCGCTGGAATAGTTTCGCCTTCGTTCAGTGCGATCTCTAACGCCTCGGGTTTGTGCGTCACAAACTGGATCTTGACGCCACTTTCCCCATGCTTGAGTGTAATCCGATTCGGACGGAACGTACCCCCTGCTTCACGAATCTCGACTTCCCGAAATCTGTAACGGCTTGCGGCATCTATTACTTTCGGCAAGGAGTGCGCGAAGATCATAAAATCGAGGTTTTCGGTCGCACGCACGTAGCCGTGAATTCCTAGCGCGGTCGCTCCGATCAGTACGTAGGACACGCCCAGGTCGTCCAACATCCTGACTGCGTCACGCAGGGTAGCCCCAAAGTCGCCTGTACCCGCAGCACCTCGGTAGAGCAGCGCATCCCGCGCAAAACCTGTGCTCCACGCAAGCGTCCGATCCAAAGAGGGACGCCCATCAAGAAGGGCTGCGACTTCTTGCAGGGCCTGCATAGGAGGTCAGAGCTCGAAGCCTTGCGCCAGGATCTCACGGGTGGCTGCAAGGATCCGGTGGAAGCCTTTGATCTGCCGCCCAACGTCTTTTCGCTCGGAATCAGACGCGGCGGATAGCGACCAGCGGAATCCGGTCAGTCCGTTCTCGACTAGGCTGGCGATCTTCTGCGCCTCTTCCGCAACTTTCGCAGCGGCAACGATCAGGTCCTCGTCCTTCTCCGGCGCCTCGTCTCCAAGCACAAGCGAGATTTCCGACAGCGCCTCGACTGCTTCCGTATCTTCTGCCTGAGCCTGCGCCGTGCGCCGGACCCAGTCCAGATTGATCGGCGAGTTGAGATTGTGGAACGCCCTTCCCACGGCTTCATCTGCCTGAGTGTGCGTCAGGCCGTACTCGTGCTGGAGGCTGAGAGCGGTCTCGCCGATAGGACCGAGCGTGGTCATACGCTCGCCTTCCTCCGCCCGGGTATCGACCAGGGTGAAAATCTTGTAGGTCGAGTCGTAGTAGAGAAGCTGGCCGTACTGCTCGGGACTCGGCTCTCCCTGCGCCTTTTTGTGCAGAGAAGCTCCGACATCTACGGACTTCTTTTCAGGCTTCATGAACTCTTTGACGCACTCCCACCCGCACAACTCGGCGCCCATGGTCGGATTGTAGACCCAGCCTGGTTGCTTACCCGGACCAGGTGCCTTGTAACCGCATTGCTCGCAAGTCGTACCTGGACTAACGCTCTGTTCCCGCCAACCGCCAGGCTGGTGCTGAGCTTCCTTCGTGCTTTCAGTGGCTGACGGCAACATGGCTGGCCTCCTCGTCAATCAATCGCAGCGCAGCTTTCACTTTCCCAAGATCCATCTCGAACGTCGTGTCCCCGATCTTGAACCATACAGGAGCAAAGTGCTCGGGAATGTTCGAGGGCGGACGAATGATTTCAACTTCGACCTGCCTCGCTTCTTTCGACTCTGGCTCGAAGTATTTTGCACGAACTCTCATTAGACCTCCACCGCTGGCGTCTCGAACAGCTTGATGAGTTCCGCCATCTTCTTCTGGACGGCGTTCACGGTGGGATCAAGCCCTTCAAGGCGCCCCACGGCTTCGGCTAGATCCGACATGGGATCCCTGAAGAGTCGCTTGAGCTTGCCCACAACGTTGCCGATCTCCTCGATCAAGCGGCTGATGGGATTACTAGCCTGTGCCAGTCGGCGCATTGCAGGTCGCTGCATCTCCAACGACGGCGCGGGAGCTTCCTCGGGCACTCCCTGCTCCTGCTCACGTCGCTGGGTCTGCTTGACTTCCTTCGCGAGTCCGGGCGACCAGGGAAAGATCGCCAGCAGCCGGTACAGGATGCGGCGCACGGGGCTGACAATCTTCTCCCGAACACGGTCCACCGCTGCCTCAATCTTGGCGTACTCACGGCTTTGCTCGCCGTAGATGTCCTTGAGTTCGTCGAGCACGGCCGCCAGCGTCTCCAGCCGGATCACGTCTTCGTCGGAGACATCGACCCGTTTCCCTTTCTTCATTGCAATGATCCACTGTTCGTACTTGAAGTTCAGCTTCTCCGCAAGCTGAGAAGTACGGAAAATCTTGGTACTGTGCGCCGCCAGATGCGTTCCACCTGCCTCGGAAAAGTTGCTCGCGGATTCGGCCAGAGGAAGGAGATCGCTCAGCGCAGCATCCAACTTGGCGCCCAGCTCTTGCAGCTCCCGCTGGATCTCCTCGTGCTTCCGCCAGGTCTGCGACTTGTGCATCGCTTCCTGCGCCTTCTTCACGAGTTCCTTGCTCTCGGCCGCGAGCCCTTCCATGGAAGCCTTGACCTTGAGCGCATTGTCGGTAAGCTTGGCGAGCTTCTTGTTGATCTGCTCCAGCTCAGTGAACTCCCGCTGAATGTCGATCTCGGGCGTCTTCTTCTTGAGACTGAGGTACTTATCCTCTTCCTCCTCTTCCACCGGCTGCGCCTGACACAAAATCGCGGCTACCCGTTCGATACGGGCCAGGGCTCGCGTCAGCAGCGTGAACTTGGGATCCAGGGACGCTGTCTTGATCCTCCCCTGCGTCCCGATCTCCCACTCGACCCAGACTGTAGAATCGGGACCTGGTGCGATCACTTCTCCGACGACACGCTTGCCTGCGGCCTCGGATCTCACGAGATCGCCTACCTCGAAATCGCGCGCGGTAGAGAGGCTGGCAACGTGCTCCCGCATGCCTTCCATGGCGGCTTTGACAGCGAAGGGGCGGTAGATCGTAGAAAGATCCTCGTGAATATCTTCGAGCGATCTTCCCAGCATCCACAACGCCACAGCGCGACTCTGGGCGTCTTCCTCTTTCTTCTTGGGCTGCGCAAGTCTTACTTCTGCGGCCTTGACCATAAGCCGCTCGCCCGTCGAGATAGAGGTCACGTATGCGACATCACCCGTGCGTCCTTCGTAGGTACCGATGTCGTCGCGCAACTCGACAGTCGCGCCAATGGGAATGTTACTCATCGAGAAGATCCTCCGCGCCGATATGCGTACCGACATGTTCCCAGGCCCACAAATCCTCGGAAGGAATCTGGTGGGTCTCTTGCGTTCTCAGGTCGAGACTACAAACGCTGTCTTCCGTTGCTGCGATCACCTTGACCAGCGTGCGACCGTCCATACTGCGCAGCATGTCCCCTGCCGCAACAGACGCAGACATCGGGCGGGGATCGAACTCTTCTCCGAGGTCTTGGTAGTTCTGGCCCTCTTCCCACTGCGTTCGGAGTGGCTGCTCATCAAGCAGCAAGCTCGTCACTTCCGCACTTTTGCAGTGGGGGCAAGACAGATCCACGCTCTCGGTCGCTTGCATGCCAAAAAGAGTACCACACGCCGAGCAGCGAAAGCGAGAAGCGGCTGCCTCTTCCACCAGGTAGATCTTGTCCTGACTCTCTGCCACCTTCCGGTAGAGGCCCTTGGGAAGATCGCTACCCGTTGCACGCTGGTAGCGGATTCTTGCTTCGGGGTAGGACCAGCCATCTTCGACAAGGGCTTGCAAGATCACGGGATCGCCCGCAAGCATTTCACGGCCTCGGTGCTTGTTCATTTGTTCGCCTCTCCCTCGCGGATTCCAGGGACTCACAGGTGTCACGCCAAGGGTGGTGTCGCTGCGGTAGTCTACACCCTCTTCCCGGTAACGGTCGGCAGACCAACTGTAGTCCCGCGTCGTAGCGCCGGGATCCAGCCGGTCCCAGTCTCGCACACCCGTCGGCTGCTCCTTCTTCTTGATCCGTCGTCGGGGCATCAGTCCTCGTCCTCTTCTTCGATGGTATCGCGCAGATCATCGACATTTTCATCCGTGATTTCTACGTCTTTGAACTCAGAGTACAAACGCTTGAGAAGCGTCACGTACTGCCAGCGTTCCAGCAGCTTGGACACGATATTGGCCGGAGCCAGGTTAGCACTTTCACCAGGTCCTACCGGACAATCTTCGCCCGGACACTTGTCCAAGTAGGTCGAAAAGACTTCGGCACGTTCCCTGTCGAACGTATCGTAGCTCGCAAGCACGGTCTCTACGTCATCATCCAGTTCCTGTATCTTACCGTCGATCCGTCGCATGACCGCAGCGCGCACGTCAAGAGGTACTTTGCGCAATGCTGCACGCAAAAAGTCGAGGTCGCGCAAATCGCGCTCGGTCTCGCCCAGTTCCAGATCGAGCTTTCGCGCCCAGCTCACGGCACGCGCGTAGACGTCCTCCTCAAGCTGCTCAGGATCTTCAATGAGCGGGGCTGGGTCGTAGTCGAACCAAACTTCTTTCATCACGTCGTAGACGTTATCGAGAACGCCAATCCGCTTCGGCCATTCTTCTCGGGTCGCAATGAAAAAGTTCACAGGATGCTCGGCCACTTGGTAGCGGCCATTCAAGTCAGGCAGGATTTTTTTGATCTCGTCTCGCCTTCCTTCGTCTACGTCCAGGACAACGCCGATGTCGAGATCCGCCGCCGGTGCCCAGTTCTTTGACGTGATCGAGCCGGAAAGGAACACGCCTTCAAGAGCGTCTTCACTGAGCCCCGACTCATCTAGTAGGTCGGACAGTCCATCACCGATTGCCTGGCGGGTCTCCTCACGGAGTCGAGGCGGATCCTCGGAAAGATCCCAGACAGTCTCGTCGAGCTGATCCAGTGGATAATCCAGCGGACCTGCCAGCAGAGCAATGGCGTTTTGAAGAAAGCTCATGCACGCTCTCGTAGGCTGATCTCGATTCGCACGGCTCTCGATTCAGGCGTGACTCTTACTTCGACCCTGGAGGTATCAAGCGCTGCATCAAGCACTAACCGGGCTCTCCACCGTCTTGCCTCTCGATCATCGTCCCGCATCTGAAAGGTTTCATCTGGCTTCGGTATTCTACGTTTCCGCTTTCGTAGCCCCAGATCCAGTTCAGTCTGCTCGGTCGTACTTCGCGGACGTTCTGCACGGTACAGGATTTCTTCTGCCAGTGGAGAAGCAGCTTTCAAAAAAGTCTGCCGTATGTACGGAAGCTGTCTCTCTGTCCACGCTGCGGATTCTACAGGTTTGCCTGAAGGGATGATGACTACGATACGGGCTCGGTCTCGTGGATGAAGTGTACCTTTCGGGTTCAGAAACTCTTTTGCCGCGTGTGCTACGGCAGCGCCTACTAACTGAAGATTTCTGAATTCTACTTTCGACAGTCCTTTATCATCCAGCGGAAGTTCCTGCTGACCCTTCAAGATACAGACCACGCGCCGAAGATGGATCATCGTTCGCGCCGAAAGACGCGGTGAAACTCGCCCGGCGGCTGTTGGTGGAGCTGCACTTGATCGGCTTCATCCACGCCGTAGGGTGGCAGGCGACCCTGGTTCCAGCGGCGAATCTTGGGGCGTGCTTTGAGGCTCGGCATGATCGGGCCTAGACCACGGGCACGGTCCATGCGCTCCATCTCTTCCAGGTCGCCTACCGTTAGAAAGCGACGCCGCTTGTGCGGAACGATCAGCGTTTGGTCCCGGTCTCTTTTCGCATACCCCCCACCCATGCCGGGGTAGTGATAGAGTTCGGGATCGACGTATTCGTCCGGCTCCAGAGATGTCCAGCGCGGTTGGTACTCCGCCGCCTCGTGAACAGTAACGCGATCCCCGACACCAATACGGCTTGTCCGGCAGAATCCGCCCGCAGTCTCCAGCACTCCCCCCACACTCGCACAATGGTAGAGGTCATGATCGCCTGGCTGGACGTTGTGGACGATGCGAGCTACCTGGTAGCCACTACCGGCGTGACGCAGGAACACCATGTCAATCGGGAACGGGACCGTGGACATGTGAAAGGTAACGGACGCGGGAACGTGGTAGGGAAAGAGCATGGCTTGGTCACGCTCCAAGCTAGAGTGCTTTGAAAGTCCAATACGCTTTTCGCTATCGGAATCGGCAACGTGTGCCCGGAGCTGGACTTTCCCTAGCCTTAAAATTACTTCTCGCATTGCGGTTCCCCTTTTCTCCTTCTTACCCTCTAGCCCATCTTCACCGAACTTGCGAAGGCGCACCGGCAAAGCGCGGGAGAAGTGGGAGTAGCCCTGGGCGCCGAAGTTGGAGTTGCCATTGAAGAGGTAGACGTAAGCCGCCTCCGAGCCGCGCGATTCGGAGGTCCAAATCCATACGGGCTCTTTGTACAAGCCCGTCTCGTAAATCCTCTTCGCCTCTTCTGCCGTAGGAAGTCTCCAATCTGTGAATCCTCCCTCTCGATAGTTTCTGGCGTAGGTTGTGGCATCCTTCCAGTTGATGTCTTTTCCGTTGTGACCTTCGGCAACTTGAAGATTACCCAGCGGCTTGAGCCGCTTCTCTAGCTCTTCTGGATGACTGAAAAGCCACGCCTTTTCAAATTCTTCCGCCTTTACCTTTCCTAGCCCGATCTCATCCAAGATTGGAGCTATTTCTTTCGACACTCTCAGGTTTATTCTTTTACCATCTACATCTTTCAACTGCCCACTTTCAGGATGAGCTAAGACGTAAGGCTCGCCACCCTTGAAAATCATATACAACGGTCCCTGCTCACTGTACTCCTTTGCTCTCTCTGGGTATCTAACACACCATCCTTGTGCGTCGTAGTCCTCGCATATACGCATGATTGCGGCTGGAGTCGTGGTCTTAACTACGGCGTAGGCTCCATCATCGTATATCTTCTGCTGTCCTTCCTTCTCCTCAATCTGCTTCTTATGTTCTTTGGACTCCTGACCTTTTGACTCTCGAATAACTTGGGCTAGATCAGAAAAGGAACGGTACTGATTGATGTCTTTTGGACTTGTGAATCTCGGACTACTCTTTAGCTTGTCAAAGGTTATGAGAATGTCGTGAATCTTCTCAGAGTCCTCTGGAATTATAATGTCTTGCTTTTTGAGAAGTCGTAGGATCCACCCCAGATACTTCTTCTCGGTAGTAGGATCGGCTTCGGCAGCATCTCGTATCTTGGCTTCCTCGAACTGAGGAAACAGTTGGAGAAGCTTGGAAAGCCTTTCCTCCAAGCCTCCTCCCAGCAGCCAAACCGCAGAATGGAGCGTACCTGCCCTATTCACAGGATCACCGCGTTCTTGCCGTCAAAGTTTTCCCACGCGCAACCTATCGTGCTACACGACCACTTGATCGTATACCCCTCAATCCAGACTCGGAGAGTCTTCAGACAGTTGGGACAAAGAGGCTCCGGCCACTGGCCTTTTCTGTGCAACTCGTGCTGCGTATTGATAAGGACTTCATTCAAGAGTTGTAGGATCGTAGTCACCAGGACAATGTTACCCGGATCCTTCCGAGCAAGGTCGAACAGGTTCGATAGCAGCGCAAGCGTATGGTCAAAGTTCAGCGCTCGCGGCTGCTGAATTCTCTCTTCCACGCCTACGACATTCATTCGAGTCCTCGTGGAATCTCGCCCATCGCAAGGTAGTAAGCCTGCTCGATCTTGCCCTGAGCCGCTGGATTGGGATTTGGGGAACGCTGAAGTTTGCGAATGAGTTCCGTGTAGCGCGCTCGAAGCTCGTCTTTCGAGGCGCCCGGAGGAAGTCCTAGCAGCTTGTGAGCATCTGCCAGCTCCATCGCTAGCAGAGCAATGATTGCTTGGAGCCTATGCACAAGCGCCTCCTCAAACTTCTACAATCAGGCTACTAACGTGGTGAGACGGATAGCTATCCCCGGCAGGACCGGCAAGTCTGGCCCACGCCGCCATCGTGTAGCACGCATGCACGCTGTACACGCCCTGCGCGACACCATTCGCCGTCAAATACTTCTCGCTGGCTGGCGCTGGACGGTTCCAGCTTCCAATAACCAGTCGCGCTTTTTCACAGTTCATTCCTGACTTTTTAACTCTTACTGCAAACTTCACAAAGTCATCTGCGAGCAAATTACGAAAACCTTGCCACGCTACTTCTTGGCTCGACTTGGAATAGACTACGACACCTCTAGGTAGTGGATACACATACTTTCGCGTATCATGTGGATAACGTGGATCACGCGGTAGGTCACGATACAAGTAGAAATACTCTCCGTCTGGAATTGGAACTACTTCTACCCTATCCCGATAGCCTAGAATCTCCCGAGGCAGGGTTCCAACCGCGAGCGTAAAATCTACACAATCGGCACAACTCGTGTATGGAGAAGGGTGTCGCATCCAGCAGGGCTCTGCCGACACACCTACATAGGCCACCCCCCCCCGAGATAGCGGCCTAGCTGTTGGAGGTGCCTCTGCGAACACTTCCACGGAGGGTAGCGCAAGAACAGTCACGCCTGCCAGAACGCTCTTCCCGAAAGTACGGCGATCTATCATTCAGCCCTCCAACCCGTCGCATCTTCGACTGGCGCGAGCGAGTAGCGATTGACACGCACGCCCTCGATCATGTGCTGAATCCCGACCAGGTCGCGGTCCACTTCAACGACCTTTCCTCGGCAGCGCAATCTCTCATTGACCACGGTCTGCCCGATCCGAAACTCTTGCCGGGCAAGCAGACTCTTGACCTCCTGCGAGACTTCTTCCTGATACTTGGTCCCAGGCTTTGTCTTGGGCTTGCGATTCTGCTTCTCCGCCCACACTGCTAGGTGCTCCCGTACTTCAGGCTCAACGCCATCGGTCAGGATGTCAAAGGCTTCCCGATCAATCCCACCTTCTCGCTCGTCCAAGAGTTCGAGAAGCTGGCGGCGCCTCATGTAGTCGCGCAGCGCTCGCCCCTTCACGGAGCCTTCTGCCAGCAACGGTTCTGGATAGCGCACTTTAACTCCTTGGGCCGCAAGACCCAGCGCAAAAGTCTGCTTCTCTTCTTCGCCCAGCTTGGATGCGAGCACTTCGTAGAGCCCGGACTCCAACTCTTTCCGATCGTTCGTAGCCGCAAGCGCATGCTCCAGCGCTTCGTCAATAGTAAGCGAAAGAACTTTGTCGAGGGCATCCATGTCTACAGACTCCTTCGGAATCGAATGACGCCGCCAAACTTCTCCCTGGCTGGAAGTTGAGCGTACCGGGAAATGTGGACGCCTGCGTTAGCGACGATTTCGTTCCTACGGCGCCGCATGTCCTTGGCGTCCTCGAAAATGTCTTGCGTCGCTAAACGGTGGACGCCGACAAAGCAGATTGCAAGGTCGCTGCTCCCGCCCCGGGGATGGTCCACCCGCTTCTCATTGGCACGCTCTAGCTGCCTCAGCTCGTAGTACGCCTTCGTCGCCGGTGCGTCTCGAAGCGCGGGGTCGTACTGAGGGCGTTCAGGCGCGGGCAGCTCGATCCGTCTTCCAATTGCGTCGGCCGCAAAACGGTCGTAGTCATCTACATTGATGTTGTGCTCGTCTACTTTCAAGCCCGCTGCACGTAGCTGCTGGATCAAATAGACCGAGTTCCAGTGGTCGTAAGTTATTTGCGCAATGTTAATGTGCTTGCGCAGGTCCTGGAGAAACTTGAGCGTAGACGGAAAATGAACTTCCCTTACAGGCGCTACTACACCGCGCGGTGGACGCAACGGGCGAAACTCAATGCACGCATCGTAGACCACGTGGTAGTGGGGAAGTTTCCCTTCTAGGTGCCCAATCACGATTCCGAAACTGTCCGACCTATAACCAGGGTCGCAGTGGATCCAGCGCGGAATCACGCGATCCGTCCTGCACTTGTCAAGTACCATCCGAACATACGGATGATCGGCCTCCTCAAAAAATTCTTCCCTGCAAGTCAGCAGCGGTTTCCGCATTGTCGTGATTGCTTCCACAGCCCCTTCTGGAAGAAGGCGGGGACGAATCCCAAGTGGCTTCGCCATGAAGTCCCGCTCGGCACCTACAGGATCCGCTTCAAGAGCGGCGGCAAAGTCCTCCTGCGTAAACTCCGGATTCATCTCTGGCGTCGTGTAGTGACGGAAGAAAATTTTGAGACCTGGAAATTGACGGGCGTTACGCCCCAGGCGCATGATCTTATCTTCGTCGTGAATCGGCGAGGAGATCGAAAACATCATCGGCTTACAGGGGGGAAGGACTCCGCGGCGCAGTAAGAACTTGTAACGCCCTTGCAACGTCTTGAGAGAGTGCGAAAGCACTCGGTAAACTTCGTCCGCACTGATCTTGGAGTCGCCCAGGCCGAAGCGGGCTAGCTCGTCAAGGTAGCAAGCAAGTCGGGTACTTCCCGCTAGCCCAGAAGAGTTGCTATTCCGGCTCACGCAGACAAATCCTTTTTCTATAAAGTCGATACGACTCTCGGCTTCATCGTCGAACAGGGCCTTACCTGTCTCCATTTCCCTTCGACGCAAGTCTGAAAGGTAGATTTGAAACCATGGACTACCGTAAAGAAATTGCTTGAAGTTGGCCCAAATCGTGTCTTTCGTCTGTAGTGCGGTACTCGCTACAAATGCAATCTCGATTGGAGGCCCTGACATCAAACCAAAGGCTTTTCGTACTGTAGAAGGAAGCCCTAGTAGACGGTGGACAAGATAAGATCCATCCCTGCCTGCGTAAAAGCTCTTACCCGCACGCATACCCGAGATAAGTACAAACTCCTCGTAGTCCGTTAAACGCTCCGCTCGTAGACAGTCCAAGCGGGTAATCCCGCACTCTAGGCATACGTCATTCTTGAAAATGATCTGCTTTGAAAAATCCTGCTGGTCTAACGGAATACGACGAATAGCTTCTACATCCTGGCAGTAGGGACACAGTAATTCGTAAAAATCGCGGAAAATTTCGTGGCTTCTCGGGTAGAGCGCTGGACCCGCGCTCAACTCTTCTCCCGTGTACAAAAACCCGGGAGTCTCGATCCAGTCGATGACGTTGGTAGCCTGCCTGGCAGCAGGCGACGCCGTGGGCGCGGTATTGGCATTGCTCGGATCGAGCCGAGCAATCTCGTCTAGGATCGGACTTGTCCGCCGCTCTAGCGAGTCAGACTTGCCCGTCTGCTGGCTTTTCGTCCTGCGGCGCGATTTTGACGGGCCACCGAGGCTCAAAGGAATTTCCTTCCTGAAGGGTCGTCAGTCGGTCCAGCTCGAACATCCGCGTCGCCTGCTTGTTCCGGCAGAAGGCATACAGGACGAGCTTACCACCCATCTCGCGCAATTCGTAGGGCTCGATCATGCGCGTGGACTCGTTCCCGCCTCGGTCCCGGTACTTGACTCGCAACGTCTTGCGGTTGACCGCTGCCGCCCGGATTGCGTCCAGGGTGACTTCCATCGAAGAAAGGCCCATCTCAGGACTGTCTCCTTCCAAGGGCTGATTGATGAAGAGTTGGGGGCGGAAAGGACTTACCGCCTTGGGCTTTGGAGCACGCTTCCCTTTGGGAGGGGACGGCTTAAACCCGGCTGGAACTGATCCTTGTGGAAGCCGATGGTACGCCACACCTATGCGGCCTTCATTTTCGAGCCGAGGATGCGATCGACCTCGATGTTGAGCGCGGTCAGATCGTCCGTATCCAGCCCGCTTGCAAGCGCGGCCAGGAACTTCACCTTGATCTTCGTCCGCAGGTTGGGCATCCGTACCAGCACTTTGACGAGCGCCAGCATCTCTTCCTCGTCAAAGCCTTCGATCACATGTGAGACGAAGTCAACGCCCAGAATGCCTTGGCCTAGGCGAGAGGCCAGTAGATCAAGGAAACGGGCTATCTCTTCATTGCTGCGCGCTACCAGCGCCTCCACCATCTCGACTGCGACATCTCTGCCTGACGCCTTGCCCTCCCCGAAAGTGGGCTTCTCTTCCTCTTCAGGAGAGGCGCTGGACTCTTTCTTCGTGCCGTACTTCTCCAAGAACTGTGGCTTGGACAGCTTCTTCGCGTCGCTGAGGATGCGATCTTTGTTCTTGGGGTTGATGACCTTCCTGGCCTGATAGATCAACTCAGGGTTGACACCGTCGAGTTCTTCCTGGATCGCGCCGGACTTAGTGACTGCGTGCCGCCACGCCTGCATCAGCTTCGTACAACGCGCGGGATCCATCCCCTCCCGCAACAGCCACTCTTTCAGGGTAGCGGCCCCCTCGATACAAAAGAGTTGCTCCTCTGCCGCCTTCCAGAGCCACTTGCCCAGCTTGAAGCCGTTCATGCCGATCTCGGCGTGAATAGCTCGGATCTCGTTCAGTATCTTTTCAGCGTAGTCCTTCTTGACCGGCTTGTCGCTTGCGCTCATGTCGCTCCCCGTCCTCGTTGTTAAACCCGTCCCTGCCCATACTACTGGCTTTGCCTCAGAGTTCAGTAGGAGTTTAGCCGTGCTAAACCGCTACCCTTTCCTGAGTTGCAGCTTCCTCTCTACAAGCAAGATCCGCGTATGGTTGAAAGCCAGCAACCCTACCAAGATCACGAATGTTCTTGGCAGCGATGGTATCCGCAGGACCAGCATATCCGCAGCGGATACACTTGAACCAACCCCTTTCAGGACGGTTCTTCTTGTCAATACAGCCGCATTCAGTACAAGTTCTGGAAGTGTTCCTGGGATCGACCAAGACCACAGGAACTCCACATCTTCTTCCCTTGTACTGAATGAAGCTCCTCAACTGGTAGAAGCTCCAAGAGTGATGTTGACGCCGCTGAGCCTTTCTCACAGTTACTCTCTCCGTGATTCCAGTAAGGTCTTCCAAAGCAACGGCACGGAGAGTGTCCTTGGCTTTCGTCACCACCTTCTTAGAGGTGCAGTGATTCACGTCTCTACCAAATCTGGACTCTTTACTTCTCCTCTTTCTGAGGAGCCTTTTTGCTGACTTGGTCCCTTTGGCTTGCAATTTTGCTCTTAGCTTGGAATGCCGATGTCTAAGCCCATTCACACGATCACCGGAGTAGGTGTCTCCGTCGGAATCGGCAAGGATATTCTTGACACCAAGATCGCAACCAAGAACATCTTGAGTCTGGATGAGAGGGGCCTCTGGAATGTCAAGAACTTGGTGGATGTAGAAACGACCATCTCTGAATACCAAAGTTCCGTCTAGCTTACTGGAAAGATCGACTTGGAAAGGATTATGGAATCGGTAACGGCTTCCGTAGATGAGAATGGTTCCATCCCTCTTGCAGCTATGCCTGTGAACTGGAATCGCAGAATGTGGGCGGAACTTGACCTGTTTAAGGGCTCTCGGTCTGAAACTCTTGCCGTGCTTTTTCTTGAGCCTTTGGTTGGTAGACCTGAGCTTGGTTCTGGCTGTCTTGTAAGCAAAGGCAACTCTACGAGCTACTCTTTGTGCCTGGACTCCGGTAAGGTCGAAAAGTTCCTTGATCTCTCTATAGACCAAGTTGTTGAGAACAACCCACTGAAAAGTCTTTTCTTGGAGCGCAACCGCAGAGACATAGTTACAGGCTTGGTTGAAGACTTCCACCCTGGAGAGGAGTCCAGAAGTATCTGAAAGCGGGATCTGGAAGGTCAGGTGCATGGCACTAGATTAAACTACCTCAAATTTTGAGGCAAGCCCTCATGTACTATACAACAGCAAAATCAGGTTGCCGCGCCCTGGTTCAAGTGGAAGACGGCAGCACAGCGGAAAACGCTAGTAGAGCCACTATCATTGGTGATCCGCGCGGCTACCCGGAACCCATTGGGGTGCAGCTTCGGCACGTTGGTATTCGCGGGAAAGACCCCCGGCACCTCGAACACTTTGACATTCGGCGGGGGCGTCACCACTGTCGTCGAGATCACTTGATCGGCGTACAGGATCTCCACGGTAAAAGCAAGTCCTCCCATGGAGTGAATCGTGAAGGTAACGCCGTAGAACTCGGTGTCGCAAAGGACGGGTACTACATCGCTCTCAGCGGGTCCAAGCGTCAGCGTCTTGGGAATCGTGTTGGTCGTGGCACCGGCAAATGGCATAGCAACCTCCTCAACGGAAAAATTGCGAGTACACCGCGGCCAAGTGCTTGCAAAGCACTGAGCGGCCCTTCAGTTTGTAGCGAGTCCGTCTCCGCCTGCTGGGGTCCATAGGAGCATAGGTTCGCTGCGGCGCTGGTACTTGCTCCTTGTCGGCGGGCATGACCTTCATCTGCTGCGCTTTCCACCAAGCGCCCGAATACAAGAAATCAGGGCACCCGCAAAAAATTCTTACATCTGCCTGATGCAACTCCGGCGACGCCTTGGCGCGCACCTCGTCAAAGTCAATCGGACGGGGGGTAGGCTTGGGTCTGCGCGGAGGTTTCGGTGGAGCCTTCTTGGGCGCAGGCTTGGGCGCTGTAGGCGCAGGAGCAGGCTTCGCAGGCGTCGGCTTGGACGGCGCTGGTTTTGGAGTCGGTGTCTTAGGCTTGAGCACTGGAGTAACAGGCTTGGACACACTCGGAACATCTGGAATCTTAGGAATCGTCTGCGACATCTTGAAGCGCTTGAGAAGATCTTCTTTCCGCTTAAGCTCATCGGGAGTCGTAGGCGCTGTAGGCTGCGCCTCTTCCATCTCAGACGGCTCCGGTCGCGGCCCTTGCAAGACAATCTTCTTCAGCGCGGGCCAGCTCACAATCTCGACAACTTGCTGCCAGGCGCCATGCTGGGAACCTGGACAAGTCGTATTCAGAACTAGAACACCATCCTTGTCGTCAAAATCAATTAGATTGGCAAAGCACCCGCTCGATCTTCTTCGACGGCCTTCCGCTTGATCGTAGAGGCGGCGAAACGTCGCCGCTTCAATATGAAATTCAGAAGCTGTCAGTTCCACGGATCACCAATTCGAAAGGAGAATCTGAATGCGTTCCTGAAACTGCTTGGCGCAAGCGTCAAACCGCTGGTGGAAGTCCTTGCCGTGCTCTCTTACGAGTTCCACTGCGGCACTGCGTTCCTTCTCACCTGGAAGTTCCTGCTTGAGCGCCATGACCAGTTCTCGGATCGTCGTCGTGTAGAGCGCTGCCACCTCGCCCGTGTACGACTGAAAGATACCGTCAAGAAAAAGGTCCACCATCACCTTCGGATTCGCAATCTTGTGGATCGACTGCGCAAGATGATCGAGACGATCTACGGCAAGTAGGAAGGGCTCGACCTCGCCCTTCCGAAAGGGGGCGGGTTGCTTCTGCCGCTCGGCAAGATCTCGCGCGAGCCGCTCAAGGAGAGACCGAACCCCCTGCAAGCCTACATCCAGCTCTTGCGTCAATCCTGCGATCTTAGAATGGGTAAAGTAGCGTTCCGCGTTCTCGAACACTTCCTCGCTCGCGCTCGGCGTATGGTTGCGCTGAACACTCTGGAGCGCGTAGGCAACCCGTTGCTCTTCCGGTGCGTGACGGGAAAAGTGAATCGAAAAGTTACGGGGCGAGAATGGGCGAATGTCCAGGCCGCGAGTAGCGATAATTTCGTTGAGTGCGTTGCAGATGTCAAAGAGACTCGCTTCATCCTCAAAGCGCATACGTCCGGCAAGAGCTTTCAGCTCTTCCGGTAGATTACAGATTTTGCAGCGAGGCTCGTGCCGCAGACTTTGGTCAGACACGGGGCGCTCCCCCGGCGCCCTCAGTAAAGGCGAGAACCGCCGTAAGCGGGCTCTCCGGGCAACATCAACGGAACCTTGCGCGTAGAGTCGTAAGGACCGCGGACGTTGGTGTCCTGAAAGTTCATCATCGAGGGAATGCCATAGGGGCGGTAGTTGCGTGGCCTGGAAGCCAGCCGGTAGGAACCCGTGATCTTCGCTACCGTGTCACGATCGAGCGCGTGAACCTTTCCAGCCGACAGAAAGTACACAGGCTCCTGCACTTTCCCGTTCTCGACCGGCACGGGCACGATCCACTCCAGCACGGGACCAAGCTGAGTCGGAACTCGCACCTGCACACGGGCCTGAGCGCGCTTCACAGTTCCGTCCGCTGCGTGCTCGACCTTGGAGAAGCCGATGAACCGCAGCTTGGGCTGGTACACGAAATCAGCCCGTTGAAGTGCCGCATCAGCCGCCTGCATCACTCGTGAGCCAAGCTGGTGCATCGACACCTGGCTCTCGGTCACGGAGTCGCGCTGCTGACTCTTCAAGCTGAAATTGAGCTTCTTGGTCGCCTCGACCAGCTTGGCCTTCTTGTTCTCCGGCTTGGCCTGGGCTGTCTTCATCAACTCGCCCGCAGGCTTCTCGCTGACTTCCCAGTGCGACCACGCCACCAAGAAGTTCTTGGAGTCAGGGAAATAGTCCACAATCTGCCCTGCCCTGCCCGTCTGACGATCGATCACCTTGTCCATCAGGTTGAAAGCCGCCGCGCCAAACTTGCGAAGCTTCCCGAGCAGTGCCTTCCGAACAGCCAGCGTCTGCTCGCCTGCCAGAATCTTACGCAGCTCGCCGCGTTCCGCAAGCTGGCGCAGGTGGTCAAACGTAGCAGCCGCCTTGTGAAGACCCTGCATCTTGGCGCGCGCCTGGAATTGCTCCAGGTCCCGCAGCGTGATCTGGCCTACCGGGTCGAGTTCCTGGCGGTTCCTGGCGGCCACCAGGAACCCGCGCAGCTCGGGCTGAGTCGGCACCGCGTACTCCAGCAGCGCCCGGAGCATGGCTGTGCTCAGAACCTCGGGACTGGTAGATGCCTTCTTGGCTCGTCGCGCGTTCCTGGGGTCCAAAACCCTGCGATAGGGATTGGTTTTGGCCGATGCCTGCGCCTGCTGCCGCGCACGGAACTCGGGCGCAAACTGCTCGAAGTAGCCTCCCAGCGGGGAGGACTCGCGAAAAGACCGGCTCAGCACAGGCGTGTTCACGGGATCCCCCTTACTCCGCGCGCTTTCGGCCCTGCTCTTCCTTCACCAGAGCTTCCGCATAAGCGCGATCACCGAACGCCTGCGTGTAGTAGTCCACGAGGTAGCTCTCTTCCTTCTCCTGAGAGTAGCCGCGCGGCTCCTCCGACTGATCGGGTGGGAACCCGGGATCCTTGCCGGGATGAACCGGAATCACCTGCGCGGTACGGAACACGAAACGGTGTCCGTCCAGGTCCACGATCGGGTTGCCGCGCCGGTCATAGCTCACCAGATGACCGGTCCCCTCGGGAGTCCGTACCTTGGCGCCCACTTTCAGCCTGGCGGCCTCCTTGGGGCGGCTGTCCACGACCTCGACAGAGATCGGCTCGACACTCTCGGTCTCCTTGCGAACCAGCGCGTAGGCCCCGCTATCGTCCTTTTCCAGAGCCCAGATGCGATGGTCGTCGCCACCGGACTTGCGGAAGAGGCCCGTACCGATGCGGACAAAACCAGGCGGAACGCTCGTCGAACTGCGCAGCGGAATCCGCTCTTCCTTGGTCTGGATCCCGACGCGAAGGCAGTTGTTCGCCGTACGTTCGATGTTGGCCCACACGATCTCCTTGGAGGGAAGCTCGTGTGCCAGGAACGCCGTCAAGTGGGCCGCAGGCGGAACGTCCAGCTCCGGCACAAACTTGATGTCCACGTACTCCCCGCCGTCGTAGCGGTAGGGGGCGCTTCCGATCTTGAGATCGGTACGGTGGCCGCGCTTACGCATTCCAGCGGCCAAGCCGGCAAAGAAATTGTCGGCACCCACCGAGTAGCGATTCGCGGGATTCCCGAACTCCCGACTCAGATTGCGCGCTCGCATCGAAAACATGTTTACCCCTCCCCCATGCGCTTCCGCAGAACCCCTCGAAGACCCTTAATCCAGATTAACATCTCAAGGTCGAGTGTCAGTGTTGCTACCACGTCCAGGCTCTTCATGAGGCCGTTGACGACTGTGCGAACGTAGGACTGCTGCCAGACGCTTGCTTCGCACGCAAAGCCCTCTTGCGGCCCGTCGTACTCAGGTAGCGTTTCTTTCTTTGCCCCGCTGAGTGCTCCTGCATGAACGTCGAAAGATCCGTCTTGAAGTATCGCTTTATCATCGTATACAGGTACGGAATCGAAACTCCCAGCGCTGCGCACTGCGCTTGCAGTGTCCCGAACTGTTGAGAGGTCTCGACCAGAATGTCTTTGATGTCGCGTCGAACCCGTCCGCTGAATTTCCATTCGATCCACACTACTTTCGGCGGCTTCCAACGGTAGCACTCAAAACTGCACCAGAGCATGCCCTTCTTGACCCGACTGGGAAACAGATGCTTCGTGACAGGTCCCCCGCATGCAATGCAGGTATATCTCCCTTTCGGGGTTGAAGCTCTCGTTGGCGCAGCTTGGTCCACAGCCTCAAGGGTACGTGCCTAGTCCAACGCTACCTAAAGTGCTATTGCAACCGCAACGCCCACAGTCCCGTCAAAGCGGCGTTTTTCTGGCTGCACGACCTTCCACCCCAAAGTTGTCGGGATTCCTTAGAACATGGGTGCGGTACTTCGCCATCGCATTCATCAGGTCGCGTTCTATCGTCGCCAGCGGGTACCCCAGCAGAGAAGCGATCTCGGCAGGGCTATGGTCGCGGTCGGGATCATTCCAGTCACAGTGCGTCGGAAGCTTTCGGTTGAAATGGTCACATCTTGAAAAAGTGCAGTCTCGGTCGCCTACTCCGACCCTCCAGCGCCAGCATGGAAACCGTCGCGTCAGGTCTTCCTTGCTCACCGAGAGAAGCCAGGCTCGACAGGAGCCCCGGGTAAGTCTATGAAAAACCGCGTCCAACAGCCTGCACGCGCAGCAGCCTTACTCCACAGAACGCGAATCGCTGCCAAAGTAGATCCGCCTTGTCCGATCACACGGCCGTAGTCCTTTTGATCCACCATGATCTCCAGGACCAGCGTGTGACCGCCTGCAATCTTGACCACGCTCACTTTTTCTGGAGCCTCGACAATGAGGCGAATACACGCCTCCAAGGTGAGGCGTAGCGATTCAGCAGGGTCGAAAGTAACGGAATCCATCAGGCAGCGGCGCGGCTCTGCCCGATAATGTCGCCCACCTCGACGGGATCTGTCAAGAGCTTCGTGATCCCGCCCTCCTTTCGCGCGATCCAGACCTGGTCGAACACGTCGAGCGGAATGGACTCTGGATCCGCATTGGTGGTCACGATCACAGTCTTGGACTCGTCTCGAATCGTTCGCAGCACTTCGAGGATCTGGGCGTGTCCCAGCGTATCTACATCGCGCAGGATTTCGTCGAACCCTACAAAGTTGAAAGACTTGGAAACTGTCTCGGCCAGTCTCCAGAGAGCAAAGAGCACCGCCACGGTCACTCGCTTGCGCTCCCCGCCCGACCACGCTGCGATAGGAAGCGCTCCCTTCACGGGATCTTCTACGGTCAGGTCGAGAACTTCCCCCTTGCCTTTGGTTTTGAAGCTGAAGGCGGCAGATACCTTGCCCTCGGTCAGAATCGCCAAGTAACGCGCTACTTCGGCGTTCAACGTGTCCAAAAGGGCTCGAATCTTGGCCGCACGAATCTGCGGAAATACATCTTTCTCCGCAACCCTGAAAACGTCCAGACGCGCCTGCGCCTCTTCCTGCTCTTTCTTCAGCGTCTCCAGTTGCGCCTGCGCCTGTGCATGGCGTTCCTCGATTTCGCCAATATGCTTCATCTTCTCCGTCAGGCGCCCTACTTCTGCCTCTGCCTGCCGCAGTACATCCTCTGCGATGGCAAGATCATTCTCTATTTTTCGACGACTTGTCTCCAGCTTCTTTAGATCCTCTTCCCCTACATCTTGCTCGACAGGATCGATCTCTTCATCTTCTCCTCCCGGCCTGTACCCCGCAATCTCGTGCGTGAGCCGTTGATACTCCGCTATACGTTTCTTGATCTTCTCGGCCTTTTGCTGCTTGGTCTCGTACTTGACCAACTTCTCCGCAAGAGCTTCCTTTTGGCTTTCAAGACTCGTAACCAGCTCTTCCCTATCGTGCTCGTCTAGCGGGCGCAAGCAGGTAGGACACTTCGCACCCTCAACCGCCTGTAGGACTTCGACGCCTTCTGTGAGTTCCCCAAGCTTGCTCTCGGTCGTAGCGACCCGATTGCAAATCTGCCGGTAGCGATCCTCGAACGCTTGGGAATCCGTTAGATGATCGCCCAGCTTCCCTTCCAACTCTTCAAGTTGTGCCTGCTTCTTCGTGACTTCATCTCGGACCCGCTGCTGCCGTTCGACCTGCCGCATCCGTTCATTCTTGCGGGCTAGTTCCTCTCTCCCTCTCGTAATACGGGTGTCCAAGCTCTTCCTTCGATTCTGCAAATCTGCGACTTGCACATCGACACGGTCTAGCTTCTCGCGCTCTGTCCGAAGCTGCATGACGATCAAGTCCGCATCGTCGAGCGCTTCCGCGCTTTCCAGAAGTGTCTCCGCCGTTTCGATCTGCCCTGCGATTCGTTCGACCGCCATCTCAGCCGAGCGGATATAGCCTCTAGCCGTCTCTTGACAGTCCCGCCAAAGATCGAATCCAAACAGCTTCGAGAAAAATCCTTGTCGGGCCAGGTTGGTGCCAAATACGAACTCGTGAAGATCGTCCTGACCGATCAGGACAGCGCCGCGGAACACGTCGTAGGACACTCCAAGCAACTTCTCAATCTGCGACCCGACTGGACCCTTCTGCGTCAGATCCGCCCATTCATCGGCGCCGTCAAAAAGCCGGTAGGAGTTCTGATGAACGGGATGTCCCCTTGTGAGACGAACCCGGTAGGGGTGCCCTGCAACTTCAAAGTCGAGTTCGATCTTCGCGCCCTGCTCCTGCTGAACGGTATTGATGATCGCATCGTGCCCGATACCTCGGGACGTTTTCTCGTAGAGGGCGTAGCTAATCATATCTAGCAAACTGGATTTTCCTGATCCGTTACTTCCCCCGAGATCATGATTTTGGCCTAGAAGTAGAACCAAACCCTGTCCGTCAAGATCCACTTCTACGGACCCCAGAGATAAAAAGTTCTCGGCACGAGCTTTCAAGAGCTTAATCACAGGTACTCCGTCCACTCGATGAGAGCGCGAATTTCCGCACGGGGGCACGGCCAAGTCTTTCGGCCGCCTTCATCCCGGTAGTGACGCCCATCGCTAAGGATTTTTGCAGGAAAATCAGGATCGTCGCAGTCGGTGCAAGATACAGCTTGCGCTGCTTCCTCTAACGCATTGACACGACTGATCTCCACCGCATCTTCCACGACTTCGTTAATGTGATCGCACTCTGCGCAATGGGGAGTTCGGCGCGGATAGCATCCATTGCAGGTTAACTCTAAAGCCACGGATTCATCACCGCCCGCAAAAGCCCTTCACTCTTCATCATTTCCAAAAGCGGCAAGGCTCTACATGAATCCGCGCCGTGAATGGCTCCACTAAATGGATTTTTTCCCCGGCAGTCCCGGCATACCACCCAGCAGGCATCTTCCAGCGCCACCTGTCGCGCAGCTCCCGACTCCGCGTACCGGGCGTCGATGCTACTAGGCTTGAGCGCTTCTGCCCGCCAACACGGCTCGATTGTGTTCGAGTGGGTGTCCCTGCAAATCGGACACTCGTCATACTCAGAAAGGCTCATATTGCCCTAGCTGTCTCTCGTATCAGCGCCAAACACTGCTCCTTCAAGTCGTCCACCGGCACCGACCAATCCTTGCGCGAGGCGAGAAACGCGATCAACTCTTCTTCCGGAGACTTGCCTAGCTGCGACAGCACCGCCCCTTGGATCTCTACTTTGCCAGGCTGTGAGCTTTCTACGAATCGCTTCTCAACCAGCAGCGTAACTTCCCGCTTGGCCGCGCTGGCCCGCAAGGCAGGAATATCCAGAGCCCGCAGTTCCGCCGGAGTGTCGCTGACCGTCAGCTTGAGGATAGTTCGCGGTACACAAGTTTGTACCGCACCCTTGACTTCGTCCGCTTGAACCGTCGCCGCCGCAAGACGGTACGGCTTCTCCAACAAGATCGGCCTTGTCTTCACGCCTTGCGACATGATCGTAACTAAGATCCCGCCGCTATCCTCGTAGGCTTCCCCAAAGTCCTTCTGCACGAGACTGCCGGAGTAGTAAGCAGGAGTCTCGCACTTGATCCGCTGGCGCTTGTGAATGTCACCGGCCGCGACATAGTCCACGTCCAGCTTGTCGAGAATCCTTGGATCGAGTCCTTTGTCTGCGGGCATGCCTCTGTACGCAGCACCTTGGAAGGTCTCGTGCAGCATGAGAATGATGGGCTTCTCGATCTTCTCCGGGTGAAAACCTGGCCAGTTTCGCGGCTGAAATCGCTCAGGTCCACCGTAGGGCGGGATCACAACCAGAACGAACGTCTCGAACTCCTCGACCGCTAGCGTATCGAAGACACGAAGGTGGTGGAACCTGCCCTCTACAATCTGGAGCGTCTTGAGGGTGTGGTAGCCATTCAGCTCCCGGTTCAGGTAGTCGTGGTTCCCCGGCATGACAAGCACTGGAATTTCCAACTTGTCTACTCGATCGAACCAGGCAAGCAGCGCGTCCTTCTCCTGCTGGTGCGGATGAGGGTGCTCGAAGATGTCGCCCGCTAGCAGGATCGCCTCGACGGTTTCCCGTCTCGCAACCTCGACGATCTCATCGAGCGCGAGCATCTGCCGTTCGAGGCTTCCTGGCAGCTTGCGCTGCGCCCCGATCTGCAAATCAGCAATATGCACAAACCTCATAGCTACGCGACTCCAATTCTCAACAGCTCGCGAAATACGGGAGACACAAACTCCTCCCCCATCGTCTCGGGTTCAAGCCAAGACTCTCCTTTACGGCACGCAGCGATTCTGTTCAAGACCGCGCGAATCTCTTTCGCCTGGGTAGGCTCTCCTAGCAATTCCAACTGCTTCGCCAAGTCCTCTATGTACTCGGCTGCCTGATCCCAAGTCTGAAGCTGAAAGTCCCGACCTGCCATAAGGTTCCAAGCGGGGCCGGAAGACCGGCCCCGTTTGCCTCTGTACGCTCAGTCGTCGTCCAGTTCGACCGAATCCATATCGGAGAATTCCTCGTCGTCGTCATCCGCGGACTTCGCGGCTTTCTTCTTGGGCGCAGGCTCGTCTTCCTCCACCTTGCGCTTGGGAGGCTCGTCCTCCTCCACCCGCCTCTTCTTGACCGCGGGTTCCCTGTAGTCCACCGGCGCAGCTCGCTTCTTGGGGGCCGCCTCTTCCACCTTGCGCTTGGGGGCGGGCTCGCCGTCCTCGACCGGGCTCTTCTTCTTCTTGATCCGCCAAAGCTTGTCCACATTCGCCCAAGAGTTCCCCTTCGTGTCTTCGGTCACTTCCACATTGATTCGCACGCGCGTTCCGATGTAGGCACGCAGATCGTCGTCGTCCAGCCCTTGGCCAAAGTCGATGTCCACGCTCAGCGCGTCCATGACCGCATCGAGCTTGCCCTTTCCCGTACCGGAGAACTTCGTGTTTGTAATCATGGACACGACGCAGCCATCGTACTCGCCGCCATCCTTGATCTCGAACATCCACCGGATGCTGGGGCCAAACTTCGGCTTCTCGACTTCCTTGATGTCCTTGAGCACGGCTTCGTACACGTCCGGCTCTGGAATCTTGATCTCTTCCTTGACCACTCTGAGTGCCATTTTGCTGCCTCCCCTTTTATCGACTCACGGTCGATTTGAGTTCTTAGCTACGCTCGCATCGAGCGCTTGATGTGAATTCCGCCGGTCTCGCCTCGCGAAATTTCTCCCAGGTCTGCCTGCATCTGAACCACGGTGATTTGACGGCTCACCGACTGAAACGCCTGGTCTAGGTTGTCCAGAATGAGCCCGACCTGCCGGTCGTACAAAGTTGCATGTGCAACTCCTTGCCGAACAAGGCGGCGCAATTTCCTGAGCGTACCTGGAACCAGTTGGTTCGCCGCCGCCAGCCTGAGTGTCTGGTTGGACTGGCTGTGAACCTCGGGACGGTTGAGCATTGCCATGTTGACGTGGTGCTCGACTTCCTCCCCTACATCAGACTCCAAGCTCTTCCAGAGATGGTGGGCCGCGACCGCCTCCGTCTTCGCTACCACGGTACGATCACGGTAGGATTGGATCCGCTCGATCTGATGACTCACTTCAGAGAGCGGAAGCGACGACGGATCTTTCGACAGGTTCACGGTGTAGCCACGCAACTCTTGCATCGTCGCTATGTAGTCGGGCTGCGCCTGCACAAGCTTCTCGTACTTCCTGGCGAGCTTCTTCGCCTGGGCTACGCGCTCTTGACTTGGAACGCTTTCGTCACGATTCTCTGAATCCATGGATCTCGCTTCCCAGACGCACGTATGTCTTCGTCGATCAGATTTTCGATCTGCCTGTGCAGGTCCGCGCTGACTTGTTCAAGGTCTTCACCATCAGCGACAGTCGTTGTGATACTGGTGGAGAATTCGACGGACTGGTAGTCAGCCGACACTCTCTTGACTACGCCCTTGCTCAGCTTCAACGGCATGGGGTTTCTCGCGCAGGGCTCGCCGGACCTCTTTCAAAAACTCGGGATCTTCGCTGAGCGCCTGCTTTAGCTTTTCGCGACCGATGTAGCTTCTCCCCAGCAGCGTGAGTTTTCTACGGTCGCCTTCTACTATACCGCGTGAGATTGCGGCGCGAAGAACGCCGGAAACCACGTCGATTCCAGTTTTGTAATTGAGGATGACCTCGGCCTCTCCGCCTGGAGGGGCAAACTTGTTTTTCACTACTTTGATCTTGACCGTGTGCGCGTCTGGAATTTTATCTCCGCCGGCACGACTTACCCGCACGCTGAGCGCCTTCCAGTGTTTCAGCGCTCTCCCGCCGGGCTGATCTTCGGGACTGCCCCACATGACATTCACTTTGCTACGGAGCTGGTTGATGAATACCAACACGGTACTCGTCTTGTTAAGACGGGGAGCGATCTTCGCAAGTCCGTGCTGGACAAGGCGTGCTTGCAGGCCGGGAATCTCTTTGTCCTCGACATCTCCCGCAACGACCCGGGCAGGCGTCACGACTGCGATCGAGTCCACCACGATCACGGCGTAGCGATCCTGGTCGATCAGCGCGTAGAGCAGATCGAAGAAGCGTTCGCCACTGGGAACGCCGTCTGAATTCTCGGGAAGGCCCTTGACCCGCACCAACCGCTTGCGCTGAATTCCAAGCGTCCGCATCCAAGTAGGAGGAGTTGCCTGCTCCAGATCGCAGTAGACACACGGTTTCTTCAAGTCCTTTTGAATAGAGCCAATCATGTGAAGCATGAGCGCCGACTTCCCTGAATTGTGAACAACGAAACCATTTGCTACATAATTGTTGAACGGGCTTGCCACCCTCAAGTCGTATGTTCGGCATTTGCCCGCTTTACGAATGACAGAAATGTGATCCTCTACTGCCACAAAACGTAGATTGTTGTGCCGTTCAAGTGCATGCTCCCTTCCATGCGCGCTGGGCGACATTACAACAAGATTTTCTAATGCGTCATTTTTACAGTCTTCGTCTAGGTGGTGTACGTGCTCTGCTTGAGATAAGAACTTTAACCCTTCAAGCCGCCCGTCGTTAAGAAGCCGAACATACTCCTTAAACGATAGTCCGTTCAAAGCAGCTTCCACGACAGCCCTGGAACGCCTTAGCCTGCGGTAGGTGTAGCATTTGCCCGCTGTGCCAGGCACTCTCTTAGTAGGGGCGTTGGGATGGAACTTCACAAAAATGTCAATTCGACTAATAGCTGGAGTACGCTCGCGCACACGGTACGGAGTACGATTGTGGATATAAACTGAGTCACCTACTACCAAATCGGCCAAAGCTGTATAGCACTCACCTGTCCAGAATTTGTGCTCAGGTGTAGCTTTTAGACGGTACCCCTTAAACGTCTCAACTTCTAGGCATTGCCGCACACCCGTCGAGATTACATCCACAACTCTATTTTGAAAAATACGCCCCTCTTCGTTCACGCAAGAAGTAAAAAAGTATGAATCGACTATAGCAGAGCGCTTATACATCCCTAGTCCTGACATCGGAATCCCGTGAAAACGGTTGTACAGCCGCTCAACCGTCCCCCCTTTGCAGCTTTGACGCCGCCCTTCTGGGGTTCGCGTGCCATAGCGTATAAAAGTGCTAGCCTCCACGCAGGATTCCGGACCCCAGGCTTCCACAATCTTGCCTTGGGGAAGGCCCCCAATTCCAGTAGCTACATCAAAATCCTCGATGCCAGTCGAGTAGACGCGGGTGTACTGATCGTCTGCCTCAAATCCTCGTCCGATGCAGGGACCGAATTTGGCCACCAGTCCGTCTAACTCGTTCTTTTTCTTTTCTTCTTTCATGCAGCCTCCACAAGCTTAGGAAATAGATCGGCGTGAGCTTCGAAAAACTTCTCCGGCTTCATCATCTCGCTCAGGCTGAACCCTACTTCCATCTCAACCGGCATGGAAATATCGAACGTCGGGTGCAGCATTCCGCGTACCTTGCTGCAAACCTTCATCGCTTTCGGTAGATCCTGGACTGCGACTTCGGAGAGGATCGCGTCGTGAATGTGCAGGCAGATCCTCGCATCAAGTTTCGTCTTTTTGTATGCCCTGAGCAGGTTCACCGCACGAGTTGTGTTCTCATCGTGACAGGCACCCTGAATGGGGGAGTTGGAGGCTTCTCGATCTTGCTTCGTCACCCAGTCTACTTTCCGGCCTCGAATGCCCCGAATGACGCGGATACGTCCGTGAAGGGAGCGAACGAACCCGGTCGTCCTCGCAAAAGCACGGACGTTCGCTACGAACTGGTGCGCCTGCCGGTAACGACCCCAGAAGGCTTCCTGGATCTTCTTCGCCACTTCCAGTGGGATCCCTACCTGCATGGCTAGAGTTTCTGGCCCCCCGCCATAGATCGTCTCGAACACGCCGGTCTTGGCTTTCTCCCGTAGATCGCCGCCTGTCTCTTTGTCTTTCTGGATTTCCTCTTCTGTCTTCTCAAATGCAACCGAGGCAACGTAGCGGTGAACATCGAACCCGGTGCGAATGTCTTCCTTCATTATCTCGTCATTGGCGTAGATTGCCAGCAGCCGAAACTCGGCTTGCGCGTAGTCCTCTTTGATGAAGGCATAGCCCGGCCTAGCCCTGAATATCGATTTGATCTCTTTGGCCCTTGGGCCACGATTGGGAATGTTCTGGAGATTGATGGGACGCTTCGAGGACCATCTTCCCGTCTCCGTGCCGATGACGAAGTATTCGGCGCGTAGCATTCCATCCTTGCCGATATTTTTGAGAACGCTATTTTTGAGATACGAGATGTAAGAGAGGAGCTGGCGAGTACGCGACAGCTCGTTCACAACGGGATGATCGTATTTTTCCAAGACCTTCTTGCCGGTCGCTCGCGACCCTTTCTTCGTCATGTGTAGAACAGGAAGCTCCAGAATATCGAACAGCAGCGTGTGCATGTGCTTGGTGGAGCGGCAGTTGAACGTGACAGGCCGCAGCGGCTTTCGTGGCTGAAAGGGTTTCTTTCCCTGCGCCTCGCGCTGAGCCTCGGTCTTCGCGTCGCGCCTTTCCGTCTCGATCGTGCCAACTCTGCGAATTTCTTCTAGCTCGAAGAGCTTCGAATTTACCTGCGTGACTTCTTTCTGGTACTGGTCGATCAGATCGAGAACTCGGTCTTTGTCGATGTAGACCCCGCCCTCCATCATGTGATCGGCGAGTTGAAGGACGGGCGCCATGATCTGAAAATAGAACTCTTCCAGGCCGAGACCTACGGGGCTGGGAACTCTGATGTCAAAGTTGCGGATCCGTCCGAGCAGGCTATCGACGACTCGCCACTCCGCGTCCGCATCGGCTGCGGCGTAGCGGTACAGGGTTTCTTCGGGCAGCAGCGCATAGCTACTTCCTCGGATCAGCTTGGACTTTGCGCGATCGAGCGGCTCTTCGTAGTTTCCAAGCTCGGTCCAGTGGAAGCTGAGTTCCTTGAGGCCGTGCCCTCCCTCTTGGTCGATCAAGTGAGAGAGAACCATGCCGTCGATATGAAAGCCCTTGACTCTGATGCCGAGGTCGTGGCGAAGGATGCGGCAATCGAACAGGCGGGCATTGTGCCCGATCTTCTTGATCGTGGGGTCTTCCAGGAGTCTCTTGAGGGTGCCGTGCAAAACTGCTTCTTGCGCAGGAGTCCAAAACGGCTGCAAGGCTTGCCCAGGAGTCGCAACCTGGTGCCGCCAGGGAATCGTCGCGGCTTTGCCTTTGGCCCAGCAAAAGCTGATGCAGAGAATCTTATCTTCGCGTGCAACGGGATAGCCACGCCGCAAGGCCGTATCTGGCGGCGAGGTTTCCAAGTCGAACGAGATCGTGTCGCAGCCTTCCAGGAGTTCGAGGAGATTCTTTGCGGCTTTGAATGTGTCCGCGATGCGATAGTCCGGTAGAGCACTGGGGACTTCGATGCCGGCGTAGCTTGCCATCATCCGAATCGCGTTCGTAAAGCTGATGGGATCCAGCCATTCCAGCGGATCCTGCTTCTCTCGCCTCAGGTAGGCAGCGGGGTGATATGCCGGAATCAGGTAGGGGCCTCCTCCCTGCCATTGGCGTTTTCGATCGGAAAGGAACACGTCTCCGACTACGTCCTGCATCACGACCTGCTTTTTGAATCCGAACATCCGCAGCACTTCACGAGTTGCAGTTCCGCCGAGAAGGCCAATCACACGAGGACGGTAGCGAGCAATATCTTTCCAGAGGTAGTCGAGGCAGGGCTCGTAGATTGCTCGGTTAGGTACACGGTTGAGGGGAAGCTTGCAGCGAATCGTGTTGGCAACCCAGACCTGCTTGGCTAGACCGAGCTGGTCGAGGTGCTGATTCAGGAACTGTCCGGCTGGACCTACGAACGGGGTATCGAGCGCTACTTCGTAGTCGCCGGGAGCTTCTCCCACGAGCATGATGGGGTTGCGAGGATCGCCACGGTTTCCCACGAGAGTACGGCGGACGACTTTTGGCTCTCCTCCATCCTCGGCACACTTTACGAGCGAGGTCTCCCACAGGGAGCACTTCGTACAGCGGACCTTCTCACCCGGCACAGCTTGAGCGAGAAGATCTTCGAGAAAGCCAACTTGGTCGTTCACGAGTCTTGATCGTCGCTTTTTTCGGCAGGAGCTACATGGAACATGTCGCCCTTCTCTACAATACCCCGAGTCCGGACGAGGTGTGAGAGAGCCAGCTTGAGACGGACATTCAGGATCTTGTGAGCAGACTCAGGAAGCTTCGCTCCAAAGACTCCGAACAGGTCGGAGAAGCTCCGCGGCTTGCTTGAGATGGATTCGAGCACTGAAGTGCGGAACACCTCTGGATCTGAAAGATCATCTTTTGCGACTACCGGCCTATCAACCTTTTCCGAAGGAGTCGAAACGACCTTGGACGTCTTGACTGGCTTAGGTAGTGAAGCCGCAGTCTCGTCCTTGATGAGAGGAATCAGAGGGTAGGTACCTGGCACGAGAACTTCGTTCTCCGTGTGTAGATTCAAGACGGCTGTCTTAGAACCTTCCTGTCGAAGCACCTTCAACTCTTTCCCATACTTTGAGAGGTAGTAGCTACCTACCTGAGCATTTTTTGCAAGCACCTCCGCCATGTCCGATCCTCCAATAGCCAGGGTTATCTGACCTAGTTGTGGTACCACAACTAGCTAGCATTATACTACCTATCTAACGGTTTTCTCATTGCAGTCTTATAAGACTTCCGATATTTTCTTTGTACCTACCACTTTTCTTACACATCTCTGTAAGATCAAAAGCATTTAAGCTTATGGACACTGGTCAAGTGTCCCTCTTGGAGATCCTATTACGTGCCGTACAAGAAGGCAAGAGTAAGGCGGACTCGAAAAGAAGCTCGCAAAAAGAATCACCATCAACCAGGTCGAGTAAAGGGGGATCATTAAAGGGCCGAGCATATCTTAGCTCTAGCCGGAGATACTATGACCTACTTGTTACGTAGTGGCGCGACGTTTAGATGGACGACTTTACGTGCCCCACTTGTTGACTCGACTTTTATTGTACCACGGAAGATCGACCACACACTTAAAGCTGCGTTGAAAAAAGGGCCAGAATCGGCAAGTTTTTGCATTAACAGACGTTTTTCAACTTAAACTCCCGTTGGAAAAACAGCCTGTTTCTGCGTAGGTCCACGTAAAACTGCCGTTGGATTCGTGAACTGTCGTTGCAGATTTGATAAACTGGCGTTGGAATTCTATCAAGCCTTGTTGGACGAGCAAGCGCTCGCAAAGGCTCGACGAGATGCCCAAAAAAGAAGGGAGCCGCCTTTCAGTGGCTCCCTAAAACTACTAATACAGATTGATATTTACTGGCTGACCGAAGCGCGCATCTTTGCGAATACCCGCTCCTCGAACCTCTGGCACGTCTCACTGTGGATTCCCAGGCGGCGGGCGATACGAAGGGTCGTACCATCCTCCTCGACCCACGCCTCCACAAAACTACGCTCGGTCGGTGTGAGCACTGCCAGCGCGTGCTGGACAAGCTCCCGCCGTTCTGCGCCTGCGAAGGCGGTAGCGGGCGTGCTCAGGTGCAGCGAGTGATGCTCGGGAGCAGGTCCAAAGTCGTGCGGGATTTCCCGCCCTGCGCCCCTTTTGAAAGACTTGTACCGGTTGCTCAGAATGTTCTTGGTCTTGAGCTTGAGCGCGGTGGCAGGCTCGAAGCCGTACGGTTGCGCGCCCTTCTTCTGGAACATCGCCCAGAGGCCCAGCAGGCACTCCTGGGAGAGATCCTCCCAGTCTTCAGGACGACCGCTGCCGTGAGAGGACTTCCACGAAGCGGTCTTGGTGTACTTCTCGAAGCTCTTGAAGAGAGCTTCTGCCGCTACCTTCTTGACTCGTATACGACCCTTCTTCTTGATCGACGGAACGAACGCCTGCGCTGCGAGTGCCGAGATCCTCTCGGCGTGAGCTGCTGCCATGCGATTCCCCTTTCAGCGGAAGGCCCGCATAGTAGTCTTATCAGACTTGCTTGTCAAGCCCCTGGCTCGACGAGCTGTTCGCCTTGGGGTACAGTCTAATGAGACTGTAGTAGTCTGTCAAGTACTGAGCGCTGCGCCTACAGCCGCTCCAGCTCGCGCAGAAGCGCCTTCCGCCCCTGCTCCAGCAGCGCTACCGTCCGGTACGACGGAGCTGGAAGGCTAAGCCAGCGCTGGTCTAGACGGTCCCAGAGACGGTCTCTTTCCTGCACGGATAACGTCGATTTCCCGACCAGGAGGCTCAGGCGCTTCCAGAGGGCATCACAGTCCTTCCGGAGCGCCTGAGCCCGTAAGTAGGCCGCAGAACGCTCTATATCGAGGTCGGATACGGTATCCTCACCACCTTCAAGAATGTCGATCAGGCGGGCTCTAGGACCGCCCCGCTGGCAGGAGAAGCAGTGCCACAGGCCCTCATCAGGCCGGAAGCTGAAGCTGGGATGCTCGTCCTTGTGGAAGGGGCAGCGGCCAAGCAGGTGGCCGTCCGACAGGTGGGAGACAACCTCGATCCCCAGCCGGGCCAGGAAGGCTTCTGCGCGCTCAGGATCCATGCTGCGACTTCTTCCCCTTCATTTTTATCTTCCAGTCGCCGACGTAGCTCCAAGCTGGAGCAAAGCAGACGTAGCTGAACACGAACCTGCGACCGAAGCGATCCTTCTCGATAATCATTTTGAGCTTGCTATGCAGCGCGTCTTCCTTGGACTGGCGAAGGTGGACGATGGTCTCGCAGTGGGGGGCGATGTAATGGCTGAGCCCGATCGAGTCTACGGTCTCGGCCGTATCCCCCTTCTTCTTATTTGCCTCTCTTGATTCCTGGACAGCGGTAATGGCAGGGATAGCGGTTCGTCGCGTGAAGTTGTGAAGCTCCTGAAAGAGTAGATCGTACTTCTCACTGCGGCCGTCCCTGAACTTTCGCACCGGCATCATGATCCCGGCGTAGTCGATCACGACCACGTCTGGAAACGCCCCCGTTCTCGTGCGGAAGATTTCGACTTCGCGGTAGAGGTCGGTTACCGTCGCCTGATCTGGTAGATCGACCATGTAGAAGGGCGGCTTGATCTTCTTCTGAGCTTTGAGTAACGCCTTGTACTTGTCCCTTTCCGCGTCGGAGAGCTTTGCATTCCGAATCAGGGCGGAATCGAGCATGCCTGCGCGGGCATCGTAGCAGTGCTTGAGTTCCGTGTGCGACATCTCCAGGCTCAGGTAGAGGACGGACTTGCCTTGCTGCGCGACATTGTACGCAATCGAGATCATCGTCCGGCTCTTTCCACCGGACGTACCTGAGTAGAGGCAGGTGAGGGATCCCGGAGCGATCCCGCCCGTGGACTGATCGAGAAACTCGATCCCGAACGGGATGGCCCGAACTACGGCCTCGCCACGTGCTTTGGCGTTGTACTCGCGCCAGCGTTCGGACACATCGTCAGAGACAAACCCACGCCACTGAACATTGTCCTGCGCGCCACCTTCTTGCAGGAGGCGGGCTAGGATGTCGGAACGGAGCTTCTTGTAGTCTCTTCCGCTGCCAAGACCTTCCTGGATGGAGCGCCCAACGGTAAGAAGCTGCCGTCCTTCCCAGAGATCCGCCAAGCGATTGCGGTAGAAGTCGATATTGGCGGTGTCATGTTCGACTTTGGAGATCCGGCTATAGGCTGTGAGGAGCTTCGCTTTCTTATCCGCGTCGCGGGCGTGCTGATCGAGAAAGGTGTAGAATACTTCGGGCGCGGGATAGCCTTGATGCGCTTTCCGAAAAGCTCGAAAAGCTGCCAGCAAATCTTTGTGGCTAGTCCTTGTGAAAAGCTCGGGAGGTATGGATTCTACTTGCGGACCAGTCTCACGACTTATCAGGCAGGCAAGGAGGGCCGCTTCGGCCTCGACGTCGGCCAGGATGAGGAGAGGCTCCTCTTTTTTGACCTTCAGCGCCATCGCTCGTGCTCGCGGAAACTCTCGCCTTCCAAGGTGACGGGTACGAGGCTCCGGAGCCGATCGACGATATGGTCAGGGAATAGATCGCTGAGTGTCTGCACTCCTCTCGACTTTTCAGCGGGGGGGACTTCAATGGGGCAGTTCGCGGTCGCGATCAAGGCACAGTCGTTGTCGTAGACCTCAGACATCAACTCCTGAATCGCCTCGTTCCGCATCTTGCCGGGAACGCTCTCGTCCATGAGCACCGCAACCTTGTCGATCTCTTCCAGAGCTAGCAGCCGGGAGCGCAGGATCCGCTCAACCCGATTGCGCTTCGCCATGTCGCGGAGCGATTCGATCCGCAGGTTCACTAGGGCGGAGAGACGGATCACGTAGGCGCTGTAGTTCCGCTCGCAGGCTTCTCGAATCAGGAGCGCCGTGATGGCACTTTTGGCGACTCCTGGAGGCCCTTGGATGTAGAGGCCGCCTCCGGTGCGGATTCTCTGATCGAGCGTATCAACGAAGTCCTCGACCTTTGCAAGCTGCTTCTGATTGACGGCGCGGAACTCCCCGTGGAGGCTCTTCCAACCAAAGCCGCGGTAGCGCCGTTTGACATTGGCGCGGTCTAGTCGGTACTCCAGCACCGCCTTGGCCGCGCAGCTACACGACCTGAACTCTCCCGACTCTGGATCCAGAGTCACACCCATGCCGGAGCAGACCCGGCAGGGAATAGGAGATCTAGCGGGCTTACCCGTTTGCACTGCGACTCTCGACTAGGGCGCGCTTAGTGGATCGGATGCGCAGCTTCATCCCTACGACGTACAATACCCCAGTCGATCGCAGCTTTTCGGGTGGGCGCCATCGACTTCGAGGGCATCCGGGTCGTGAGCTGGAACATCTTCTCACTTGTGATGTGCCCAAGCATGGGAACGAATCGAGCGCTGTAAAAACGCTCGAAGCAGGCGTCCACGAACTCCTTGTACTCAATGGGAGACCAGCGGTGCTGGTCTTGAAAGCATGCGATCCGCGCCGTAAGCGCCGGAACCTCTCGCCTGGAGACGGAAAGTGGACGGTTGTAGCAGCGGTAATACCGTTGGGTGAAATAGTGTAAAATGTCTTTCGACGTCCAAGCTGCGTATTCCTTTTCCGTCAGTTTTTTCGGTTCTTTCGCGCTCTTGAGGTTTTGGTTCTCTTCGAGTGCGGCTGCGTACCTATCCCGCAGGATTTGCAGTTTCTTGCACAGCTTTGCGTTCTTCCGCTGTAGCTCCCGGTAGGACTGTAAGACGTCGAGTTCGACGGGATCTCTTCGTGGGTCTGAGACGTTCTGCCGGCCCGATTTGCCCGCTGCCATAGATCCTCCGACGGAATACGCGGAACGGAGGTTGCTCGCTGCGTAAAAACTTGACCGTCCGTTCTGCGTGATTTTTTAGGTGGACTACATCTGGCTGAAAAAAGACGGCGGTTGCCCGCTTCTTTCCCTCCGACACGGTCATCGACCGCAAACGCTGGAAGGCTTTGATCGCGGACTTCTTGACATCTGCTACGACAATCGCGTCGAGGGTGGGGAGATCCACGGCTTCGTCGATCAGCGTGGAGATGAGACAGACCCCGTCTTGCTCTTCGATGTGCCGCAAGCCGGCACGACGTTCGCCTGGAGAACTCTTGCCCGACACGAATAGGCTGCGCGGGATGGCGCGTTCGAGCTGCTGACCGTGTGGAACGTGTCCGACGATAACAGCGACTGTCTTCCCGCGGCGGCGTAGGTATTCTACGATGTGTGCAACAGTTCTGTGGTAGCGGTCGTTGTCCACCAGCGCGGTCTTGTAGACCTGCTGGTAGCCGCCCCGAGTATCAAGGTCTTCGGCAGGAAGCTGGAACACGGTCACGTCCAGAGGGAGTATGATACCCCGCTCGACCGCCTCCTCGTAGCTCATGTGGTAGAGGATCGGCCCCGTGACTGCTTCAATGCCGATGTCGGAAGCGTCTTCTCTCCACGGCGTTGCCGTGAGTCCGACCACATAAGCAGCTTTGTGGAACTCCTGCGCAAGTAGCTGAGCAATGTCGCTGCTGGTATGGTGCGCTTCGTCCCAAACTACAACTTTGGAGTCCCGGCAGATTCTTTGTACGGGCGCGTGCCTTAGAAGGGGCAGAATTCTTTCCTTCTTCATTCCTTTGGGGCAGTCCTTCCTCTTGACCTTCAGCCCGAATGCGGAGGCAAGAGACTGGAATGTAACAACTAGAATATCACCATCTAGGTCTGCCTTGCCGTCCGCGATGACGCCTACCTTGGCCCCTGGCAGCAATTTTCGGAATTTATTCGCAGCTTGGTGTGCAACCTCCGCCTGCCAGACAATGTATAGAAATGGGCTCAGCGAAGTTCTACGAAACAGCTCTACTGCGAGAATAGTTTTTCCGCTCCTTGGAGGAGCCGATACAATTCCTCGCCGGTATCGCTGAACCTGCTCCAGAACATCGGGCTGAAAAGAGCGCAGGGGAAAGGCAGGACAGAACTCTTCTTCGGGGTACTCCGGCCGCAGGTCTTCGACGATCCGGTAGGGCTCCTCGATAGAGTCGAGGTACTGACATGCGCGCGGCAAGAGCCCGGTAAGGAACCTACCACCTTTGTGCAAAAAGCTCTTTCTGCCGTCCCATCCGTGGGCGTAGGCCCTCGTAAAAACGTAGCCCGGAATGGAGTAGCTCAGCGCGAACCGAAGCTCTTCGGTGAGCTTTTCACTGAGCCCGGCGACACGGGTAGTAGCGGAATCAACGTAGATCTGAAGCATGGGGGCTAGCCAGCAAAATTCAGGCGTATCTGTTCGGGCTTGACAGCGGCTAGAAAATCATCTAGCCGCACAACTGCGACACGGGGCTTGCGGAGAATGAGGGTTGTTCCGCTGCGTCCTGATTTCCAGCCCAGAAGAATAAGATCGCTACGGCGCAGCATGACGAAGCTACAGGTGAAGTTTCCCTTGAAGATGAGGAGCCCCAGAGAAGCCGGCGTCTTCTCCCGCTGCAACTGCTCCCAGAAGCGGAACAGCTTCGGCCCTCGGGTATCGGATTCCAGAAGCAGCTTCCACGACCACGCCTTCGTGTTCTTACATTCCACGGTGATTGGGAAGGGGGCCGCTTCCGGTTTCACAACTCCTATGTCGCCGTGGCCGGTGTTGGAGAAGCGGGCGTGGCTGCCAGAGCCGCTAGTACGCCAGAGCGCATGGCGGTCTCCACACCACCATCCGCCTAGAAGGCGTGCGATTTCGCGCTCATACTGAGAGCCCTTGGCACTCGACATGACTGGCTTTGCCTCAGAGAGTCTCGAATTTTGAGGCAAGCCCGACTATACGATACCGCTTGAGATTAGGTAAGCTCAGCCTACCGAGTTGTGGCAGAACAACTAGGTAGGATTATACTACCTATCTGGCAGCCGCCATCGGAACCCGGGTGCCGGGATGGCTGAGCGGCATGGACACCTGGCTCTTGGAAAGTGTGAAATAGCGCTTGGTCTCTTTCGGAGACCGTGCACACACTTCCTCGATTGCGGTTTTCCACAGTTTGTAGTTTTCGTGAATGTTATACTTTTGGACGACCTCTTCCCGCGCATTCGCGACAAGCTGCTCAGCAAAGGCAGGATCTCCAAGCAGCCTGCGAATCTGCGAAAGCCACTCTGAATCGTCCGCAATCAAGAGTCCAGTTCTCTCGTGCTCGATGGCTGCCGTGTAGGGTCCGACGGCAGAAGCGATCGTGGGCGTTCCCACCAAGCTCATCTCAAAAATCTTGATATTCGACTTTGACTGATTAAAGACATGGTCTGCCAAAGGAGCTAGGCCGATGTCAAAATCGCAAAGGGCTAGGGTCGTGTAATAGTCCACCCACTGAACCCAGTGAACCTGGTAGGCGCCTTTGAAGTCGGGAAACTGGAAGAGCTTGATCGCGGCCTCTCCCGAGTCTCGAAGCGTTTCTAGCGCGGGCTGTACTCGCGCAAAATCCATCTTGTGCGTACCGCTGCCTGTCCATCCTACGACAGGCTTGCGGTTGTTGCGAGGTCGCTGGGGAATCTGGTCGGGATCGAACGAGTTGGGTAGTACATAGACATGCTTGTTGTGCTGACCGTACACCTTGGCTAGATGCTCGGTCGATACGAAGATCGCGTCGCACTCTTCCAGGAAGTAGGTAAAGTTCTGCCGAATGTCGGGGTGAGTGAAAAGTTCGTGGCTTGGATTCCACTCCGGCAAACTGAAGAAGTCATCATCCGCTTCGTAGATCACGCGCGTCTTGGCGTTCTTGCGCCCAGTCAGGGCGTTGGCGAAGCTGCGGCCGTCTACCTGCCTTTGGAGGATGATGGCGCGACTTGCTTCGATGTCCTCGGGCTTCATCTGGTACGTGATCTTGATTCGATACTGGTCGGGATGATGGGTTGCGATTGCGTTAAGGGGGAAGAAAAGCCGGTAGCCGTAGCAAGCTCCAAAATCGGCCTGATACGCCGTGATCCGAATGGGCTTAGCTTTTGTGTTCATGTAGGCCCAGGCTTTCCGACTAGCAGGGGGATCGGCTCTTCGGGAAGGATGGGCAGCTCTTCCGGGAATAGAATGGGTGTAAGAACACGAATCTGTTCGACAGTTGTGATGACTTTTTTGCTAAAAAGAATGTCAACAAGAGTACGGAACGCCCCTAGCAGACCAGCATCAGCATCTTCGAGGGCAGAGATTCGCCCTTCATGGTCAAGTAGAGTAGGATCGACGTAGGTCGATCGCCACTCTTCTAGTATAGCGACCCGTGTCTGAAGGTCAGCGACATCGGCTTGGAGTGCAGTAATCGCGTTCTCGGCCGTAGTCATGCGATCTCCAAGATCGTTGATCTGATCTTGAAGATCGTCGCAAGTAGTCTGGTCGCAAGCAGCCATAGACTTTTACTTCAGCAGGTTGAGCACTTCCTGTAGCATGTCCGCCGTCTCCATCGGAGACCGCTCTTCGTCGCAGCTTTGCGCCAGTTCGTTCAAGCGCTGCTCTGTCTTGGACTTGTCCCGGTGGAACTCCCGGGGGTAGACAAAGATGAGAACGGATTCTCCAGGAGAAGGAACCTGAGTTTGTGTCACTGTATACTCCCCAAAAACTTCCCCAAACGGGCCAAAACTTATAATAATTGGTATTGTAGCTACTATCGTAGTTCCTGATTCTGTGTTTGTGAGGAACGTAGATAGCGGACGATCTGCAACAGTTGGGTCGCCAGGAGCCGTTCCCGCCATGAACTTGTTCTGGCTGATGGTAAAGCCGTTCAAACTCTCCGATTCAATGACAAAAAAGTAGTAAAGGTGGTGGGTATCAATGAAAAATGGAAGGCGCTGCGATCTCATGAACTCTACTACATTTGAGACCGGATGCCCGATCGAGCCTCCCCCGTTAATTATAATCTCGTTAGAGAGGTGCGCGAGAAGTTCATCGGGTAGCAGAACCTCGGGATTCGTCCTCAAGTCGATCGGTGTCACAGCCTGGTATGGATAGGTCTTGCTGTCTGGTGCTTCCGGATCTCGGGTAAAAGGCCGCAAGACCCGAAGCTCTTGCAGGTACAGAAGCAGTTCTCGATTAGGCACAAGAAGAAGCCAGACTGGAAAATCTTCTTCTAGTACCTCATTCTGAATACGCGGAATATCAGTCAGAGGCACGGCTTCTGGAAAGCGCCGCTCAAAGATCGCGGTACGCTCTTTCCTGCCGTCAGGAATTGGCTTTTCAGGGTCATACCACAAATAGCGCCCCTGTTGATCGACATTGAGAATGAGAGTCGTCTTTCTTGTTACGGGGTCGAACAGGCTGCCCTTGGTACCAATTCCGAAAGGGTCGAGTAAGTCGAAGGTTGGTACATTGAACAGATCTACATTGGGATTCGTCAGAGTGCCCTCTTCTAGCGCAGGTAGTACATAGCGATCGTCGCCCAGAATCGTCCGTCCGTCAAAGGTTTTCCGAAACGCACTCTTGATGACGATTTCTTCATCTAAGGTTACGAGATCCGTCGGGAAAAAGGATGCGTCCACTTCTACTGTCAGTGAGACCTCTTTAACGGATGTCTCTCCATTTGCAGGATTGACAACGTCACGGACATTCAAGAGCACGAAAGTACAAGTTCCAAGATCGGGGCTCTTGACTTCTACGGGAAGCCCAAATTCCACCGCTTCAGGTGGCTTCCACGCCAGAAAAAAAACGCTAGTACCGTGGCTGACAACGCGCGTCCAGCGGATCATTCCATTCCTGCCCTCTTGGTCGGAGGAATTCGTATTGTTCGAGGCTTCGACTACTTTGACGATTCCAGCAATGTTCTCGGTAACTTTGCGCGCCGATACGCTGTTGTTAATGGGAAACGCGCCAACGACGTAGCCTTCATTCGTTGGCTTGGATACAGTAACTTCGACGCTTGGTACGACAACAACCAGTGCATCGGTAGCATCTACTCCAAGGCGTTCCAGGTTGACATCTTGCCCGAGAACGATAGTGGTCCGCTCCACGACAAGAACAGAGAGCGGCTTTGGTGGATTATCCTCAATCGCGGTCGGATCCTTTACCTCGATCACAAGGAGATCGCGCGCAGTTGGAGCCTGCGGTGTTACGGGATGGAACGGATTGACTTCTGCTGGCGCAGATTCTTGTTTGACGAGTGCTGCATCGAGGATGACAACATCCTTCTCGACTCCCTTCTCTTTGTACTTGGCGGTGTGATTGGCGAGAGGGCTGATGAAGGGTGTTACTGGCGGAGTAATAGATGAATCGCTAATCTCAGTCAGCACAGATTGCGATACGACCCGTAGGACTCGCGGCGACTTCTCGCTGACGATGTTGGAGAAGACTTCGACCAGGCTGACCTCTGCCGGATCGTAGCGCTCCCGAGAGAGGATCTCGGTATCGGTCGGGATCAGCGCGCCGGGCAGAAGCTCGGCAAGACGAAACGCTTTGGTAGCAAGGACACGAGCTGTTGCCAGCTCGTAGAAAACTCGAACTCTCGGAAGAATCGCCACTTAAGTCTTAGCCCGAAGGGCTTAGATTATGGCTTCTTTACGCGGATAAGTCCAGTGTTGATCTGGCCGTCGCTGTTAAGGCTGGCGTCCGTAATTGTAACACTTTGAACTCCCGCTCCACTAGGCGCGGTAACTCGTAGTTTCAGAATTCTACTTGTCGTAGGAGCTTCGCTGTTATGAGGGGTCCCCCCAAAAGGAATTACTACAAATTTTGTAACAACATTGGCTGCACTAACTCCCCTAACTTTTGCTCGAAAGCTGGGATCGCCTGAAGCACCGACAGACAACGGAATGTTATTCAAGCGAAGTTGAAAAATTGCTTCATCGTTGGTATCCGAAATTACGATCGCTTGAAATGCTACAGAGCCGCTAATCTGACTCCTGTCATTTGGCTGCGTCCAAGACACAAGATCCATTGTATAAACACTGCCATTTGTTAGTATTCCACCGTCCCAGTTCTTAGTAGAGCCTATGCTATCAAACCCGCCCGCATCTCCAGTCTCCAGCTCAACCAGAGCCGTCTGATCCCCGAGGTCCGTAACCTCGAAATCGTCACTCTTGAAGCGTAGCCGCGCCGTCGGTTTTACGACGGATACGCCTGTTGTCGCATCACCCTCTTGGGTATCCAACAGGGGTCCGACAGTTCCGAGCGCTTCAATGTTAGCCGCCGTTCTCGGATTCGGACCCGCCTGCACTCGGAAGAAGATGAAGTGCGAATCACCATCCGACAGCCCCAGCCCGGAAGCAGCAGGCAACAGGCTGGTGGAAATCGAGCTGAACCCCACCATGAAGACGCCGTCTTTGGACTCATCGTCGAGCCACCAGAACGGAGGCTGCGAGTCCACTGTAGAGGTGTGATGGCAGTTCCACCACCAGCCTCCTGCGGCATCCGGATCCGTCGAGAACGGGAACGCGGGGTCGATACCGCTGCGCTGGAATACGCCCCGCACCTGCGCATCATCGAGGTAACGGCGATCGACGATGGTAGAGACAACGCCCGGGAACGAGCGCCGATCCTCCGCGTACTCAAGTGTGGTACTCGCCACCTGGACGTAACAAATCGCCAAAAGCGCCAGCCGCCTTCCGCTGAGCGTTTGACGAACGTCCGCTGAGCTAAGAACGACCTCGCCAGATTCGTTGACGTAGAGATAGCGGCGCCGGTTGCTCGAAGAGTTGACAACTGTATTGGTCGCAGTCCCTGCCTCGATCGTGTAGCGATTGCCGCCCACGTCCACGACACCGCCCGTCCAGGAAATGTCCGAGCCGGTAAAGCTGAGATCAAGGCCCCGGATCACCCCGTCCGAGCGGGTCTCGGAATGGTACTCGTCGTGAATCCGCTTCGAGAAGTCGAGCGCGTCGGATCCAAGCGACCGCCGACCCACGGTTCCGAACCGGCGCTTGTCGATGATGCGGATGATCTCGCTCGAACCGTCGTAAGAGATTCGGGCAAGCTCCAGGCTCTCGTTTAGGTCGAGGGGCGCCAGAACCGTGAACGTAGCCGTCGCATCTGCCGTAGGAGCGACAATAGTGCCGATTCGAGTAATCTCGATCCAGTTGACTCCGTCACCGGCGTACAGGCGCCAAGTCTCCCCATCTTGCGTCGGATCCGTTACTACAGGATCGCCGACTCCATCAAATGTCACAAAAAAGGTGTGGAATCCGGTGGTCGGGAAATTGACCACAATGTCAAGAGTTGGGGAACCCGCAGGCCAATCGTTTGAAATGGTCGAGATCACATAGCCAGGAATCAGCTTGTTCTGTGCATCCTGGTCCTCTCGGACTCGAACGTGGTTTTTGAGCCGAGCAAACTCGTCCACGTAGAGTTGATGAACTGACGCAACAGACTCCGGCCCGGTGCCGTCATCGTTCGTATCATTCGCGTAATCAAAGTCGGGCGGATCGTTCTCGGGGTCCGAGTTATCCACGACCTCGGTATGCTCACGGCCGTCCACGTAGAAGAACGTGGTCGCCGCATCCGGCTGCTGAACTGTTACCAAAGAGTTGGGACTTGCTAGCTCGACCAGCAGCGCATTCGGATCCGTGTCGAGAACGGAATCGTGCTCGTGATGAGTCGAGATGCCGTTGTCGAGCAGCCGGTTCCGGTCATCCTTGACTCGGTGAGCCAGCGTGGGAGAAGTTCCCCGAGTCTCGGTAACATCCAGCTCCAGCGCTGCCACACGCCGGTCATTGTCCGCGGTAGCGAATCGGCGCAGGTCGAAGTCCGAGGGAAAGCTGCAATCCGTCTGATCCCACAGGACCATGCAGAGCGGTAAAGTGTTTTCGATGTTGACGACATTGGCGTCGAGTAGAACCGTGACCGTCATGTTGACGGTCGTACCCGTCGTAATCAGTTCGGTCAGGTCGAGGCCAATTCGCAGGATGTCGCCATTAGCCGACACCAGGCGCATGTCTGCCTTGGCTTCTTGCGCTACACCAAACCCGTTCTCTCCCGCCGAGTCATCTCCGGGGGCTCGCCAACGGAACGTCTGATCGGCGGGGTTGTATCTCAGCGTGCCGGGAACCGTGCCATCGTTCGGCGCCAGCGTGTTGTAGATGTCCAGAATCCGCAGGTGAGGCGCAGTCGGAAGCGTCTCCTCCGTCACGACTCCGGTCAGGAGCGGCAACGCAGCCGCCCGGATCGCGGTCAGGATGCCGTCCGCGTCCACGTAGACCAGGTAGTAGCCGGTCGGGTTGAGGGCGTTGAAGACGACCTGGGGAGGATCGGGCAGAAGGTCATTGAAGCTGACGCCTTGGATCAGGTAGACGTCCGCCGCCGAAAGTGGCGGCTGGGCCTGAATCGCGTCATCCCCGCCCGCAGTGGTCACTTCACTGCACTCTAGGAAGTCGGATGCAGCGTCCACCGAAATTCCGTTGATATGGAAGCGATTTTGGTGCGTCTCGAAGGGGTTGTCCCCCGTCGATTCGGCGATGTCCCCGAACGACGTCCCGTGCGGGTTCCGGGGCGTAGGCGTGCCCGAGCCCACGTAACTGCGGTGGAGGATGTCGTCAGCGGTTTGAACCGCTACCAGCAGGTCGTAGAGGCCCCTGACGTCAATCTCATCCGTGAACACGGTCAGTCCCGTGTCCGGATTGAGTCCGATCGGAAGCTGAGTCTCCGAGACGAAGACCGAAGCGAACAGGGCGGTCGCCGCCGAGCGGAGGATGAACGGTCCCCCTCCTGAAACGTCCAGTCCCGTGCCTGCTGTGTCGCCCGGCGCTGCCCAGCTCATCAGCTTCGTCGCCGAGTCGTAGGTCAGAGTGCCCGTGCCCGTCGAGGTATTGGTCGAGAGACGCCGGATCACAGCTCCGGTCACTACAACGGGCTGGCTGGCCTGGGGAAAAGTCAGAGCCAGTCGGGTAACGACGCTGATCGCCTCTCGCGTGTCGATCAGCGGCAGAGAGGCTTTGACCACGTCTACGACAATCGTGAATGTAGAAGTAGCGGACTGAATCGCAATGACCCCGTTCGGGTCAGGTACGGCAACTCCCGCGCCCTCTCCAGAATCGGAAGGCGCCTGCCAGGACAGCGAAGCGCTCCCCTCGCTGATGCGCAAGCGGAGAAATCCTGTTCCGGGCGGCGTGTTCGAGGATACGTTGACGATACGAACGCCAGTGAGCGTCACCGGCTGCGTAACGCCTGGATCGACGCCCTGGATGTCTGCCTGCGTCAGCGGGATCGACGGACCCTTGGTCGTTACAATCGCCAGCAAGATGCGAAACTGGCGGGACGGAAACGGATCCGTAGTCGGAAACGGAGCCCCGGGAACGTCGATCGCATCGCTGCTGGTCAGTGCCTCGAACTCTGCTTCTTCCAGAACCTCGATCTCGAAAGAGCCCGTGACAATGGTGTTGTGCTGGACAGGCAAGAAACGCTCAACCAGCGGGTGCTGGGAGCGCTCGGTGTAGCGCAACATGACATAGTTGCGAGCGTTCAGGGTATAGTCGCCCTCACCTCGAACCGCAACTGGAAAGACCTCCGCCGTCAGGGCGAGAGAGGTAGAAACATCGAGGCGGAGACCTACGATGTTCTCATTCAGCCTGACCCGTTCCCCGTTCGGGGTGTAGCCCTGCCCTGGACTGATGTCGATTCGAGTGGCATCCAGTGCGTTGACGGTGACGCGCAAGCCCCTCCGCACGCCTCGGGTATTGCCATCCTTAAATCGCTCCAAGGTCTCCTCGACCTGAGCGGATTCAGAATTTGTAAATACCTGCTCGTCCGGATGGATGTCGTTAAAGAAAAGAGACCTTCGCATGAATTGGCCCTCCGTCAGGGAGGTAGGAACGCCTCGAAGCCAGGTACGAGAAAGCCTTCCGGGATGTTACGCGGAGATGAAACCGTGGTCAAGAAGCCGTCCACCCCTCCCAGCACCATGCCCATGTCGGTGATGAGATTGCACTCTGCGTCGAAGCCTAGCGTGACCCAACGGTAGAAGTCGTCGAAGATGAGACAACGCGGCGGAATTGGCTGCACGGACCTGCGCAGCGCGATTCCCAGAAACTCGTAATCCGCAGGAGTTGGATTTGATTCGTGATCGGGGCGATCCTCAATAGTGATTCGGAACTGGATGTAAGGATTGGTCAGCGTGAGGCGGTCGTACGGCGCGATTTCGGTAAAGTCCTCGCCAAGCGGGTCGTAGGAAGGATCGTCTTCGTCCGGTGAGTTTCCAAGGCGGTATGCAAATTGTCGCCCGACATTCTCACTGTAGATCCGGTCAAGCAGACTGCACTCAACGGCGGTTGCACTCAAGCCCGCCAAAAGAACAGGAACGGTTCTCAGCTCGGCCGTCCGAACTCGAAGCCTTTCGAGTACAGTCGCGGTCGGAAGCTGGTTGGCGAGTACGCGCACACGGAGACGGTAGAGCGAATTTCCAGAAGTAATCTGGAAGTCACCCCCATCTGTAATCAAAACCGGCGCCGTTATAGTGACAAGAGACGACGTGGCTAGGGTAGGGACAAAGTCCAAATCTACTTCAATTGTCAAGCGAGCGCCCGAATTGGCAGTAACTATATGCGCTCCCGATTCTTCGATGTCCGTCTCGGCTCCAGGAGGAGTTTCTCCAGGCGCCAGCCAGGAGAGCTTCGCCGGGTTTCCACCTGATGCGGGAGTGTAGCTCAACGTACCGTCGCCAGGACGGGTGTTCGCGGAGGCTGCAACCACCAACATGCCCGCGTGAGGATTGGTCACTGTAAGTCCGTCCGTGAGCGGAAGGATCCCACCAGGCAGGGAAGCCGTAAAGATGAATATGAGAAGCTCGCGCGTCACCGTGGAGGAGCGCAGGCGTAGCTGTCCTCCAGGCGTCGCAGGAATAGCCAGTGGGGTTCCAGGGCTCACATCTCCTGGAGCCTGCCACGTCATTGTCTGTGCGACCGGATCGTAGGTCAGCAGTCCCACACCGTTCGGCGTGTCCTCCAGTACGCTAACAACGGTCACACCCGTAATCAGAAATGGCGCCGAAACCGTAGGTGCCTCTATGGTAATTTGCGCTCCACTCCCCAACGGATCGAGGCCGAAAGGCGCGGAAGGATCGGGAGCCTGCCACAGCAGCGTTCCGCTCGGTTCATCAAAATTGAGAACTCCGACTCCGCTCAGCGTATCTGCCGAGATTTCTGTGATGAGCAGGCCGGTCAATTCTTCTGGGCTGCTGACGAGATTGTCTTGTACCCTCCAGTGGAAGGTTGGCCCTAGCTCAAAGTTCTCTGCAAAAGCATTTTCATAGTCGTGGAAGCGCTCCTTGATAACGATGAAGGGTCCGCACAAATCAGGGACCGAGGTCGTATCCACTCCAGTTGCGTAGAGCGAGAATGCGGAACCCTCTGCGGGAAAGGCAGAGCTGTACGCACGAACTTGCAGATCCCCAAAGACCGGAATCTGTGGGGGAAACGCCGACGCAAATAGAACCGTTTCCGGTGTACACCAGATCGGCCCCAGCGTGTCCTCGACGTTGAGAAGCCCTGGCTCCTCCAGCGGGTACTGCGCGATTCCGACAGGAGGATGGTCCGCTGTCCGCTTCAACAGCTCGATCATTTCATCTCGGGTAACCTCCGAGATGCGGCTAACGCCTAGCGTTTCCGCTACCAGTCCGTGCGTCAGGCTGTAAGCGCTTGGAAGCCACGCCTGCTCATCACAGCAGATGTCTGGCATCGGCAAAATATGCACGGAGAAAGATGCCGCCGACGCCGATGCAGAAGCGCTGAACGCGGTCGTGTCCACGCTGGCGTAGACGTTGTAGAGCTTGCTGTAGGACCTCACAAAGTACCGGCCACTGAGAAGCACTTCGACGGGATCTCCCGCAACGGGATCTCCAGGTGCTTGCCAGGACAGTTGGACAGGAGGGCCAGGATCGACCGTCAGCGTTCCGATTCCGGGAAGAGTTTCGCCCGACGCACTTGTAAGCTGGACGCCGCTTTGTGGAATGGCGGGGACCAGGATCGAGGCTCCCGTGAGCCGCGACACGCCCATGATCCAGTACCCGGGAAACTGATCCGTGCGCGTCACGAACGCGGGAACGCCGGTATAGGCGCCGAGGATCCGGTGGTAGGACTTGAGGGCACCGCCTTCTACGTTGGCGAGGAAAACGTCTTGGAGCCGGTTTCGGTAGGCTTCGAGCGAAAGATCAATGGCTCGCACGCCCAGCATGTCGGCGAAACGTCGCAGCTCCTTGGAACGCTTCAAGTACCACTGCCGGCGGATGTCGCTGACGCCGACTTCGGCCTGCGCGAAAAGGCGACTCTGAAAGGCTTGGACTACCGCGGCGACACGAGTAACTTCCGGGCTGACTTCCCAGAACTCCGGATCCATGATCTCTTCGAGATAGAGAGGATCGGCAGTTCCAGCGGAAGGCGCTCCCCTCTCGTCAAAGCGTAGCTCTGTCTCTGTCGTAACGCGACTCTCGATCGCGCCGACGTCAGGGCGGCTCTTGTCAAACCCGTGAGCCATCAGATGTCCGTTCCAGTGTTGACGAGCTGGCTGATGAACTCTAGCGAGAAGTCTCGACCGGCGTCATCCGGCGCGACAAAGCGCGGGTTGAACTGGTAGATAGATCCACCGGTTTCTACGTGTTCGGCAAAGGAGCCTTCTACGTCGAATAGCTCTCCGCTGAGGTCATACGTGTTGATGTAATCCACGTCGAGTGAAACATTGCCCGTCGTCTTGTAGCCGGTCACGAGCCGGCTCAAAGCGATGTTACGTAGCACGATCCGGATTGCGTCCGAGGTCGCGGGCTCAGCCCAAATACCGATTCCGACTCGGTCGGCGGTGATGTTCAGCCACGTCGCGCTCAAGCCAAGCAGAGAGGATCGAATTCCTGCATCTGCCCGGTACGCGAGTATGCTCTGGAGTCTCGCATCCTGCGCGCCGATGATGCGGTAGCCGGCCGTCTGGGTTCGGTAGGCTTCTCCCTGGTCGTGTCCGGAGCGCACGACAAAGACCCTGGAATTCTTGAGAACGAGGTTGACGCCATTGGCGAGGCCGAAGGCGCCGATGCCCGCGGCAAAATCTTGTCCTTCTCCGGCCTGCCCGTGAGTGAAGATTTCTCGCACGACACAGTTCGAGATTCGAGCTACGTCCGGTGTAGGAGCCGAGACCTCGATTCCCGTCAGGATTCCGGCGACGTTGGCGTTCACGCCGCTGACGGTCGTGACGCGAGTATCCAAGATCGAGCACGTTCCCGTGTTCTCCACGCGGATGCCGTAGAGGGAGCCCCCCGCGACCGCGCTCGTACCCGGAGAAAAGGTACAGGCTAGCCCTCTGACATCCGTCCGCTGGATCTTGACCAGGTCGCAGTCAGACGCAAAGATCCCCGTGACTCTCAGGCTGGAGCGTACTTCGTTGATCGCCCAGAACTCGCAGATCGTGTCCGTGACGAGATTTCCCTCGCCGCCCGTAATTGCGACAACTGATGTGAAGTTGAAGGCGTCGGGAGTTCCATTGGGAAGCAGTACGCTACTAGGGGGTTCGATAATCAGGCCGTCCAGCACGTACTGGCGGCAGTCCTCCAGTGTGATGAGTCCCGGCTCATCTTCTAGCGTCTCGAAGATGATCTTGACTTCGCCGCGATCCAGCGCCTTGCACTGGCCCTGGATGACGCCGCGAACGGCTAGAGGGGAGGGCTCGACGTAGTCGCCCGCCTCGATCAGAATGCGGTCACCATTGCCCTGCTCGGCAACGGCCTTGCGAACGGTCTGGAACGGCGCAGTCCGGGATCCGTCTGCGCTGTCGCTTCCAGTTGGGGAAACGTAAAAGTCACGCACTTTCTAACTTTTCTCACGAGACCGTCGAGATTGCGATGGACTCGAACCGAGCGTATTCCTTTTCGCTGAATTCGATCATCTCCCCTGCGGGATCGTCTGTGATCCTGCGGATGTTTCCAAACTCATCTGTTGCAGTGATCTCTCGAATAATGACTTGATCGACGGACTGCACACGCACGCCTGAGACTCCAGTCTGGATGACGACGATAACGTCCGATACCTGAATGGGGTCTCCCAGGCGGAACAGATCGAAGAAGAGGCTCAGCGCGAGCCGGATCTTCTCGCTCTCAACTTCGATGTCCACGCCGCCGAAGAAGGTGACAGCCGCGCGCATTTCCACGCCAAACCGGATCCCGCGCTTTACGAGTGGATTCGCAGTCAGGATCTGGTTCTCGGGCGTATCAATGTCGATCTGCGCTCTGGAGACCTCGCTCGCAAACGAGTAGGTCACCGTGAATACTTCCCCTTCACTCAGAGCGACGTGTCCCGCAGGTAGAATTCGTAAGCGCTCCAAGGCCCGCATAGAAAAGCGCAAGATCGAAGTCGAATCGCGCTCGACTTCGTAGTGCGTACCTTCCGACAGTGTTCCTGCGGCTTCTCCCCGCACGATCAGTACCGCAAGCATAGGCTTGGCGACACGACTTCGTTCTACTTGTGCGCCCAAGCCGTACACATCGAGCGTTGGATCGTGGATGAAGGTCTGCGTAATCTCTGCCAAGGAGTCGTCAATGACGAAGGCATCAATCCCGTTGGCGCGTTCGCTTTGAGTATCGTCCGTCCGAAGCACACGCGCGTCGAAGAAGTCGAAGTTATTGACAAGGTAGGATTCGAGGCCCCTGCGAATGTTTCTTTCTCGTCCTCGGGCTCGCCGCAGAACCCGCTCTCGCAGGACTTGGTCGGACTCCCGATCCGTTCCGCCGGTAACTGCGTCCGGGTTGTAGACGCCCTCGATTCCAGCAACTGCGCCTTGTACGGATGAGATCCTCGCTTCGCCGATGTTTCCCTTCGTACCAATCTCAACGGCCTCGATCGGAACCGGATCCGTTTCGTAGCGCTGCGTATCGGAATGGAAGAAGGGTGTCGCCCCAATCCCACCTGGCATGGTACGGGTTGCGACCGTCCGGTAGGTTACCTGCTGGGTCAGGTTGAAGGTCACGGTTGAGACCAATGTACCTGCCGGGATTTCGAGATCCGCTGTGGGAGCCGTGGAGGTGAAGAAGACCGCGGAGCCCCGCGATCTCCGCCCGGACTTTCTCGTCAGCGCGTAGTTCCCAGCCTCTTCGTCCAGGTCTTCGCCCGTGAGCGTAGAGATGACTTGCAGCTCTTGAACTATATCGAGCTGACTGAAGATCAGCTTGCCGGAGATCGACGCCGGAAAGAGAACTAGGTTCGACACGACGCTGTTGGGCGACGTATCAATATCGGGCCGTACGTTCCGGAGAAAGCGCCGGACTTCCGACAGGAGTTGGATCTCGTCCTTGATCTCGGCCATGGCGCTATACGAAGTTCAATCCCTGCCGAATCGGGGTGGGAGTCGTAATGTTGATCTGCTCACCTTCCAGGGTACGCACCTTCATCCGGATCATCGCGTTCCGCGGATCTTCAGGATTTTCCACCACAGTTACGTCCTCTACTCCAAGCAAGATTTCGCCACGGGTGAAGGTCCGGTTCGAGGAGAAGAAGAAGGTGATCGCCTTGCGCTCCGGAAACACGGTGAAGTTCTGCCGGATGTCGAAGGTGCCGCCAGAGACGGGTGGCGTGATTTCAACGATCTCGACAGATACTCCACGGTCGTTGAACCGCCGACTCCTGCGGTCGATCCGATAGGTTTCCAGCCGGCCCGGCCGTACTGCGGTATCGACAAAACTCTGGACGATCGGATCCTGGTTCAGCTTGACGAACTGATTCGTGCGCAGGTCGAGCTTGTAGATGTCCCAGCCTTGAAGATCGGTATCGTTCTCAGACACGAACGACATCTGGTTCTGCTTGAAGCTCTCAATCGCGGCAAGTATCACAGCACGGTATTCCTGCGCGCGGAAGATTTTGAGGAAGGACGCCGTGCGACGATTCACAATGGCAAAAGTAAGCTGTTGCGCCAGCTTGAGCTTGTCGGTAACCCGGCCGCACCTTCCAAGAGGATCCACGAGAATGTCGAACTTGAAGCTCGTCTCCTGGTTCTGAATGATCTGCACGGGCTGGCTCATGCCCTCCCGTATGACCGTATTGATCTCAACTGCGATGTCGTAGGTCGCCATCTTAGCCTTGCGCCGCGTCGAGAATTTGCTGGAGGAGAGCTTCGGGATCAGGACCGGGTGGAATCTGAAGGGAGCCGACTGCGCCGATACAGTTCTGGAGGCTGTCCCAAATCTCTTTGATTTCGTCCAGGTCTTTGATTACCCCGCCCAGAAAAGTAGATCCCTGGATCTGATTGAAGATCGCGTTCATGATCTTGGAGCTGCCCGCTTCAATCCCTTCCAGCAGCTTCTGCTTGCGGTAGGCAGCACTCGTGATCGCTGCCTGAATCTCAGCAATGGGGGCTACGATACCTGAAATCATTTCGGCCGCTGCGGCACACGTTGCAAAGGGCAGGATGATGTTGGTGAGTACGGTCAAGACATTGAAGAGGGGCTGAAGGAGAAGGAGTACAGCGGCAATTTGTTCGTCGATGAGTTCGATCAGGATTTGGACGTACTTGTCCAGATTTAACGATAGGAAGGCTTCGGCTTCTGCGATTTTCGATAGAACATCCAGGGCGTCGTTCAGTATCTGCCGCACGTCGTCTGGGAGGAATGATAGAAATTGCAGTAAGCATTGCGGGTTACCCAGCGAATTCAAGTACTCCGAGCAGGATGCCATGTCAAGGTGAAATCTTGATGGTCTGAGATAAGACAGTAGGCGGCGCAGGTGTAACTGGCGTACTCGAAGGAAGTACTCCGGCTGGAGCTTGCGGGACTATATGCGTATGCGAATTATATGCAGCAAGAAAAGCATTTCCCAGAATGGGGGACTCTGAAGGATTAGCGCCAATCTCTACTAGCGGGGCTTTCACCGAAGCTATTGCCGTACCAATAAGCTCTGCATTGGTAGCAATAACCCGAACAAGCACTTTTGCGCCAAGCTCCATCTGCCCCGTCTCGGTCATGTGAACGTACGCTATGGGACTCAAGCCCCCCACAAGCGGAAAAATCTCCAGCACGCCACGTAGCGTATCCCCTAGACTTTTGCTAGCTTCTATTACTCCACGATCGTCAATCACTCCTGTCCCAAGTGAAATCCTAGCGGCCCGGCTAACTTCAGTGCCCGGGGGCGGAACGGGAATAAAGGGTACGTTGATTGTGAACTCATTATGGTTAAATCCGGGGTTTAAGATATTTGTGACAGGCTCGTCTGGGGCAGGAATAAGTGGTATTCCCGTTTTGGGGTAGCGCCGGACAACTCCAAGCATCATTCGGCCTGCATTGGACATCACTTCCCACAGGTCAGGGGCTAGAGCCCTCACCCTTTGCGTGGGAATGACTTCAAAGCCCTCGTCACGATTCGTCAGGAGTTGGACGGATCCATCGTTGCGGAAGTGGAGGCGCTGGCCGAATCGTTTGGCGGTCCAGAGGCGTTCGCCGTGAAGGGCCTCGGGAATCTGGAACCCGTCTAGGCGTTCATCAAAGTTAAGTTCACAGAAGCCTATAACCATAGGCTGCTTGGCCCCGTCAATAACGCAGATGACGACATCGCCAGACTCGGGGAGGGAGTAATTTCCCACGTCTGACCAAATCTTGAGATCAGTTCCTGTCCCTAAATGATTATTCCACTCTACACGGACGGTGCGTGTTTTTGTGTCTACTCCACGCACTGTAGCACGTTCTACAACGCGCAAATCTCCTGGAGATGCCGCTTTCATTTTGGGGAAACCCCCAAATGGTTTTTCGTATGCCGTTTCTGTACGTGCCATTAGGGACCTGTTAAGCCGGCTGTTACTTGCGCGGCACCTGTAATATCTGCAACTTCGGTTGCGAATCCAAGAAGATCCTGCGTCCCTTTAGAAGCAGCTCTGAGAAGATCCGCCACTGTAGGGTTCAAAAGAACAGCGCCAGGAGACTGTGCAGACCCTATCAGACTGGTGCTGGTGGTACGTTTAAGTCCGCTTGCGATAGTAAAAAGCGTAATCAAAGCATCAATTTCTTGCTGAGTAATGGTAATGGTCGTGTTGCGTTGGATCAAAAACTCCGTAAAATCAATCGGTAGTGCATCCGTCTTTCTGACGTAGGATACGCCAAGACCCGTTGTGGGATCCCCGCCTACGGGAAAGTTGTGGTCAATGCTGATTATGTAACCAATGTCTCTGCGTTCAGGGAAATAGACTGGACGCGCAACTTCCAGCTCTGGACGAAATACGATTGTCACTTGCGCTGAATAGAGATCCTTGTTGAGGTAGGCCAATCGGGCAAGAGCGTATAGCCCCAGCAAGCTATTGTACGTTTTCGTTTTGGCGTCTTTTGTGTCCTTTCCGGTCTGGCTTGAGCCAGCATTCACGAGCTGTTCTTGCTGCTCTCTAACCCAAAATCCATAGCGTAGCCCGAGTTCTTGAGCAACTGCTACTGTGCGGTGGCCAAATACACTAAGAAGGGGAATTGTTGAACCAAAAATGGCTGGCTCCCCCTGAAACAAAAGCACAGTAGCTATTTCTTCGTCTGATATGGTAAAGCTGGATGAACGCATCTCATCGTATGAGACTACATAAGCGCTAGTAAGTTTGGATGCAGCAAAATCTGGAATATCTGTTCCGTTAACGCGCGCCACAGTGTTGAGGAATAGCATTGCATGACGGTATGGATGTGCTTGATAATGCCCGCAAGCATCTGCGTAAAACTCAGTCATTGTGCGTTTAGAAATTTCCTGGACTGCCTCCAAGCGATTGATAAAATCACTACCGAAAAATGTAGGCACGCGGGCAGGCAAAATCGCACGATACGGGTTTATGTCGTCTAGCCCCCAAAAAAATAGTTTCGGGGACATGACGCTAGACCTACGAAGATCGCGAATACGAGGCGCAAGAAGATCCGGGTTTTCGCCAGCGTACGAGATTTTACGCCTAGCCTCGTAAATGCCAAAATCTGATGGTTCGTCCGCAAGCTGATAGTCTAAAACCGCAAAAGGCGGCTGCCCTACAACACTGCCCAGATTTGATCCAAGAATGATGTAACTGTACACCTCCTTCATAGTTCGGCCCGAAAGAGGATGATTGGTAACAGCCGTGCTGTTACCCACAATGTTTTGAATGTTTGCATCTGCCGTAGGAGCTAGTGCCGGATTCACCCGCATCATCGTTTTGTGGAGAGGCTTGAGAGCATCTTCACATACTACTTCTAGGCTCTCATAACCCTGCTGGTTTGAGCGCGTCACATGATTTATCAATCCGGTAAATACCGGGTAGTAGTTTGCAGGGTCCAGACGTCCTCGACCGTAGATGTATACCCATGTCATAGGCGTTAAGAGTTGATCTAGCACTGTGAACTCGCCAGTTTCCGCGGGAACGAAAAAGTGGTTCCAGAATAGAAGGGTATCAATCTGGAACTCGGGCTCTTTTCCTGGAGTAAAAAGCCCCGAACGCCTCGACATTGTCGGAAATGTAATCGAAACTGTGGCCGTACTCGGACCTGTCGAAGTCCGTCGCACGGACACATTCGAGATAAAGTGGCGAACAGCCTGATTGAGAAAGTCCTGCTTAGCTTCGGCGCTAGCAGCTATTGGTAGCTGACTTCCAGACAAAAAAGGAATTGAACGGTCAAAACCGAAAGCCTGTGCAAAATCTCGAAAAATCTTGTAGTAATACTCAACCCTTTGAATAGCGCGATCCGTCGCGAACGTGTCATTGACAACTTGGTTGAGGAGTTTACCACTTTTTAGTTCCTGCGGAGTCGCTGTTACGCGCCGTACAAAATCAAAATATACCCATATATCAGGCTGGTAGTGGTTATCTGGAACAGTAAAAGTTTCCGCGTTCATAGCACTACGGATAATCCCATCGGGGATCGGGCGCTCCCGTGAGAGAAGGATCTGGAAGGGATTGACGGGGCCAGGTGGCATTCTTAGATCCGGTCGAAGAGGCCGCCCAGGGATTCGTCGAAGAACTGGACAATGCCGTTTTCAGGTATTTTTAGGTCTTCCAGAGCGCCATTAGCCCTAAGTAGCCGACCAGTGTCAAATGTGTCGAGGGTGCCGCCAATAAGAGACTCTAGCCCCTGGACCACTACAAAATCGGCTCCAAATTTCCAATTCCACGGGTTGTTCGCATCAACAGTAAAAGTCCAGTTAGTCAGGTAGCCGCGAAATATGCCTCGGCTAAAAGTCATCAGGAGGATGTCATTATTCGCATCAAACTCGTGGTACAGAATGTAGAACTCCAGAAAGGTTAAGAATCGTGGAGAAGCTAGCAAAAGGCCGGTATACGGGTACCCGCCTGCGAGACCGGTTGTTACTTCGGGCGTTCCGCTTGCGTTTAGGTTAAGGTATCCTTGTGTATCAAAGTTGACAACTTGCGGAACACTTTGAAAAGCGTTTATACCTCCCGTAAAAGGTGCCGGTACAATAGGAGCGGGCAGAGGGGCGCTTCTGTAAGGCAGCATATTTCCTGTCTGCATCTTGAGGGACACCGTTGTTAGATCCGGTCCCCAGTCCTGAACAACGTAACGCCCGCGTGAAAGAGTTCTAGTCTTTTGAACTTCTTTTGGTGTCGCAAAAGTTACTTCATACGGATTGATTAACAGTTCTACCGCATTCAAATCCGGCCCGAGTACAATTTTCTCGCCTGTGCCTAGCCCCGCAGTAGCCGGTACAGCGCTCCGGATCTGATCGACCGTAAGCTCAGCAACAGCCTCCTTCCGGAATTTCCGGAAGATGATTGCTTCGTGGGATCCGATAGAAGACGCCATGGTTCAAGTACCTGTCTGGAAGATGGCTTCGTGCTGGCCGATGGATGCCATGACTAGGCGTTTGGATCATGTACACGCGGCGCCACAGGGGGCGGCGTAGGGGGCTTAGCCGCCTGCTCCATTCTACGGGCTACCATTTCAGCAGCTCTGTCGATTAGATCTATGTACGCATCTGCTTTCTCTGAATCCAGACCTTTACTTTTAGGCCCCATATAGAACTTACGCAGGCCCTCCTCAAGAGTTCCTGAGCTTTCCAACATTTTGGCCAGATAGCCCACACCAGTCCGTAATCCTGCTTCAATAGATGTAGGAGAAGCTCCTAGCTCTAAGTTAAGCTCTTTACGCATTAATTCGAATGTACCTTCTATAGGCTGCATTAGCCCGGTAGCGGTACTCGTAGGAGCTTTTGCAGTAGGATCAAATCCTGACTCAACTTGAATAATGGGCAGTAGATCTTTCGCAGTAGCGCCTACCTTCTTAAATACATTTGCAAACTCGTCATAAGCCTCAATAGCTTTTTGTGCAATCTTTTCTCTCTGCTCCTGTGGTATTTCTTCACCCGCGTGCCTTCCCCACGGGTAAGTCTTCGGAACGCCAGAAAGAACAGTTTCAAAATCGCCATTACGGAGAACTTCAGCAGGTCTCTGCCTTCTGTTAGACACCAGTGTAAATCCAGGAGACATTCTGCCAACAGGTTCGCCAGTTGGACTGCCAGAAATTAACGGGACTTCGGGGCGGGCTTCCCTATTCTTGTACTTTTCAAGCCATTCAGTAATCTTCTGCACCATTACTTTGGGGTCACCTTTAGCCTCTTCCTTTGCCTGTGCGAGCACTCTGCTAATACCAAAAGGACTTAAACCTGAGCCTTTGATAGCAGCGCCCCTACTTGCTAGAACGCCTTTTCCCCATGGACCCTCATTATGCAATTCATCCAGGACCCCTTCTAATTCAGGAGTCAGGTCAAATTGCGTCAATCCTAGTTCCTGTAGCTGACCTTTGCGTTCCTCTCCCAGTGTCGCCAATGTCTCTTTTGCTCCAAAACCTACACCGGCCGCGATTAGCTTTGTCCATCCTGCTATCTGAGTGGTCCAGTTGACGATGTCCGCCGTATTCTGTTCAATGTTCTTGTCCGTCGTTTTTGGCAGAGTCCCAGTCTTGATAAACTCGTTGTACGCCTCCTCTGTAATCTGGCCCTGATCCTTCATCTCAGTCAATACCTTTTCCTGAGCATTCTTGAAAATCTCACCCATTTTTACGGGGTCGCGGAGAACTGCGTCTCCTCCCTGCACTGTCTCGGCGATGCTACGAGCGATGCGCGCTATCACCTGTGGATCAGTACCAGGAGCTACTCCTGCGGATTTAGCTAGTTCTGCTCCTAGTGCGGCCAAAGCTCCTTCCGACAAATCCGGCATGGATTCCGACAACATCTTCATAAGATTAGCCATAGGCCCAAGAGTAAGGTCAAGCGTGAGCTTGGCCCCTTTAGGTCCCGAAGCTGCTAGCAAGCCTTCATTGATCTTCTGAATGATCTCCAAAGTCTCGTTAAGACTGGTGCCAGGTTTTGCCAGCGCCACCGCCATCAGCTTAGACTCGAAGCTTGCACCTTGTAGACCTAAAGCGGCATCACCGATTGACTTGACCATGTCCTGCGTCATACCGCGAGCTTTAGCGAGTCCAAGTGTAGCCAGCCCCGCAGCGGTGTAGAGGAGCATGAACTGCTTGGGCAAAGTAGAAGCATCAAATTTTAGGCCACTTGTCTGTTTGACGAGTTTGCTAATACCTTCCAGGGCTTCTTCAGGCGAGAGATTACGGATTTCCTGCCCGAGAATCGCGGCCTCCCGAATCATATTCTTGGTGAGCCGCATACCGTCCGACAGGGAACCCCCAAAGTTTCCAGCCTCCCGCGTAATCTGCTTGTAGAGCCTGACCTGCACTTCAAGGGGAACATTGAGAGCAGTCTGAGTTTGAAACATGCTCTTCGAGATGTGGGCTAACTCATCAGCTTTGATCCCTGCTGCTCCTATCTGTCCTACAAAAGACGCAGCTTCCTCGACGCTCAAATTTCCTGCAAACGCTACCTCTCTGAGAGCCCTGCGTACATTCTGTGTTTGGTCAGTTACCAGCGACATGTGGCTGGCTACTTTTAGAACTTGTCCTTTAACATCCGCCATCTCCTGAGCAATTTTTCCTGCGGCTACAGCAAGTCCGAGACTTAGCCCGCCAACAGTTCCAATTCCGCGCGTCAAGCTAGATACGATTCCACCCAGCTCTGGACTGACCCTCCCAAGAACGTCTCCTACCATTCCCCCGGCTTCGGCGACTTTTCCCAGTCCCTTCAAGGGCATCGTCGCAAGAGCTTCTTTGAGTGCTCTCGCTTTCCGATCCGCCTCCTCGAACTGCTCGGGCAAATTTTTGGCTTCCAGTGCGGCGACAAAATCGTCGAAGGACTTTCCCGCTCCGTAGGTATCCTTCTGGAGTTTAATAACTTCGTCCTTGAGTCGCGTCACTTCCGCTTTTGCCGCTTCACTTGCAGCCTTCAGCTTCACTACGCCGTCACCGCTTCGCAGAGCGGCAGAGTTCATCTGAGAGAATAGGCGCAAAGAGCTGCCCAACGAATTGCCGAGCAGCGCGATATTGCGTGAAGCCTGCCCGCTTACATTAGCCGTTCCACGAAGCTGTTGATTGATAGCCCCCAGCGCACGCTCCATAGCGGTAAACGCCTGAAGCGTGTTAGGCCCTATCGACAGAGTCGGGGCACCAGGAGCGGTAGTCGGCGGGGGCATCAGTCTACCTTCAGATTCTTCAACACGTCGGCCAGCACGCCAAAGCTACCGCCCTGCCCTGACTTCTCCAAAGCGATCTTTTGCGCGCGACGAACCAAGTCGAGATCGGCCGCTTTCGGAGCTTCCACACCTGCGTCAGTTGGCATTGCGGGCATTCCTTGGCTCCGACTCCGAGACACCATACTACGCGCGACTGACTCGAACTGCTTGTACCGTGGGTCAGCTTCCCGCATGATCCGAGAACCCTCTCCCACCTTCCGGGCCAGCTCGATCTCTTCCGCAGTCGGGACGTACCGACCTTCTGCGTCCACACGCCGTCCCTGCTCCTCGTACAAAGCATTCTCGCGGACGAAGCCGAAGAAGCCGCCTTCCTCGTGGCGCATGCCGCTGTCTTCGGCCTGCTTCTTGTTCTTTTCCTCGTCCTGGACCTTCTTCCACAGCTCAGGATTGAGCCAAGGCTTGACCGAATCCAACACCATCTTGATGGTGTCGTGCTTCTCCCGCTCTTCCTCGAAGATAGAGTAGAGCAGAGCATGCTTTTGGTGGGGCGCTAGACGGAGGAACCGCTCGTCGGTGGGGAGGACGTTGAATCTTCGGCAGATGTTGAGATCCCACCACCAAGCCCCGCCGCGTTCGGACTTTTTTTTACAGCCTCTAGGTCCTTGAAATACTGGTCCATCCACTGCCCAGCGGCTACGTCGAGCATTTGTATGGTGTGGATCATGAAGCGGTCCTGCAACAGCAGCGAGGCTTCCTCCACCGAGGTCAATTCGGCCCTGTTCAAGCGCTTTTTGACCGCGTCGCGCTCGCTCGGATCCAAGACAAGAGAACCACCGTCGATGGTGACGATGGTACGAGCCAGCGACTCAATCTGATTGGAAAGGGCTTTAGCCGAGGGAGACTGGTACTTGTGAGAGGTCTCCCAGACCTCTAGCCACTCACCGGGAGTGAGGACCTTGAAGACGACCTTGTGGCCGTCTACGTCAATGGGCTGACTACGAGCGTTCGGATTGAGAAAGTCGAGCATGGTCCCTCACGGGACCATGAACTACGCCGGGGTAACCGTCGCAATCAGCACCGTGGCCCGTTCCATGACGAACGTGGTACCCACGCTGATGGTAGTGCCGTACTCGGTAAAGAGGCAGTTCCGGTATGCGGTGCGGACGGGTGCAGCTCCGGCGGGTCGGTTCATGGTCTCAAGGATGTCAAACGGCTGGTTGAAGTCTTCGATGGTACGCACGTCGGTTCCGATGGACTGCATCAGGTTCAAGGAAAAGAGGCGGATTCGTTCCATCGTCGCCGAGATGTCGCAAATGCCCGGCACGATGTCAACAACCTTGGGGCCGCTGTCGAAGAGGATTTCGCGGACTCGATCGACAGTCTTGGAGAAGGTCGGATTGAAGGACTGGAGGTTGCCGATGGGCTGATTGTTTACACTCAGAGTATAGGCCCACCAAATGCTACTACGTACATTTGCGGGGAGTGTGGACACTTGTGCTACCTCCTTCTATGGCATTGGCCGCTTTTCTGCGGCGTTACAGGACAAGCGTAACTTCACGAGGGGCTACAGTATCAGCCGTTGTTGCAGCAAACTCCACGGCTGGATCAAAGCGCTCCCACGCCTTTCTGATTTTCCAGTAGCGCCTGAAGTATTCTATCCATTTCGGCCTGTTGTGGTTTGTAGCCATGTGGCACGCAACGCACGAAGAGATAAGATTTCGGCTGAGGCCCTTACCCGTCTTACCGTAGTTATGATGCTTGTCGTAGTCCACATGGTGTACACTCAGTTTGACCTTACAGCCCTTCTGGTGAATTCCGCAGATCTGGCAAGTGTACCAGTCCCGCTTTCTAATCCTTCGTCGAAGCCGTTTGCTGAATTCAGGAGGGTGTGGAAGAAACGATGTTCCGCCTTTCCAGTTATAGTGGTTTGGACCTGAGAATCGTTCGATCATCTCAGGACGATTGAAGGTCTTTTTCAGACTGGCTGTGATCTTAGCCTGATGCTCTGGCGTCTTCTTTCTACCTTTGTTCCAACTCCCCCAGCCAGGTGGAGGCTTCCAAGGATTCGCAGCTCGCGCCGCTCGAATCTTCTGGCGTGTCTCTTCCGAGAGGTGGCGCCCTTTGAAGTAAGAAGTAGCCCTGCCACGAGTGTGCGCTAGCTTCTGCACTTCAATTTGGCTACGCCTTTTTATTCCGTGAATCTTCAGCCATCTGGATACAGGAGTAACGCTGCATCCGATTTCTTCGGCAATCTCTGCAACCGACATCTCTGCGTACTTTGCTTTCATCCAGCTCTTATCTTTGAGGGTGGCGTAGGGAAGGCGTAGCTTTACAGTCGAAGGCATTCCCATCGGACGTACTGGAATTTTGGCCTTCCGCAAGCTTCTTAGAACTAGGGGCTTACTTACGCCGAGGCGGTCTGCCACTGCCTGCGCTGGCAGGCACTCCACCACATATAGTTGCTTCAAGGCTAGCGGGTCGAGATTGATGCGAGCCGGCATAGAACTTCCTACGACCTGGGACTAGCCCAGATCGTAGCAGTTCTAGGCCAAAACGTCTATTCGAAGGAGGCGGCTGTTGCAGCAAATTCCACGGCAGGGTTGAAGTGTTCCCAGGCTGTCCTAATCTTCCAGTAACGCCTGAAGTATTTGACCCACTTTTTTCTATCCGTGTTGGTTCGGACGTGGCAAGGTATACACAGTGTTGTAAGATTCTCGGGCACGTTATTATGCTTATCGTAATCTACACGGTGAACGCTCAGGCGTGCCTTACAGTCTTTCTGCTGCACACAACATATCTGGCATATCTGCCCATCCCGTGCCCGAATTTCTCGCCGTAACTCTGCGCTAAAAGTTCTCGGATATGGGTACTTTGCAATTCCGCCCTGCCAATTGTGATTGAGCGGACCCGATATATCAGGACGAAATTTTCCCTTACCCTGTGCAACTCGACCTTGCTTAAAAGTTAAGCGGACAGCCTCGCTCCGGCTACGAAGGGGTATCCCAAATTTTTGAAATGACGCTACTACAACGCTCTGGGTACAGCCGAGCTTTGTAGCAATATCAGAAGTTGCTAAAGTCTTGTACTGCTCACGCAACCACGCGGGATCTTGAAGCTCTGGGTACTGCGTTGGACCGTAGATTGTAGCTTTATGGAATTTGAGAACTCGCACGATAGTGGGACGGGTTACTCCAATCTTCTGTGCAACTTGTTCAGCAGAATGGCATTTCTCGTAAAGGTGTAGGATCCGATCGTGGTCCAGACTGTTCCAGATACTTGTAGGATGCCGCTCGATGCCCGAGCTAACCATAAACGTCCAGACTTTGTACTTCGAGACGCCCAAGTTTTTGGCGATCTGAAGGCACGTCATGCCCTGCTTTCGCAGGTGCTTGACGCGCTCTGGGTCGAGGTCTATACGCGCTGGCATGCTACAGTTCGAGGCGGGCTCAGACTGTAGCACACTCCAACTAGCCACGCCAGCAGCTTACTCGAACGAAGCCACAAATGCGAAATTCACGTCCAGGAAACGAAGCGGGAATGCAGGCTTGACTCTCGCCCGCACAAAGATCCTGCGCGGCTCGATCGTGTCCTGCTGCGCCTGCACGTCCCGGAACTCCGCCAGGATTCGATCCTGGACAAGAGTCTGAAGAATGGACGTGACCGAGGTCTCGATCGCACCTTCGGTGTCTGCCGTGATCTTGGTATTTCGGTAGAGATCGAACAGGCGCAGGCGCACGAACTGCCGGAGATAGTCCGCCGTGTCCTGAACGCTCAGGTCTTCCGTGAACACATTGGTCGTGTCCACGGTAATCGGAATCGCCATGATCGTGCCGAGGTTGGCGATATCGGCACGGCGCCGCTTGAAGGGAATGACGCCGTTTCGCCGAAGCTCTCGGGCCTCGTCGAGGATCCAGCTATCGTAAAGCGTGACGCCCGAAATGGGGGCGAAGTTGTTCGGCGCTCCGATGAACGATCCCGCCAGGAGTCCGCCGGTTGCAGCCATCAAGAAGTTCACGTTCTGATTGCTACCCAGCGTAGTCGCTGAAGCCGTCGAGCCCGAGATCGTACCTACCTGGATCGCTACCGCAGATCGCACGGTATGGCCGTCCAGATCGCCCGGAGGACCCTTCACGCCGGGAAGTGCGATTCGGTTTCCGGCGGTCTGGTTCTCATCGAACGGATTCGCCTGCTCCTTGAACGACTCGGCAATCGCCGTCATCAAGGTAAGATCCGTACCTCTGGGGTAGCTGCCCAGCAGGGTACGCTCCCGGCCCTCGTCAGGGGCAGAAGCGGACAGGGCGTGGATGAAGAACCGGCTATTGTTGTCCTCGCCGAAAGTCCAGTCAGCTCTGTCCGGGTCACTGCCGGGATCCATGGGCACCAGCCAGAGCTTGAACTCCTCCACCTTGTTGATCTTCTGCACGGCAATGTCGTAGCTGGGCTCCATCTCTAGTGTCCCGCCTATGGGAGGAACAGTAGTAGGGTTAAGCGGATCCCCCCAGTCCAGTGCGGTCACGCCCGGCAAAGAACCATTGCCGGTAACGGAAGGATGGAAGTCGAGCTGGAGAATGACCACACCAGGCGCGTTGTTCTTGAACGCCAACCGGCCCGCCGCCACCAGCGGATTGACCTCGCGGTCGTCAGCGAGAACCGAGGAGAAGAACAGCTCGCTGCCCCGCTCTCGAATCATCAACTGCTCGTCGAGATACAGCAGCGGCTCGAACGCGCTTGCGGGAATCTCCACGGTGTAGTTGAGGAAATACTTGGTTCCTACCGGGGGCTCTGCACCTCCCGGTGCCCATTCGACCCGTGCGGGAACGGTCGAGCTGGGAGAAGGCGTGATGGTGTAGTCCGTGCCCTCGGAGAACTGCGTCGCTCCCGGCGCTCTGCCGACACCCCAGACAGTCACGACAGGGCTGGTACTCGGCTCCGCGCGCAGATCGTCGTAAGAAGTCGTGGAGCTACGGGTCAGGCCGAGATTGCGTTCCTTGATGACCTCGTAGTCGCCCCGGCCAATAATGGCGGGAAAACGCTCGAAACCCGCGGGCGCGATGATGCCCTGGTTCTCGATCGTCACTACGATGCCAGGAAGACGTTCGCCAGTAGAGAGCGGCATTTTTGTGCCTCCGAATTGCTAAGGGACTTTCGCAATCTTCGCACCCTCAACGCTTCCGCATGAAAGCGCGATTGCATCAAGGGTCGTAGAGAGTTGCAGAAAAGAACGCGGCTTCGATCTCATCCAGGCGGACGAGACGATCTTCCCACTCGCCTCTCACCGGAATCGTAAGCTCGGTCTGGTAGAGACGAAAGTCGGTTGCTACATCCTCTGTCGAGGACTGCGAGCCAAAGCTGGGAGCGTCTGTAATCACGAAGCCGTACTTCTTCATCAGGAGCGCTTTGAATACGGGATGCGCGGTAAAGTACCCCGCCATGTCCGCTAGATTGTCCGCTTCTTCTCTGGTTCTAGCGACCGCGGTAAAGCTCAGCACGAACTCCGCCGCACCTCCGAAAACAGCTTCATTGGGGTCAAGAGATTCGTCGATCTCCATGAAGCCGCCGAACGATCCACTGCCGAGCATGGAGCGGATCTCGTTGCCGTCTGGATTGGTCGGAATCCTGGGAGCTTGTACAGTGGTGAAGCTCAACTCTTTCATCGGCCCCGTAACGGCATTGATGAGCACGCAGGGATACTCCCGGTTCCTGAGATCAATCCCTGCCAGCCCTCTTGTCTGCCCCGTAGCTTGGTCGAGTCCGGCTGCTCTCGCTTCCCACTCTTCGTAGGTTCTGGCAGTCGGCTTTCGTGAGAACTTGATCGCTTCTCTGCCATCCGAGAGACGAATCACATCTCGATCAACCAGGTCGAAGAGGCGCCGAAAGTAATCGACGAATCCGTGCTTGATTCCGCGTGTGAGCCGAAAGTACATCAGCCTTTCCTTTCAACCAGCAGTGCTTCTGTCCAGGCTCTCACACCTGGAAGAGGCTCGGCAATCCGCATGTAGATTCGGGGGGCTCTTCCTGTCTGCTTTGCCATATCTCGTGCGATGCGGATGACAGTGGGAATGTTCTCCGGAGTCTCTTTCGTGCCCTTTTCCTTGAGCGCGATTCTACCCTGGCCGCCTCTTGCCGTCGCTTCCAGCCGATTGATGAAGTCTACGTCGCCTGCTTCCGCCGCTTGCATCACGGCTTCGGTGTAGCCCTGCCGTACAAAGGCGTTCGTCTGCTCCGCCGGCAGTGCCTTCAAGTAATTCTGGAACTGCTGAATGGCTCTGGTATCTACATTAAACATGATTCGAGTACACCTTTGCGCCGAGAAGATCGCTCAGCGCCGCGATTGGCTCTTCCGATTCTACGCGAAGCAGCAAAGCTTTGCGGTTCCGAAAGCACACTTTTTCTCCGGCCAGAAGCGCAGATGAAAAGGGATGCGGGACTCGCAACACGATCGGGCTAGTGGGAGTTTCGGTAGCAGGAGAGATTCGTACTTCGACCGTGCTGTCGGGATCCCATCCTGCCGTTACTTCCGACACAACTCCTAAGAGTTCATCCGGGCAGGCAGAGTGCCAGGCGTACATCAGAATGCCCAGCCTGCGGAAAATACAACGGAGTTGATCCCGCCATTCGGTGCATCAAGGCCGGCATTCGATAGATGGTGGATTCGAGTTCCAAGCTCCAGTTCCTCGATTACACGCACGCTCGCGCCGGCTTGCAGCAGGAACATGACCTTGTCCGCCTGCCCACGCGCCCCATCGAAATCCGTATAGCCCGCGCCTGCATCTGCTCTTGCTGTAAAGCGGCTGTACTGGACACGACCTCCGCCGTACAGGAACGCGCCCCAGCCGTGGTACGGCGCATAGACACCCAAACCTTGAAGGCCGATCGCGCCCTTGAGGTACTCGAAAAGTACAGGAGTTCGACTCTCTACTTCGACCAGACCGAGGCGTGAATCAACCAGGTTCCCGTTTCGCGTACCGCCCAAGGGAACGCCGAATCCCCAGCCTGCTTCGATAGAAGGCTGCGCTTGCGCCGCAGTTGCAAGCAGCAGGAGGAAGGCCAGCGTTCGCATCACGTTCGCACGACTGGAATCTTAGTTCTCGGATCGTTCTCTTCTAGCAGGACTGCCGTGAATTTCTGGCTTTTCAAGCGGGACTGGCCGTTGGCGAATCCAAGCCCCCAGTCCAGCTCGTTCATCACGACTTCGTAGTATGCGTTGTTCGCAGCGCGAACGAGCAGATCGTGTTCGAGGATCACGGGCGTGAAAGGCGGCACGGAGGTCCACCATTCGATTCTACTTGCGCGCGTCATACCCGCAGGCTGCACGGAGAGATCACCGGGTTCGGCAGGAAGCGCCAGTGGAATGATGTGCGGCGCGGTAACGCCGCGGAAGAGGCGCTTGGGGTCCAGGAATTGCCGGTAGCCTCGCAGACTCGTCTCCTTAGAGGGGAAGTTGTCTACGACCGGCTGACGGCTGTGGAAGTCAGTAGCAGGAGAAATCCAACGGTACAGGACGTGAACGGGGTCCGTGCCGTTGTGGGGCGGAGCATTGAGGATGAGGTAGACCACTCCTGGCAGGGGGTTATCACTCGCGTCTACACGCCTTGCTTGAAAGTCGAGAGAGAACTGAGCTGCATTCGGTGAGAAGGTATCCTTGTCCTGAATCTGAGTTAGCTCGATCGCACCGAAGCTGGTCGTGAGCGTCGCCTCGAACCCTTCCGAGTCGGGGAATTCTTCCGGCGGATCTCGCTCTTCGTGCCAGATGACGGTACGCGGCAATCTTACGTCAGGGTCGAGATCATAGTTTCCGAGCGTCTTCACCACTCGATCGGAGTCGTAGCGCCGCTGGAGAAGATAGAACGGCTCGCCTCCAAACTGGAGGTACTCGTCCTGGTGCGCGATGACAATGTCAAGCGCACCCGTGGCGTCAAGGACGTGCCAGGGTTCGACCCAGAAGCGACTCATGCTGTAGGTGAAGGTAAGAGTGGAGCTGCGGGCGGTGCAGCCGGCGGAACTTCGGCTGGGGGAGTAGGCGGCTTACGCGCAGCAAGCGGAGGGCGCATGGCAAAGTACGCGCCCACAACGGTCATGACCAAAGCGCTAAACTGATCGTTCGGAAGATCAATCGCAACTCCCAGAAGAGGACCACAAGCCCTGAGAGTTACAAGTCCGAGGTAGGTCCAGACCACGGAAAGCGTGATGATGGCTCGAATGCTGCCCTCTGGAAGATTAAGGCTCCCGCGTTTCATGGACGCAGTGTCCCACGGCCAAAGCGCGGTACTTTGACGAGTTGTGGCTGCTCACCTTTCGGCTTGATGAGCACCGCTTCCTGCCCGTAGCGGCGTCCGTAATCAAGGGCCTGGCTGAGGGGCATGTTCTCAACGCGAATATCGAGTTCCTTCTGCCCCCGCCAGTTACCCGGCTCTACCCGAAGCCGGGGAAAGCGCTCCTTCAATTCGTCGAGAAGCTGCCAGTGCCGTTCTAGGTTCTTTGCTTCTGGCGCACCAGGGTTGAAGGCGGAGACGACCGCGTACTCCCAATGTTGAGCGTTCCGGCCCAGCCCGTAGTCGAGAACTTCGCGGACTGGATTCAGGAAGCGCCTGCGCTTAGGCGAGCCCATGGGAAAGGTCGATCAGGCGGTCCATGAAGACCTCGGCGAACTGCTCGGCCGCGAACTCGGGATCCTCTTCAGCACCTACCTGGTCGCGGTAGCGCGCTTCAAAAAGGCGGTCCGCGTACAGCTTGAGGTCGCCCGAGTTGACTGCGACCTGTGCGTTCTGGCGGTCTTCCAACCACGTCTTCTCGGCTGCCTCTTCCGCAAGCTCTCGAAGGTCGAGAGCGCTGGACGCCAGCTTAGAGATGGCGCCATGAAGAGCGGATCGGGCAAATTTTTGTCTCACCGCCTACCCCTCTCGCTTTCCGTGAACGGCGCGGTAGCTGACGCTTTGCATCATCGGGCTCCGCGGATCCAGTCCTACCGGATCCAGCTTCCACAGCGGCACTACAGAGGCAGTCGTCTGCTTGCCGACTCTTGCAGCGCGTTGCTTGCGGGCACGCTTGGTATTCTTGCGGACTTGCTTAGATGTCATGGAGTCCTCTCAGGTGTATGGATTTTTCCAGAGTACCGTTACGATGCCCGCCAAGAGTAGCACGATCCAGGCGCGTACGATACCGGCTACGAGCAAGGCGACGAAATTGATTCCTGCCAAAGTTCGAGCCGCAAAGTCCACGGTGCCCTCCTTGCCGGAAGCATCTTAGCCGCTTGCAAGGAAGGAGCTACATCATCTTTTGCGCCGGTAGCCGTGGCGGGCGGCGTGAGCGTCCAGCACTCGCCCGACTTCTGCACGGGCCTTGTCGTTCCAGGAGCCCCAAGGCATCTCGTCTTCCAGCACTTCGCGGCTGGCCTCGATGCCGCAGTCGTAGGAAGAGGACAACGACTTGGTCGCTTCCAGGCAGCTCTCGAAGTGCATGACCATGGCCGCAATCCCACGCTGCATTCTCTTGGCCGCCGCTTCGACCCCGGGCTCGTCTACCCGAAGCCCCCACGCTGCGGGCGTCACGGGAATGTTGTAACGCTGAATATATTTTCCAAGTCGCTTCCGCTCTTCCGCCTTCTTGGCAATACGCGGCATCAAATCAACAACCTGGGCGGGCTCGGTAGGAGGGCTCTTGATAAAGCCTAGCTCTTTGCGCAATCGCGGAGTTCTCATTTTGAACAGACTACCGCTCGCAATTCTTTGTCTAGGTGCTGCCCGCAACGCTTGCAACTGATTGGTTCTTCTTCGACGGTCTTCCAGAGCCGCCCCAGTCGCCCCCACTTTCCGCAGAACATCGTCACGATTTCGTCGCGCCCCTGGACAACATGTACAGTCCCACTGGGAGTGTAGCGGGCCAGGTTCACGCCGATGCGAACTCGGGGAGAGGCAGCCACCGCGATCGATCCTCGGGCGGATCGAGAACGACCCGTACCCACATCGGGTTGATGTATCCCGTCAAGTTCTCCAAGTTGATCTCTGAAACCAGGAGATCGTCTGCGTCTTGATAGATCGTAGTCAGGTAGCCCACGTAGGCACGGGCAGCGTCCTCGCAGGAGAATACGGGAATCCACACGCAACGGCTCTCGCAGAATGGATGGATCATGAACGGCGCATGTCCTTCTTCACGGACGATGAAAAAGACTTGCACGTTAGATTCTCAGGAAGTAACGGAACTCTTCGCACATTCGCGGACTGCCAAACTCATAACCTTCGTAGTAAAAGTGTTCTCCATAGCAGTGGTAGGGCCATACAATCTTTAGGCGGTCCGAGTGGTACTCCACGGCGGCTTTGAGTTTTACCCCGTGCTCTAACTTCAGCCAATCTGCAAACTCGTATATGACCTCGTGAAAGACTTGAGTGTTTACAGGGAGTTCGTACTCCTGCGTGAACTTTTTGCCATCAAACACCATCAGCTTGCAAATACTGATGTCGCCGGCAACGGTCCGGCAGAGAGCGTCCAACCTGCGGCGCAAAAGGGCAAAGCTCGAAGCTGGCTCTGCGTAGGGCTCTTCTTTAGAAGGTCGCGACGTAGGGCGCTCTGGTCGCGGAAGCGTTCGGAATCCTGACTTTGCCAGGATTCGATACGCTTCGTTGATCGCCTTCATCCGTTCCTCGGCCATGTCCCGGAACTGCTTGGGCGCACGGTCAGGGTGATAGGCGAGACTCAGAAAGCGATAGACCTTCTTGATGTCCGCTTTGTCCGCGGACATGGAAACACCTAGCACCTGACAAGCTTCTTGGGGCGTGGAAAGCGGCATACTACCGCCGTGACAATGGATACGCGATATGCACGGCCCTAGAAGCGGCCAGAACCGCCTCTTTCCACCTATCGTACTCGCGCAGCCCTTCCCGCCAAGCGGCTGGACTCAAATCTCTCGGATCGAGCGAAGTAAACGCTTCGTCGATGCGTTCGGCGTCATTCGAGAAGAAGACGGAGCGCCACCCTTCAGGCGGCCCTTGTCCCCGGCCAAAGCCTGAGAATCCGGACTCCTTGGCGTACTGCTGGAAAGACACAATCTGATCGTCCATCACGTTGAAGCTGGAGTCTGAGTGCTCGATCTCATGCCGAAGGCGTTTGACTAGATCATCTCGGGTGCTGAGGTCAAGATCATTGCGCTCCGCCTGGAACTTCTTGAGCACGGCTAGGAGTCCCTGCTCTTCCCAGGTATTCCAGAACTCACCAATTCCCGGACGCTGAAAGCCAGGATCCTCGGACATGATGTCCTGGACTTTTTCGAGCGTGTCTTGAACGGTCTTGCGCTGCTTCTGGATACGGCGTTCGCCGAGGTCGATGACATCGGCCTGAGAGAAGCGTTGAAGTACAGCCTGGAGGCGTTTCATTTTGATCTCGGCCCGAACTGAGTCTTGACCCATTCCAGAGAGCTTGCTCTACCGTCTCCGAACTGATTCCAGAAAGCGTGAAAGGTTCCCTCGGGGTAAGGAAAGAGGGCTTGGTAGAGGTAGAGCTTGTCCCTGATGTTGTCTTTGTCGTGGATCCGTTGAATCTTGGACTCGTAGGGCTCCTGGACAGGAGCAGAGAAGCGGTGGAGGATGGAGGTGAGGGGGCTCATTGTGCTCACGCGAATGTAAGATACTCCGGTGAAGCAAAGATGTTTCGCCGTTTCAAGGGCTCCGGAGATTCTGCTTCGCACCAGCGTTTCGTCCACGGCAGTGAATCAATGTCGGGGAACAGATAGAAAGGGGCTCTCATACCTCCGACCGCAGAGGTCCATGCAGGGGGCTTCTGCCCCTTCCGAAGGGCGAGTAGCTCGATGATGGCGGCAGCTAGGGCTAGTTCTTCTGAACTTCCCAGGCAGGGTCTTTCTACCTCCCCGAGGTTATCGACAGAGCGCAGAAGCTCCATCGTCCACGCACGCACGTAAAAATCGTTCTGTGCGTGCGCAGCAACTGCAATCTTTTCAAGTAGGCTCATGAAGCCTTCCCCACAAATCGTCAAAGGCATACTGCATTTTAAGCTCTCGGCCTTTTTGAAGAAAGGGCTGCAAACTTTCCCAGACACTCTCTTTGCTCGCATCTTCTGCCAAAGCCTTGAGCAGTTCCGTAGCGTCTCCGTAGTCACCCGCTCCACGCCAAGCCCCCAGCTTCAGAGCTAGCAACTGTTCTGTAGAGGGCTGAGAAGCTGTGATCCCTTCTGATTGTACCAGAACAGGACCCTCGGATAGAACATCGACATAGCCCTTGGCCGCATCATTGAGCCAGTCACGGGGCCAGTTGTTCTCTGCGGCTACCGCCTCTGCCCATTTCCGCACGAGCTGTGCATTGGGCGATAGAATGACGACGTCAACATCTTTGGTGGACTCTCGGGTGCGGTAGCCAAGAACCATAGCAGCGCCACCAAGAACGACCAAATGGATCTGTTGACCATCGGCATGGGCAAGTTCGCCGAGTCGGGTAAGGCCGGATTGAATATCGGAAAAGTTGAAGGAGGAGTCTGCGGGAGACGCGGAAAGGCAGAGGCGACGGAGGATAGCTGTGAGGGGGCTCATGCTGCGGCCTGGACGAGACGGGGTATGCCGAGGAAGGTGCGGAGGCGCTTGCGGACTAGCTTGCGGCCTTCCTTGGACTTCAGTTCGCACTCCCACACAATGAGCAATTTCCATCCTGCATCAGCTAGAGCTTCTGCCTTTGCTTTATCACGTAGTACGGCGGCGATCTGCGGAACGTACTTAGGAGTGTACGGCTGATGCCATTCATTACCAACAGCGTGTGCATGCCAAAAGCATCCATTGCACTCTATCGCTACTTTAGTTTGTAAGAGCGCGATGTCGAGGGCTCGCTTCTTACCACGCTGGTAGCGATGGTCAAAAGTGTAATCAGTTTGAAACTCTACCCCCAGTTTGCGCAAAATTCTCTGGACACGGCGTTCAGGTAGCGAATCCTTGACTGGCTGGCAACGGCGTAACGGAATACCGAACTTCTTCACTCGGTCGGCTATGGTACTCGTGGTGCAATGAAAGCATCGAGCAATTTCCGGAATTGTCAGCTTTTGAGCTGTATAGAGCCCTTCTAGCGACTCTTTTGTAATATCGGGCCTTCGCTCACGATCCGGCCAGTTACCAGCTTCGATTGTTCTTTTAGCCCAAATCTTCGTCGCCGTTACTGTATCGCGCCTTTTTACCCCACTTCTTTCCAGGCGGTCAATAATAGTAGTTGTATCAACTTTAAGTTCTGCTGCAAGACTCGAAGCGCTCCTGCCGTCCTTGTATTGAACGACTATGTACGCATCATCAAGCTCTTTAGCCGCAAAACTCTTCCTAACGCTTACCCCTTGTGCAGACATGTAACTGCGTACGGTAAGACCGTCAAGCCCGGTACGGTTAGCTATCTCTCTGATACTATGCCCTGCCTTGTAGAGAGACACTATTTCAGAAGACTTTTCTGCGTACTTCCTCCATTCGTACTTGTAGACTCCCGCAAGAGTCAAACGATTTATTACGATTTTCTCTGTTGTTTCTACTTCGCGTGCAATCGCTCGCGGACCTTTTCCCGTCTGGTAGAGCTGTAAGATACGTTCAGCATCGACCTCAACTCTTCCAGGGCACTTTTCGATGATAACCCCCGCTTCGCGCAGTCTGGACTTGACGAGCTTTCTGGAAACTCCTAAAGAAGCCGCCAAAGCGCTTAGGCTTTCCCGCGCCTTGTAGCGTGCAACTAGCACGGCCGAGTTGAGATGGATTTGGCGTTTCATGCAGCGGGCAATTTTATAGCAACTGCGTAGAACATCAAGGCGTAAATCCGCTTCCTGCAAGTACCCCGCTAGGCCCGCCGACCGACAAGCCGTACCTACTGAAAAACCCCGACGGAACACTACTATTACAGCACATGATCCCGTCCGCTACAAAGTTCTCGAACCTGCTCCCAGGCACAGAAATATCGTACATACGTGGGCTCTTCATAGGCTCGATAGATACGATCTTAGCGCGACAGACTTCGGTATCCAAGAGATGCCCTTGCGCCCTTGGAGGAGCTACGACAATCTCATCTCCCACTTGAAGGTCTCGACCTTTTACCCGTAGAAGGCTGTTCAAGCCGAACCGAAATACCGAGTGGTCTCCCGTGAGAGAAATCGATGTCCTGCTTGACAGACGCACCCGATAGCAGTCCTTTCCCGCGCAATCATGAGAGAGCCACGCCTGGACTTTTTTCCAGGCAGGACGCCCCGTCTTTGTATCGACCGCAAGCACTTCGGGAGATTTGACTTCAGCGGCAAAATCGCCAATTGGAACTGTCTGGATCTTTCCGCCGTCCCTCACAATCAACTCGTGTTCCGCGCCAACAGAAAAGAAGCGGCCAATCGAGTTGTGAGCCATGACGCCCGAAGCCACGAAGTTCTCTACTCCAGGCACGGACAGGTCGTACATCTTAGCTACGTGAACAGGTTCTACTGCCTTGACACGGTCAATCCGTGAAGTGCTGGTTTCCAGACGGTGCCGAAGATCGCAAGTGACAATCTCACTACCTTCTTTCAGGGCTCTTCCTTGTACCGGCTCCAGCCGGTTTCCCTGCACCTCAAACAAGGAGTGATCCCCTGTAATCGTAATGGACTTTCCACCGGCTGTCTTGATCTTGTAGCAGTCTTTGGCAGAAGTGTCGTGCTCCCACCACTGGGTAACCGGATGCCATCCTACCTCACCGCTAGCGGGATGGATCGCCAAGACTTCAGAGCCTTCTCGTGGGTTCGCACAAGCCTCTCCAATCGTAACCGGATAGGTTCGTTTACCCTCCCGTATAAGTAATTCTTCTTCAGTAGATATACTGAAGGAATACTGCATCTGGACTAACACCGATCCTTGACTTCTAAACTGCTGCTTGAACCGGATCAGCCAGTCTTTGAAGTCCGCGAACAGGGGAAGTCCGCTCACCTGAGCAATCTTGCTCAGGTGGTCAATGGTGAGCGCGTTGCCGCCGAGGCTGTAGACGTAGTCCGTGTCCACGGCGTAGATGCCCTGGCTCTCCAGGGCTACCAGGGTAGCGGCCTGGATGAGAACCCAGAGATGCTGGTCTGGGAAGTTGCCGACCCCGAACCCGGTATAGGGCGGCACCATGTTGATGACGCCCGCTCCGAGGTCGAGGTAGACGGACATCATCGCGTCGGAGTAGCCGTAGGTGACGCCTCCCCGCGACGTAATGTTGGTGGACGTGAGGCTCTTGCGGCTCTTGTCCACCATCAGCCGCAGGATGGGGATGTACTTGAAGTATTTGATCGGGGCTACGCGGATCAGGTGCTGCTTCCGGATCTCCCTGGCGTTTCCAGTCCGGAAGCGGTAGAAGGCCAGGTACGTGGGGCTCTGAAGCAATGCTGAGTCAAAACCGTACTTGTACGTGCCCAATCCAAGCCGCTGGACAGCACCACTGCCTGCCTCTGGAAACAGCAGCGTCTCGATCGCGGTCCCGCCGTCGTCCACTAGCTCGATCTTTCCCGCTTCGGGGTCGGTCGTGATGAGCTGCTCGGGAGTCGCGTTCCTGTCGAGTGGCTCGGTCGCCGCAATGAGAATGTCCTCGGCAGTGCCTTGCCTGAGCAGGACAAGCTCTTGATCGCTTCTGAGAGGCTGTGGCTGGCTCATAGCGGGGCTTCCGGTGCGGGCTGATAGCCCTTGTGGAGAGGCTTCAGCTCATCGTAGAGAGCGTTCAAGAAATTCCACCGCGGATTTTCCCCGAGAGCCTCATCTTGAGCCTCTTGTTCCAACTTATACCAGTCTGCTTCTGCACGCTGAAACTCTTCATCACTCTCGAAGTCTTCTTCGCGGGGCATGGAGGGTAGGCCGTAGTTAGCGTCGTAGGAGTGCCATTCTTCCCAGAACTTGTCCTGCTCTGCGTCGCGTATGACTGCGAGTTCCGCTACGGTACCACTCGCTTCAGCAAGCTCTACAAAGGCTTCCGCAACGTCTTGAACGTCGCGCGCCCGGTGGTACTTTCCGACAAGCTCTAACGCCCTACCTACGAGATGCTCCCAAACGTGACCACTTAGGTCGGGCATTACCCCATAGTCGGAGGAACCCCATTCTCTGCCTACGACTTGGTCAAAACTCCAGTCGTCAGCTTCTCCAAGCTTGGGGTGGTCAAGTGCCTGGAACCATTCCTTGAGGAGCGCCTTGTAAGGCTTCGAGGGCTCTGAGTTTGACTTTCCCTTGATCTGCGCAATGCGCGGGTTTTTGGTAGAATGTGGCGTGCTCATTTCAATCGTGACATGTGGTTGATTCTGTGGGTCGCGTAACGAATAAATGTATGAATCCTCTGCATACACCGCTTGACAGTAGGACCCGATGCAATGTTTCATCTTGGCGCCCTCGACTTCCAGATCATTCTTGGACTTGACCTGTTGAATCGTCCATCCACTGTCCAGGCTGTAGACGACATTCTTTTCTTCGTACTCTTCCGGCTCTTGTGTTCCTATCTCCCGGTCCCACTCACGGACCGCGTCTAGTACCTGTTCCGAGGTCATGGGCATGATGTTAGGACGTTTCTCTCTAAACCAGTCGCCAATGTGGTCAATTACTTCGGCGTCTATAGGAGGAAGATCTCGCTCCTGGATGTAGTCGTTGAACGTGGTCCACAGCCTTTCCCGTTGTAGTTCCCGAACACCCAAGAAATGAGCTTTTCGTCGCGCTCGCGTACATTATCCTTCACCCACTGAATGTTGGACCTAGACCGTTCATCCTGATTCTCTGGACGACTTTGCAAGTGCTTGATTCTTGTATCCTTGTCCGCCTGCCGGAAGATCCTGAGCACGCCTTGGAGCGGCAGATCTATCTGCCTTGGATCGCGCTCTGGCGCAAACAGTGGAAAGCTGGAATAAACAGGAACTTCATAGCCTTCCGCTTTCATCCATTCGATGAAGTTCTTGATCGTCTCTTCATTCAATTCTGCCGAAATCTTCTCCAGTATCTTCTCTCGGCCTTCTACAAGGCGGTCGATAAACTCACCCTCAGCTTTCATCTCTAGCTCGGAACGATACTCGCTTTGGTACCAATCATCTACGTCCAACTCATCCAAAACGGTATAAGCCTCTTCCTGCTCTTCAGGATCATCCGTAGTAATTTCGATAATGCCGCCCTTGGCAGTGAGATGGGGAACCGAGTCTTCGAGCCACTCTATAAAGGTTCTCTCTACATCGATCTCTTTTATCAGATCGGCCAGGTCAAGACTGTAAGGATCTTCGGATAGTTTTTTCCACTCTGCTTCATAATCTTTAAAGTCGATGTAGTCGATAAAGAGTCCGATAGCCAAAGGCGGTATGTTCTCCTCCATCCAGTGTCCTAGCATCCTGCGTGGGTACTCCTCGTCTACTAAGATTTCCTGCTCTGGCCTGAGCTTTCTATGCTCCTCTTCCCACTTCAGATCCTGCTCGATCCACTCCTGCGTCCGCTCTATCGCGGACTCTTTGAGATCATCTATTTCATAGTGGTCGGCGTACTCATGGCGTAAGTTCACACCAAGACTATTGGTCAACTTTTCGAGCGTGTACGCGCCAATGCCTATGAGAGGTCTTCGGATCTCGTCGATAACTTTTTCGCCTACTTCCCGATCACGAACGTCTTTGTACTGACGAGATTCTGGATGTGCCAGCACGTACTTCTCGCCGTTTTTCAGGATGAGGTAGAGCGGACCGTCTTTCAGGTAGTCCTTTGAGAACCGTGGATCCTTCACGCACCAGTCTGTGCCGTGACAGAGTGCCGCAGAAGACTCAGGCGTCGTAATCTTCAGTACCTGGTACGTGCCGTCGTCATAGACTTGCTGCGCACCTTCTACTTCCTTGACGCGGACCTTCTCCTTCTTGCTTTCCTGGCCAGTTGCGCTGTCGATCGCATCCGCAAGATCGCCGTAGCTTCTGTACTGGCCGATGTCTTTGGGAGCCTGGAAGCGTGGACTGTTCTTGAGCCGTTCAAACTTGGAGAGCGCTTCGTGGACTTTCTCGGTATCTTCTGGAAACCGGATCTGCTCCGCCTGCACCTGACGGACGATCCAGGACAGATACTTCTTGGCAAGCGATGGATCGGCTTCCGCCGCTTCTCGGATCTCGGCTTCACCGAACTGCGGAAATGCTTTGAGCAGGCCGGGTAGCCTCTCTTCAAGCCCTGCTTGAATGAGACGGGCTAGGACTCTTTTCAGCGCGGCCGGAGCCCAGGCACCTCCCTGCTCCTGACTTCTCGTACCTCGTTGAAAGTTTCCGCGCGTATCTATGAAGCCAGTGTCCTGAATGTCGTCCCATGCTAGCGAATTGCTCAACACGATCTCGACGTGAGGCTGGTCAAACTCTCCCACGATGACCTCGCCGTCGGTAAGGAGAATCGCCGGGCGGCGCTTTACGAACTCTGCGTGCAGCAATTCATTGGCTAGCAGCAGGGTAGTCGCAGTCAAGGGGCTCACGAATTCCCCCGCCGTGCGCGTTCGGTTTGAAGCATTTCGTAGACCGCGTTGCTCGTCAGGTTCTGGTAAGTACCGGCCGCATCTCGCCACCATCGAGCTTCGGCCTGGTTTGGGCCTCGGGAGCGTACATCAAGGTGTAGCCCGGAATTTGCCCAAAGAGGGTAGAGACCTATTCCGCCCCAGCCGAATCTTTCCGCCTGAATCCAGGAATCAATGAGACTGAGACCTTGAACGTGGCAATCCACGGCTTCCCCGCGGTAATGAGCGGAGTCCGCAGCATGCCCGTCGGCTGCCCACGCGGCATGGATGAGAACAGGCTTGCCGACAAAAGCTCGGAAGATGTCGAGACGGAAAAGGAGTTCTTGCTCGATTTGATTGGGGTCTCCCCACGCATTGACGCCTGGACGCCCAAAGGCTTGCTCTTCTCTTTTGAAGAACTTGAGCGTCTTCCAGAACGCTGCATCAGCTTTCATTTTCGGCTAGTCCCGCCGAGGATGGGGGCGCTGCCCTAGCTGGAGCTTTCTTCCAATCTGGCGAGCTACTTCCTCCCAGGAAAAGCCTGCGGAGTCTCCAGTCTCGACAATACTGCGAACTCGTGAATCTTGTCCGAACCTGCGCTCTAGCTCCTGCCCAAGGTTAACCCAATCAGGTTCCGGGTCTCCCCACTCACCAATCGCTTTTGTTACAAGATCCCCGACCGGCCAGAAATCCTGATTGTACTGAAATAGTTTCACGACTGCATCGACCGTACTGTTGCTGTCCGCCAAGAGGTGTAGTGCGTTTCTTAGGTGTTTCATCAGAGTCCCTCTACTCCGGCAAGATACCGATTCCACGTCGAACGGTTTGCACCACCGACTTCTCAGGATCTACGTCAAACGCCTTGAACAGAATATCTGTGGCTTTCTCGACATCGAACTCCTTACAGGAAAAGAAATCGGCTGATAGATAAGAACGCTGCGGCCAGGTATGAACGGAGAGATGAGATTCCGCGATTATGACAATTCCGGAAACTCCCGACTCCCCCCACGCACGTTCTTCGAGATGCCGTTCCATATCTCGAACTACAGTTTCTGCGTGAGACGGTAACGGAGCAACTCCACCACGGAGCTGCTCTACAAAACGCTGAAGCTCGCTCGCTGCATGCGGGAAACGTACGCAAAGCGGTGGCACTACGACACACATATCTAGGTGCGCCGGCATCTCTGCAAGTACGTGATAAACGGTCTCTAAACTCGCTAGAGCCCCGGGGCTCCTAACCCGGCAATCAAAAAGTAGGTGCAACCCAGTCTGCATGGCTACGCTGCCTCCAGTTTTTCCAGTAACAGCGCTTCTACTTGGTGAGGGCACATGCCGGGATTTTCTAAGTTGAAGGCTTTTCCCGCATTACAGTTGTAGCACAAAGTTTGGTACTTAGTCGGATCATTCTCTACTATCATACGCTGCCACATTTTCCGCAAGCCGCAGAGCTTCCGGTCTCTATTTCCGCCGCCTTTAATACGGTCAATTACTAAAAACTGTAAGCGAGCTTCTCCGCAGCAAGTACACGCATAGCCGTAAAGGTCAAAAAGCCTAAAGCGTAGGCGCATCCTCGAATTGTAAAACTTCCTTCTTATCTTGTCTGGATGCTTTTTCTGATAGCGTCGCTCTCGCTCTTTACGTCTTGGATCAACTTTGTGAGATTTATAGTAGTCGGCATTCCGCTGCTTTATGTATTCTCGCCTCTTTGCGTTCCGCAAACGGTCGGCCTCCCTCAAAGATTCTATATGCTCAAGTCGCCACTTTCTGTTTTTAGCCAGTAATGTAGCCTTATTTTTCTGGTAGAAGGCTCGCTTCTTCTCCAAAATTTCTTGCCGGTTAGTCTGATAATACTCCTGCCTTTTCTTTAGTTCTAGGCTAGACACAATTTAGGCCGCCTTGTCCAACTCCATAGTCCGCCTTTCTACCTCGTGCGGACAAATACCAGGATACTCAAAATTATTCACTTTTCCAGCGTTACAGTTCCAGCACAGTGTCTGGTACTTGGCCGGATCTTTCTCAACAATCATACGTTTCCACATGCTCCGGCTGTTTCCGGAATTTTTCAAATCTCGGTTTCCTCCGCCATTTATATGGTCTATCGCGAGAAATGGAAGACGGTGTTCACCGCAACAGGCACAGCATAGACCGTAAATTGTTAAAACTCTGTAGCGAACTGCGGCCCACTGCTTGCGACCTCTCGCATTCAACTCTTCCCGTCTACGTTTATAGGCTTGGTGTAGCCGCTCTTTATACTGTGGATCATTTTTATGAGCCTGGCGCCACGCTGTACTCTGCGCATTATGCTTTTCTTTATTAGCTTTGTAGTAAGCGCGCTGGTACGCGCGCGAGCGCTCACTGTTAGCAGCCCGCCACTTTCTATTACGCGCTACAACTTTTTCCTTATTCAAGGCGTAGCGCGCCCGGATCTTATCAATGTTCTTCCAGTAATACCTCCGACCTCTCGCCCGCTCTTTTACTAAGTCAACTTCCTTGCGATCAACAGCCATAGCCGTAACCCACCGTTACCACTCCTGCCTGACCATCGCTGTCATGCTGATTTCTGCGGGCAAGTTTTCGAGCAGGTGGTAGACGGTCGGGAGGCTAGCTATCGCTCCTGCCGTGCGTGTACGGCAGTCGAAGAGGAGATGGATTCCTGTTTCCAATTCACAAAACCTTCCTTACGGAGCAGTAGAAGCGTCCGTGATTCTCAGCCGCAGCAAGTCGAGCAGCTTCAGCCCGTCCTCGTGCGGAAGCGCTTCGTAGACCTCGATCGCTAGAACTGGCCCCGCCTCGAACAAGGCGTTGACAACATCTTCGAGGTTTCCGTTAATCCAGGTCTCGGCCAACTCTTGTGCCTCGTTGAGACCCTCCTCACCACCTAGCCCTTTCGTAGAATCTTCCATGGACTCTTCCATGGACTCTTCCATGGACTCTTCCGTGGACTCTTCCATGGACTCTTCCATGGACTCTTCCGTGGACTCTTCCATGGACTCTTCCACGTCGTCTTCCGCGCCGATAGCGCGGATGATTCTACTGAGGCGCTGCATGGGAGGCTCCTTGCGCTACGGCAGCGCGTTGGTAATCGTGGTCAGAAGGTCCAGCGTGCTGTCGCGGAACTCGACGTAGGGCGCTGGACGGGCGGCAGCCACGGGCTCGTTGCGAGTACGGGGCTGACTCACCTTCTTCTGCTCGATCGCGGTACGAACTGTGTCCACGTCCGCAATCACAGCTCCATTACCCTGCGCAGCAGCGATGTCCGTGAGAAGACCGAGGATTTCGTCGCGAAAAGAGCGCCGATTGATCGGAGCCTCGAACTCAACGCCGCGTACGAACACGTCCGAAACCTTGTTGACGCGATAGCCAGCGATACGCGCCAGGAGCGCGGTCACAGTTGCAGAAGGCGCCAGAAGGTCGAGAACCGCCTCGCCTACGTCCAGGGTGGTATCCCGGAAGTTACGAAAGGCGTACACTCCGACCTGCTCAGAGCCGGTCACGAATGCGCCCGAAACCAAGCGGTTCTCGATGTTGTCCAGCTCTGCCAGGATCTCTGCCTTTGTGCTTAGGGCCATGACGTTTCCTCCGTGCCGTTAGTATCTATACGAATCACGGTTCAATTTCGTTCAGCGTTGTGCCTAGTCGCAAACACAGGCAAGTTCTAGGTCAACTGCGGCGCTAAAAGTAGAAAACAGACTCGCCACATTCACGCCAAGAGCGTCGGGAGAGTTGGTGCAGGTTGGTCCCGAATGAGTCGTCACGCCTGCCGGGTAGATCGTCAGTCCAGTTCCCCCGCTAGTGTTCCACTCAAGCTTAGCAGTGTCTGCCGCGTCTATGTTACAGACCCGGCAAGACCGAATGTTTCCGGCACAGGACGCTGGCAAAGTAACGGACTGGTCGGATCCATTGGGAGAAGCTGTGGTCGTGTTGACTTCTCCGCCGTTCTGAGAGACGCCGTTCACACGAAGACCGTAAACTCCATCTCCAGGGAGTTGGTACAAATCGCCCACCGCGTCGCGCAAGCCAACTGCAAGCGCGCCCGTAGGCGCGTCGGCGCCGTGGATTGCAGCAAGCTGCTCCACCACTGCATTGGCAGCGTCCTTCGCCGCGATTACTGGAGCACCTGTAGTGCTCGTCAACAGGCGTCTTGCATTTCCATCTTGAGACGTGCCTCCCACGTTGAGAAGTCCTGTGGGAACGGGGGAGTCGTGAGTACCGACAAAATTCGAGATTGCTGTTCCATCAATCTTATCCAAGTCTACTACAAAGGTACCAGACCCGTAGTCAACTGTGAGCGATGATCCACCGTCCGATACATGCAGATTACCGCTCGAAGAATTCAAAATGCTGATGTACCCGGCCACGTTATCAAACGCTAGCGGCATGTTGAGCAAAGCACTAGGGGTGGGCAGCAGAGGATCAAACGGCGCCGTAACGCTGCTGAGAATTCCCAGAGCCGTTGGCGTTACGCCCTCCAGTCCGTAAGTCAAAGACGGCATCGGATTCGCCGTCGATACAGCGGCTCCAGCCACGACCATAAAAGTGGGTAGTGGATTTGCAATTCCTACGGGAGTTCCAGCAATCTGCGTGATGTTTACGGGCTGCTCTCCTGCGCCAGGAGTGGTCGTAATCGATCCTGTCACGGGGACAGGAACCAGAGCCGAGACGGGGGAGAACGTGCCGCTACCGTCTTGAACGTACAGCACGCTCGGATTTGGAGCGGCTGTATAAACCGTTTGGGCAGCAGCAGAGCCTACCCACAAAAGAAGGAGAAATGGTATGTTCCGAATTTTCATGGCGGCGTCTCCTTCTTGTCAGTATGACCTACCCCGCTTTTTTCCTTTTCGTCGGTGTTTTTGTCGGCCCGTTCTTTAGCAGGGACAGGAGACTTGCACTCCAACCCTCTAAGGTTTTTGTAGACTCCGTCCACGGGCGCGCAACATGGAATGCACCCTGGCGTGGGAAGATTTCCGCAGCAGGGAAGGCATTGGCCGCCTTGTAGCGTATCAAGGTCAATCCAGCGGCCACGACTTGCGTCTACCCACCGACTTGTATCAACCCAGTGGGGTGGGGGCATAGGCGCCGTACAAGCGCTGCTCAGCAGAAAAACAAACAGAAATAGTGATTTCATTTTGGTTGTCAGGAGTTTGGATCCCTGTCAGGGATAAGCGGCCACAGCATCCCGAAAAATAGGAAACATTAAGACCGCGATCTCGTCTAGCGTCGCGCAACGATGGATAGGCACACCTCTCACGTATGAGCTTCCTATGAGCTTATTCAGGACCAATTCTTCCGCTTTCAGCGCAGCACTGAGAGCAGATGGATATCCATTTGCTAGATCAGACAACGTGCCTGCTGCGATGGTGATAGAGATGATGCCTGCGTCGTCAGGCACCAACCCACGAAGTAGGGGGCGCCCGATTGGCCTTGGTTGCGGCTTTCCCCGCACTATGATGCCGATGTCAAGACTCGCGCGAGTCTCTTCCACAAAGGCGATGACCGCCGCTCGAACGAATGCAGTGAGGGGGTCACTTGTCGGAGTAATGAGTGCAGTGCCCTCCAAAATGTCAAGCCCTGTAGTTATGAGGGTGGCATCACTGAGAGCACTGGATTGTTCTTGTCCCCGAACAAACACCCCTGAGTGATTCAGCGCAGTGGCGCCGTCAATCACTCGCAAAATTTCTGCTTTGGTCGAAAGAGTCATGGCACGTCAGGGCAGCAGCCGGCGCTGCGGTGCAGTTCGCGCCTACGCCGCAGATCATCCGCGTCCTGCGGATGGGCCATCAAGCGTGCCATCAACTCATCGTGCAGTGTGGGATCCTGCTGCTTCAGCTTTCTGAAGACGCTGCCCACAAGATCAAACTCTTGTGAGTTTGGCTTCACGATTCCCGCGCGAGTACGATCTGGCCCAGCTCGTACGTCACCAGAGCCAATTGCTTTACGACCTTCCGCAAGTCCGCCACGTTGCCGGTGTTGGCGTCGATGTAGGCTTCGATCGCGGGCCGTGTCATCTGGAGGAAGGGCTTGGGCTCGGTCGCGGCCAACTTTTCGGCCTTGACGTTCTTCTTACCCGTCTCGCGCTTCTGCGCCACGGGATCGATGACGGGTTGGATCGTCTGGGCCATCTCAGTTCTTCCTCACATGTAGGGTGTAGCCCTGTCCGATATCGAAGGATACCAGTTCGTCGTTCTCACTAAGTAGGTGTGTTTCCCCCACCCGCTCTACACTTGATAGGTGCTGTTGTACAAAGACATTGGCCGCTTCCAATGGATCGTTTGCCTCAACCACAACCTGCGGATATGCAGAATCGTACCCCCGTTCAGAATCCCAGCGGTTCAACTGAACTTGATACGAGCGTGCAGTAAGGATACGAATGGCACGGATTAGCGCGTACATATGAATCTCCTACACCACTTGCAACCAGTTGACCGTCGTCTGGTCCAGATCCGTCGCGTTGGTCGGCAGGACAAACCACGCAAGGGTCGCGAGCTTGACCCAAGGGGCGACAGGCGAACCGTGGGCCTGGATGTTGTTCTTGATGAGGCTGGCATCCAACAAGATGCCGCAGACCCCCACGTCGTTTGCATCGGTCGAGGGATTGTGCAGCAGGTAGACCAGCACGTCCTTGGGCAGCACCAGGTCAGGAGTGAAGTCAAGTACCTCTTGGGCGAAGCTGTAGGTCACGAGATCGCCACTGGCATCGGGCTCAATCCAGTCGCCCGCCGAAATGGTCAACTGGAGTGCCCCCGTCTGGGCCACCTGGATGCTGCTGGACGAGCCGGAAGCAGCGCCATCGACAAGGTGTTGGACGAGCGCCATGGCTACTCCTCCACCGCCATGATGTCAACCGACTCGACATCGGTCGCGGTACCACCAAAATGATACCGGAGTCCCGTCTTGGTCAGGTTCGTGATGCTCCCGGCCTTCGGGTTGTTCCCCGTGATCTTGTCACCCTGGCTGATCTTCGGAACTTTGGCGAACGCTTTGGAGAACACAACGTCCGCAAATCCCTGGCCCCCTGATGGGTTCTGAACCGTGAACGACTGAAGGTTGACCCCAACGGCATAATGTTTTGGCATCGTTACACCAGATCCGTATCTATCAGTCCAAAGGCGGTGACCCGCAACTTCCAGAGGGCTCCGTTAGGACTCCGCAAATACAAAGGCTCCTCGGGGTAAGGGCTCGGATGGGCCGCGATCACGTTGGTAAGGGCGGTCTGCTCTGCTCCAGTCAGCGTGTCCGCCATCACGACGATCCCATTTGGATCAGCGTAGTCGATCCGCACGACGGAAGGCGCGATCCCAGGGTAGGCATTGATCTCGATGTGGAGCTTACCAGCCCGCACACCGGATTTAGAAAACAGATAGTTGGTTTCGGGCATGTTAGTTCACCTTCACGACCGTAAGGGTTCGTTGGTGCGTTGTGCCGGTACCACCCGATACTCTCCACCGGATCTCAATTGCTTGACCCCCCGTTACACCCGTTACGTAGGCGTGGGTTGCGACTGGATACGGATTGTTGGCCTGTCCTTTGGACGGTCGCTCCGTATGGGCCACCTGGACGCCCCCCACGTAAATCGAAATCGTGGTGCTCTGGGCACCCGAAGTATTCTCCAGCGTAGTGGTGAACCAGATAAGGTAGCCGCCCGCCCCCGGCGTAAGGGTCATGCCAGACAAGAGCCCGTCAGTGGGGGATATTGTGGTGGTGTCGCCCGTGGCCGAAACTTGCGCCGGGGTCCCGATGGTGCCGGCAAGACCGCTAACCGATTTGATCTTGGCCTGGTTGCTAGCATCAATCTCCAGCGTCACGTTATCGGTCTTGACCGCGAGGAACCCGGCATCTGCTGCCGCAGCTCCAGTACCATCCGAGTTCCTATCCTTGACGATCCCACCGTACTGTTGCGCGAGTGCCGCGACCGCGACATCCGACGAGATAGTGCCGCCAGACTTCCCAATCCCGTCGCCCGCCGACAGGTACGTGAGGCCATCAACGTAACTTTTGGAGGTTGCGGCAGGAGCACTGGACGGGGTGGTCGGCACCACGACATCGCCTGATCCGTCCCGCTGCACGATGTTGCCCGCGGTTGCGGCGGTGCCGAACGCCTTCTCCGCCAAGGCACTCGACTCTGTACCCAGCAACGTCCCGTTGGTACCGGGCGCGTGGTTCTCCGCGTTACTGATCGCGTGCTGTTTCTTGTGGATCGCCATTTTCAGCTATCCATCTCGACCAACGCGAAGTCGTCGATTGTGCCGGCCGCAACACTGCGGCGGAACGCCAAGTACGTGGAATCGGTCGCGCCCTTCTTGAAGAAAGCCCATTGGTTCACAGCCGTCAGTTGGTCCAGCTCTCCCGTGAAGACGGGATCTGCCCCTGCGTAGCTGAAGGCCCCCTGGAACAGCACAGCGTTCGACCCCGCCTTGAGCCGAAGCTGATTTGAAGGATCGACCTCCAGGGTTGTGTTGTCGGTCTTGACCGCAAGAAATCCTGCATCGGCCGCTGCCACGCCTGTACCGGCAGAATTCCGATCCTTGACAACGCCACCGTACTGCTGCGCAAGAATGGCGGTCGCGACGTCAGCAGCCAGGGGAGTACCAGAGCCTCCCCCGAGTCCATCGCCGGCTGCTCCTGCGGCAATCCGGACCTGATTGGACCCGTCAATCTCTAGTGTTAAAAAATCGGTCTTGGCCGCAGCGTACCCCAGGTCTGCTCCCGCGATCCCAGATCCATCGGCAGTGCGACGAACATCAAGACCGCCGTACTGTTGTGGCGCCGCCGCTACCGCAGGGGCTACCCGTAGGACGTTGACGGCTTTGTCGAGACCGTCACCTGCTTCAAGCTGCGCCGCAGTAAAAGGACTCCACGGCAAAGGATCGGTATCAACAATATCGGTGCCGAAGGGTGCAGTACATACCCACGAGGTATTGATATTGACTGTACCTTCCAACACCGAGATGATAAACACGCCGCTGGCCGAATTCCCCGTCACCAAATCGGAGGAACGGACAGGAGCGCCCGCGAGCTGGACGTCGTATACCCCATTCTGGGTCGCGGACACTTGGTTCTTGATTAGGATGCGGTCCCCCGTCACGAGCAATACGCCGTCAATCGTGTCGCCATTCTCAAAATCGGTCGCGAGGGTACCGGCCACCACGGTGGCGGCCCGGGCAGCTTCGTGGGGTTGCAGCCCTGAAGCCGCGGCATCAACGTACGCCTTGGACGCCGCATCATTCGATTCGAAGGGAACCAGCGGAACATTGATCTGATCGCCGTCTCGTTGAACCAGAGCATCCGACGTCACCATAGGGCTAAACACAATCTCGGCGAGCAATCCTCCACTATCCGTCCCGATAACCGTCTCGGCGGTCCCGGGGTCGTGGTCTCCGGTGGAGGCCAGCTCGTGGTTTTGCCGGTGGCTCATGGGGGCGTCGTCAGTTCCACGGCATACAGCGTACCGCTCACGTTCAAGACCTGGAACGAGGTCAAGTTGACGGTGTCGAACCAAAAGCCCCATGTACTCGTGGGGATCTGGACTGTCGCGGGGGCCGCGGGCTGAGAGAAAATCCCGCGGTACGCATGGGCCACGCTGGCGGCAACGTGTGCATCGAGCGTTGCGCCATCGACCGAAACATCGCGCCCGTCGAAAGTTCCGGGAGTCGTGAAGTTTCCGAGATCGTCAAGAATCGCGAGACTGTTCTGGATGATTTTTCCAGTAATTCCGTCAAACCGAGTAACGGCGTTGTCGGTCGAAACCGCAGGGCCGTCAACATCGCCCAGTGCCCCCGCATTGATATTTGAAAATGCTTCTTCGGCATCACTCGGATTCCCGATATTGGGGTAGCTGCCTTCTACGATTACGTTCGAGGCTGTAATCTGCCCAGAAGAGATAAGAGTTAGGGCTTCAATCACATCCCGGATTTCAACGCCCCGTGCTCGCGGCTCCTTAGCAATTCCCTCTTCCCGTAAAAGCTTGTCAAGAAGATAAGGATTAGGAGCACCCGGTTGCTCACGACCTCGAACAAATACGCCCGTGCCGTAACCACCGACAATTCGCCGAAAGAAATCTGATACGACAGAAATAGCTGCCATGGTAGTTGGCTTAGTTCACGCCAGTCCGTGAAGACGTACCATTCGGTTTCAGACCCAGCAACGCTTCAACTTTGCCCTTGTCTCGTAGAACTTGTTCAAGAGCCCGCTTGAGCACTAAAACTTCTTGAAGGTGTGAGTCAATCTTTTGCTGACGCTCTTGAATATCACTCACAGCATGCTCGATCCTATCAATTCCTTCTTTTGTTGCACGAGCAATGGCGAGAGAGTCTCCTTCTTTGAAGACGCCGGCTAGAGCTTCGAGCCTCCCCATTCGCCCTGCTAGTTGATCTATGTCTTGCTGTAGCAACGCCAAGTGTTGAGCCGCGTCAACCACTTTCGGGGACTCTAGCGACACAAGCGCATTTCGCCGTTTCGGTGGCGCGCTTTGGGGCTTAGGAGCATCTTCGGTGGGTACGACCTCTAAGCCTTTAGAAACTGGTCCCACCTGCTCATTGCCGCGCACGAATACTCCTGTCCCGCGCCTGCGGACAAGCAAACGACCGGCGTAAACGGGCATGTTACAAGTCTAGCCGGGCACCGTCGCCCGGTAGCAGCGCGTGTTGTCAGACCGACAGCTAGCCGCCAAAGACCGACTTCTTGATCGCGCCAATGATTCCGTCGAACCGAGCAAACTGCGAATTGGGGTAGGTCATCCGAAGATGGCTGAGAACGTCGAATCCCGCTTTCGGATTTTCAGGATTGGGGTTCCTGAAAAAAACCTCGAAGGCTCGGCCGTCTTTCCGCGCAGATGCCATCTCCATACCGGAGATAATGAGAAACGCGGCAAGGCCCAGGTCGCCAACCTTGTAGAAACCTTCCGGCGTAGGGCCAAAGTTCATAGGCCGGAACTCGTGGATAGTCGCAGTCGCGGGCATGTCAGCCTACTTTCAAAATGCGAATCGCACGCTGGAGAGAACTCTGCCGCGGACGCAGAACTCCTTCTGCTACATCTGCCGCTTCATCGGTTCCGGTAGCGCCCGTGTTCAACTCGTGCGCCGTGTTGGAGGCTACTTGGTAGCTCTCGTCCTGTATGACGCGCTTGCCGGTCTGGGTGTCCACTACATCCCAGTTTCCGTCTGCCGTGGGCTTGGTTTGGTATCGCATCATGCCGCCAGGATCTGCCGAAGCTCGGAGGCAACTTTACGGAGATTCTCGTGAACCTCCTGCATCGTCGCCTTGGCCTGCGGCAAGATCAGAAGGTGGTAGGACTCGTACAGCTTGAAGCCGAGGTCGGGAACGCGGGCGTTAACGTAGGTTACCAGGTACTCCTCATCCGCGTCGTCAACGCCTTCCAGCCTCAAAACCCGCACGTATTCGCTTGGAGTACACCCAAGCTTGAAGTACCAGTGCTTGTCGTTAGGCTCGGCAGCATGCTCCTCCGCAATCTTCTGGAGGTAGGCCGCGAACGACTTGGGCTTGGCCTGAGCCGTCTTTTCGAACGACGTCCCAGGCCAGACCCAAAATAGAAAACGGTGAAGAGCCGCTGCGAAGTTCAGCGGGTCTTTCATCTTGACGGCTTCGGCGTACTTCATGACTTCCTGCAAGTCGCCATCCGAAGCACGCCAAAATTCTTCCCACTGGTTCCGATTCGCCTCGGAAAACTGATACTGCCCGTACGGACGCCAACGATTTGTCCGGTACCGAGCGGTTAGCTGGGGCATGGCGTAGCGCCTCCGTGCAGAAGTAGGAGGCTATTCTCCGTCTTCCATGTGACGCCGCATCGCCTTCTCTTTCGCTCGTTCCAGAGCGCTCTCGAATCCGGCAGAGCCAGGAACTGCGCTCACCGAAATCTCATCTTCCTCGACTGAGCGCTTCCGCGGCCGGCGAACCGGCTCCTCGGCTTCGTCAGGACGGACGATTCGGGGCTTCGTCTGGAGCGGGGGAGGGGCCTCACCCGAGCGCGTGTTCAGCACTTCCTGCGCCCACTCGCAAACTTCAAAGTTACGAGCGGCCGAGTGGAGGTACTCCAAGTCGCTATCAGTGAAACCGCTCTCCATGGGCAACAGCATGTTGAGTGCCGCCTCCGCGGTCAAGCGCCGATCGTGCAGCTCCTCGACCACATGCAGGACGCGCGGATTGACGAAGTCCTCCAGCGAGCCGGATTCGTACTTCACCTTGAGACGGGGATCGGCGGTACGTGCCCGCAGGGAAAGCTCGGCGATCTTGTTCTTGACGGCATCCACCCGTTCGGGATGCTTTGCCAGGTGGCTCCGCGCCTCCTCGGGCTCCCACAGCTTGAGAATTCCGCGACCGATTGCGACACGCAGATCCTGACAGTCGCGAAGCTGCCGGTTATCCAGCAGTGCGGTCAGGTTGATCGGATCGTGCCCAATCGGCAGGGGCGGAATCTTGAGATCCTTGTTGGGATGGTTCAGTACGAACACTCCCGGCGGCTGCCCCTTGATCCCGGGGAAGCTGACGTAGATTTCCTCGTTCGAGCTGAATACTTCGTGCAGCGTTGTCATGACGTTTCTCCTTTAGTCCTCGTCCATGGGTTCTGCTTCGTCCCGTTCATCCAAGTGGCGGTCCACGAAATGTACTAGCTGGTGGATCGGCACAAGGCCCCTTACGACTTTCACGTCCTTGCCTGTCATCAGTACCGCGCCTAGATCCAGCTTCTCTCCATCGGGCGCCCAGATCCTTCCGGAAACCTGGTAGCCCTCCGACGTCTTGCCCTCGTCTACGGAGAGCCGGAATCCCTCTCCGTACAACTCGTCGATGATGTCGAAAAGTTCTTCCGCGAAGGGCGGAAAGAAGTGGACGCCGCGAAAGACGGCGTCCTCTCTCCGCATCCGGATCGTGTCAGAAACAAGCCGCGAAAGGGGGTATTCGTCACCCCCCTGCGCGGCCAGTTCCCATTCTACAAGCGGGTCCACGCCCACCCGCAGTTCAGCTCAGAAAGCGGTCGAGCGCCAGATGCCGTGCCTTCTTGACATCGCGCTCGCTGAAACCCAGACGAGCCATCCGGGCCTCTCGCAGACTTGCACTCTTGTTGCCCTTGCCGATGTCGGGCATGCCCTTCTCGCGCCGATGCTCCTTGTAGGAAGCGTCGGCGTCGCCCTTGTCCCAGCCCTCCAGCGGCCGGCGGCGAGCCACAGGACGACGCTCTGCTGCCTTGCGGCTGCTCTTGCGCGACTCCATGCGCTCGAACGCGGCGTCGATCTTCACCAGCTCTTCACGCACCTTGTCCTCGGCTTCGGGGCCAAAGACGTAGAGCGCCTCGTGACATTCATCCACGCGATCCGCGAGCCCTCGGTAGCCGCTCTTCTCGATCTCCAGCGCGGCGCGATCCAGCTCGTCGAGCGCGTCCTCCCTTGCCTTTCTCGACAGTGCCATTTTTTTCTCCCTTTGCTCGGAAAGGAGGGGCCTTGCGACCCCTCCTCCGTTTTTTTCGCGCTGCGCTTAGGTCGTCTTGAGACCCTTCGACACGCCGGCCTTGGTAATGATGAGTTCGTCGATCAGCTCCCACCAGAACCAGCCCCGCACCGGCTTGCCGGCCTGGAACTGATTCGTCGGCTCGCTGAACAACTCGACCCACACCGGGAAGCCGCCGAGGTACTCAGGAGCGGTCACGCAGAAGATTTCACCAGGACGGATGACCTCGAAGTCGTTCGGACGGCGACCGGCCGAAACGATCACGGGGACGCTGAGGATCATCCCGATGAAGCCTGCCATGACCAGCTCGCGCTGCGTCACGTTGTCCACTTCCTGGCTCATCACCGTCACGAAGTCGGAAATCTCGCGGCGGTTGACCAGAAACTTGTCGGCCACGAGCCGATTCTTCTCCACCTGGTAGCGAATCGCTTCCATGGTGGCGAGGTTGGCGGTGGCAAAGAACACGAGGTCGTTCACCGCAGTTGCTGCGGCGTCGAGCCGGCTACGCAGGATGCTGTCCTCCTGCTTCTCGATCGCCTGCCGAGCACGATCCTGGATGCGGCTCAGGATGTCGTAGCCCGCCTGGTACACGTCAGCCAGGTTGATGGTCGGGTACGCGGACACCACACGCGGGACCGGGAACACGTACCGGCCACCCAGACGGGTTTCCGGGGTCTGTGCGTCCACGCCCACATCGAACGCCGTCGCGAAAACGTCCTTGTCGTACCGGACGGTTTCGCCCTGCCTCACCAATCTCACGGGCAGGATCCGACGGCTGAACCCGTCGTAGTCGAGCGTCTCCTTGACGGGATTGACGAGCTGCTGGCCAAGAATTTCGAACGCCTCTCCGCGGGGATTCGCCAGCGCCTCGCGGATCATTCCTTCCTCTTCCGCAGCCGTGACGTTGATGCCTGCGCTTGCGGTGCGATCCCAGGTCGGGACAGCATCGACCTCGCCCTCCGCCATGCTGTCGATCACATGCTTGATCTGGAACAGGACGTCGCGCTGGTCGTAGGCGTTGATCTCACCCTGACGGTCGAAGACCATCTCCCGCGAACGCTGCTTGGTACCAGCGCGGGTCAGACCGCCGAAAGCGGGAAGGTTGGCGGGCTCGCCAGTGCGGCGATCCCGGTAGGTCAGACCGGCAGGCGCGAGCGGCTTCTTGCCCCCCGTGGCTGCGGCGCCCAGTTGAAGATACGGGTTAGACATTTTCATCTCCTTTTGGAAGGGGCGGAGGAATTTCCTCCTCCACTCCGGATTTCAGTTCGTCTTTGTCATCAGGCCGGGAGCAGAGTCCCGAACTCGACCTCCAGCATCTCGTTGGACGCATTCGGCGGAGTAATCACTCGGCCGAACACTCGCGTTCCCACCACTGTCGTCACGCGCCCCACCGCGTTCACGTACAGGGCATCGTTGACTGCGTAGTCCTGCGCGGTGTCGTACATCGACGTGTAGACCTGAGTGTCCGCCTGAAGGACGGTCGCCAGGCCGTTGCCTAGGGTGTCGTCAGGCTGCCGATCGTAGTTGATGCCCAGGGTCAGCAGCTCGGCCACGGTGATGTTGCGCCGGTAGCGAATCGTGATCGTTCCGCCAGCAGGAATCGGGTTCGCGCCCGCGCCGGTACGGGTGATCCCGCCGCCCGCCGTCAGGGTGTACTCGCCCGTCGCGACCGAGATGTCGGTACCGTCCTCCAGCTCGCCGAAATCCGAGCCGGCCTCGACCGAGGTGCCGCGAAGCTGGATCGGACCGTTGGTCGGAGCGCCGGTACCATCGACGAACGTGATGGTCTCGATCTCGACCTTGGTAACGGTTGTGGTCTTGTCACCCCAGAACATTCCGATCGGGGTCTCGGCCGTTCCGCCGGTCGCCAGAGTCACGATGGTAGCGCCCGAGCTGTCCGAGGTAAGAGCTGCGATGTTGCCCGCCTCCCAGTTCGCACTGGGATCAGCGGTGTAAGAGCGCCGCTTGTCGATGAAGAGCTGCGACTTGTCGATAGCCATTGGAAGTTCTCCTTGATGCCAGTGCCTTACCGGCGTGCGTTGAACATGGCAGCGAGCTTACGGCGGTTCTCCAGACCCGCAGGCTTCGGCACGATGGCCGCAAACCGTGCAGCAAGATCGCTCCCTCTCTCGTCCATTCCGTCCCCGTCCGTTGATGGCACTGCGCTTCCAGCCGCAGCCCGCAGACGCATCGAACGCGCCTCCACGCTGCGCGCTGCAATCTCTTCTTCCTCGGGCTCGGGCGGCATGAGCGTGTTGGCCCGCCGCACCGTCCGCTCCCACTCTGCCAAGCTCTGATCTTCCATCCCCATCCACTCGTTCGCCTGCTCCATCAGGCTCTCGCCGTACTTCTCACCGGCCAGGCGGAACGCCCGCTCGATCACGGCGATCGGGTTGTTGATCCCGACCTTTTCCAGTACGTCATGGAAAGCGACCTTGAGCGGATTCGCGGTCAGGTTGCGGTTGGCGGCCAGGATCGCGATCTGGAACGTCCGCTTGAAACGCTCCATGTGATCCGCAGCCGCTCGCTTGGCGACAGCCGTGATCTCTGCCTTGGAGGCGTAGACCGCTTCCTTGGGAGCCTTCGGGCACTTGGGGCAGTCTTCCATGTCGTGATCGGCACAGCGCGTTGCCGCTACCTTCTCCTCGGCAGGAGCAGGAGTCGGAGCCGTTGCCGGAGCCTCGGGGGCCTTTGCAGCTTCCGCCTCCGGAGCCACGTCCACGGGAGTCGCCTGAAGGCTGTCCATCGCGTCGGCGAAGCCCTTCTTGTGGATGGCTTTCAGGATGCGCATGCCGTACTCACGCTTGGCGTACTCGGACGGATCCACGCCCTCGGGCCGATCGATCCGAGCGATCTTCTGGTTGGTGTCGGTACGGACCACATGCCAGGCGCGCTTGCCGGTCTCGCCCACCAACTGCACAGAAAGGCTGGACTTGGCCGCACCCTTGGGATTGAAGGTGTCCTTCCACATGGGAGGAGTCTTGCCGCGCTCTTCCTTGGTCCGCTTCTCGATCTCGCTCGCCGGATTGAAGTTCTCCACAGAACCCGCATCCGACTTGAGATCGTCGCGCTGCTCTTCGGAGCGCCAGTGATCGCGCAGGGTCGTGTCCGGTCCCTCCGGAACGTCGTGGCTCTGCGCCTTCTTCTCCTTCTCAGCCAATCGGCGCATACGCGCCTCACGTAGATTTCCCATGGGGTAGCTCCTTGTCGCCTTTCTCGCTCCGTAGAACGTCTGGGAGAGGCCGTATTCTTCGCCCGTGACCGTGTCGTCGTCAGTCAACTCGTCTTTGCGCTCGCGGACTTCCTCATCGATCTCGGCAGGAGAGGCTTCATCCATCTTGATCTCGTGCAAGATCTCCTCGTGAGATCGCAGCACGTCCGAGATTTCTTCCAGGCTGTCCTCGATGCCGCGAAGCTGATCGTCAATACCGCTGTCCTCGCCCGCGGGGGCCGGTGCGGGAGCTGCCATCTCCTCTTCGGGCTCTTCGGGGGGCAGCAGATCCTCCACCGGCTCTCCGTCTCCGACCTCTTCCTCGTCTTCTGTCTCTTCCTGTGCAAGACGATCCATCCGATGGCGCAGAGAATCGCGCTCGATCGGATCGACTTCCTCTTCGAGGCGCTGCTCGTACTGTCGCAGCTTCTGTGCAAGGATTGCGTGCATTCGCCTCACCCGAACAAGTGCGCGCCGAGGCGTGCCATGCCCTCGGGAAGACGGTTTACGTTGGCCTTGAAGTAGCGCAGAATCTCATCACGATCGTCCCGGTCCAGATCGAGACTTTCGATCAGGGGAACGGCTCGTGAAGCGGCCTTGGCGATCGGCGTGGGAGCGTTCTGGGCCAACTTGCCCAGCATCGCAATCGTCCGCGCCTTCTTGTCGGCAGGATCGGGAACGTCGGAAAGCTCTGTGAAGGATACGCCAAAGCAGTTCTCGTAGCAGAGCTTTCCCGCCACATGCTGCATCTTCTGACTACGCAGATGAAAGCACAGATCATCTTCGGTACTTGCGTACTTCTGACAGATCGAGCATTGGACTTTAGCCGCCAAGCAGCCCATGCTGCACGAATCTCTCCTACCTGTCTCGTAATCTTGGGCTAACCGAGTATCTTTCGCGCGATCAATGGCTACCAACGCTTCGATGAATTTTTCTTGCGCACTCTCCCGATTGAAGTGGCAATCAGGAATAAAGCCTCTAGCCTGGGTACGATCCGCTGCCTGATGATTTACATGAAACGGAACATTCTGAAACGTCTGGTAGACTTGACAATTACGCGAAGCATCGAACCGGCGAAGCTCCGGCTCTGAGAACATATCGCCGTTTGAATTTGGCGTGTCTGCCGTAACCGCTCGTACTACAACGAAGAGGTAGTCTTTGGGATCGTTCGAGATGTTGTAAATCTCGGAAACGGCATTGAAAATATCCGAGCTGAGGATGTTCTCACGTTCACCGAAAACGGTGAAGCGGGCTTTCTTTTGAAAGCCGCCTTTGGGCGCGTCCAGGACGCGCAAGACGCGAGCTTCGGCAGTAAGAGCAAACATGGCTTTGGGTTTGACCCAAAGCCAGTGTAAAAGCCGGTCAACTACTCAAAATAAAGGGGCGTTTCCTACTTTGCGGGAGGAGGGGGAGCTGGTTCCGCTTTAGAGGGCGCGTGCGGGTTCTGACAGCGCTCGCCAGGCTTATTGAGCGCGCCGCACTGCGGACACGGAACGAGCACGGACTGAACAGGGGCATCTCCGGTCTTGTAAAACATGGTCGCTCCTCAATCGCGTAGGACGCTGATGACCTTCCCATCTCGCACGACAAAACGCTTATCGCCCACGCGAATCGTAGAAGTGGACAGGTTCAAGATGTTCTCGATTCTGCCATGAAGCATGTGTCGGACTTCCTCACGCACAGAGTCTACATCGAGACTCTTGTAGAGCGCAAGGTACTGGAGCGCGGCGTGATCGCTTACCTCTAAGAAGGGGTCCGCGCCATTTCCGTTTGGAGCCTTCTCTCGCAGCTTCTTGGCTTCGGCGATCTTCTGCTGGACAAGGTGGAGTTCGTCCGCCTTGGCAATCCTTCTCTTTTTGAGGTCTTCCTCCGTCTGCCGAGCTTCTTCGTACTCGGCGCGGAGCAGGTCCTGCTTTTCCTGCAAGGACTTGAGCCATGCTCCCAGGTCCCGGTACGGGTTCGGCGCCGCCACGTTTTTAGCTAGGAACGGTTGGCGGCCAGCTCACCCAAATTCCCCGCGCTAGCTTGCGCGGGCGCCCTTTGAAATCGTACGAGGGACCTACCAGAACCGTCTCGTAGATTCCCGTGTAGGGACTCAAATCTCTGGAGGCTTTGATGGTGACATCCAGGAGCCAGGAAAGGTTGTCCCGTCTGTAGCGCTTGAGCTTCTTGTCGAGCGTCGCGAGAAAGTCAGACTGCTTGACGTTTAGCGCCACGAGATCCTCCGGCTAGGACAAGCAGGTCGGGCTTTTCCGCAGGTCCTACGTGCTGCTCGTAAATCGCGGTAACCGTACTATTTAGCTCTCCGTTTGCGATACCGGGGGGCAGTAGTTTGCTATTCCACTCAGCCAGGACAGATTTTCCAAGTTCCGTCAGCTTGTAGTATTCCGCCCTAAGATCGTCTTTGGAGCGCTGAAGGATAATATATTCCTTGTCTTTCAACTTTTGCAGGAGTCCACTAACGTGGGCGTGATGGAGCTTCAAGAGTTCCGCCAGCCTGCAAGTTCTCTCGCAGTGCCAGTTCAGCAAGAGCAGGATAGCGTGCAGAGTCGGGATACGCCTTCCCAGCAGTGCAGCGGCTATCAGCAATTCGTCCACGTAGTCCCCCAAGGCTACACCCGAAAGCCAAAAAATCGAGACCTAGTTTCCGAAAACCGCATCGAGCGGCACTTGCAGCGCTTTGGCAATCAGGCGGGCGTTGCTGACCCGGGGCTCTCTGCGGCCAGAGCAGTATTTCCAGATCTCTTGCGGGCTGATCCCGGACGTTCCCGGCGCCGCTGTTCGAGTCAGGCGGGACAGCTCGCGCTGGTTGATACCCTTCTCCCGCAAGATCCGCCTTAGAGTATCGGCGGTCGCAGACTTCTTCGTCTTCGGTCTTCCCATGCACGTACTATACACCAGCTCGCTCGGAGAGAACGCTCACAAAGGGCTCGATCGCAGGCTTGACTTCTACGAGTTCGGATGCCGCCTCGACCGTCTGCATCATGGGCTCCCTTCCTGCCCGCGGACCTGACTGCAAGTCGTGCAGCTTGAACTCGACCCGCCAGCGTTCGCCGTCGTGCTTCATGTCGTAGATGAGCTGGGCATGGGGTGCTTCCTCCCAGACGGTCTCCTTGACCATCTTCGGCGTACCGTCCTCGTTTTTGAGCAGACCCCGCAAGACGTGGTTGTCTTGCACCTCCCTTACGATACCGGACTTCCGGTAGAAAGACATGATGCCCTGGACATAGGTAAGCCCGTCCCAGGCTTGCACGCGCGCGTTCAGACTCCAGTACAGCCGTCCAAAATTGACACGTCCAGCCAGAGGAGAGTTCGACATGCGCTCCAGCAGGTACTCGCGGAACGCAATAGCTTCTCGGACACGGTCTTCCACCGCATCCGCTGCTCGAACTCGTATCGTCATTGTTACTTTGAGCGGCGCTTGCTGGGATTCTTCTTCAGCCACTCCGAGTAGAGCGCCTGACATAGAGCGGCAGGATCGTCCACGGAGTCGTTCTCACTCAGTTTTTCCATGCACTCGGTTCGCGGATGCTCAGCTTTCGAGAATCGACCGAACCAGTAGTCTTTCAACTGCGGAGGCACGTTCGTCTTGGCAAGCCTGCGCTTCATGCAAGGCGGACAGTCGTCGATACCTTCGAGGGGAGGAAGGCCCAGGGAATCGTTCAAAGACGCAATTACGCTTCGTAGCATGTCCATGACGCTACCCCCTCAAATTAAGAATATGCGTAGAGCGCTCTGCCTTGGAAGCAAGCTGGTGCAAGCGCGGAATCTGCTCGTCGATCTTGTTCACGGATACATGCTCGTATCGCTCAGGGTCCATCCGAAGATCGAGAAGGGCGTGGTACACGCGCAGGATTCTCGTGACATCCCCAATATCTACTTCTAGTTGTGTGAGCATGTCCTCCCAGCTTTCGTAGTCTGGAAGGTAGCGCTTCTCATCTCTGAGAAGCGTCATTAGCTTTGCGATCTCGGGCCACGTCGAGCGCATGAGCGTGTGGAGATAGGCGCGCTGGATTCCCTTCCTACCGCCTTGCGCAATCTGATCGCAAGCAGAGACGGCAAGATCGAGGCAGTCGTCTTCGTCAAACTCTTCTAGGGGGGGATCGTCGGCGTCGTGCATGACAACTACTATACAACTTCAACGCCGTCTTTCCGACACTTCCTGCGCCTTCAGGAGCATGCCCCAGACTTTATCGTTGACACTCGCAAGGACAGACTTCAGCCGCTCTTCCTCTGAATGGTGTAACTCGTCACGGCGTTCAAGCTCGGCTGTCCAGAAGGTATCCCGATCGACAAGCTCTTTTCTATGCTCCTGCTCTCGCCGGTCGTACCGTTGCTCGTAGTGTCTCCAGAGAGCGATAAGGCCGAGGAGGAAGACGGTCGCAACTCCCCAACCGCCTTCCTTGAAAAGCGCGAGAATCCATTCACCCGTCGTCTCCACCATGGACCTCGTGCCGGTTCAGGCTCCGTCGCAGGATAACAGGGCTTCGGTAGCTCAGGCCGTTTCTGCGCGACAGCCGCCCGGGATGCTTGAACCGTCTGCTTGAGATCAGCCAGCTCCTTCGGCCCGATCGCGGCGTGAATTCCATCAACCAGGCTCTGGATGATGATTTCCGTGCCGCCGTCTACTGCTTCCTCCGTCTCCGGACGGGGGACGCGCCGATGCTCCCTGTCCAGCATGACAGCCTCCATCGTTCCTCGCAGTCCTTGCTTTAGGGACGGTACTTAGCCAGGGCTTCGAGCGCACGCAGGTTGTTTCCTGTGGGATCTTGCGACAGGTCGCCACTGGGGCCGTCGAGCATGTTGATCTCCAGGTGGTACGGAGACTTTGCAGCCCATGCACACAGAGCGTCCATGTTGTACTTTTCCGTGCCCCGGCCGTCGGTCGAATAGCCGGTGGACACATGACTGTACATCTCCGCCAGCTTGTCCCGGCAAGCATTCGGGCCTGGCTCTTCCGGGTTGGGGTGCTCCTGCCAAGGATGCAGCCACCACACCCCAGCCGATCCCTGGCCGTCATTGCCGTCGCGCCAGCTCGTATTGTGCGGTCCTTCGGGGCGGTGAGGCGTCGTGCAGGAAAGGAGCGACCATCCGAAAGGCGTGATCTGATCGCGGTACTCATCGATTCCATGCGCCCACTCAGCCCCCATCCACGACTCGTTCGGAGGCGGCTCATTGACGAGTTCCGGCAGCATCGCCTTCTTGAGCCGTGCATCAATCTTGCCGTAGTAGCGCTGTGCCAGGGAGGCAAACGTGGTGTCAGACGGACGCTTTCCGTTAAAGGCGCTCTCCGACTCGGGCAAATTCATCGGAGGCTTGGTATTCCGGTCGGGCTCGTCAAGGCTGACCAGCATGACCGCCACTCCCCGCTTGGCGCCCTCGTCAAGCATCGCGGCTAGACGCTGGTCCCACTCTGCCCCGTTCGACCAGGGTGACACGTAGAGTTCACGCTTGGGCGGATTGTTGGGCGGGTTGCGGTACAAGGCCGTCATGACACGGACCATGTTGCAGTTGTACTGCGCGGCGATCTGCACGATCCTTCGCGGATCGTAGTCCCGACGGCAAAGCCAGGGCAACGCCGCGAATCCCCACAACCTGACCGGCTTACCTTCACCGTCGAGGAGTTGGTTGGTGTTCCGCGGGCGGTTCCACTTCGTCACGTCCAGCGTAGAAGGCGGTGGATCCGGAGGCTCGGGCTGATTGACCTGTTCGACCGCGGTCTTGAACGCCTCGGTCCGGCTCTTCACCTCTGAAGGAGACAGATCGTGACGCGGAACGTAAGCGGCTAGCACCTCTGGATCGGTGTAGCCCAGCACATCCACTTGCACCTTGTTGATGGTACTGCCGCGCTCCGCGCTCTTCGCCAGATCGATTGCGATTTCGGTAGGGGTAAAGTCGCTGAGCTGGTACGCCCTCTGCCCTTCCGGGTCTGCCTCGCGCCCTAGCACTTCAAGGTACGCATCCTTCACACGACGGATGCGCTCCTCTGAGCCTTTCAGGATCAGCGTGAGCTTGTCTTCGGGAGTCTCGGCGTAGTATTCGATCGCACCGGGATCCGGCTCTCGCCCAAGAATGGCGAGAAAGTATCGGCGAACCTTGCCCGCTTGCTCGTTCGTTACCACGTTGAGTTCCCTTTCTGCTGCTCGACCCGAACCCGTTCAAGGAGTGCGTAAACGGATCCCGGATCCTCTCTAGCGAGTAGGACGAGAACGGAGTGCAGAACCTCACGGATCTGCGCGATGTTGACACCATACTTCTTGCCTTCCAGTCTCGCAACTTCCAGAGCTAGATCAGTACGATCAATTCGACGCGCTTCGAGTGAAAAGTAGTCAAGCCTCTGGCGAACCTGGATGAGGGAGTAGAGAACAACCCCAAACCCGCCAAGAGCGCAGGAAAGCATTGCCAGAAAGACAACTACCTGTCCGGGCGTGAGCGTCACCCCTCAAACGTAGCCTGCAACGAGGCTTGCGAATCAGCCTTCGTTGCGGATGCAGGCCAGGAAGGCTTTGGCGCTCTTTCGCCGCAGGAACTCGTCCGGGTCTTTTCCTTCGGGAAGGTCGATTCCGGCCACTTGGAGGGAGGCTCTTTCCAACTCGATCCGCGCTTTCTTCGTCGCCGCCTGACCGGCTTTATCAGAGTCCAAGGCCAGGACCGCATTCTCCGTGTAGCGCGCTAAGACGATTCCGTGGAGCGGTGTCACCGCAGTTCCCATCGTAGCCACTACGTTTCGGATGCCTCGTAGATAGCAGCGGATCGCGTCAAAGTACCCCTCGACCAAAAACACACGGCCCTCTTCCCGAATCGCGTCTTTGGCGTGGTGCAGGCCGTAGAGCAGCAGTTTCTTGGAAAAGATGGAGCTTGTGGGCGAGTTCCGGTACTTTGGCTCTTCGCTGCCTAGAGCCCTTCCTGAGAATCCGACAACTCGGCCGACTGCGTCTTGAATGGGAAAGACCAGCCTGCCCTGGATCAGCCTGCTCAGGTTGGGGTGGATTCTGTCGAGGGCGTAGCAGTGCTCGCCGTAGCCGATTCGGTAGGGAGCCAGCTCATCGAGATCGTACTCGCGTCCATCAAGGTACTGTCTCGCCGTCCTCCCCTGCTTCTGGCGCAGGGCTCTCTCCATGAACTGCGTCGCTATCTCGTGATCCCTCAGCAGCCTGTGATTCCGCTTGAGCGCTGGCGATCTCTGCAAGGCGTTTTCCGATCGAATTGTCAAGGTGTTCGCGGACCTGGTTCAGAATCGCTTCCCAGGACGTACCCACGATTCCGACTACGGTCGCGTTCCTGACTATGTGCATAATACCATCCACCGGAATCCTTCCTCCCGTCTCTCCGACGAACCCGCCACAGAAGATAAAGGCTCCGCCCAGTTTGCTCCCTTTGGGGTAGTGGCCCTGTACCAGGTCATCCACTGTGACTGTCCATGCGCGCTCTTCCAAGCTGTTCTCCTCGGTAGGCTTTCAACCAGGTTTCTGGGTCTTGAACAGGAATACCTTCTTCTACTAGGGGAACTTCATAAGAATCTGCCAGCGCGCGAATCCGTTTTTCTCCCAGAGCCTTTTTTCGACGGTACAGGCTCTTCTCCAGCGTTACCTTGAATTCAATCACACTCAGGGTAACAGCGGAGGGAAGAAGCTGCCGCAGGCCCTCTAGCTCTTTGCGCCAGTGCTCTCGTATGGACTGGGTCAGGTTGTAGTCGTCGAGGTAGACCGAAAACCCACTCCAGAGGGCTCCTCTGAAAATAGCTTCTGCTGCGATCTGAATAAGGTCGTCCTGCGCAGGACTCGACGCGGAAGACATCATCTCGCGCAAGTCTGCTGGACTGACACGGATCCACCCCGGTTCGGCAGATAGACAGTCTTGCCAAAAGACTGTCTTGCCAGAGCCGGGCAAACCTACGGCGAGAACGACATGGATTGGTGCTTCGTGCGCCGCATACACAACCCCCATAGTACACCCCGTTCTCGTCCACGATTCTTCCTCGATGAAGATAGGCAGGGTTAGACGACCTAGTTGTGGTACCACAACTAGGTAGCATAACACGACCTATCCTGTGCGCCGCTTCCTGTCCACAAGCGTGGCGCTTCTACGCTCTAGGTTCAGGTCGGCTTTGATGAGATTCCAGCCCCGTCCTTTCGGATCTTTCGGGTCTTGGGCCAGATGCTCTGCCCCTACATCCCCGCAAAAGCCATAACGGAATCCTGCTCTACGCATGTCGTGGCCGAAAAAAGCGTCGGAGAAGCCCTCGTACAAGCTCTCATCAAACCGGAACTCGATCAACTCCAAGACCTCCCGCTGGACGAGGGACAGCCCCATAAGCCAGAAGGGATCTTCGGGTCGTGCTCGAAACGCTGCCTCATCGAACTCGTCATAATAATACCCCTGAGCCGCATGCAACTGATTTTCGGAAAGGTATTGGCTGAGACGGATGAGCGCATCAGGCGGTGGTAGGACATCGGCTTCTACGCTTAGCCAGTAGTCAAATCCGCCTGTAAGTACCCGCTGCCGGATTCGATTCTGACTCGCAGCGATTCGTGCGTGAATGGGAAAGCGGGGGTGGGAGACTACACAACGCTCAATGTGAAAATCGGACAGGCTGGTTAGACGGCGATTGTAGAAATCCTCGCTAGGCGTGTTGTCAACCAGAACTAGCTCGACCTCAAACTGTGACTTGGAAAATTCTCGAAGCTCTCGGAGCGAGGTAACGTAGCGCTCCAGTGCGTACTCCTTGCACGCATGGATTGGAGCACCTGCTACTACTTTGAAGCTAGGCAAGCGGAAGATCACCGTTAAGAAGTCGTGCAAAAGTGTTTTCGTACAGAGGCTTCAGTCTTTCCCACGAGATAGAGTCGGCGTAGCGGTCAGACTGTGCAGAGAGCGCAGCTACCAATCCCGGCTCTTTGTAAAGCTCGACGATCTTTCTCGCGATCAACTGCGGCGTAGTCTCGTACACGTCCACCGATGTGCGTGCTACGAAGCTCTTACTCTTTCTCGCGGGCAGGAGCGCCCTTCCCGGCAAGTAGCGAATCTGTGGATCAATCGCAGGTGCGATAACAGGCATCCCACAGGAAGCTGCTTCTGCCATGGCTAGGCACAAGCCTCCAAACTTTCTCGGCATGATGAACACATCCTCTTGATTATACAACTTCCAGTATTCGTCTACGCTGGCATGAATCATTTCGATTCGGGCAGGACACGGATTGTCAAAACGTGCTTGTGTCCGAAGGCGTAAGCAAACGTCAACACCTGAAGGAAGTAGACGCATAGCTTCTAGCAAAAGCCCGGTACCATTCCGGTCGTGGATTGCGGGAATTCCTGCAATGTGCAGGATCGTTCGTAATTGCTCCCTCTTCTGAAAAGGCAGCACGTCTCTACTCACAGGAACGGGCAGAAAGACTTTGTTCCGGAAAGGTACGTCTTCCCACCGCCACAGAGAGGGGGCTGCAAACAAGTCTGGCGCAGGGAGAGAGGAATCCGCCAGGTTGTCCAGAAATTCATAGTTATACTGAAGCACTGTCTTTACGCCACGCTCGCGGGCACGCACATAGAGCCAGAAGTTGTACGGAGTCTCGCACGTAAAGACTATGTCAAGCCCGACTAAGAAATTGTCAAGTACAGGATCATTATCGACACGGTTAGCGGGGTAACAGGACTTGTATATCTCTGCACCAGGGTACATAGCAGGGTTAAAGACTAGACCTGGATTCCAAGCAGGCTGGATTACAAGCGTCTTGTGCGGACGCATGTGTCTCCAAAATTCAAAGGTCTGTACTGCTAGACCCGTTTTGTCTGCACGCACGATAAGACCAATTTTCAAGGTATGTCCGCCGGAGGAGCACCAAGTGGAACTGGACCGTCGTAAGAATTGATTTGCGGAAGAGGCGGATCTGTCTCACGCCCGTCAAGATGAAAGCTCCGACGAATACTACCTGGCGGGGTATATACCCATGTCCCCCATTTCAACCAGTTAGACACTGAACCTTGAATGCTTCGCGCTACTACCCCGTACATAACATTCTCGATCATAGCGCGCGCACGAACTCCAAAATGGTTATGGATAATCCATCGATACCATTCCGTCTTGGCGATGTGAGGCTGCTGGCTCCACTGAATCGCTCGGATCATCGGCAGTCCATCCACATCGCGCGGATCCTTGTCAAGGTACATGTGAAGGCGATAAGGCGAAATCTCGTGCTCCCAGTTGAAACAAACGTAATTGACATCAGAACGGTTTTGCACGACGTCGCACACCTTCGTAAAAGGTATCTCTCCGAACGGGTGAAAATCGTGCTCGACGAAATAGATCAACGGGGTTCTGACCAACGTAAGCGCGTAGCGGGTCATATTGGCTTGGTGCGTATGCCGGTCGAACACGAGTGGCAAACACCCATGAAACGCCGGATCCCAGTTGCACAGGTCAATTAGACGGCGAGTGTACTCTGCGTAATCAGCCGCTCGACTCTGATGTTCCTCCCGGACACCGTCGAGCATAATGATAATTTCGCACTCGGCGATTTCTGGGTAGGTCCGAATCTGGCGAATGGCTTCTGCAATCTTGTCCGTACTAGGGTGTGAAGGTATTGGGCTTGACGGCATAAGAATTGTGACACGATCGCGCAAGTCGTCCCGCACAGGACGCCCAGCAAATCGGGTAATGTCGTCACTAAGGCTCCAAGCCATCTGACGCTTCTTCCCGATCCACCAAGCAGCCGATCGATTGATAATATGCTGACTGCCAACTACGGAGTTAAGAACTTCGGGAAGCTCGGACCAATGATCTACGACGGGATAAGGGGGCTGCTCCCCCCATAAAAACTGCCAGTAGTCTTGCTCCTTCGACCAGGTCGGCATGCGTCGGTCACAAATGGGAAGAGCCCCCGCTTCGAGTGCTTCGTACACTCGAAACGAATCGGGGCTGTCTGAACCCGCAGGACACAGTACAGTCTGAGATCGGAGCAAAATATCAACGTACTCCTGGTATGGATAGCCAGATGCAAATCCTTTGTTACTCACAAAGAGGTGTCCAGGGCGCGTAAGAGCTTGCGCCTGCCGGACACACTCACGCCGAAATTCATGCTGGACTTGTCCCGCAAAAGACCACACATAGTCACGGGCTCGCGACACGGAACGCGCGACTTGAAGCGTAGAGCGCGTATCGCAGCGAAAGCCTGTGGGCAAGCGAAGGGGAATCAGGTCATGCACTCCAGGGCACGGGTACTGTACCCACGTACTACGATTGGCTCCGGTCGGAAGTACCTGCCACTGAAAGCCGTGCCCTTCGTCGCTGGTCAGAATACATACGCTCCACGGGTACGAATTCAGATGTTCAACTATTGTGCTCGCCTGCTCTCGGTACGCGCCCCCGCACACTACCAGTACAGACCCTTCTCCTGGATGATCCCGGGTCAACCGTTCGTCAAAATCTCGCGGCACAAGTCCGGCACCGTACAGGGTGCCATTTAGGAATTCAGCGACAATGCCGTGATCCCACATTCCCTTCGTTCCCTGATACCACAAAACCGGGATTCTGTTCATGGCACCGCCCTATGAGCAAACATGATACTTTTGTAAAAATGCACGCTATCCAGCGACTGCCGAAAGACAGAACAATCAGAAAAACCCGCCACCCGACGAACGTCGCCCACGCCAACCACGTCATCGCCGCGGAGATTCACGTCATCCACCAACCTCTTGAAAACGTCAAGCGCTGTGTCTGGTTTCATGTCCCGCCAAGGTCCAACTTCGGTGATGTACGAAGTGTGAAGATCTTCTACCGCGTAGATACCGTTCGGGTTGAGCCGCGGAAACAAATGGTAGAAAGATGCGACCTGGTGACTGTTGATGTGACTGCCATCGTCAATAATTATGTCAATGCCCAAGTCAGTAATTCGATTTCTCAGGTCGGCGTCAGTCTCGTCCCCGTAAAAGACATGGATCCGATCTTCGTCAAAAACCCACTCCGGGTTAGCCTCTAGCCCGTAAATCTGGGCATACGGAAAATAGTCCCGCCACATTCGTAGACTGCCGCCCTTAAAGACTCCGATTTCCAGCAGCTTGAGTGCCTCTTTACGGCGAGGCTCAAAGTGCTGCTCGTAGCGCCGTGTATAGTTGTGCGTGTAGCTGCTCTTGTCCACTTGATAGTGGATTGCTAACTCGTCGAGATTCATATTCCATACCGTTGTCGCAAGACTTCGACGGAATTAGGCTCCCAGTAGTCAATCGGGACATTCATTCCAAACGGGGTTTCGTACACTTCTTGGTGAGTCTCTCCTCCCCATTTTCTCCGGTAGTAGTCGGCACATGCGCCATAGTTCACCTTTACTCCACTCTTCATCGCGTGAGCATCGGTTTGGCAAGAAGCATTTACTTCGATTTTCGGCAGCATAAACTCGCAGCCTGCTCGGTGCGGATGGAGCTTTTGAATGTGCGCGCGACGCATGAAGTCTGTATCTTCAAAGTACGCAGGGTAGAAGTTCTCGTCAAAGAACCCTACCCGCTTGACCATCTCACGCCCAATCCCTACTAGGTGCCAAGCCTGATTCGTGAGCAGCCCGAACGTGTTTGCGTGGTACTCCTGGAGTCGGACGACCTGGCTGAAGCCCATGTTAAAAATGAGAGACGCGGATACTAGCCAGGTAATGTCTCGATCTTCACGAAGCCCGATGTTCCAGCTACGGCCTACTCCTAGATTTTCAGGGTAGGAGCGAACCTGGATGCCGCGAGCATGGTACTTGGCAGCAAATCCACTAGGACTGTTGTCAACCACGAGAACATTATCCGTTGGAATATCTAGCGTTTCCACACAGCGATCGGTCACACTTTCTACAATGGCTGGAATGACAACAAGGTAGGTCCGCATGACTGTTACAACACCTCAAGAAGAGTGATACCACGTGGAGTCGGCAGGCGGAGTAGGTTCACGTCTCGCAACTCGGCAATCTTACCGTGCAAGTCTTTCCCATCCGGAAAGTGCGCGCCGGCTCCATGTAGCGGAGCCGTATCGTGAAAACAGGCGATGCTCCCCCTTCGCATAAAGGGCCGGTACCGCTCGAACTCGGGGACGCGCAGATGAAACGCAGAATCTGAAAAGAGTAGATCAACTTGCCCTGTAGGATTGTAGTCCATTGAACTTTGGACTACCACCTTGACAGGTAATCCGTGGCAACGGCCCGCGGCGTACCCCGCCCGAAAAGGATCGATCTCCAGTGCTACGCACTGTCCATGTGAATTTCTGGTAAGCGCTAGCCCGATCTCGCGGGTCGTCTGCCCCCAGGCAGCTCCTGCCTCGACACACAAGGCTGGCTGAAGTACCCGTACCAACCCCCCTATGAACTCGCTAACCTCCAATTCCGTAGAATCGGAATCAGTCGAGTGCCAGTTCTCAGGAAGGGGGCAAAGCAGCGAAGGCGCTGTAAAGCGCCGCTCCGAGGCCAGCTCTTGCGGAAAATACGGATCGTCGCTACTCATGTTCAAAATTCCTTCCTTACGGCCTCAAAGAGAGACTGCTCTTGCCACACCCCAAACTCCACAGCTTTCAGGTCCGTATCGTCAAACACAACATCTAATTCCGCGCGCGTCATGTGACTGACCCATCCGTTTTTTACACGGTCTTCAATGTTTCCGGACGCCACGGCGTACGAAAGCAAAATTCGAGGCGCCCACTTCGCGACTGTAGCAAGTGCATGCCGCGGACCGTATAAATACTCCAGAATTCCGCTCATCACGGCAGTGTCCGCCTTGAGGCAAGGGGGCGACCCTCTGCTATCAAAATCGTAAAAAATGGGAGAAGTCTCCACACAGTCCAGAGGAAGGTACAGGCAGTCGGGACTGATTAGCCCCCGCAAGGCGCGACTTCCTGCACCTACATCGATTACGACCTCCCCCGGAACTATCCGAGCGGCCATAATTTTTAAGCGCTCTTCCCACGGCGAAAAGTCTTGTTCGGCAAGGCGTTCCCAACGAGTACGGTCGGTCATCACAGATCTCGAAGTTCCGCAGGAAATGCTGCTAAGAGCCCATCCCGAATACTGCTAACGGCAGCCCTTTCCCTGGTGCGCGTCTGAACTACCAAAGACTCAGTAGAACTGTCCTCTGCCACCACTATAGGGGTTGGAACTTCATCTTGGTACAGACTGCTGTAATCGTGAAACTTGAAAGTCCCTCCGGAGAGTTTGTCTGATAGTTTTGTCCAGCCATTTCTTACCCCGTAAGCGTCCGCTACGATAAGCCCGTGAAGACTGGAGGATAATACTGCTTGAGAGCTTTGAATGTCCCGCAAGACTTGTAGAACAGGCTGGCATGGATCGATCACATGCACGTCCGGATTCCGCCGCAAAAACTTACAAAGTTCATCATCATTCATGTCTACATAGTGAGGCAAGATAGAAAGTTCGTACTTCACGCACTGATCCCATGAGGTTGGGATTAGGTTTGCCAAAAGCGCAGGATCTCCGAGGGCGCTCGGGGTGGCCTGCGGAATGCGGCAACGGGTAAGTAGTCCTCGCACGGCTCGCACTTTTGCATCTGACAGGCTGATTGCGCTCTCCTCGAACATAGCCCCTGTTCCCCATACGAACTGGGAGTAGGAAACGGGGATCTCAGACAAAATGCTACCCACCGAAATCAAGTCGGCCTCTTCCATCGTGTGCGCACGCTCGACGACTACTCCCAGGACTTCCTGCAAGATGAAAGGTGTCAGCTCGTCCCCGAAGTTACCATGTCGGTAGCCGCAGGTGCGCCAGTAGGCTTTCAAAGGAGTTCCGACCAGCCTTCGCGCAAAGCTACATGGCGCAGCATTTCTTGAAGGCGATTCGTGTAGGTACAGTTAGCTTTCACGAATTCGTGCGCGGCGTCGCGAATTCGTAAGCGCTCGTCTTCATGAGCCAAGTAGTAGTCAATCTTGGCCTTGAGTTCATCCCATTGATTGTAGCGGTAAAAGACAATGGTCTTACCGTCTTCAAACTCTTCCTGCATGCCTTCAATAAAAGGGTGAATAATGAATCCGCCCCGCCCAAGAGTCTCGTAGACTCGGTCGCTCGTGTAGCGAGGATGATTGAATCCAGGACATAGTGTATCCCCCACTATGATCTTCACGCTCGCATACAGTGCATTCAGATCCTCGTTGCGCACAGCCGGCTGCCCAGGCTTGGGCCAGTACCGAAACTGTGGTCCGTACCAAGCTGTCAGGTTCTGCTTGATCTTCTGCCGATAGGGCAGCCACTCCGGATGGTAGTCGTCTAGCGCCCCGACAAAACCGACATCCGCTGTAAACCTACTGTCTGGGGCAGCCTTGTAACACTCTGGCTGGAAAACTCCAGCCCGCATGTGAATATGGTTGATACCTGCCAGCCTGAACTGATCCTCTGAACCTCCATCAGCCGTAAAGACGAATTTCGTATTCCAGAATGGATCGCCCACGATCGAGTTCTGACGAGCAATTCCCCAGTACAAGTCAAGATGGTAAGAAGCCGTTGGCACGCCGACCGCGTGAAGATCACGGAAGAGCTTGTTTCCGTCTCCCGCAAAACCCCACGTCCGGGTGTAAAGCAGTAACCGTGTTCCAGTCTCTCGAACTCGCTGCCAGATCGTAGCCGCATCCACTTTGTTCTCTTGCAGCCGGTGGACGCGGTGCCCCAGCGTTTCAAGAGTCTGAGCTACATGATTTTCGGTCGAGTGCCGAGGCTCAAAATTGCCGATATAGGAAATGTCCAACTGTTTTCCTCTTCGCGAACAAACGGCATCCATGAATGCAGCCGTTTCCGCCAGACTGCGCTCGGCTGTACTGAATCTCTGCTGGATCTTCTGCGCGGCCTCCTGCATGTTTTCCACCTGCTGATTACGACTTCCAGGTCGGCAGTGGGCTATATAAAGCGCTTTGGAGACAGGTTGAATGTCAGCACCGTCAAACTCTGCCTTTAGCCATAGTGCCCAGTCTTCCAGCGCGGCGTAGTCATCAAACCCGCCTAGCCGTAGGAATTGCTCACGCCGTATCATCGCGCCTATAACGATGTAGTTACCGCTTAGAAGTGGACGCTTGCCTGCAATAAAGGGAGCGCCCTTCTTGTTATGTACTACCTTAACCAGAGACGGGTACCGCACATCTCCAGGTCCCGCAAGCATCTGCTGAATATACGCAGAATCAAGCTCATCGTCTGCGTCCAAAAAGATAAGCCACGCCGAAGTTGCTGCTTCTGCCCCTTTGTTACGGGCAGTCTGAATGTTACTAGAATGCACACGGATGATCTCGTTCGGCTTGCGCGTCTGATTCTGCGCCGACAGTACCGCTCGCCCCGCTATCGCATTCCAGGTCGGCTCGTGCCCGTACGCGGCGATGATGACGGCAACTGTCTCTTCCGTAGGAGCATCCAAGCGCGTCACGGTCACGCGCGTCGCTTCAGGGGCGACAGGTGGAACCGCTCCAGGCCGTACAGGCGGGATGAACGGCAGGCGGCCTTTAGGCGCTGACTTCGCCACACCTACGGCGATATTCTGAGCAGACTTCGCGGCTACATGCGCTTGGCGATCCGCTAGCAGTGCGCGGATCCTCGCGGCCTTGGCAGCGACCGCAGGAGATACGCCTCTACGAGTAGGAATGACAACGCCGCGCCGCGCCACGATTAGCTTTCTGCCCATCGCAGGTAGAGGTTATATTCGGCGCTAGTTCCGCTATAGATAGCGCGTTGCACGATCCGTGAAAGAATCACATCCAGATCGTAGTGAGCGAGCAGATACTCTTCCGCCTCTTCCCGCGTTGAGAACGTCCCCACCCGCCGAAACAGCAGCTCGCTGAAGCGCTTCAACAGTGGCGCTGGACGGTAGCCCGCAGTCATCGCTTTCGACGTTGGTTGATCGTATCGCGAAGGACATCGGCCACGTCCGCATGCTGCTCTTTGCGCGCCTTGATGCGCGGAGACCCACGTTCTCCCCGCTCTGGCAAGTTTGCAGGCTGGAAGTGATGCCCAACTGCTCTAGGCGTATTCCAGTTCTTGCACTCTTCCAGGATCGTGAGGCGGGCTACTTCGTTGACGGCCATGCCGAGATAGGTGAGATTCGTGCGGCTCATTTCCACTTTGACCTCAAAGCAAGTTGTTAACGGCGTAGGCGACACCAGAATGGAGCGAACTGGGCAGGCTGTCAAGCTCAAACCACCCCCAGTCATCATTTTTCTTTTTCTGCATCAACCCGTCTGCTTCAATTTTAACGCTCTGTACCTAGCTCTTTGCCTTTGCTTAGCCTTTTCCCGAAATTCTGCACGGGTCTTGTACCATCGGTTTTTCTTATCTCTATCCCACTTTCTTACTTTTTCACGATACGCAGAATCTGTTAAAAACTTCTCTTTACGATCTGTACGAACTCTAGCGTTCCAGCAAGCAATGCAAGCTCTTCCGCCACTAACTGCGCGCACATTAGACCCTTCAAGCCTGTGCAAACCTTTCAAGCACATATTATTTAAGTGCGCTATAATAAAAGGATTCCTCCCTCGGTGACAATTTTCTCTCGGAGTTACCGGCTCTAAGTGCTGCGGGTTTACGCATGCTGGAACTCGGCATAAATGGTCTATTTGAAGATTTACTGGAATCGGTCCCACCTGGACGGTGTAAGAGTAACGGTGTGCCCACACTGCTGTACCGTTTACAGAAGTTTTTCCGTAACCCTTTACATTAGTAGGACCTTTCCATAGCCAGCATCCGTCCGATTTCCGGACCCTCGCCCAAAACCTTTCTTCCGATTCTGTCATAAGAGCGCTTTTACATTTGGGTGCACAGGAGATGGCAAAGCCTCTGGACTAAACCACCCCCACTCAGAATTTTCCCAGTTTAGTGCTACATTGCGCGACATCGCTTCCGCAGCGCCTTCTTCCACTTCGACCAGATAAGTAGTGTATGCGAAACCGCCGGAACGATATACCGTCTCGCCCGCTCTATGCACTTCTGGCAGCCCGCCAAGCTCTTCCTCCGCTTCTGAAATTGCGCCTGCCCACTCGCTCTCACCAGGTTCTACTCTCCCGCCGGGAATGCCCCAGAGCCCTGGATCCATCACGTCTTGCGAGCGCTTCACGAGCAGGATTCTACCATCGCCTCGCCGGATCAAAAGTCCGGCTGCGCGCTTGCCCCACCGCACACGACCTTCCTCGTCACGAGAAAGCTCGCCGCCTTCATCGCGCGGAGCGCCCCACTTGCGTAGAATGGCGACTACTGGCGACATGCCTGTCTCACCAAGAACCTGCCTGTCCGATCTCCAATCGTGAGCGTCTCTTCCTTGAATCCGTAGGACTTAGCCAAGTTTTTGTAGTAGATCGTGACTTTGTTTGCGTCCAGAGTAGGATCCCGCTGCCGCAGCGTCTCTTCCGTGTGGATCGCAACTCGATCAATTCCTTTCGATCTCGCCCACTGAAGCAGCGTCGCCATGCCTTCTTCAGCCCAGTCTGCAAAAAGTGAGAGCGCGTACCGCTTCATCTTGTCCAGCTCTTCGATCGTCAACCCTCTTCGCTCGAACTCGGCCTTGGTCGCTCCGAACCGCCACGGCTCCACCTTCTCCAGCACTTGCTCTCGGACCTTCACGTTCTCAATGCTCTCGACGAATTCCTCGTACGTCTCGTGCGTCAAGATCGTCTTGGCCTGATCGAACGCTGTGAATACGTCGCCCTGGATTTCGTCTACCAGGAGAAGATCGTTACTGACCTTGTCCAGCCGGATCCAGCCAACAGTCTTCTCTCTAACCGGATGCTTGGAGTAATGGCTACCCTTGTAGATCACGTCAAGGAATTCCTCGAACTCTTCGTACTTGGCGACTAGCTCATCAAGATGCGCGGAACGATTGATCTGCATGACGATCTGCTTCGCATCCCGGTAGCTAGTCTCGGGATCGTGATACTTGCCGTAGGATACTTCGTACCTTCCCGGCTCCAGGTGCTCTAGGTAGGCTTCAATATCTTCGCGCTTCACAACAGGCTGGTTTTTTCTCAGATCTGTGAGCTGCTGTGTATACCTCTGCGAGATGCTCTGGAACTTGCGCTGGAACTCCCGCCAAGGAAGTTGGTCGAGGTTTTCCCGCTCGTACACTCCAAGAACGTAGCGCAGAGAATCTTCCAGCCGGGAGAGCGTCTGCTGGGGAACGTCTTGGCCCCGGCGCTTGAGCCTAGTTGGAGTGCTCCCGCCTAAGCATTGAATGGCTTTACGCAATCGTTCCATATCAGTAAACCGTATCTCTTTCTGCGCGGCGGTATTGCGATTCCCAAGAAGTCGCCCAGATGTCGTACACATTCCTGTGACAGTGCGGATGGATCCAGGCGTACTGCAAAGTTTTTGTGTGCGGCTTTCTACAGATCAAGCAGTTAACGACTTTGGGGAAAGCACGAGGTTTCAGGGGTTTCTTGAAATTCCGCGCAATGCTCTGCGCGACCTTACGAGCAGCTCTCTTGCGGCACGTCCTCGTACAACGCTTAACGGCAAAGCCTGCCTTGAACTTCTTCCCGCACATATCGCACACCTTCGTGTAGAGCGGGCGCTTCTTTTTCATCGGCGTCACTTTAGAGCGCGCAGCAGCGGACTGTCAGAACCGTCTTTGGCCTTTAGCGCGTAGTCTGGGTCGCAGTAAAAGGAGTAGTTCACTTCTCCGAGAGTTTAAGCAGTCTACGCTTTTTCTTGTTTTTAACGGCAATAAATAGCTTATTATTTTCATAGTAGAGCTTAGAGGCGGCTCTTGCCTTTTCCCGGTAGACAGGGTCTTTAGCGTACCTCTCGCACTTTCTCGCGGCACTAGCCTGCAACCAGGCGTCCGTGCTTTTCTCGATCCGATCGCGCTCTGTACGACAGGCAATACAGGTCCTACGGCCTTGGTACCAGTATACGTTAGCACCTTCTAGCGCGTGCATACCTTTTTTACAGATATTGGTACGGTGTACAATAGCCGAGGGGGCTTTCCCGCGCCCTATATTCTCTGCCTGTGTACACACCTGAAGATGATCTGGATTCACGCAGTCCCTCCGACCACAAACCATGTGATCTATTACTAAGCCCGGTGGAATAGGCCCCATGAACATTTCCCACGCTACTCGATGCGCTCCAACCGGCCTGCCATTCTTAGAAAACTTTCCGTAACCTAAAGCCTTAGACCCGCTCCACAGAAGACAGCCTTCTTCGGACTCCTGGATATAACTCAAGAAGCGTTCTGCAAAGTTAGTAAGCCGTGGAGCCATTTATACCGTCCGGAGCAGCCGATTAGGGCGCCCTACTCGTAGCTCTAAGCTCAGCTAAAAGTTGAGAATCACCGTCTGCTCCGCCTACAAGTCCGTAGCCGTTTTCTTCACGCCAGGCATACCACGTCCACAAATCCACTTTCACGCCCAGCCGTGCCCACACGGCGGGCGTCTGCCGGAAGTAGTCGAGATGCTCGTTGCGCTTCGGACGGCCAAATTCGGTCACCCAGACTTGTTTGCCCTTCTTCCACACATCGTCCACCAGCTCGGCAACCGCAGGCACCCTTTCCCATGAGTCCCCGTACACATGCAGCCCGAACACATCTACCAGGTCAAGACCTCCTCTTTTCACAAACTCTTCATTCAGCCGTAACTTTCCTTCATAGGTCGGTGGAAGCGTTGCCGCAGAAACGAGTAGTTTCCCCGGCGAGCGCCTGCGTATCTCAGGAGAGATCACACGCAACCAGTCTAGGTACTCCCCAAGTGACCAGCATAAAAATCCTGCCGCACAGTTGTCTACTTCGTTTTCAAGTTCCCACCCTATCACCCGGCTGTCGTCGCGAAATTTGTCCACCAGTGTAAGATCTGTAGAGGATGTAAGGATCAACAAGAATCTGGCATTCAGTGGAGAGTTTTTTACCAGTCTTTCTACGAAACTCTCTGTATCTTTTGGAACTTGCATGCGAATCATCGAAGCGACTGCCATGATAGCTGGAACATCTTCTGGTAGGGCTCCACTAGGGTGCAGGTGAATCCCCCGCTGCTTGTAGCTCAGCAGCGGCTGCTCGTCCGGGGGCACGAGAATATCCGCAAGCTCAGCACAAGAAGCTGTCAGCGCAAGCGCGGTCAACAGAGATAGGAAGCGCTGCAAGGATCGGCCTTTCGGGTAAGTTGACATTTTCAGGATTCTTACTATACTACTCTCGTGGAACTAGATCCAGAAGTTCTCCAGGAGATCGCTGAGCGCGCTGCTCGAATCTCTAGTCGTGCTCGGTCCATCAATGCCCGTCTCACTCAGGTAAACGCCAAGGTGGAGGCGCTAGCCCTCAAAGCCTCGGTACGTCGTGATAACCTTGAGCACCTCCTCGACGTTCGAGACTCGAAGGTCGATCCGCTCAAGGTCCGCGTCTAGCGTCCTCAAGACGCTCAAGACGTTGCTCAAGTCGTCCTCACTTACCGGCGCATCTACGGCAGTCAGCAGGCTCAGGACTGCTTGGATCTCTTTCATCGTCGCTCCCAGCCGGGCCGATACACTACGTTGATCTGGCTCGCTTCAATCTTGCCAATGTAGATTGCAGAGTAGGCTCCGGTTTCATCATCAATGGCAGAGTTCCAAGATACTCCCGCCGCCTTTACCTGTTCAAGTATCTGCTCCCCGTTAAGGATTAAAAAATCTCGAATATCGTATTGGGGCTCCTCTTCCCCAAAGACCTTCTCCCAGAGCGCAGAACCGCCCACGTTAAAATCTGGAATAAGCCGAGTAGCGTCTACTTCAACTTCAAGTACGGCAGCGTCCTTACCCCCCCGCACTAGAATACGCTCTAGCCCAGTGTTCGGCAGCATCCGGGTCGTCTACAAGAAACGGGTAGTACAGTCCTTTTTCTAGTTTCTCGTCGAGGAACTCTTCTCTGACGCCGTGATAGAGCGTAACCGTTCCGGCCAGGAGCTTGATGGATTGGCGGAGAGCACTCATACACTGGCTCACCAGATCCGGGTTTCTATCCCGCTCGGCACGACCAAGAATGCGCGGAAGGGAGGACGCCCAATGCGGGCAGCCAAACGAGAAATCTTACTAGCAATCTTCTTCTGCCAGATACGGTACGTGTGCTCTTGCTCCTCTTCGTCACCACGCGGAACGAACGAAATCTCTCCCGGCTGGAATCCCATCTGCTGCGGCAGCTTCTCGTAGTAGCGCCGCACCTTTCTACTCTTTGGCATTCCACCCTCGGAGAGAAGGCCGCCGCGCGTAATGCGCAAAGTATCGTCCGTAGCAAGGTAGAGCATCTTGACGCCCTTCTCCCTTGCGGCCTCAGCAACGGCTTGAATGAGTGCGTACTCCCACTGCCCCAGCACTTTCTCGATCTGAGGCTTGACCTTGCGGTACATCGCACTAGGATCGGCTACATCTTGCCCCTTCTCCCAAAGTGTAGGCCAGCCTTTCGGCAAGTCCCTTGAATCATCTGCGACACCGGCTAGCACCTCGTCGAGCTTCAAAAACTGCTCGTACACATCCGACTGAATCTCGTCCACAAACCATTCCGTATCCGAGAGTGGGTCTATTCTCGCCCAGCCGATCGTCTCTTGACTCCGCACGGGATGACCCGCGTAAGTGCCCTCTTTCAGCAGGTACTCCATGACTTTCCGAGCAGGTGGCGTCATGCCCTCCAACATCTCTTCTGTCATGTCCAGGCGGAGAACGGTCTGCCTGACGTTCCTAGATCGCTGGAGTCCGGTCCAGCCCTTGTAAGAAACATCGAACGTATTGCCGGAGCTATCCAGGTAGGCTTGGATCGACTGCGTGGTGACGTTGTTGCCTTTGACAATACGATCTTTGAAAGACCAGTTCTCAATCCATGGATAGCGCTTCTTGATCTCCCGGAATGGAATCGCACCGCCTGCCACTTCTACCTCTTTGAGAAGGGTGCGGAGGAATTCTTTTCCGGGGACGTACTCCACTTTTGAAGATGCTGCACCTGCACCGCCTATGGTCGCGGGCAGGAATGGATGCTTGCTCCTTAAACTGTTGTACTCCTCTTCTATGTGCTCTACGACATCGTCGAGTCCTGGCGCCAAAGCTGCGGATGAGTCCAAGATAGCGTGAGCCGCTGTAAGCAGCGGCGGAAGCGTGTCAAAGTGCTCGCATAGACTGCGCAGCTTCTCGTATTTCACGGGGAGTACATCGCCCAATTCCTCGTCTAGCTGTTCCAGCAGTGATTCGACAGCAAAATCATGAGCCAACCCTCTGAGCCAGTCGCCCTGGCTGTCGCGTATGAACTTTTCTAGGTCCTCGTCACTGGCATAGTCGCCAATAAAAGCCGGCCATTCATTGCTGAATTCCTTGACCCAGTCAACATTGTAGCCTTTCGATAACCACTCCATCGTGCTGACAACGCCGTAATTAGCGATCTCCTCCTGAAGCGACTCTCCTTCTAAAAAGTTAGCCTTCGCAGAAGGATCCAGTTTACCAAAAACTTTTTCTACGTCATCGGCGCTCACACGATTCTTAGCGAAGAGGTACTCGTAGAATCCCTCTAGCGCTCTTGCGTCTTCGGCCAGACTGTTATTTTCCGCGTACGTCTTATAGTCAGACTCGTCCATGTCTTCTACACGGCTCCGCACTTCCTGTTCAAAGTTGTCCTCTACAAGATCCTCGCTCGGATCCTCCATTCTGTACTTGCCCGGCTCTTCTTGGCAGAAAAGATCATAAAGATAGTCGTGGACTTCCGCGACAAAAGCTTGCTGGCGACGAGTCTCTTCCTGCTGCAAGCGCTCCTGCTCCGCAGGATTAAGCGGAATCAGTTCCAGTTGCCGCGAATCCGTCGGTATAAGGGGCTCGTACACAGGCGGCTGAAGATCTTCCTGCCCAAGAATGCCAAGCGCTGTCTTCAAGCGACTGGCGCCTTTACGGGCGCCCAAATCTTTCACCCACAAGTCCGCGTACACTTCCCCGTACAATTTGATCGGGTCTTCAATTTTCTTGAAGCCCTCTTCTGCGGGCAGCTTCTCGTAGAAGCGCTCCAGCGTCTCGTCTGATGCGCCGCCCCACCGATTCGCCTGGATCTCTGCATTCGTCCAGATCAGATAGCGAATGTTGTTACGCCGTGCAGCATCCTCCAAGTAATCAATAACCATATCGGTCCAGTCGGAGAATCGGTTAATCAGCGCATTTACAATCCGGTGGACTTTCTGCTTGCTCAGTTTGTAATCCACCGCCAACTTGCCAATCACTTCTTTATCGAGGTAGCGGTAGATGCTGCGCATGAAATCGCTTTGAATGTTCTCCACCACCCACGCCTTGCCAGATTCCCCCACGCTCGGAACAGCAATCCACTCGGGTTCACCATCGATGCGGATGTAGGCAATGGCTTCGCCGTAGTGACCTGGCAAACTTTGGCCGTACAGCTTTCGCGCCAGCACCCATCCCGGTTCGCCCGCAATCTGTTTTCCGTCTGCGACAACTGCATTCCAGATTTCATCGGTAGGGTAGAACGCAAACGTATAGGGCACGTCTGATATTGTAGCGCCCTTGTACTCCTTCTCGCCGCGCTCGACATGAAATGTCATCGGATCTAGGCGCGCTACCGCTTCCTGAAGCTCGGCTACGGTCGCCTCTGTTCCAATCCGTGCGATAATGTCGCGCCGGATGTAACCCGGCACGTTGCGGAGCAAAGCCTCGATGTCACTCTGGATGAGCTGTTCATCGGGAGTCCGGCCCTCAAGCTGCTTCTCTACTTCTTGCACACTACGCGGAAGGTGGTCGGCGCTACCGGCATGGTCAATGTCTATTTCTTCAATTCTTGCTTCTTCTGCCTCATCGCGCTTCTCTTGCGCGATCTCCATGAAACGCTCAAGAGTGGGAATGCCGCGGTTGGAGTAGCCTTGCGCCAAATTCATTACCACCCCAGCATCTGCACTGACTATCCAATTATGTTGACTATTAGCTAGAAACTCCTCTCCTAGTGCGTACATGGGATCAGCGTCCGGCCAGTCTACCCCGTTCCACCATTCCTCTTTCCACGCCCGCAAGCTATCAAATAGCAGGACGTCGATTTTCGCCTGATCCAGACTGGGCAGCACAACCTTCAAAGCTGCTTCAAGTTCATCGCCGTCAAACTTACTGCTTACGGGGTCTGCCTCTTCAAGAGCATTCCCCGCTTCCTCGCCATGATCTTTTCGGACAATGTCTACCGCTGACGACCAAATATCTTTCCCGCCGTCAATGCTTGGACGGTCCTCATCATTCCAATACTCCCATACGTCAAACTCGACATCGGTGCGTCCTACGACTACATCAGGAACAAGGTAACGTCCGTAGCGAGCGTCCGCCCCATGGTCCAAGTTCCAGATCGCCTCGTGGGGGAAGAGTTCCTCGATCGCTGCTACAACGTCTTCGCTACGAATCCCAGGCATTGGACCCTCGACGCAAAAAATCGGACACGGCATCTGCCGCATCCGAGGCTACAGGACCGCAACTGAAAAGCGCTAAGTCGGGTTGGACTCGAAGGGAGCTTCTTCGGTCTCGGCTGCGTGAACAGCCTGCTGGAGCCTCTGAAGCAGGGTCGAGCCATTCGGCAACTTCTGGAGAACAGCTTCTACTTCTCGACGTAGATCCGAATTCGGCTGGCGTAGCTCTGGATTGTGCAGGATCAACTGGATGGCGTCGGCCTGGTCCTTGACCCTCTTCGAGTCAAGCTTATAGCCCAGCAAGAGCCCCAGAGAGGGCACGAGAAGCTCCGTACCATGCACGGCCGTACGCGCGGACTCACCGCTCATCGCTGCATCGAGCTTGTCAGGATGGAACACCACTAGCTCGATTACAACGCCTTCCTTGGCGTGCCGCAACTTCACGGGATCCAGGTTACCGCCCTCCCCCGTGACTCGGTCGAACCCGTACTTCTTGGAGAGCGCCATGATTGGAGTGAGCGCGTTGTAGTCCACGGCAAAGTCAATATCCTTCGTCGCTCGCGTATAGTTGTAGACGTGCAGCGCATTGGATCCGATCAAGACGAACTCAACTCCGGCAGCGTTCAAGAGTTTGACGGCATCCTTCATCGCTGCTGCGAAGTTGCCGCCCGCTCGGATATGGAGTCGTTGGAAAGACTCGCGGAGAAAGGTCGAGTTGAGCGCCATCACCTCATCGAGAGAGGCGGTGGGTGCCAAGCGATTCGCCAAGTTCTTGAGCCGTTCCATAGCGTGCAGTCTAGCAGAGCTTGCCCAAAAACGTCTCCGGCCTTACCGTTCCCGCACAGAGGTCAGGTCAACGATTTCGGCCTGTCCAAACCCCGCTCTCACCATCCACGGCTTTGGCCTTGTCCAAAGGCTGAACCGGATGATTACATCTGAAATGCGCTTGGCTGCCTTCTTAGAATCTGCCAGGATCCGCTGATCTACCACAATAACACCCAACTCATACTCCATTGCAAGAAACACGAAATCCCCTGCATTAGAAGTAATCACGATCTCCCCAGCAGCGACCGTCTTCGCGATCTGAGGATCCTTCATTCCCCCCGGTACAGCCTTGACGGTGATGTTCACGGCCTGCAAGCTGTCCAGAATAGAAGAGACGTCTTCATCCAGGACCACACGGCCTAGGGCCATGCCGGCTCTATCAAGCACCGCCTGAACTTTGCGAAGACGTTTCATCGCGATCTCAGAGATAGGCTTGGTGAGGTAGGCTAGAAGATAGTGCAAAGAGGGCGGCAGCATGCCACTTTCGTAGGCCCGGCTCCGCACCGGATCTACAGGAGTGTGTGGCTACATCCCGCTGCGCAGGCGCCAGGGCTTCCCAGTCCCCCGGGCACTTACTGCCGCCCTTCTACTATACCCCTCAGAATCACGATTACGCGCGGGCAGCCTCTACGGCCTCACCAGAAGCAACGATCTGCGTAGACTTGCGTCGAACCCTTTTTAGCGCCTCGACTTGAAGTTCGAGCGGCTGCCCGGCAGCATCGCAACCCTAACTTCTCTACGGCCCCAAAAGACGAATTGCTCTTCTGAGGTAGCCTGCTTGTACCGGCCCGTGCTCGCAATCATTCAGGCTCGGCCGCAAGCGGTGGTAGTAGTTCATGCGAATGGCCCAGTCCATCACACTCTTGACTCTGGACGGCTCAGGCGACTCGCCAGGATCTCCCGTGCAGATGTAGCCTTGCAGATTGTCCTCGACGTCAAACACCTTGATTCCGTGCCCGCCCTCCCAGACAAGCCGGTGCCCGGTCTTCGGATCCTCGTCCTCGATGAGCGGCTCGACTTTGCCGTACTCACCCACGTTCGCGGGATCCGTTTCATCCCACCAGTGCGCGAGCAGATGCTTCAACCGCGACTCTCGCCGGTGAGGCCGAATCCTTGAAGTCGTGTCCATGTAGCCAAGCCTCCGGTAGTCGAACCCTGGCAGAATAGCAATCTTCTGCTCCGGGAAATATCCACGCCTTTCCGTTACCGCGGACTGCCCCACGACCTCCGTAAACAGCGCTGGCAGCGCGGCAGGAGGAACCGTCGCAGCATGCCGGTTGTAGGCTGCGACTTCTCCACGCCCTGAGAAATCAAAGGATCCGGCTAGATGTGCAAGGATGTCATGCACGCCGTTTATCATGAGGGCAGTAACCGTACAAACCGAGACTCATATTGCAATTACAGCACAAAACCCGGTAACCCTCCGGATAGCCCTCTATTCTAAGCTCGTGAAATATCTCGCCCCTGTACCGAGATTTAGCTCTATGCTGCCCACCCCCTCCACGGACGTGATCTAAGCACAAAAATTCGAGTAGCTCTTCCCCGCAGCATGCGCAGGCAGGGTGATCCAGCTTGCTGTAATGGCATAGAGCTTCGTAGCGCTTGCTTCGCCGCCACTGCTTCAAATAAATTCGTCTCCTCTCCCGGAAAACAGGATCCTTTCCCCGTCGCCTGCTGTACTCTCGGAACTTCTCGGGACTAGCTTTGAAATACTCACGCGCCTGCCCCAAGACCTTCGCTCGAAACTCGGGCTCTTCGTGATACCGTTTGCGCTTGGCGGCAAGCATGCACGCCTTGCACTTCCCGTAGGTACGGTAAAATTCTCTGCGTAGCTTAGCCGTCCCGCACCGATTACATATCTTTAGAGTGTCCATGCACGTAGCATAACATGAAAATACCCCGAAAGTGAAGGTTCTGATCTTGGGTAAAGAAAGGGTGCTCCGGACCTCCGGTGAATACCTTGAGCCGGTTGTTCTGCGTTACGTCCTCGACCATCTCCTCCGCATTGGCGTAAGGATTCTCGTCCACATACTCCACTTCAAACTTAGAAGTAATCCTGCGGAAAAGCTTGTCAAGATGAGCTACGAGTGCTTGGTAGGACGGCACCGCAGACGCATCGTGAGCAGGCGCTTTCTCGTAAGCAGTAGCAACGGCTTCGAGGTATTCATCCCAGTCCACTGGCATCAACTTGGCCAAACGCTCAAGTAACTGCGCGTTTTTCTCTGGCGCAGGTGTATAGTAGTCAGCATGCATGACTGCTTAAGCCGCCACTTGCATAGCAGGTAAGCAGCCTTCTCGTTTCACAGAGGAACTTACAAGCGTATCCTCTCCACGAAGGGATAGCAGAGCCCGGTTTAAGACGTTTTTAGCCGCGTTGACATCTCTATCAAGGACCAAGCCACAAGCAGAGCAGATATGGACTCTTTCACTCAAACTCTTCTTCACAGTCATTCCACATCCGCTGCACTCTTGGCTGGTGCCTCTGGGATTGACTTTTACCACTATCCTACCAGCTTCTTCCGCTTTGTAGGACAGCATGTGGAGCAACATCCCCATTCCAACATCTTTGAAGCTACGCCTGAATCCACGGCTGAGACCCTGGCTCATACCTTTCAGGTTCAAGTCTTCCACCGCAATCAGATCATACTCTTTGACCAAAGACTTAGACACTCCATCAAGAATATGCTTCCGAGTTCTTGTAACTTTCTGCCAAGCCTTAGCCAGTACCTTGACGGCTTTCCTTCTACGCTTAGATCCCTTCTGTCTCCTGGATACCGTTCTTTGAGCATGCTTGAGCTTCTTCTCGTTCTTGGCGTAAACACGTTGCCGCTCAATCAAGATGCCGTCTGAGGTAGCGACTAGAGCTTGCATGCCTAGATCAATGCCAATGACTTTGCCAGTCTTGAGAAGAGGAGCTGGAAGCGGTAGCTCACAGGATAAGACGGCGTACCAGCCGTCAGCTTCTCTTTTGACTGTGACCTCTTTAACCTTGGCATCAGGCGGAAGCTCCCGATAAGGATTCCAGCGGAAGTGTCCCAGCTTGGAAAGATGTAGCTTTTTGCTGTCAAACTTGAAACCTGACTGATTGTATGTGAAGGAGTCGTACCGATCCCTACTCTTGAATCTGGGAAAGCCTGGCTTCTCTCCACGCTTGACTCTTCTGAAGAAAGCCTTGTACGTTTTGTCCAGTTTTTGAAGGACTGGGTGAAGAACTCTTGAATAGATCGTGTCATAGCCTTCTACCTGCTTTGAAACATACTTAAGCTCTAGGCACTGATCGTAGAAGCTGAGAGTTCTATTATGCTGCTTCCACTCCAGGATTCGTTGTTCCAAAGCACAGTTGTAGAGGAAGCGGCAGAAATCCAGAAGCCGCTGGAGATTGATCTCCTGGGCCTTGGTAGGTTGGAGGCGGAACTTGTAGGAACGGCGCACGGCTAGAGTGTATCACAAGGGAGTTAAGGAATCACGCATGTAGTAGTTAGTGAAGGGCTCGGCCATGAGTCAACCAGTAAAAAAAATCTCACACCGCTTCACTTGGAGCGACATCATCCGGGAGTCGGCATGGGCACAGTGGATTCGTATGACTCGGCCGCCAGGCTCGCGAATAACGCATACTCCGTGGGGGTGCATCCTCTCCGACATTCCTTCTGCCCAGCAGAAAATTGAAGCTCGAAAACTGCGCCGGGCTTACGAGTCTTGGATCGCCCAGGATGAAGAGCGTGCTCGTGACGCAGAGTTGTTCCGATTCTGGACCGCCGTGTTCCCTCCGCATCGCTTGCTCGTAGAGGTCACCGAAGCTTACGCGGCCGGCTTGCCGTACAAGAATATCCTCCGCGAGTACCGGCTACGGTTCAAAGTTCAGCCTCTCGGCTGGGCAAAGTGGGAAGCATTTGTTCGAGATCCGGAATCCGGCGGCGGAGTTCTCGTTCCATTCCGGGGTAGCCAAGAAGGAACGTCACGATAGCGTCTGGACTCTGAAGTACCACGTCTCTCCAAGAGAGCGGGTACTTGGAGTAGGTGAGCTTGATCCCCAGCTCTTCAAAGTTCAATCCAAGCGCTGGACCGAATTTACGAAACCGGGAAGGAAACTTTCCTATCTCCTCTTCAGGGATGTGCCCTTTGACGTCAAAAGCGAGCGATACGATCACTTCGCTATCCCTGAGACGGTACATGCCCACGGGTCCGCCAGAGGGCTTGAAAATGATGGATTCTTGATCGAACCAGTTTCCCAGCTCCACCGCATCACGCCACTCCACCCCTTCTACTAGAATCGACCGCTCCCGCTCAGCGTAGAATCCGTAGACTGGCGTCCAGGAGTACCCTCGACGTTCAAGCTCTGAAGTCAACTCTCCGTGGCGACGCCGGTTCTCGGCCCTCGACCTGTTTTCCTTTTCAGTGCGCTCCTCGATCTCCCGATCCCGCCAACGGATCCTCTCCGGTCGCGGAGAGGTCTGAAACTCCTTCTCTCGGTCACGCTGTCTCTCCCACTGTTCCGGTACCTTTGGATCGAACTTCACGGCTCTGGGGTCGGGGCGGTAAGCAGACAGAACCGTGTAGGCTGCGCCCGGCCGCTGAAGGTACTCCAGATCCGTCACGCTAATCCCCAGCAAAGCTATCGCCCGTCCGAGAATGCCGGCCTGCACCTTGGGCACGTTAGACCGCCATCCCGATCCGGGCGGCTTCTCGCGCGGATCTTTGCTGACAACCATCTCCTCCCAGAATTCCCTTACGCCAGGGCCTAGCAGTTGCCGCATCGGTCGCACGGCTTCCATGGGAACGGTTGGATAGATGCCGTCCCCACCAAGCTGACCGCTGAGAAGATCAACTTCGACTCCACCCGGCAATAGATTCCAGTTGTGGACTTGCCCGTCTGGGAGACGGCCATAGGCGATCTTGCCGCCTAGCTCTTGCTGCACGGCAAAGGCCACAGCAAGCGAATCCTTGGCCGTCGCTCCTTGGCTGTGAACGAGGCGCTGTACCTCTTGAAGTAGCGGCACAAAGTCGGCTGGAACTTCTCGCCCCTGCCCCAGCAGACTCAGAGCCCTGGCAAGAATCATCACGTCTCCCGAAAAGCCACGCTCAAGGCACAGGTAGGTAAGCCTTGGCCGCACTGACCAGGAGTACGCCAAAGGTCTGGCCTACCTTGCCGAGCAGCGCGTTCAGCTTCTCGCGGTCGCAGTTGCCCCGCTGAAGCGTCGCCAGGTCCGCCTTGGAGATCTCGATCCTGGCCTCGGGAGTCAGATTCTTCATGAGCAGGTCACGGGCTTCCTGGCTCATCTTGGCGCCGCGAATGGCGTGAACGATGTCAAACCAGATGTCCTGCGCGAACGCCTTGAGAAGATCCCGGATCTCAGGATCTTCAAGCATGCCCCCGATCTCGTCTTTGATCGTGTCCCGAAACCCGAGATCGTTGAGCAGAACGCCGAGCGTGCCCTTGATGTTGTCAAGCGAGTTAGCCATTCGATACCTCGGTTACGGGCTCCACGGCAGGAGCCGGCTCAGATGCAGGCGGGGGCTCCGCCGGTGGAATCGGCTCCACGGGTGCAGTTTCTTCCTTGAAGAGCAGATCAAACAGGCTCCCGAATACTCCGCCGAGGCCCTTATGGATACCGCCCCAGATCCCTCCCAGCAGCGCCAACGGGCCAGACTCGCGGTCCAAGTGCTCGACCACTTCCTTGGCCTTCAGCGCTTCAAGGCTCATCGCCTCCTTGGCTGGAGGGCACAGGTTGGAGTCTGCCGTACAGTCGCAGGCGGTCGCTTCCGTGCGAGCGGCGAGGTCATCGATCTCAACCGCGTAGATCCGGTAGGTCGATTCCTCTGGCATGGTCAGGGTGAGTACCTTCACCCTCGCCTCCCCGTACAGAGAGACGCGCGCTACGCACGAAGCGCACTCTTGGCAGTTCACCTCACTGTAGTCCTCTGCAAAGGCCCTGACGATGCTGACCGAGTTCGCAAAGCTCTCTTCCTGCTGAGCCGTGAACGCAGAACAGCTCGTGAGCAAAACGACGATGATCCCGGCGTAGATGGATCGCACGGCACCCCCCTTTACCCTAGTATCGAGGAGTTCGCTACTGCCGCTTCGACGGTCGTTTCCTAGGCTTCCGGGATTCCACAAGTAACCTAGCTATCTCGTCGAACTCTTTCACAGCGTCGGGATCTACGATCGCCAGCAGCGCTCTCACCGTCGCCGGCTCGAAGGCTCCGGCGTCGTGCAACGCTTGGATGTCCCACAGGTCAAGAGGCTGGTTGGCGTAGAACTTTGCCATGACCAGCAGTTCCACGGGAAAGGTAGGAGCGTTCGTCCCCCACAACGTCTTCTGCACGGGATGGTCGATCGCCGAGGCTTCGGGTTCGTCCTCGGCGAAGAGCACGTCTACACGTTCCTTCACCCCACTAGCACCTGGAGGAAGGGCGATGTAGTGGTGCGGCGCAAAAACACGGTCCACTTGGAACCCGGCTTCCCGCAACGTCTTGAGCACTCGCCCCCTATCTCCCGGGCGGAAGAATGCGTCTACGTCCGCCGTGTACCGCGCAACGCCGTGCGCGTTCACAGCGGCTCCGCCTCCGACGGCATAGTCGATGCCCGCAGGCCCGACTGCTTGCACCAGGAGCTTCAGGATCTCTGCGGCTGTCACGGTTCTTTCTTAGACGGCTTACTCACAGCCTTGGCCTGGAATGCCTGCATGACCTTCTGCCGGATGAGCTGGGGATTCACGGCGACATCCACGAACCCCAAAATCTCGTAGGCCGATGTGAACCCCGACCAGGTAATGCTCACGCCCTTCCCGTCTTCTTCCGAGATCGTGATCTTGCGCGTCTTGCTGTCTTTCTTCAAGGTATCCTCCAAATAGAAACGGGGACGCAAGCGTCCCCGTTTCTCAAGCGCTGATAGCGGACTCAGTCGTCGCTACCGTCATCGCCATCATCATCGTCGGTGCTGTCGTCGTCGTCACCATCATCGTCCGACGCCTCCGCCTTGGCAGTGCCCTCGTCGTCCTCTCCGCCTCCCTCGGCTGCCTCCTCTTCCTTCACCTTCTTGGCCTTCTTGACCTTCTTGGGAGCTTCCTCCTCCTCCTCAGCCTTGGCCTTCTTCACCTTCTTGGGGGCCTCCTCCGGCGCCTCAGCGGCCTTGGCCTTCTTACCCTTGCCCGTGTACTCGCCCCGGCCAACCTTCCTGAGTTCGCCCGCGTCACAGGCACGCTTGAGGTGGCCACTCGCACCCACGGCTTCGATCTCGAAGTGCTTCGCCACGTCGGTCGGGCTCACGACGTCCTTCTGCGCAGAGACCCACTCCACGACGGCCGACATCTTGAGCCGCTTCTTCTCACTCTTTGCAACCTTCGGCTTCTCCGTACCGGCTGCCTTCACCTTGGCAGGCCGTCCGCGCTTTTTCGGCGCCTCGGTCGTCTCCTCCACCTTCACCTTGGCGGGCCGCCCCCGACGCTTCACGGGTGCGTCGCCGTCTCCCGTGGACTCGGCCGAAGCCGCCTTCACGAACGCGGAGACGAGCCCCAGTGGAATGCTGGACGCTCCCACGGTCACGTTGCCGGTGCCGTTCGCGCTGAACAGCACTTCGTCGCCCGCGTGCAGGGTCACTCGGCCACCCTTGGAGGACACGAGGCCGACGCCCTTCTGGTACTCCTGGCTCTTCGCAACTTCGATCCTGAAATCCATGCTGCCTCCCGATTAGATGCGAACGACATGTTCGCTCTCACTATTGATTAGCTTGTACTCCCGTTGCTGTCAAGCCCAATCCTAGAAATTTCCTACATCGTGCTGATAGCCGAGGCTGTAGCGACGCGCAGAGGAATTGTTCGGGTAGCCTCGCTGCCCGGAAACGGTGGGACTCCCGTCCGTGTAGTAACACGGTACAAGCCAGATCGTGTCTACTCTCTGCTGCCGCCAGTACGCCAGCTCTCTGGCAACCTCTCCCGTCGGAATCTCGGCCCAGCCTGGAATCTTGATGACAGGTGCGCTAGTCGTCATGCAGCCTCCGCGTACCACCCGCAGAACTGGCACCACGTTCCGCTTGAAGGATGGCGGTAGTTGTAGATCTTCTCCACGGGCTTACACTCTTCAGGAGTCGGGCGCGTCGCGTACCGCCCCCACCAATCCCCCGGGTAGCGCTGCGGGGGATTCTCGATCAGATCGAGACACGGCTGGTGCTCGGGGTAGAACTCTCGAATACGCCGGACAGCCTTGTGGTTATCCGGGTACACCAGCTTCCGCCGCGCCTCAATGATCTCGGAGTTGGCCTGCTCGATCGCAGCCTTCTCCTTCGTCCGCCGCTCATCAGAGAAGCGCGGATCATCGTGGAAGTGCTTCAACTCGTAGGAGGGTACCGGCCAGATTCCCGTATACCCTCTCCGCGTACCGCTCGGGTCGTAGTAGCAGTGCTTGGAGTACTGGTAATGGCTGCTGATCCAAGCCTGAACGCGCGGATGGTCCTCGGGCAGAGGAATGTAGAGTTCCCGGTGCAGCGCGTCTCGCTTCGCCTTGTGAGCCTCCCAGGTCGTGAACGAGTCTCCGGCCGATTCGATCACAAGTCCGAGCAGGATGAGCGTCGGACCTCTGGGAGGAGTGTTTCCAGCCGGGGTGTAGACGTTCTTTGTGAAGTAAGTCGGATAGCCCGGCGGGTCGCCGTAGCACCCATTTCCGGGATCCTGCTGGAGATGGTAGCTACCCGCAATCTTGGCGGTCGGGAGCTTCTCCAGGCGTTCCCGGTTGATCGTGCTCAAATCGTATTTCATGGAGTCTCCTTTCAAAAATATCATACAACCGCATTCAAAAAATTTCCGGTGGGCACGGAAGGAATCGAACCTTCGACCACTCGGTTAAAAGCCGAATGCTCTAACCAACTGAGCTACGCGCCCGTTTTGCGCGCCTTCAGCCACTGCTCGACGTAGCGTTTCGCAGGAGCGATCGTCTTGTAAGAACGCTGGGTCTCTTCCTTGTGGCACCACGCATAGGCGCGGTAACCATAGAGTTTCCAGCACACCATTCCACCCGGCCGACCATTGGTGGTCTGGTAGCCGGTATAGTCGCCAACGCCATCATGCCGCCATCGCATACTATCCTCCGCATGCTTGCCCTTAGCTTTCTTCAAATGTAGCCTCCTGCAAAGCCTCTCGCAGGATCCCCGTACTTATCCGTCAAATCAGCAGCGATTCCCTCACCGCGAAGAAACGCTTCGATCGCTTCCGGCGGGGCACTCTGGAGTACGACCTTGCGCCGCTTGTCCGGCCCCGGACGGGGAATAGCAAGGAACGGAATGCCCTCTCTCACTGACGCTTCCGGCAGTTCGGGCACATCGCCCCAACACTCTACAGAGTGCGGACACGCAGGAGCTTTGTTGGACGGCAGGTTCGAGTGCGCCCCGCACTTGACTCCGAGCGCTCCCGGCAGAAGATACGCTACTACCGTGCCACCAAGCCGGGGGTGCTGGGCGGGATATTCTTCGGCCCGAATCCGTGCCAGACGTAGCACCTCACGCGCTCGCTCGACATCTACGAGCAACTCTTGTACGGAGCGCTTCTGGAACGCGGCACGCGAAGATACGCGCCAGCTTCCCAGCAACTCCGGATCCACGCCCGGACACTCGCCCCGGTACGCTGCTCCAAGGCAATGGTCAGCAGCAGCGATCCAACGCTGCTCCAGAGTTGGCTCCTTCCCGAGCAAGGTAAGCGTCTGACCGAGCTAGGTACTCGACAGGAGGACGGCCGTAGCCGGGATCGCCCGGATGGTGATGGTCCACCATCCGAATCGAAATTCCCCGACAACTCGATACGTCATCAGCTTCGTCACGGTAGACCGGATTGAATCCGCACTCCACCAGGTATACGCTCGCGCCCGCAGGCACCGTTGAGATCCACGTAGCGAGCGTCACCGTTCGTTCCGCATCCGCTACGCCTTCGCTGGCGTAGGCAACGCCCGAATGTACGCGGTACAAGCCCACGGTCGCGTACAGAACCCCCTGGCCGTGTTGCCGGAGCACGCTCTCGACCTCTTCCATCTCGGGGTCCGACGCTCCAAGAATGTAGATACTCACTGTTCTTTCTCCTGGCAGCCTGGACACCACTCGTCCGGGTGCGCCATGTAGGACCGGGCTACGGCTTGCGTGTCGAAGCAAATCACCCCGCCGTGTTCATTGCAGACAAGTTGCCACTTTCCCGCGTCTGGATCTTCGGACGGCTGGAGGCCGACCAGCGTGCCCGTACTGCGGGCGCGTGTAGCAGTCCTGATACCGTCCCAGTCTGCCGCAGCAGGATGTATTCTTGACATAAGCGGTCAGGGCGCAGCCTTGTGCGTAACGTAGTGCACCTTCATCGTCTTTCCCCGTCGCTCCATCTTTTCAAACACGTACCCCTTCGGAGCACCCCCCAGAGCCAGAGCAGCTCCTCCCGCGTAGGGATCTACCGTGAACTCCTTCACGATCCGCTGTCTAACTTTCTCGCCCTTTTTCTTCACCGTTTCCCCTTTTAGCCCGTAGGCCGGTTCGCAACCTTACCGCCAGTATAGTCTTATGCGCCTATAGTGTCAAGTCCTTGTGCGTGGCTCTTAACTTCTCGCGAGCCTGCTCTGCCGTCATCGTCAGCGTCCGGACAGGATCCATCGCCTTCCCACACTTCCGGCAGGGGCGTTCTACGCCATCGTCTGAGAAGCGTACCCGGTGGCACTTCGGGTTGACGCACTGGAACATCAGACAGGCTTCCAACGTACCTTCCCTGCCCCGCTTCACCACGTCCATGAAGGATTTGACCAGCGGGCGCGTACGCTGGATGAATTCAATTTCGTCTTCTACTGCGTCACGCACGATAAGGGGCTGGTTGCGCACGGAATTGATCGTGGTATTTCGGACGCAGACTGGACACTTGATATGCCAGCGATCGGCGCGGTGCTCGAACTCCTTACCACAGTCGCAGCGCACCTGGAGAAAGTTGACCCGAGCCGTCCATCGAGCACCCAGTAGCTTCAAGGCTGCGGACTTTCCTCGCGCTTTTTGAACTGCCCTGACTTCTTACTGAAGGGATTCTTCCCCATCCGATAGGGATGTAGCGGACACTCTTTGCTCGTACAACGCTTGACCTCGCTGGGAGCACCGCCCATGCACATCAAGCATAGCGCGCGAATCGCTTTCTTGCGGGACGTGTAGATCATTTTCCCTCACGCTTGCGCGGGCTTGATGACCATCACGGGTACACGACCGCCGCGCATCTTCAGGCATTCGTCTATCCGCTCTGCCACGTCTGCGAGCTTTTCCGCGTCCGCTTCTACTCTAGCCAGAGCTTTGGCATACTCTGCCCGCTCGAAATCTGGAAGATTGCGCAACACGATCGTCGCCGCGCTTCGGCCCAGATACACCATAGTAAGAGCCAGGTCGGATAGATCCAGATGTCCCTCATCTATGCAGGTGTTGACAACTGCTTCAAGCCTACTCGTGGCGCGCTGCATGTCCTCCTGATAGACATCCTCTTCTGAATTCAAAACGTCCTCCGATCCTCAAACTTGAAGCCTGCGGCTGCAAGGTGGGCGCTTACCTGCGCAATCGCGCGTGCTTGGTGAGCTGCGTACTCTACCGCGGTTCTGGGGATGTCCAGCTCCCGCTCTGAATTCTCGATCGCGTTCTCCAGGATCTTCCACGGCATCGACTCGACCAAGGCGAGGGTGTCTTCACTCACACGGCGGAAGATGAGTCCCGCGCTCGGATAGCCCCACATTTCTCCAATAGCGAGGAGGTTGACCTGGTTCTTCGTCCAGGCTACATGGACAGGGTTGAGAGCTTCAGTCGGCATTTTTGACGGCCTCCCTGACGCTGTCCAGCGTCCGCTCGATATCGCTCAGACGATCTACGATCGGCTGGACGGCTTCGTTCACATCAGAAGGCTGAGCCGTACTTCCTATCTCGCCAGAGATGTCTTCAAGCCTTTCCAAAATCTTGTCGTAGTCACCCTCGACGCTGCGGATCCGGTCGCGCAGGTAGCTGAACTCCACCGCCATCCAGCGACGAAGTTGTTCGAGCGTCAGCTCTTCCGAATCGGCCGGCTGCACCGACGGCTGCAACGGCGACAGAACTGTAGGCTGGAGCTTTTCTGCTTTTTTCATCGAGCCCTCAGTGCGCCATACACGGCGCTGATTTTGGATGCTTAGAAGAATCGTAACGCAGGCGCAAAGTCCGGTAGAGCACGGACAAGTCCGCGTCTTCTGCGCCTCCTACTAGAATACCGTTCTTGTACACGTCGGCGCGGAATACTCGATCTGCGCCATCCCACCAGACCTCGGCCCAGAATGCTGCCGCTGCTACGGGAGCCCAGACCGCTTGTGCCCGGAGTTGCTCTGCGGTACCAGCTTCTACTTCCAGGCCGGCGATGTCGGTCATGGTCAACGCACTCTCGGATAGCTGAGGAGGGCGCATGTAGTTGTGCCAGCACAACTAGGTAGGCTTAGCCTTTCTACTTTCTAACTGCTCCAGATCTTTATGCGCCGCTCTCAAGGCAACAACAGAGTCCTTCAGGAAGTCGGAGATCACTTCTCGCTCCACCTGAGTCGTCGCTGTATCGAACTCTTGCCTGAGAAACTCCAACGCCTTCGTGTGCCGGTGGATCTGTCCAAGAATGCGTGCTCGTGCCTGGCGTATCTCAGATACTTTTCGCTTCTTCTTGGGCTCTTTCTTGGGCGGAAGTACCCGCGTGGACCCGAAGTCATTCATGAAGTCTTCGGCGGCTGGAAACTATCACCTTTATGCGACAGAAGAGGCCGCTCTGTGCTACAGTATCGGCTATGATTCAGCTCACCCTCCGACTCAAGCTCAGGCCAACTCCTGAGCAGAAGTCTATCTTCTATACCACCTCGGAGCAGCATACTCAATCTTACAACTACGCCTGCAACTTTGGCTGGAAGAACAGCACTGCCAACCGGATCGAGATTCATCATGGTGTCTACCGTGCCCAAAGAGAGGCGACTCAGCTTCCTTCTCAACTTGTCGTATCCAGCATTACCAGGGCTTCTGAATCTCTAGCCTCTGCCAAAGCCTTGAGAAGGAAAAAGAAGAAAGTAGCCTGTCCAAAGTCCAAACTCTGCCCCATCCGATACGATTCAAGATCCTCCACAGTCAATCTCAAAGAAGGCTTTGCCGCTCTAGCAACCGTATCCGGCAGACAAAGAGTCCAGTTCAAAGTCCCTGACTTTCAACTTCCATACATTGACTGGAAAGTCTGCTCTTCCGATCTTATCCGGAATAGGAAGGGTAACTACTTCCTTCATGTCGTAGTCAGCCGTGAAGAGGAACCGTTCATACCCGTTAAGAGAACAGTCGGAGTCGATCTTGGTATCACGCATCCAGCCGTAACTTCCAAGAACAAGTTTTTGGGTAAGAGGAGCTGGAAGAACGTAGAAAGGAGAAACTTCAAACTGAGGCGTTCCCTTCAAGCCAAAGGCACAAAATCTGCCAAGAGACATCTTCAAAAGCTCTCTGGTAGACAGAAACGTTTCCGGCGTGACTGTGACCGTGTCTTGAGTAAGCAGTTGGTCCAGTCTTGTAAGAAGGGTTCTACCTTGGTATTTGAAAACTTGAAAGAGATCCGATCCGGTAACTCCAAAGGCAAGAGGTTCAACCGGAAGCTCCACGGTTGGAGCTTTGACCAACTTCAAGCCTTTGTAGAGTACAAAGCAAAGATGAGAGGTATCCAAGTTGTTTACGTGGATCCCCGGTACACCTCTCAGAAATGCTCCAAGTGTAAGTTCAGGAGCAAGAAAAACCGGATCTCTCAAAGTAGCTTCCAGTGTCGAAGCTGCGGGTTCAGGATTCATGCTGATCTCAATGCAGCTAGAAACATACGGAAGCGGTATCTTTTTACTCAGGCTAAAAGTTTGGGTAACGGGCTTATGTCAACAAGCCTAGTGCAGAGGTCAAAAGATCATCTGCAAGCTGCCTGCTTCGGCCGGTAGTAGTTGATGCCAGAAAGCACTCCGGCTCTTCCGTCGCGTTCAGGTACAGGCAGCACACCTCCGTCCAGGGTCTGCCATCCGTATCGACCACTTCGGATTGCCAGCAAACCTTCTCCGGCTGGATCTCGGGACTATCGGTGTGGCAATCGAACGTACAATTCGGATTGACTCGATCGCAAGCGGACAAGAAGATCAGCAAACTGATGACCTTCACCCACCTCATCCCGTTCCAGTACATTCCCTTCCCCCGCACTTCTGCCCACCAGCGTTCCACTACAGAATTGTTAAGATACGTCTCGGCCGAGTTGTGATTCAAGACTTCCTCTCCTCCTGCCGTGAAGACTCGAATCCGATTCCCGTAGCGTCCCTTTCCAGGAATCCGCCACCGGACGCCTCGCGGTTTCCGATCGGTGTTGCAGTAGCCTTGATCTATCTCAGCCCGCAGACCAAGGCCAGCCCCATTGATTTCGGCCGCGATAGTTTTCAATCGGCGCGACATGTTTTCAGCACTAGGCGGCCGACTGCTCTTCCGTTGCCAATGCGCTAGCCGCGTTCTCTGCTTCCCACCGTTCCAGATCCACTTCGAACAGGCAGGTCTGCACGAACCCGATCACGGCTTCGGCACCCCGCCGCTCCAGCTCGCTGTTCCACTTCGCCTTGCGCTTGTGCTCGACCTTGCCCTCTTCCCGGATGCGTCGGGCTTCCTTGGCCTTCTTCACCTTCTCCTGCTTGCGCGACTTGGACTTTCGCATTTCAGTTGCCTCCTGATTCTACTATACCGCGCCAATCTTAGAATTCCGCACCCCTGGCTATATTTCTGTCCAGGCTCGAACCCGTTCTCGGCACTCCGCCAGATACCCCTCTTGCAGGTCCAGGAAGTGCCAGGACTTGTAAAGAATGAAAGGACTGTGCGAGGTTGCGATGACCTGGAAACGCTTCGCCAGTTTGGGAACGATCTCATTCCAGAGAACCATTTGATTCGGCAGGCTCAGGCTCATGTCAGGTTCATCGAGCAGAATCGTACTCGGGCCTGTCCGTGGAAGCGTCTTCACGTACTCCGAGAACGCTGTCCAGCCCTCTACCCACAGGCTGTTATATTTCCGATCTGGATTTTTTGTAAGGTCCGGAACTTGATCCAGCAACTCTGCGATTCTTTCAATCTTATGGATTCGCCGCTGTCCCTCGCTCGGCTTTTGCGCGATCTCCTGAATCTGGTCCTTCATCGAAGTCATGCCATCGGCAGAATTCTCGGCCCGGTCCACGAAGAAGGAAAGCCCGTCTCGATCCGCGGCTGCATTGAGAAAGGTTGGAGTCCCGTCCCATTCTATATTTGCAGTACACTGGCCCGGTGCTCGTATGGCTAAGCAGTCTGGAAGATTGGGCGGCTTCCTCCGCAAAACCCCGATCTCGATAATGTCTCCGGGGTCAGGGTGTTTCGACCAGCCTCCTGTCGTGATCCCGCAGTAGACCCCCGTGATCTTGAGCGCAGTCGTCTTCCCGCACCCGTTCGGCCCAAAGAGAATGTTGACTCCGGGCTTGAACTTGAGCTTGCCCTTGAACGCAGGAAGCTGCGCGGCAAAGCCCGTCTTGACTCGGAAGGACTGGATCATCGGACGTACTATACAGCGCGCTTCCAAAAATACGCACCTATCCCGTCGAGCCATGCGTGACTCCTTAAGCCCTCTGTGCTACCATCCAGCCATGCGGCGTTCCTACAAGTTCCGGCTTCAACCGACCAAGGCTCAGGAGATCAATCTCCAGAGGCTCCTGGACTACTGCCGCTTTCTCTACAACTGCGCTTTGGAGCAGCGTATTACAGAATACAAACAGCATAAGAGGACTCTCAGCTACTACGATCAAGCCTTAGAACTTAAGCACGTATCCAAGCAGGTAGAAGGCTACGACACAGTCTACGCCAAAGTCTTGCAGGTTGTCCTTCAAAAACTGGATCTAGCTTACAAGGCTTTCTTCAGAAGGATCAAGCGTGGAGAGAAGCCGGGCTTTCCACGGTTCAAGAGTAGGGATCGGTACGACTCCTTTACCTACAACCAGTCTGGTTTCAAGTTTGACAGTCAAAGGCTGCATCTTTCCAAGCTGGGCCATTTCCGCTGGAATCCTTATCGACAACTTCCACCAGACGATAAGGTCAAAGAGGTCACAGTCAAAAGAGAAGCCGACGGTTGGTACGCAGTCTTATCCTGTGAGCTACCCCTTCCAGAACCTCTTCCCGCGACTGGAAAGGTCGTTGGTATTGATCTAGGCATGCAAGCTCTAGTTGCTACCTCAGATGGAATCGTAATTGAACGCCAACGTGTCTACGCCAAGAATGAGAAGAAGCTCAAGCATGCTCAGAGAACGGTTTCCAGAAGAAAGAAAGGCTCTAACCGTAGAAGAAAAGCAGTCAAGGTATTGGCTAAGGCTTGGCAGAAAGCTACAAGAACTCGGAAGCATATTCTTGATGGAGTGTCTAAGCAGTTGGTACAGAACTATGATCTGATTGCGGTTGAAGACCTGAACCTGAAAGGGATGAGTCAAGGGCTCAACCGTGGATTCAGGCGTAGCTTCAAGGATGTCGGAATGGGGATGTTGCTTCACATGCTGTCCTACAAAGCGGAAGAAGCTGGTAGGATAGTGGTGAAAGTAGATCCCAGAGGAACCAGCCAGGAATGTAGTGGATGCGGAGCAACTGTGAAGAAGAGTTTGAAAGAAAGAGTTCATAACTGCTCTGCTTGTGGCTTGGTCCTTGATAGAGATGTCAACGCGGCTAAAAACGTCTTAAGCAGGGCTCTGCTATCCCTTCGTGGAGAGGATACGCTTGTAAGTTCCTCTGTGAAGCGAGAAGATTTCTTAAGTGCTGCTCAGGCAGCGGCTTAAGCAATCACGCATGCCCGTCGAATCGCCGCCTGCCCAGGGACTTCGCCAGTGGGGGAGGGGTAGGAGGTCATCCGACCGCAGCTCGATCGACATCTCTAGGGCTTGGTACTCGTAGCACTCCAAGCCCGCCAGCCACCAGCCAGAGGCAATCAGCTCCTCTTCCGAGGCGTCGGTAGGATCCTGCATGCAAACGTCGAATACGATCTGCGGCTCGTCAGCCATACCGCAGGTCGTCCGCTGAAGGGCCAGGATGGCGCAGAAGAAACCGGCCGGCGCCTTGGCCTCCGCCAACATCGGAATCCGCAAGGTGTGCGCAAGTAGGAGTAAGGCTAAGGCACGCATGCACCTATGTTACTTGAAGCGGGAGTACAGGACTAACTTACATGGCGCTGCTTCGCTTCTCAGCGAATTCCCGGTCGGGCAACTGAAAGGCCAAGGCGAATCTGTAGTGCCGCCTCTACCATGCCCAGGTCGTCAGCAATCATGCGCTCATGCAAATCAGGAAAGACGCGCACGGTGTCCGGTAGATTGAATGCGCGCCAAATCCTACTGACCCCTGCCCCTCCTTCCGGTGTGTCGCCACCGTGGTAGATAGCTGGAACAGGACGACCTTCCCCCATCGTCATCGACACTCTACCTCGTGGGATTCCGGCGTAGTGGCCTTCCAGACCCCGTAACTGTTTCTCCCAGAGCATCCGTAGCTCTTCCAGCACAACCGGCCAAAGACTTGCGTGGTCAGAATCGGGATAGTCGCCTTCGTGAAAAGACGTCAGATCCCAGACAAACCCATCCTCAGCCGGAATAGGCAGCCACCAGTAAATCCCTACCGCAGCTCTGCCCTTCAAGCGTAAGCGTGCAAGCCGCGCTCGCCGCAGAGAATCGCGTATTCTACTTTTTGGCGGTTCCCGCGTGGAAGGCTAGAGGCGGGGCCGCTCCAGATAGTGCAGCTTCAGCGGCTTCGGGAATTCCTGGAGGAACGTGAATCCTGCTTCTTGCACAGGAAGCTCCGCAGAGCTTGCAACTCGTAGCTTCTTCAGCAAGCGCATCGCCTGCCCGAGCGCCTTCTTCTGCCCGACCTTCTTGCTGTAGGTATCCATGTCGGTGCAAAAAGAGTAGCCGTACAGCTCGATGCCTTCGGGCGTGGTGATCCGGCATTCCGTGATCGCGGTAATGCCGCGCTCTCTGCCCGTGATCTTCAACCAGACTTGGAGTGGCTGAAAGGGTCCAGCAACGTGCTTTTTGTTTTTGTCGTAGAAGTTGAGCCCCGACCGGAAGCATGTCCGGTAGCGGACCTTCAACCCATCGTAGTTCTCGACCTCCATGATGTCTCCTCGGATTGGACTTACTATTCCCCTGGCCTGAACTGCTCGAACGCTTCGGCGGCTTCGTAGAATGCGGGTATCTTCTCCCACAATCGTTTCAGAGCCTCTTTCTTCGTCTTTCCTCTACCCTGCAAGATCGCGCCGCTCTTTCCCCCAGCCACGCTCTTCAAGACAAGGTCGGCGTACCAACGCCTCGACTTCGGATACGCCTGCCAGAAGTTGACTTCCAGCTTGTAGGAGAGTTCGGTTTTCGCCATGGTTGTACTATACCCCACGCTTTCAAGAATTCCACACTTCGGTGTCTTCCTGCGGCCAGCCTCGCTCGTAGTAGATCAGGCGCAGCCGAGTCTCGCAGCGGGCACAGAGAAGGGCCGGAGGATCGCGGCGTGGCGCGTCTACGGCTACGCGCTCACTCATACTCTCGCCGTACCCGCAGTTACACCCCCAGCGGTAAATATCGACGCGATAGCTTGTCATTAGAAAAACAGGAAGGCGACGAGAAAGATCCAGAGCAGGATGTAGAGAACCGCTAGTACGTTCTCCACAAAGTCCCAAACTGCTTTCTTGAACCGCGCCCAAGTTGTCATCATTCAGCCCAGTACGATCAAGAGCGCGAGAGCGATGAACATCAGGCCCACCCCGGCTTCCACGGCTGTTCGCCAGAACTCCTCCTGCCGCTGCTCTCTGTAGTAGAGCCGGGACGGGACTGCTTCCGGGATTCTATACCGGAACGGATCGTAGCGAAACGGTCTCGCGTCTCTCCTGCTTGCTGCCCACCACCAGGTCGGCTTACCCGGCTCGGCATCTGGGTGAGTCCGCATGTAGTTGTTTTCCTCGATCATGTCTTCCAGGAATGCCTCCCACCCGTAGACATGCTCAAAGCCTTTCGGCGGATCGCGGAAGTAACTGGGCTGGGTTCCGCCCCCGCTTTCGGCGGCAGAACCCGCCAGCAATTCGCAGCCTGCAAAACGATCGCTAGTCCGAGTCGGAGTTCCTGGATCTCCCGGCTCGCCGCCAGAGAAAAAGTGAAGGCGGCTCTCCCTCCAAGACACAGAAGCGGAAGTCCCGTGGATCTTCTCCAGAGCGTAGACTTCCTCGTGCTGGTGGAGAAACTGAGGACAACGGTAGAGATTCTGAATGTGTAGGTAACTCATTGGTGCTCCGTTATGTCAGCGCTTCCAGTCCGGTTTGCCGCGAAAGAAGTACATGACGTGGATTGGACACATTTCGTCCATCATGTTCTTTACGACTGTCATCCAGTACCTGCCGCGCATACGGTAATCGTCCAGTTTCACTTTGCCCGTGCATACTAAGCACTGGGCTCGCTTAGGGCGTTTGGCAGTTTTATTTTTCGCGGCCATCAGTTCCCTCTGCGCGCAGCATCGCAGCCATCTGGTCATCTCCCTGTTGCTCGATCGCGTGCTGCGATCTATAAGCGCATGTCCGCAAACAACTCCACTCTGATATAGACGCGCAGAGCAGCAGGCCCAGCGTAGGGTCATCGCAGAAGAAAAGGGCGCGGAAGAGGAGATCGTACATGCTACCCTTGATGTTCAGAACACGGCTTGGACAAATCACCGTAGGACTTCACCTCTTTGTGGCAACGCTCACAGTAGGTTCTAAAAAGCGTTGGCATCTTCTCGACTTCTTCACGATCAAGCCCTTCCTGCAACGCGCCCATTAGCACCAACCGCTCCACGGTGCTGAGACGCGGAATGGATGCGAGGATTTCCTGTAGCGTCATGGCTTGCTTCCCCCGAGAACTACTCAAACTTCCGCTCTCGCTCCGTGCGTCGCAAAGTATCATACGCGGTTTCCCCTCGTCTCATCAGATAACTGCACCCCATGGTTCCGCCCTTCCATGAACCTGAGCCTTCTCCCACTTCGTCACAAAACTTCACATTGATACTACGCCTGATCTTTCGCGGAAAGGGAATTTGTAGCTTCCTCGAAAGCAGGGGACGCCACTCCAGCTCATCCACCGTGACCTCTGCGCAACGTCTCTGGACTTCCCCGCTGCGCAGCGTGTAGCGATAGGGGAATTCTTCGCGGTAGAGATCATTGCGTTTGTAGTCGCTCCAGGTCTTGAATGGAACCCAAGTTCCATCCTTACGAAGAAGGTCGTAACGTATGGCTGCACCCATATCCCAGGGCATGTGAATCAGCCACGTTCGTGAGCCCCAGTTAAGATACAGATCGCCAAGAAAGAACCCGAACCCCCAAGAGTCCATCGTCTCTTTTGGTTTCCGCCAAGCTGAGCAAACACGGAAGAATACCGACAGCCCAAACAGATCGGTGTGAAGGCCAAAGGCTTCTTCAGACAGATAGAACTTGATACTGAAGGTTGCCTGCTTCCGGAGTGTCAGCTCGCCCCAACTCATACGGTGGGTACCGTCTGCCTCCCATCGCTTTCCGCCGAGGGCGTGAAACCACTTCGGGGCTTCGTACAGACTCGCGTCACTCATAGCCCGTCCCCCCGTACCCAGTCCTGTCCTTCGCTGTTACCTACTTCGCGCGCCTCTTCCAGCCAGCAGAGGGTGCGATACCTACGCACTCCGCCAATCGGCCATGTCTTGATCTCGGACTCCACTTCATCATGTAACCGCCACCACGGCGTTCTCGGGTCCACCGCAGTCCACTTCTTCTCCCAGTATTCCACACGACCCTCACGCTTGAGTGCGCGTAGCGTACTGCTGATGCGGCGGTCGGGTACATGAACAACGCGCCGCAAGTCCGCCAGAGTGCTAGCACCCCCCTTGAGGGCTGCGAGCACCAAGTCTTGGAGTACGATCACTTGCACGACACCGCCACGCCCTCGCGGCTCTTGCTTACCACCACTAGACAGACGGTCCCCTTCCAAGTTTCACACTCGTACACACGCGCATCCCGCAAGTCCTTGACATCCGAACAGATGGGAGAGTCCGAGTGGGGATCCTCTTCCACGGCAATCGCCTGCGGTTCAGTCAAATTCAGCCACACAGCCCAGATCACCACCGCTAAGAGAACGAGTGCAAGAATGCCCGGAACGCGCTCTGGAAGCTTTTCCATCATCTCCTCCACCACCGGATGAACCGGCGGATCAACCCCGAGAGCCCCACGTTGCGCCCGCACCCAAGACAATAGGCCGCAGCCCATTCGCCCTGCGGGTCATCCTCGTAACTGGTGAACCCGAACCACCAGGACCCGACGATAGGGTCGCCGTACTTGCAGTTGTGTCTCATGCCCACCTCCACGGCTGCAAGCCAAGCAATCTTAAAAGCATCCGTTCCAAGTATCCGTTTTCCACATTATACCCCACCAACCTGGCCCACTCCTCCCCGCCTCGCTTCGACATCCGCTTTTCTTCCGCAAACCATCCGGCGCATAATTCACGCCTATCCGCAAATTCCGCCAGAACCCCACGCGCCTCCGCGACAGCAAGATAGGTACGCTTGCTGGCGCATATTTGACCGTCTCCTACAAGAAGGGCACCGCGAAGCTCAACCCTAGCGACAACAGTGCCGTACCCGTACCGGAGTGCATCAATCGCCCGGTTACTACCAGTGAGCGCACGGGGGCCATAACTGGTTGGCGCCGCAACCGTGTGCGTATCACCGCTAACAATCTTCTGGCCGTCGTAGTTACCATCACTAAAATGCCAACCGCCCGTGTACCCTGCTTCAACCCGTTGAAAATTTTGGCTTTTCATGACGACTTGAGCCTCTCGTACAGTCTGTTGTCCAGTAGTTCGGCCGGCGCCGGATTACCCCACCCCAGGTCAAGCGATACAACGGGCACCTCTTCCGCCCCTGTCGCGAATATCCAGATATGGAAGAACGCGGTCCAGTGATGCTTTGGTACATTTGCACTCTTCCGAAACGGCTGCCGCACAATTGCCCTGCCCGTGTACTCTGCGCTCACAACTTGGACCCGTAGGCCATACTCACGGCAGTCCGCGGCCTGCTGTTCCAACTTCTGGATGAAGTCGGCAGCATCGCTAGCCGCTAGAAGGCGGGGCCAGAACTGAGTCATGGGGTGTAGTCCCCGCTGGGATTCTTGGCGAATCGGGGTTTGAGTTCGCGCATGCGATCTTCAAACCACCGGGCGTTATCTTCTTGCGATTCTTTGCAAGCTTCAATCGCTTGCTCCTGGGCTTGCCGGAAGCCTTCGGCAAGGGCTCGCTCATGGGCAAGGGTCGCCCGCTCAGTGACGTAGCGGCAGTATTCACATCTTTCGACATAGTGACATTCGCCGGAGCGGGCGTGGGAAAAGCACGGGATCATCTTACACCTCCGGTACTACCTTCCAGGCACGAAATTCCGTCTTGCCCTCTAGCGGGTGCGAAAACTTCTGGCCCGGCCTTGGGGGTGGAACCTCTAGCGGCGGCATTTCTTCTACCTCGTAGCCGCGCCCCATCAGGTACCGGATCACGCTGGCGGCGTAGTCTGTCGGCACCGAACGCAGCACCTTCTCCCCGGGGTCGGAATAGCTGACGGCAAACTCGGCCGCCATCGCCAGCGCCACGACGTCTGGGTCGATGTATGGTTGCCGTGTGCCCCAATAGGTAGATTTCGGCATCGCTACACCTCCATCAGCGCGCGCAGCTCGGGATCCTGCGTGTCGGCGCGGAACGTGAAGCCTGTAGAATGGGGATGTCCACCCCCGCCATAGCGCTTGGCCAAGAGGCTGATGTCGAGGCGCTCCGGCTTGGAGCGAAGCGAGGCTTCGTACTGCGGTATTACCTCCCTGCCAACGAACTGGTACGCTTCTGCGTATTCAGTACAACCACAATTCTCTACCATGCACTTGACCTTGGCATCCAAAAACAATTGATGCCCTCCGTTCCTATGGCCACAGATACAGAACTTCAAAGCTTCTAAATCGTCAGTTTCCTCCAAATACCGCTCAAACGCAGTCTTCGGTTGTCCTTCTGCCGCCACGTCCTCCACCCGCCGAATGCACGCGGCGAAGTCGATGTCGTGCTTCAGGTAGAGGTGCTCGCATACCTCGTCCCGGAGGACGGACGTGCGGACCGCGAGACCACTCAATCTGGCGAACACTTCCCTTGGTTTGAATGGGTCACCGGGACACCCACATATACAGCCCGCTACTGTACACTTAAGAGTCTGCAAGCTTTTCGTTCCCCGGTACTTGTCCTGCATCTCGTGCTCACTAATTTTATGGTGGCAGAGACAGACACCAGTTCCGCTCCCCCGCAGGGTTACGGGCCTCGCCCCCTGGGCGATCTGCTCGACGAGTTTCTGCTGAGCCCGCAGGATGGCGGTGCCCTGTTCCGCCAGTCGGGCCATCAGGTAGCTATCTCCATCCGGAGTCGGATCGTTCGTTTGCGTGAGGTTTTCCCACCACGACTGGAACGTCATGGGAAAGCTGCGGATCGCCGCGTTGACCTCGCGCGAATTGGGAAGTTTCCATCGCCACAAGTCTCGATCTTGGACGACCCGGACGAGCAAAGGGGAAGGATGGCCATACTCCTCTGGCATGTACCCCGTCTCGTAAACTACACGCTTCATCCACTCGACGAAGGATTCGGCAGCCGAGCCTATCGAAGATGGTTCGTCGCCGAACGACAGCAGAACTCCCGATTTGATGTCCCGAATCCACGTAGCGTACTGCCACGCCAGCCACGCGCCCGAATGATCCATGTCGAAAAAGCAGAAGTCCAAGTCTTTCAACTCATCGGCCGCGCTTTTGTGGTGGTCCAGCACGACCAGGCTCCTGGCCCGCTGCTTCATATCCAGCAGGGTGACGCGCGGGTAGCTAAGGTCCACGATGATGACGTCGCGGCCCTGCACGTCGGGAGGAGGCAGGTGGTAGCCGCCGGGGACGAATTCGGCGTCCTTGAGGCCACCCCACATTTCCAAAACGAACCTGGCGCAGTAGCCATCCTGACAACCAATGTCCTCCCCTTTTTCGTTCTTGGTGCCGTGGTAGAGGACGAGTGTGTTCTTGTCATTCATTTTGGTTGGTCTTTCCAGCCCGCACTGAAGTCGTCCAATACAAAAAGGACTTCAGACTTGCACATGATCGGCTCTGTGGCGGCCCGCATCTTAGTCATGAAGGCGGCGTCCTCCGCCTCCATTTCCTTCCCTACTTCATCAGCCCGCACCATGCCGTCGATCGCCATGAACATCAGGGAATCGTCTACCTCGATGGTGTTGCCCCCAAGGTCGATGAACGAATGCAAGGTTCCTTGTTTGTCCACCCCTCGGAACACCATGAGGTTGATTGATGGAACCGAGAAGCCGACGCCTTGGTAGCACTTGTCCTCACACTCGATCTCGGGGGAGAGGTAGACCATCAGCGGGCCTTCATTTTCGTTCATGTTTCTTTCCGCGGGATTAACCTGGCGCACAACGTCTCTAGAATGCGATGGTCCTCCAGGTACTCGATCTAAGCCACCATGGATTTGGCCCGATACCAAGCATAGTGCTCCGCCAAAATTTCGAGCCAAAGCTCGAAGTAGCTCATCCTGATTTCCTCTGGGCATCCCACATGTCCACCCCCACGACGATACCGTGCAGGTAGATCATGAGGCTTGCGGCTAGCGCAATAACCGCCTTGGGTAACTCCGGCACGACCTCGGGTTCCCGAAGCATCAGCGCTAGGTACATCGTCCAGCACGAAACGAACAACACCACCGTGACGCCGCGTAGCCAGCGGCCCAGCAACTTTGTCTCTTTCGGTGTCATGCTCATCTCAGGACCAAGCCGTTCGACCAAATGGTCACAGATTTCATTATCGTGTCGAAGACCGCCCGCTCCTGTCGGACCGCACGATGAAACTCCTCCACATCATCCCGACACAAATCCACGGGGCGACGCCCATCCATGATCGCGTCCCAGACCTTGATACGTCGGGCCTCCAACACCCACATGAGACGATCTCTCAAGACGGCCCCGAACACCAAGGCCTCGGATTTACTCACGGTCGGTACCATTTGATTCCCCCCAATCCCTTCCGTCGTACTGCCCCACCAGAGATAATACACCAACCAGTAGTGCAACCAGACCTACACTACCGTCTCGAACAACCGCTTAGTGTCTTCGGTCTCGTCGATCCAAGTGGCGCCACACCAGTAGCAGTGGCGGTGCAGATGCTCGCGCCCAGGGCAGTCCGAGCAGCACCTTTCCCACGGGCGGAAGAGGAAGCGCTCGATCAAGCGGCTGAGCCACCAGGGTTGTCCAGGCGCCCAGCAGGTCGCGAGTTCCGATTCGACCCCGCACTTGCGACACTGGCCCTGGGTGCCGGGCAGCCCCCGATAGCCCCAGGGGTAGCCCACGGGGGCCAGCGGGGGGATGCGCTCGACAAACGATGGGCGTGGCCCCTGGATCGTCACGGTAGAATCCTTCCCCAGTACCGTCCGTGCGACCGCTGGACCGCCGCCAAGGACTCGCCCCGCAGCACCACGACCTCGACATGGGACTTGTCCCTAGCCTCCTCGCGATCAATCCGGAAGCGCTCTGCCAGAGCTTCACGGCCCCGCGTACCGAAGTCTTCCAGCCGCAGGAGCTTGCCCGCGGGCCGGTCGTACACGATGAGGAAGTTGAGCATCTCCATAGATAATACACCAGCGCACGCCGGAATATGCGCCGTGCTTCGCGCTACGCCTGGTATTTGCGCCACAATCGGCTACTCACAGTCTTGGAGGGTTTCCAAGCTGAGCACGCGCGAAACAGTTCTGCTTCCGTCGCGTTCCGGACGTTATCCCCGTTGCCCGTGCCCTTTAGCTGGTTGCACCAGCCATGCACCGCCTGTGTGTTCTCTAGCGTGTCCTTGCCGCCTTGCGATCTTGGAATGATGTGATCTACGGTAGCGTTGCGCCGATGCAGCTTTCTACCGCACAGGGCGCACACGTTCCCTTGATCTTTCATATTCTTGTCTAGCAAGTGTCGGTAGCTCAAGCCTCAGTTCTCTCGTGGTGGCAGATCCCGCTGGTACGTGACCAACTCGCCAGCACCATTACGGAAAATGATCTCGATACAATCGTCCACTACTTTGAACAGTGCAGCTATGTGGCCATCCGTACCGAGCAGCACAGCCGCCTGGTACTCCCTGGAATCAAGTGCGGCGTAGATGCGGGCCAGGGCGGCGTCGAGCGGAAGCGACTCGCTCTCTTGCACCGTCAGGCAGACGCGCTTCCCGTCGCGGAAGAACGGGACCGTCAGGGGACCTTCGTCTTCATTCACGGCACTAGGCCACCTTGTAAATGAGATGCCCGAACTCAGGGCGAAGAAACTTTCCTTCTTGCCGACTGCTGAACAGTCCCTGCCGCATCTCGAATTTCTCACCTGTTTCAAGCTGCTTGTACTTGACGGAAGCAGCGTGAGCTGGGAATCTGCTCGGGTCACTGGACTCCCTCACGGTAGAGAACAGTTGCACGATCCAGCCGTCCACCTCCGTCTCCGTATGACCCGACCCACGCCCGCAGTCCAACTTGTACATCTGACCCCAGAAGGTCGGATCCTGCCACGAATCGGCAATGCGGTGGATCAAAGATGCAACCCGCTTGATCCAATAGAGTTGCGTCTTTGTCTGATCGTAAGTATCAAGAATGTTGATGTCCCTGCCAGACCAGCTACCGCTGTGCTTGCTGTACGGGACGGCCGCCACTTCGTACTGGTTCTCCATTCGCGGAAAAAAGATTGACTGCAACTTGTCCCACGAACTACGCAACAGCTCCCAGTCATCCCGCGACCCTTGGACGTCAATTGCGGGAAAACCGCACAAAGTCGTGGAGTAGTAGTAGTAAGGACTCACCATGTCGGCGAGAGCGGCGTACCGTGCGAATCGTTCGCGCTCACCTGAAGTCGTGAACTCGGGGAAAAAAGTGCTGGTGTCGGTAGGAACGTACTTCTTCAGTTCCTCAATCAAACTGTCCATCGGCATCGTGTCCATGGAGCCCGATACGACTACTACCAAGGCTTTGTCCTCCCGTGTCGTAAACAAATCCCGAAAGGCAGCAGGATCTTTCGATACCATCTCCGTCAGCTCGCACAGGATCGTGTACCAGATGATGTCCGGCGTCACAACGATTCCTTGGTGCGTTGCCCAAGCGTATGTGAGGTAGTCCACCCAGTTGCGGTGAAAGACTTCGCCCGTCAGGTTGTGCTTGATTAGGTTTGGCTTCTTGCCTTTTGGCTTTTCGCGATGTCGCTGACTGAACAGATCCAGCGTTTCCGATGCCCGTCCCAGCGCTCGCTTTGAACCGTGTTTCCGAGGCACAACTTCCAGGTTTTCATCCAAGTTCAGAATCATTTCAATCTCCTATCGTTGACTGTCACCATCCCAAGTCCTTCTTGACGTCTTCTGGGTCGCATCCCCAGCGCTTGCGGAACCCGATCCTGAGTCGATCCGCCAGTGAGAAGAGGAACAAAGAGATACCGAAATGAACCCCCATCAAGACGCCAGCAGTACGATCCCGCAGACCGAGCCACACGACAAACGCAAGCACCGCCCCAAAGGCCCCCACGTTGAGCCCCAGGCACGCGAGGCCCGTCCGCCGCACGTCGCGCTGGAGGGATCGGGTCTTGATGCCGTCAGGCTTCATCGTCCCACTTGCCCTCCGGCCATCCCGTAGCGTCGCCCCACTCTTCCCGCTTCCATCCGTTTTCGCCATCAACTGGGTCCAGCAGCGCCCGGTGGGTTGCGCAGGCGTCGGGTGGATCGCAGGCGTCCGCCTTCGACTTCGCGGCAATATCCGCGAGGATAGCGCGTTTCTCGTCTTCGAGTTTGGACTCGTCGATCCCGAAGAATTCGGCCAGCAATGACTTGATGCTGAAGGGCACCGGAATCAGTTCGTCCTGCCGCAGCCCGCAGCGCCGCTCTCCATCTTGGTCACAACGGTCGTCATGCCGATGGTACTTCGCCAGCGTGAGGCCCTTGCGGAAACTCGACACGAGCCAGTCGAGTAACTCCCCACATGCCTGGGACTTGTCCGCCACCAGGCGCAGCTTATCGTGTTCAGTCATTCTACCTCTCGCCTACTTCGGGCGAGCGTGCGCCAAACCAGAAGATACATCCGCCGCTCTATGGCGTTCGTGCTCTGACATTCGATTCCAAAGTTTATCCATCTGGCCCAGTATTGCATCCACGGCTTCGGACTCGTCCTCATCTATCGGCACCAACTCGTGCAGCAGCTTGATGTATTCTTCGTAGTCAGCGTTCATGTCTTCCCGGCGCAACTCGGGCTCCGCTCGAATATCGGGCAGCTCGCCAAAGTCCTTTTGGGTAGAGCTGCCCGAATAGGAGGGTTCTCTTCATCTCGTAACTCGATCGGGGAGTTGGCAACGCACCAACTCGGCTGCGTCGTGCGCCCGCACCCGGGACTCACCCTTGAACCAGACGCAGTCAGGATCATACAACTGATCCTCCAGTTGGTTTTCTGCCTTCCTCCAGACTTGCTCTTCGTCCTCTCCCCACCACAGTTGCAACTCAGTGATTCCTAGTCCACCAGTTCCTCGTGCCACAACCCACATGTCGCCCCCTATTTCTTCTTCGCCGCCTTCGGCTTCGCTGCCTTGACGAGCGCACGGCACAGCGCCTCATTCAGCGTCTTGCCCTGGACCCAATCCGTAAGTGCGTCGTGGGAATGGCAGGATCCAACCTTCCACTCATCGCGCAGGTGCGAAATATGGAGGTCGCCATCGGGCAAGCGGTAGACGAGTTCTTCGATCAGGTCAGGAATCGTACTCGGATCTCTGGACGGCCAGCGTGCGCACATGTTTGGGTACACTTTCCAAACGTCGCGATCAAGCTTTATCGGATCTGGAATCTTCATGTGGTATGTCTTTCCTGCCCCGTAAAGGATTATACACCGACAGACCGCCAAAGTAGCGGTCGTAGAACTCGTGGATCTTGTCGTCAGCTTCCAGCACCGGCAGCACGTCCTGGGGGTTGTAGTAGCGCGGCGCCAGGACAAGGGCTGCCGGGGCTGCGTCCGCGCTTCTATCGGCGATGAGTTTCATCGGCGTGGTCGGGTAGACTTCTTACGGTCGCGCCAACTCTGCACCCAGAACACCGATAGCTGCACCGGATTCACCAGGTAGAAAGTGAAACCATCATCGGCTGGAACATTGAGGAAATTCCAGTCCTGCTCTCGCTTGCACCACTCCCTGTATGAAACTAGGGAACCCTTGTCTACTTGAGTTTGGTAATGATAGTCGCGAAACCACCTCTGTCCTCGGAACCACTCATACCGCGCGTGATCCTGAATGAAATAGGTGCCAAGAATCTTTTTCTCGAAAAAGTAGATGATGACATCGGCCATGAGACGGTATTGATAGAGGGCTGCAAGCGCGGCTTCGTTCTTCCCGTACTCAGAGGAATCCAGCACTGCCGGCAAATACGCACTGGCTTCCGCAAGCGCCCACTCCGTATGCTGGAGCTGGAGTTTCTTGAGTTGCTTCATCAGACGCGCAGGATTCCCGTGGCTGACCCAAAAGCCTGTGGGTATCTTGGTGCTCATTTTTCGTCATCCTGGAAGATCAACCACAGGATCTCGCGTGCCGCGGCGTTCCGAACCGAGATGTCGGTCAAGCCGTAGCGATCGTGCAGCAACATCGCGACGTTCGCGACGTAGCCCTGGAAGAACCCGGGGTCCGCTTCGAAGGCGTCGCGCATCACTTGGCATGCTTCAGCCTCGCGCCACGCTTGCGCGGCCCATCCTCGTGCTTCCGATTCGGTCATGACCTCTCCTCCACAGTTCGCACTTGAAGTATCGAGCGCATTATGCTGGGCACATTTGTGCAATCGGACAGAAAGTCTACGGTAAGCTTCCCAAGCACTTCCCCATCAGTCGGTTCCCGCCGCAACTTTTTCGCCATCTGGGTGCGAACACCTTGAACGTGAAGGCGCGCCATACCTTCCCGGAGCAAGAGTTCGCGCTGTTCTTCCGGAGTCAGTAAAAGTTGTAGAAGATCGAACGGACGAACCAAGTAGCGCCAGCTCACAAGACGGCCATGCTCAAACCGGAGGGCTACATCGAAGTAGGTTGTCTTTGCGTGGGCATCGCACCACACGGTCGCGTCCTCTTCAAACGCTTCCGTGTCGGGCAGTCGGGTCTTAACCCGCGCACGTAGCACTTGAACTGGGCCTCGACGTTATCTCGTGCCATACCGCAGGTAGGGCACTTCCACCCGTCGATGAAGGCACTGTCAAACATTCCCATGGTTCACCTCGGCTTTCGGTTCTGGAGGAGGACATACACAGCACGAATCGTCTTGGTCCTCCGGCCGTCCATCGCGGCACTCAGGACACATCAAGCCGCACCGATACCCACCATCCCCGATCCGGTGCTGCCCTCGCCCGCAATCTTCCTGCTTCACGGTGGAATAATCGGATCCGCCTCGTGAAAAATGACGTCTACACGGTTGGTAACGGAACTGAATTTGGGAAGAGTCAGAAGAACAACGTCCGATCTTTCGACTGACAGATTTGGATTCTGACGGGCGTCATGTTTGGGCGGCAGTCGATCAATTTCTTCTGGGGCAAATGGGCGATTGACGGTCCGCCGTTGGTAGAAACTACCGCGTTTGAGAGGCGCTGCCAGATCATTCCAATTGTAACCCTTCTGGAACAGCATTTCTTGCATGTCTGACTGCTTCTTACCGTGCAGCTCTTTGTGAGAAAAATGAGCACGAGCCAGCATCTGGACGCTGTTTTTGGCAGCGTCTTGCTCTCGCCACAATACCGCGTTCGCGGCCTCCCACAACGTAGGCACTGTGTAAGCTCGGCAATCAAACGAAACTCTCGCCCATTCTTCATCGTGACGTCTAATAAATAGCGGCCCCTGGAGGACAAAGGCGGTGGTTGCCATTGAAGCGATGACCGATACCAATTTCTGGATTCGGCCGTTGAAGAAAATCTCACTCGCGTAGGAGTCGGAGTACAGCACCAAGGTGATTTCGTCGGACTGGCAGTATCCGATTCGAGCGTTGGTTTGTTCGACGAGATGACGAGTGACCGCCCTCATCAAGTTGACAAATCCGACGTCAAAGGGACGCTCTAGGCCAACGGTGAAAGTATGAAAAGAACGGCCGTCGATACGAACAATAACAGGCAGCAAAGGCATAAACTTCTCACCTGCATGGATACTTTCCAGCATTTTCATCCGGTCGCCCAAATCATCGGGGCCTGGATAACCCATGTTTCTCACGGAGTCTCTCCCTCCTGCTTCACTTGAACACCAGGACAGCCTTCTGGTCACCCGGGATCTTATCGAGCACGTCCTGCATCTTGATGTTGCGCCCGCTCAGGATCTCGGCCACCAGCGGGTGGGGATCCTTCCCGAAAGACCCCAACTCGTGCGTCCAGACGGACCGTCCAACCAGCGCTTCTAAGCGCTCGTGCACCAGCTCAAACGGAACCGTCAGGGGGGTCATGAACAAGAGGCTCAGCTCTTCGGCCCGCTCTTCACGAGGCGCCGCCCGGACCGACTCCATCGTGCTGCGCAGCCGCGCTCGGCAAGCCTCGCACCACTCCTTCGCCCCTACCTTCTGGTTGCAAATCCCACAGGTTCTCGTGCCCAGTTCGGCGCTCATGTCAGCGCTCCATTCCGTTTTGTTAGTTTCGTTACAGCGTCAAGGACTCGAAGCAAGAAATCATTTCTCTGTTTATACTCCGGAAATAGACGATCCCACACTTTGCACTCTTTCGACGTTCGGTCTGCCTCTGCATGACAGTCCGTAAAATCCAATTCTTCCACATGACGGAGCAGACTTGCGTCTTTTTCTACGCAAGACAGACAGTGTTCAACTACCGTAGCAACGTAGTCGTCTCTCTTCCTTGTTCTTGGCCAGTAGAATTTAGTCTCTCCGGCGCTATCAACGAGGAAGAACGAAAATGATCTCAAAGTGACGAACACTGGACTGCCAACTTCTATCGCGGCGCCACATCCCGAGCAGAAATGTTTCTTGCCAGATGGATCCATGTCAGTTCTCCAACGGGTTCGGCTCGACAATCTTGGTTCGGAAGGGCCACCAGCAGGGCGCCACCCACACGACTCCGGTTGGCCCCGCGGCCCGCTCGATTCTCTTGCCATCGGGCAGGTAGGCAACGCCTGGCCCTCGTAGAAACTCTACCAGGTGCCACCCCAGCCAAATCTTCAGGCGAGGGAACCGGCCGAGGCTGGAATGTTGGTACATGCCCGGTGCCCCCTCACCAGTCACAGGGCGTGACCTTCCCGCTCTTGATGTGCTTCTCTGCCCGAAGTATCACTTCACGCAGCATCTTTGCACGCGCGGCTAGGTCGTCCAGCGCATCCTTCCTCGTGTCGCCCTCGCCTTCGATCAACGCCATCCCTACGGGATTCATGATGGCGGCTCGCCACCACGTCTGCCTTCGCCCTACGACTACTTCCCCGAGGGTCTTGTCTAAAAAATCAATGAACACGCTACTTGGCTTCTTCATGGCTCGTCCTCTCGCTCAGTCAGCTCGAACCGAATCGAGTCGCCCAGCACGATAACTTGACCGCAGCCCTCGACAGGACACACGCCCCCAACACCCGGATCCTTGAACGCTTCCGACTTGCTCTGCTCTCTGTGAGCCGGGCAGTAGTTCTCGTACTTCGCCACCACGTAGCTCCAACCCTTCGTCTTGCCTGCGGACTCGGGTAGCGTGCCGGTGAGGCCCAAGAGGATGCCGACGAGCCCTTCATGCCCGGGTGGTCGCCGTTCATGCGTCAGGCCGGTCTTGAGATCGTGGTAAGGAGCGAGTCGGCAATCCTGCACCTGAATGGCCGGATCCATCAGCAATGTTTCGTTGCACCAAACTCGCTGCTGGATCAGACTCGCTATTGCGTCGCGGTCCGTTTTGGTTGCCCGGTTCATCACCTCGATGATGCGGCGGGCGATCAGGCGGTTGACGGAGTCGGGTGTAGGGGAGTCGCGCGTCATGCCTTCTACGCAACCACGATACCCTCCTCCACACTCGTGAACTACTATGGCGCAACCATCTGCAATCTTGCGCTGCTCCTCATCACAGGCATGGCAATCGGCTATCAAACCGGAAAGAGACTCACGTTTTACCGCCACGAACTCGTGGTTCAACTGGTCCATCAGTGGGTCAGCCATTGGGCGTTCCTTTCCCGGCCAAGATGCCATACGCAAGACACCCAAACCGCATATCGTCATCGGTCTCGCCCGGCACGAACCTCTTGCGGCAAAGGTTGATGTCTACTATCTCAAAGCCTGCGGGAATTGCGTGGTACCATTCGCCTGGAAACAGCAGCAACACACCGCCACTAGCGTCCAGTTCATCCCAAGGGCGCAGCCCCATCTCGCACAACGCAAGATATGACATGGTGCGGAGCGACTCCCAGTCGCAGGGAGCGCACGCTGGGATCGGAGCACCGGCCTCGCGCTCAAACTGCGGCGTCACGATGTTGACTGGATCGTCAGGGCCAGCGCCAATAGCACGCCGAAGCCGGGCGGCCAACTTGGACTCCCGTCCACTCTGTAGTAGATCAGCCATGATTCTCACAGTTTTCCTTTCGCCGGCCGCAGCAGAAGCAAACACCTATCAAGGACAAATTCTCTTCATCCTCTGCCAACCTCTTAGCAAAGGCTGCGTCTTCTTCCGGGGTGTAGCTTTCTGGACTCGGGTTCCAGATACTAAGTTCATTGTGAAACTTGCCGACATCAAACGCGCTCCACCCGGAAGGAATCTCTTTTCCCGTCTTAGTCCAGTTTCTTCTAGCGTCAGATTTGCTCTTGAAGGCCATCAGCATAACCAGCAAGTCGTACATATCAGTAGTTGGCTCCACCGTAATTACTTCTTCTTCGTCGGGAAAAATCAGCTTTTTATCCCCTTCTTTGAGATTTCCAAGTACCATCACGTTCAACACACGCTTTTTCATTTCGGCATTTCGGCTGGCAGTACGGGCCGTGGGAAGCACGACAGCGTGATACCCGACGAATCGCTAACGAAGAAACATACTTCTGCGTCCGACCAACATCTCGTAATCACTGCTCCAAATCTTCCACCCTGTTGCACCCATTCGTCGCACTGTCTACCCCCCGCGACCTCGGGCTGGGGCGCTGGCGCAGCAGGGGGCTGATTCAACTTGCTCGTGTCCAGGGTTGAACGTGGCGCGACGACGGCCTGGACCAGCATGCCACCACCCGCGGCGAACAAGGTTAACCCAAAAACTAAGAAATACTCGGTGCGTTTCATTTTGCCCTCCGCTTCCTCAGTTCTGCCGCACGATCGGCTGCCTTCGTAAGCCGTGCGCTGGCCCGCGTGAATTGATGAGCCCGGTAACGCAGGGATACTTCCAGCTTGCGCAGAGCCGCGACTTCAGTGTCGGCGTATTCAACCGCTGTCTCCGGTCTGTTTGAGTGTGTTCTCGCAGTAGCCGCCCAATCAAGTTTCGACCAGCCAGGTATACGATTATAATTCTTTGTCCAAACTTTCATGTGCGCCGCTTTCTCGGTTGAAAGTCTTGCCAGTACTCCGACCGTATCCCGGGCTTCACTCCGCTCAGAGCCAGCAGAGCGTCCTGGAGTCCAGCCGCGTACCCACCCTCAAACCCTTCACGTGCGAACCCGCGGGGATAAATCAAATATGCATTGCGGGAGGCCGCGATTGACTCGTCTACACGCTTGATCGCTTTCAGGATGTTGCGCTTAGACATCGGTCTTTAGCTCCAGTGGCCGTGCGCCAATGCGCTCAACCCGCGTGATGGCCGCCACGTCCCAGATGCAACCCGAGGCGCAATCCCAGCCGTAGTACCACAGCATTCCAGGGTGCAGCCGCAGACCCCACTGGTACGGCGCGATTTCGATCCCGGCATACCGCTCGGCTACCGCGTGCCAGTCCGGCGGATCCGAATAATACGGCCGGGCCTGGGGAACAAACTCGTGGTGGAATGCGAGCAAACTCCTCCTCGCTGCGGATCACCAAGATCCGGTCCAGCGCGACCTCGAAGCGGTACCAGTGGGGGCGGAGGCCAGAGAGGAAACTCTCGGCCTGGCACCACTCTATCCATGAGTTACCGACGCCGTACCAGACACCTGGCGGCTTTCCATTTGGCCGCGCCTTGAACTCCGCGAGAGACTGGAGCACCAGCGCGTCCTCATCGGAGCTATGGATCCTGTCGTCTGGCCCCACGGCTTCCGGCACCATGCAGAAGCGGTTCTCTCCCTGCGCGGAAGGACACGCGACGTAGGCCACAGGGTTAACCTCCGGCTGCATCAACGTCCTCACACACGGTCGAGTTCCCCTCGGTGCAGCACTCGGAAGCCCAAGTAGTTCCATCCACACGCTCCCCTGAGTAGATAATACACCGCGCAGGATCAGATTCTACGCCGCAGCCAAGCAGGAGCACTACCACCGCCCAGCAAATAACATCAATCACATTCATACCACATCTCCCCTCGGCGCCGCTCGACAAGAACTCCACCTTCGTCGAACAGTCCGAGATCAAGATTCGTCGTGCGGCATAGGTGACGGTATGCCAACCACGCCTGTTTGAGATCATCTGCAAGAACAAGATCGACGGGGAACTCGGCCAGCGGAGAGTTCCAAGCGATACGGATGGGATAAATCAAACTGTTTACCGGGTAGTGCCCCTTGGGCCTGATAGCGAACATCACTTCCTCGGCAGTACCAGCTTACGGATTTTGGGGCGTATCTGCTGACGTATCTTCCAAAGATCAAAGGATCCTTGCGCGTTTAGCCACACATCAGGCGACGTGCGGAAGGCTACCCCCAGCCGAGATGGTCGCGGATCTTGGCCTGCATCTGGGCGAGGTCGCGTTCAGTTGGAACGCTATCCTCAGAACTCTTGGCCGGTTCTACTCCATGTGCCCCGTACTTCTCCTTCCAGCACTCCAAGCAGAGCCCGTCGAATTCAACGTGGAACCGCTCATACTCTCCGGAAGAAAAACCACAGGCATGGCAGGTAACCCGGCGGGCACGAGGCTGACTACTGGAGGACTCTTTCAAATCGCTCATGGCTCCCTCGGATACAACCGTGCTAACTCTTTCACTGCCCACCGAATTCGACCTACATCGTACAAAGTCAGAGGCTCTCCGGTTAACGCCAGGCCCGTCGTATACGTTTTGTACGGAGCGATCAGAGTCACCAACTGCTTCAGTTCTTCCGGCACTCCAGCGGCCTCAATCGCTTCAGCAATAGACATAGACGGATGCTCACGGCTAACCCAATTTGTACCCGCAAGAAGTAGTTTTTCGTGCCTAGTCATGGCTTCCTCGACAGAGTTGACCGATGCGCTGCTTCAATCCCTCGCGCAGCATCCCCTTGATTGTCTCGATCGCAGTATCCGGATTCGCCAGTACCTCGCGCGTCCATGTCTTCGTGGCTTCTCGCTCCGCTCGCAAGCTCGCCACCTTGGCCCCGTGGTAGGCGGGATCAAGGCAAAGATAGATCGGATGCAGGTTCATCTCTTGGAGCATGGGCTTGCAGAGATTCAGCAACGCTTGTACGAATCGCTCTTCGCGTGCCCCGACATTACAATACAATTCAAATACGTCGATTCGGCAGCCGGGTGGATCCTCAATCCTGCGGTACCCTACGAGCACCTCTTCATCAAGTAGCAGGCGAACGGCATTCCGCACGATCTCAAGTCCAGCTTCGATGGCGGGTGATTTATTCATGGGCCGATCCTATCTGTGCGACCGTGGCGACGTGCTGGACCGTACACCTGTTCCCAGCACACGCGCTTTGAGTTTCCGCTAGCCCGGCAATGGTCGTAGGCATCACGCGACGGGTTCACGACTTTGGGCGCCAACACACACAGCACGAGTAGAACGAAGAGCGCCGCTACCAGGAGCGCACACGCTTTGAACTGTTCTCGTGCGCGTGTATCCATATTTACTTTGTAGACGCCCAACCAGCCGCCCGTACTTCTGCCATCCACGGTGGATCTTCGTCAGGCAGTCCCAGCGCCTTCCGAATTGGCTTCCGGTCTTCGTAACTTTCAGCCGTAGCGAGCAGCACTTTCTTAGGCACTGGACGCAACGGAGGCCCATGGGCGTTGTCCGCCCAGCACTTTCCATCTGCGTCAATCGCCCACGTAGAAGGAATGTCCCAGCCTTTGTGGTGAAGAAATCCATGCCCGCGCAGAGGAAGGGGGGGGGGGGGGGAAACTTCTTGCTGATGTCGAACACGACGCGGCCGCCTGGTACCGGAAGTCGTGCCAACCCCTCCTGCACGTGTCCATTTACACGATCCCGCGCGTAGTTCATGACGGGATCGAATCCGAGCGGTAGCTTGACAGCCATCTCAGCCTCCGTTCTCTTCCGCCTGCATTTCATCGGCACAGTCCGCAGCATTCAGAAGCTGCTTGGCAAACGCACGAACTGCGGGCGTAGAAGCGGTCCAAGTCATCGAAGCAGAGCCAGACTGAATCTGGAACTGGACGCCTTGGACGCCGAGGATCCGCATGATCTTGATGGAAGGAAAATCGCAGCCGCGTGAAGGAGGGGACGGCGGAGAGAGAGGCGGCTTCACCTCTTCCGGCTTGGTGCTTTTCTCTCTAATCATGGCGCTTGGCCCCGTAGACCCGCTCGACAAAGTGCCGCGCCTCCGAGGCGCACTCCTTATCCATTTGCCGCTTCTCCGCTTCCGCTGCCTTCTTGGTCGCCACGATATAGCACGGCTCCCGGCCTGGACCGTAACGCAGGGCCGCCTCACAGTAGATGCCCCATCCCAAGGCAACAAGCTCTGGCGCAGGCACTTGGCGACTACGTTTCGACTTGGAGGTGGACTTGCGACTGCGTGAAAGAGAGGGCTTCAATCCTCCCGGCTTGATGTTCTTTTCTTTGGTCATGTCTTTCTCGTACGCACAGGCAAGGCACAACAGTCGGAAAAATTTACAAGGTCGCGGAAGAAATAGCGACCGGATAAGGCAACGGCAGCCGCTTCATCCATGCCACGCAAAGTTGAAGTCCAAATCCAATTTGGTTGCGGATTGATTCTAACAATCACTACGGCTTCATCAACAGTAGGCAATCGCCAGTCCGAGAAGCCTCCTTCCCGATAAGACTTGGCGTACCTCTTGGCAGCATTCCAGTCCAAACGATGGCTTGAAAAAGTTGCTACCTGCAACTCGGTCTTGATTGCGCTCTTGGTCATACTCTTGCCCCATCCGCGCTATACCCCCGCCCATGAACCGCGACTGAGAAATAGGTTCCATCATCCGCACGGAACTCAGCTCGTTCCGTGCTGGGATTGTCTGAGAGGATCTGCTGAAGCAGCGACACCGCGAGCATCTGAGCATTGCGCTGGTCCACCCGAACCATGATGTTATTGGGGCCTTTCCTATCCTTCCACTGCACGATCTCCAGCTTGAGGACCGGCTTCGGCATGGGCTCGGTAGAGGCGCGCTTCGGCTTTTCCGAGGACTTGCAACTGCGCACCGGCAAAGCGCGGCCGTCGTAGGAGTGGCCCTGGTCGAAGAAGCCGGAGTAGCCAAAGCTGAGGCCGACGTAAGCCGCCTCCGAGCCGCGCGATTCGGAGGTCCAAACCCACACTGGTTGTGGATTGGTTCTGGCGATCTCTTTCGCCTCAGCAATAGTAGGAAGACGCCAATCAGTATGACCGCCTTCTCGGTAGTCCTTGGCGTATTCCGCCGCCTGCTTCCAAGTCAGATAGACGCTCGTCGTGGGCGCTACCTGCAATTCAGCCTTTGCTCGCTTAGTCATCTCAATCCTTCCAGTTGCAGTCGAACACGGATCTGCCCTTTTTACACCTGAACTTCTTGCAAAGAATCGGGCGGACCAGAAGGATCAAGTGCAGGATCGAGCGCCAGCACGATGTCGCCATCCTTGATCGGGATTGAAGCTCGCCCCCCAACCACCGGCTCCGCCACCGACGCGATCTCATTGTTCCGCATGTTGCTCAGCAGGATCGAGTCCTCGGGGCGGGCATCCTGCTCGACCTGCTGGAGCGTCCGTACCCGACACCCGATAAAGTACCGCGGGCTCCGCGCGCGGCTCGAAGTCCTCTGGCCCTCTTGCCCTCGTGGTGAACTGGAAGCAGTAGGGAGTGGCTCCGTAGCGCTCGACAATCCCACGGGCCATATGACGAGCTGAATCGACATCCCACTGATCGATCTCGCGAGACGTCTCCTCCGCGAAGAGGGCGCCGGGGCTGTAGAACGTGACAAAGTGCTTTGTAGGGCTAGACATTGAAGTCTCCTTGGCTCGAACTTACTATACCGGCGCGATCTTATTTTTACACATCTGTCTTTCAGAAGACTTGAAGGAGCGCAGAAGTGAGCCCCGGTCGCGGCCCGTTCAACAACACTCACTTGTCGGCTGCGCCACTATCCACCAGTGCCGCAATTCACCGGTTATCGGAAACTCATGGCGAAACCTATCCGCGCTCCTTCAAATCCTCTGTGTAGCCTGGAATCGGATTCTCTTCCCGCCACGCGACCAATTCGACGTATGGGGGCTTAACATCGCTCCAAACCGCGTTTAGCCGCAGTTCAACCGTTTCTTTTATCGCAGCTTCAAAAAATTGGAGCGTAGTATCCCGGGCTGCGGGAAACTCCTTTCGCGCAATCCGCTCAAATCTCACCCAGCCAAAACTAAGATCTGAGCAGCGATGAATGAAATGCCCCCGCTCAAACTGCGCCCCGTAGTAACTCGGGGCGCCATCCTTCTCAGGATCGTAGGGGCGCGTCAGGATCCTTTCGTCCTCGATCATATCGTTGAGCACGTCAGAATAGGCCGCGCTCACGCCGCAGCCAGAGCACTTGAGGAAGATGCGCCAGTGATCGCCTTTGGCCAGCATCAGGACTCCTTGAGTGGAAACAACTTCTCCCACTCTGCCCCCGAGCACTCTTTGCAGGTACGGATGCAACCGTCGGGGTGGTCAGCCCGCAATCCGGCTCGGCGGAACCAGTCGCCACAGTAGAAGCGGTGGAGAAATCCCAACGCAACGACGACTTTCTCCAATCGGTCGATGCGATCTTCAATCTTCATAGGACTTCCCCTTCCTACTACCCGCGCTAACTACTATACAACTCGATTCTTATTTTTACGCACGGGCTTGCAATTCTTTTTTGGGATCGTCCTCGCTGCCATGTGGCCGCCCGGAAGCGTACCCACGTAGTACAGCAGCTCCACCTCCGCCATGACAATCTGGAGTCGCAAGCGATTCTCTGCTTCCGCCTTGGTACTGCCAGAACTGCTGATAATGCCCTCTCCCGTTTCTGCTACGGTGAGCGCCGCGTTCCACCGGAAGGCCGCTGCGGGGGGTTCCCCCGTCTTCCACGTTTCAACTTGAAAGAGTGGCATTCGCGCCTCCGCCTTTGTTAGTTACGATCACGCTGTAGGTTCCAGTTCCGATCGCCTGCGGTCGCGTCTCTACCTTGCACGCTTCGCTCTTCTCCAACGTATAAACCGCAAGCTTGCGCTGCTCGTCCGTCCAGTAGTGGAAGCGGACATTCATAAAGTTCCGGTAGAACGGCCCCAGGTAGACTTCCTTGCCGTACTCTTGCGTAGCTCGCTGCACGAGCTTCAAACATTCCGCCTGGCTCTCGGGACTGGTGGGATCCAGCAGCGGCGAACCTGGCAGCGGAATCTCGGCGGGTGCGACACCTGCAACCCGCACAGCGGTCTTCGCTTTGACCCGCTCCGTCACGTCAAAGAAATCCCAGCAGTTCTCCTCGCCGACCAAGTTGAGAAGATCCGTGGACAGCGTGTCTTGTCCCGCGACCACGATCAGGCTCAGCCCCGCTTCCAAAATCCTACGAGCCAGCGGCATGTAGTCGCGGTCCCCGCCCACGATCACGAACTGATCGCAGAGTCCAGCTCGCAGCGAATCTTGCGCGTCCAGCGATAGCTCGATGTCGGCACTCGACTTGCCCCGCTTCGCCTGCACGTAGATCGGCGTCACGCCAATGGTTTGGAGCGCACCTTGCGCTCCTACCATGCCCACGTCCTCCCAGTCAGCGTACGCTCTCCTCAGCACCACCTTCTCTACCTCTCCCGTCAGAGTACGGAGCAGCTTTCGGATCTGCTCAATCGTGTAGCCTCCAGGTTGCGGTAGCTGCGCGCGTAGGTTCTGCACTGCCCGAAGTACATTCTCGTAGTCGATGTAAACCGCAGTACGCATATTAGACACCCCTCTTGGCTTGAGCCTCGCACTCGTCGAGTGCATCAATCACGTCGATCCAGGCTGTCGCGTTCTCGTTCTCGACCTCCTCCAGCTCCTTCCTCCAGTCCGGGTTGCGTTGGTCAAGCGTCTCCAGCAGGACTCTGGCCGCTTCCACCAGCCGGTCGCAGGGAGACGGTTCCTTCTGGGGCTCAACAATCGACGGCAATGGCGTCGATTTTGGGCCGTAGACTGCTTTCTGCGGCTGGGCCGGACTACGACGGCCACTTCGCGGTGACTGCCTCCCCAGGGCCTGGCCTGGCCGCACTTTCGCCTCTGCACGCTTCTTGGTCATTTCTTGCCTCGTTTTATTTTGGCTAGGGTGGTACCAACACTTTTTCGTGCCCATCCCGTCCGTTCCGCGATCTGCTGAATCTTCAATCCTTCTGCTTTCAGTTTCTTCAGCTTCTCGATTTCCACAATGCGGCGGTGCGGTTCAACGCCGAGCTGGGGTAGCCGCTCACGGATCGCGGAAATCTGCGATCCGTCCATGCACGCAGTCTTGAGGAGGGAGAGACCCGCTCTATGCAACTTCAGAATTTCTTCGTCTGGCAGCATTCTTAGTCTTTCTCTCGCACGCACCCTGTCGCGCATCAACCGCTTTCAGAATCAACACAAAACGGTCTGAATCATCTTTTCCTCGCCACCGTGTACACCAGCGGCGATAAGCTCCTGTGACCAGCGCCATATCCTCTAGCATTCCACAGACTCTGAGATCTTCAAGTGCTTCTGGCATCAGAGATGTTACAACTTCTTTTTGGCGTAGATAGGTCTTCCGGACCTCGCTCAACTTTCGCGGGGCTCTCTTTTTAGCTGGGCGCTTTGTTGCCATTACTCACGCCCCTTAATCAACTTCTTGAGCTTGGACAGCGTCCGTTCCAGCCGCTCCATTCGGTGCTCGACCAGGTGACTCTTCATCATCGCACCGACTAGCGTGTCGTTCCCCTGAGCGCTGTCAATCGTGTACCCACAGTAGCGACAGCGCAGCCAGAACTTCTCTGCACTCCCCCCGTCTTGAACCACGTTTCGGTCGGGAGAGGAGTCGTGCGTTTCGTACCGCCAGCGGAAATCTACATAGCCCGCTCCGACGCGGAACTCATAGGCACAGGGAGAACTCGTCAAATGCTCCAGCACTTTCCGATCCGTCAGCGGTAGCCGCGCCCAAACTTTCTCACCGGGGTCGAGGAACTTCGTAGACTTGGAATCTTGCCGAAGCGCTGCGCGGATTGCTACGTCGCACGCAATCGCATACTTCTCTGTCGCGTGCCTGGACTCGGCAGGTAGCTCGACTTTGAGGATTTTTTCAGCCACGGTCGAGTACCTGGTCGATGAGCGCGTGAAGCTGCTCTCGCAGCAGAGCACGCTGAACCGGATCTTTCAAGGCAGCGTCTGGAATTTCGGCGCGGAACTTGAGCACTCGCCCCGTACCTAGAAAGAGAGATCCGTCCCATCCGTGGGAGAACGCTTTGGGAACTGGCACATCTTCTACCCGAGCCGGCGATTCCATGTCAATCCTCCAATCTGATCTTGGGCAGCGGATCCGGCGCAGTCTTCATCGGCGTGTCAAAGCAGACTTTCACTCCACCTTCGGGGTGTTCCTTCCAGCTAACGGCGTGCCGAATCACCTGGAGTAGGTCGTAGGAGCGTTTCGCCTCCACGGCGAGAGCAGACTCCGTACACCCCAAGGAGCCGCTGTCCAGCCCGTACAGGACCTTCCTCAAAAGAGCGAACGCCTCGTTCACCTCCCACGAGTACATCTTATCCAGGTCCGGCCACTGTCCATTCGACATGGGACGGTTAGAACGGATATATCTGATCTCGACTAGCTGCCCCATGTGAATGCGGCCGTGCAGGTCCAGCGCATTCAACAGTGCGTCTACCTGCTCTCGCGTGAGTTCCAGAGTGATCTTCATAATTGTACTATACAACCCGCGTCAGAATTTTTCCCACTACCCGCCTTCCAGCTCGCGCTCCTCGGCCAGCCATCCGGGAATCGTAACTGACTCTCCGTCGCGGTCTACGATCTGGGAGAGTGGAATCCAGACCTGACGGCCGTCCTGCTCAACTAGCAGGGCTCGATCCGTCTCGCGAACGATTCGTACTTCGCAGCGCACGCTGGCGTCATCTTCAAATCCATTGAATCTCATTTGGGCACCTCCTTGTGGAGCATGTCTGCGGCTCTTACGCGCTTCTTGGCAATCTTGGCGTAGCTCTCATCCTGCTCGATGCCATAGTACCGGAAGCCTTCCAAGAGAGCTGCTACTCCAATCGAACCTGAACCTGCGAACGGATCGAGAACTTTACCGTTGGGCGGGGTAATGAGGCGGCAAAGGTAACGGCAGAGCTTGATGCTCTTCACAGTCGGATGCCCGTTGACTTCTCCCGGGTCGAGCCCAAAGTTGCGATCCTTCTTGGAAGACTTACTGCAATAGAAAAATCTCGATACTGTTGCTCCGGGGAAATCCAGTTGGCGCACCGCGCAAGAAGGAACGCAGGCAAATAGCGGAATAGCCTCATTACCGCCTTCACCTGCGAAGGTCGTATCTGGCCCAGTCATTCGCTTGAGTTCACCAAAAATAATATCCTGCGATTCCCCTTTACTATTTTTTCGCACGGCCGTACCAGTCTTCACTTTCATAGTTCCGACTTCCCGGCACAGAGGGTCGTGAGAAAGAACCAAATTTGCCGGCCACCTGCCCTTCGTAGAAAGCCGTTCTCCTACAGGCTTAGCCTCTTCATACGAAGAGCCATGCCACGGCTTCCCTTTGCCCTTGCCTGACTTGAACCAGGACTCTGGGTACTCCGCTTTCCAGTCTGCTCGTACACGACAACCGTCGATGTTAAGACCGCCAACGCCGTGCTTGAGAACATTGGCAGCAATCGTGGGTTCGGAGATTGGCTTCTGGACCAGAATCCAGAACTCTGCGGCAGGCTTTAACGCAGTTCCGTAACCCGCCCAAGGCTCTGCCTCTTCTGTACCAATAGATCGAATCTCTTCTTCACGGCTCTGAGACTTGGAACCGGGACGTTTTGCAAAATCTTGACCGCCTGAACGTGCGTGCCGGATCTTTCCTACTACGTCTCCGAGTTTTGGGTAGACTTTTTCTGCCCAGGCAGGAACTGCATCAAACTCCGCACAGATCCGCGCAAACCTTTCCGCAGTTGGAATTTGGGGGCATGGCGTATTCTCCCCAAGCCAGTGGTCTACTTGGCGAGGAGTGACGCCAGACGCTTTCGCTACTTCTTCCCGAGAGCCGAGGCCCTTCAACCAAGAAACTATTTCTTCCGCATCTACCCTACGCTTATCGATCTGTTTGGCGATAGTAGAACTTTTCGGAAATCCGACTCCAAATAAATGTGTAACTATATCTTTCACTTGGAATCCTGACCATTCGATCGCCGTCATCGTCCAGTGCGACGTTCTCGGAATCGCCCAGACAAGCGCGTAGCCTCCAGGCTTCAAAACACGGTGGCACTCCCGTAGAATCTCGGTCAGCCAGCCAATCCACTGCTTTCGACCGCCTTTCGCAGAGTCCCACTTTGCGGGCAGGAACGAAATTCCTGCCGGCGGATCTGTGACGACGGAGTGGAAACGGTTATCGGGTAAACGCCGCAGAACTTCCAAGGCGTCTCCGTGAACTACCCGGTATCGACGTTTCGGTTTCTCAGCCATCTACCTGTACCTTTTCCCAGCAGCCCGCTCAACGTGGAAAAAGGCAGCGGCTCCGCAGCCAGCGCAGAACGGCGTGGTGCGCGTTTTCGGCTTCGCTTGCTGCAACGTAGTCCTCGTATACCTGGCAGTACGCATTGAAGTGGTAGAACCCCGCTCTGACCCACCACTTACGAGCTGGATCGCTCGACACCCAAGTCGTCAGACTAACAGTAACTTGCAAGCCGTCATGCCAAAAATCATCTCGCCACCCGAGCGGCGGGGACATTCCTTTCACCCCAGCAGGATGAATGATTTCAATTGGCCTGCTCATGTTTTCCCCGCGGTGTCTTCCTCTGACTACTATACCCAGACCAGAGTGAAATTTTACACGTCACGGCATGAGCGCCTTGTTCGCAGGATCCTCCCACGTCCTTCCTAACAATCCGGACAGGAGAGCCTCCGCTTTGATTGCTTCGACCTGCTGGCGCATATTGCGCTCGATCTCGAATCGAACGCGGTAGTGTTTCTCGGCGTCTCTCAGATGAGAGGCCAACCGTTTGAGGCGTGGAATAGTTTTTTCCGCTTCGTCCCGAAACTTGACAAGGCTATCCCGTGCGGTCAGAGATTGAGGAATCCACTCCTTGATCTCTTCCGCCCGCTGCGCCAGCAGCTCTGCCATGTGCTCAAGCGACTCGCTCAGATTCAAGTTACGCCTCCCGGTCTACCGTCTCCGTCCGGAGGTAGATCCAGGTTCCGTTCAAGTCGCAGTCCGTCCCCGCAGAAAGCATTTTGGTATAGCGCCGAACTTCCCCCGTCGTCGTACAGCGATAGACATACCACGTCTCCCGGATCATCCACACGAAAAGGAGAGGTAGGAGAAAGCGCATGTATTAGTTCCTGTGGGAGCTATCAATGCGGTCCAGCAGATTCTGGTACTTCGACTTCTTCTTGCCGCCTCTTTCGTCCCGTAGCGCTTGCACTCCGACTAGCGCTAAATCCTCCAGCAGTTGCTTGGGCAGCCTGCGCGTAAACTCCTCAACGGTAACTCCGTCGATGTAGTGAACGCCCTTCCTGACTTCTACTGCGTGCTCTTTCCCTGCAATCCTTACTTTCCCCTTCGCAGCTTTCACGGCTTATGATCCAGTGCTGCGTGGACAACGCGAAAGGATCCCCCGCAGAGTTGGCAATCCCCTGGAGCACCAGGATGTTTCTCCGCGTGCATTGTGACCAGCGCCGAGAACAGGACTTCGAGCAGTCCGCGCTCGACCGTGACCAGCGCGGGATCGCGGACGGAGAGGGCGCGGATCGCGGCGGCAAGCGTCTCGGGATGCACCCGCTTATTCTGGCGTTCGGTTCGCCCGGCAGAATCGCAAATCCTCGCCGCCTCTGCGAGCGCCGCCTCGCGGGCGCGCTGGACGATGGCCGCGACGTGCGCGCATCGGTCTGCGGTATGTGGAGTACCATCGCCTTCATCCCAGATCCAATCACCCTCGCGCGGCATCCACCAGAGATTCCGAATGCAGACCGGACACGGCCTGCAATCCTTGACCATGTAGCGATCGGATACTGCGCACGGAGATGCCGGGATCACGATTTTGTTTCCGCGCATGTATGGCTCGTAGCTCACGACTCACCTCCCAGCTCTTCCCATAGAGGGGCTGCGTAGCAGACCGAACCCCCTTCGCCATCCTCGGTGGCAGCATCGTGGATCCACTCCACATCATGCTCCGATTCGTATCGGATCGCTTCGAGTTCGGTAGCGCAGTTTCGCTTGCACACTAGCTGCGCAGCTTCCAGCATCCCGTCGCGCTTGCCTTTCCGGTAGGTGTAGTTACACGCCTCTTTGCAGTCGGCCACGTTCACGGCTCCCCTCGCAGCACGTCATGGATCCGAGCAGCGTCGCAGTCCGCCTGTTCCGGGTGATACCAGTCACCGTCGAGGACTTCGAGAGGGTGTTCCTCTCGGCACCACTCGCACACCATCTTAGCCGCCGCGCGCATGCCATCGCGGTGGGCGTCGGCGTTCGCAGCCCACGCCTCGCGGAGCTGCGCGCAGAGCCAGCGGGTCTCATCGCCGTACTCGCAAACGCTGGTAAACAGGTCGTCGTCCAGCCCTGCCTCAATCCTGAACAGCTTTTCCTCGTTGGTCATGGTGCGTCCCTCCTCGACTCTCCGAATTTCATCGTGCGCCTTCGCGCCCACCACCACGGGGCCTGCTCCCATCCGGTCGGACGCTCGAAAACCGAGGTCCCGTTCCCGTGCTCGTTCGCAGCCCCGAGCCACCCACGTACAGCGCGGAACCGAACGCCGGCCCGGATCGGTGGACCCCGTACCCAGTGCCGATGCCGGTGGCAGAGCACGATCTGCTGGCCTTGATTTGAATCCCCGGTCAATGAGTCGAACGCGAGCAGGCACGCACTAGCCGACGCCCAGCGGCCCGAGCAGCGCTTGCCGGCGCGCGTGATGGCGATGCAGCGGGCGTGGCGGTAGTCGGTCATTGCTTCCTCGCGATCCGGTAGAGCCCGACCAAAATGTCAAACCCCTGCGCACACGCGATCCCCAGCACGAACCCGCTGACCATATCGTCGGTCATCTCTTCCCCCTCACGCGCACGGCGGCAGCGACCACCGGCACGGCAGATCGGCCACCGTCCGCCGCCCATTCTGCGGCATGGCAAAGCGGGACGCGCATTGCCTCCACCGCATCCAGCAGCGCGGTTACCCCGCTGCGCTCGCGGCAGCGCGCCCGGGTGTGGGGGGATCCGTGCTCTTCACGCGCTGACTGCTTGACGCTGGCCTTGTCTGCCGAAACGATCAACCAGCATCCACAACCCACGCAGCGGATCATGGCTTTCCCTCCCGAGACCGCGCAGCGGATTCGCGGATCCGCGCCTCGTGCGCAGCCTCGTGGCGGAGCAGGTCCTCAGTCGGAGCACCGTCTGCGAGCATCCGGAGCGTTTGCCCGACCTTCTCCGTGCACGGCTTGCAGATCACCAGGCTCGGCGGGGCGGGCGGCACGCCGCACCCATTGGCGCACGACTTGAGCGGCTTTCTCATCACGGCTTCCACTCCAGGGCGCGGATGCGTGCCGCCACCTCTTGGACTACCAGGATCGGGTTCCGTCCCTCTGTCTCGACCTTTTCACTATCGGACGCTGCCAGCTCGCGCGCCTTGTCGAACCCGCGGCGCTCGGCGGTATCCACTTCGGCTTTCAGCTTCCGCACGCGATCGACAATGCTCGGGCTGCATTTCGATCCGTGCGCGCCACACTCACCGACTACGGCCTCCAAATCCACCTGCAACCGCTCGTAAGCGTCGGCCAGGTATTCGAGCGCCTTGGAGTTCTGCGCCATCTCCTGCACGCCCGCGATCAGCGCGGGGAGCGCGTTGACGGCGGCCAGGATCAGGTCGCAATCCTCGTCCGCCAATTCCGGGCAATGATCGGACTCGTCGGAGTTGCAACCCGCGCACGCTACGGACTTATCATCCGTGCGAATCACGAAGACCACGCCACACGAAACGTCATCTTCGCGGGAAAACCTCCACTCGCCCGGAGTCGCCTTCGCACGCAACTCTTCGAGCCGGTCGCACAGTTCCAGCAGGTCGGCGGCGGTCATGGCTGCACCTCCCTCGATGTCCACAACGCAAACTCCTCGCGTCCAGCGCGGCCCCGGAACTCGGCAGCGGCTACTATGAGCGCATTTGCTGCGGCACTCTTTTCGACCGTACTTCCGAATTCCGGAAGCTTTCCCACACTCTGCTCACAGTAGTACGCGCACTCGTGGAAAGCGGCGATCCGGGCCTTCTTGGTGTCCGTGCTCATCGCTTCCCCCTCACGCGCGCGCTTCTTCCGATCGGAACTTCTGCGATGCTTGCGCCGCAACCTGAACATTTCATCGCTTCTCTCCATCCAGCACGACGGTACGGCCACGATTAGAACGAAGCCAGTTACGAATCGTGTGGGGATTCCATCCGGTCTGCTGTGCAATCTGCTTTTGATTGAGACCTTGCTTGAGCAGTTTACGGAGCCGCTTCGCATCGATCACCTTGCGCCTGCCTCTCAGCGGAACTTTGACGCCCAGTTCCTCCAAGCGTTCTCGCACTTCGTAGTTAGGAATGCCGGCGATTGTTGCGATCCTGAGAATCGACAATCCCCGCTTGCGCAGGTCGAGAAGTTCCGCATCATTCATGTTCTGCTTTCCGTGCCGTCCCGCGTAGTTCAGGCCGATACCACAGGCCGTCTTCGCTAAGACCAACTTGCAAGTCCTCACCACATTTCGAGCAAAACGTCTGCTGGCCTACAGTCCAAGAAGGTCCAACTCCTTGACACCGCTCTTCAGCAGTAAATCCAACTAGAAACACTCCTGCCCCGCACTGAGGACAAGTAAGCATTGCAACTTCTTCGGCATCGTCCACACTAGAACTATACACCGGAGACTCCAAGATTCCACACGGCCTCCCGGTTCATCGGCGGCCTTTGTTTGCTGCCACTTCTGCCATCAAAATGTCCGCGGCGATAATTCCGGTCATGGACGCAACGCTCAGCACTTGCATGGCGGCAGAGTTGACTCCTGCTCGGTGGCTCTCTGCTTTGAGCTTCTGCTCGAACTTGCTCAGACACTCGCTGGTGTTATTCAGTTGCTCGGACTTATCGAGCAGCGCATTCCCAGGCGACGCTTTCTTACTTGGCCTTTTCACCGTCTTCCTCCGCAGAGCACGTATGAAAATAGGAAGAGCTTGGATCGCCTTGCGCCGTGGTATCACGCAGGGCTCCGCACTTGGGACACGGCTGCCAAGCTCCGAGGCTGAGGGGGAGCGTGACAGGCTGAAAGTATCTATCGCGCTCGTCCAGCAACTTTGAAACTATGCCGGCGACACGCCTGGGCATATCTTCGTCTATGAGCATGTTAGGAATCACAGCTTTCGCAAGCTCAACCCAGGCCCCTCTGCGCTCTGCCTGCGGGTCGGGATAGACGTACAATGGAAGGTTGGTAGGAATAGCCAAGGTGAAATTGACGAACATCGTGCATGCACATTTGAGCGTTCCGCCTCCTTGGCAGGCCGTGGAGGTTGCATGAGCAGAACGCGGATGCTGGCAGCTTGCACAAAGGTCTTCACTCGTCATCGTAATGTCCATGCTCTAAACCCCTTCCGTGTGAATAGAACCGTCCGCTTGAAACCGATGCTTCCTTCTACGATCGCCTACGCGGGACTCTGCCGCCGTCCAGTGCGCGGGACGAGGAAGTATGATCGTCTGCCGTGCTTCGTCCACTCGGCATCGTGCAAACAGCTCCGCTAGCTCTGGCGTACTTGCTTCCGCGATAATCGTGTGGGGCTTCGACCAGGGCGTGGACTGGACAATGTAAGAAGTCCCGGCCTCGGACTCCTGCGCGTTCACACTCCACTTCTCTTCGCCACAGCCCTTGTTATTGCGAAGGTCGAGGGTGTAGCGATAGAGTCGAAAATCCTCGATCCGAACTGCATCCACCTGTACTTCCTGCCCGACTCCGCCCAACTTCTCGGCTAGCAGTGCAGCATCCTCTCGCCGGGAAAAGAAAACCTCGAAGTCACTCGCCGTCCCTCCAACTCGAAATACGATGCTCCCTTTCTTCTCAACCGGTGCCATGGGCCTTCTCCTCTTCGCTCAGGACTTCCTGAACTCTGCGCAGCGCGGCCACAGTCCAGTACGCAAGCCCCTCCGCCGGGCGCAAGGCGTCAAGAACTTGCTGGCTGTACTTGGTCTCGTCCAGTCCATTCAGCAGTCGCGCCAGATTGTCGAATGTCAGTATCAACCGCAGCAGCGTCTCTTGGTCGATTTTCAACTCGTTGTTCAAGAGCCCCTCCTCCGACGACATACGATTTATCCACGAACCCATCTTTGCCAGCTAGATGCGCGCTCCACCAGAATACTCCCGTAGCCCGCTGCTTGAAGTGCCCACGCCGCCAATGCTTGCGCGGACTGTCATGCGGTCGCCTGCTATCCGTATGGATGCTCTCCCGCAGGCTCGCGTCGAGGTGCAAAATGTGATAGCCGAGCAGCGGCGCCTTTCCCGCCTTGGCGCGCTTCTTCTGGACTTTCGGGGGGCACTCTCCCTTCTTCCAGGTCACTCCGCTTCGTAGGTTGACTAGCTTGAGAAAGCCCGCGGTCGAAGATGCGAACTCGCATAGACATACTTCCTGCAATTTCTGAAAAGGCATTTCCAGAACTTCGGTAGTGCCATTTTCATACACCATCAGCTTGCTTGCCGTCGAATTCGCGTCTGGAAGCCCAATCTCGAAGTCGCCATGTTCAGGACTGTAGTGAATCAGCACCACATCGCCGAGAAACCCTTTGGCTTGCTCGATCTCGACCCAAAAGAAAGATGCGACTGTTCCCGGCTCGATCTCGCGGAGCATCATGCAAGAGCGCCCAATCGGCTGCATCTCAGACTTCGCATCGATCTGCTTCCGCGTCTCGTCCAGGTGGTAGTCGCGCAGCGTTCCCAGGTCCACCCACACCTGCGGGTAGGGAAGTCTTGTGAGCGTGGGATCGGTTGGTACATTGAACGCCGCCCACACCAGCGTAGGATCCTCGGCTTTGAAAACAGGTACTGGCTTGTTCAGGCTGAAGTCTCTGTCCCAGACCAGGTTCCTGCCGTCCTTCACGGGAAGATCCTTTGCGCGCTTCAAGACTGCGATCAGATCGTCTACGAACATTACCTGCCCTTAAGACTGGAAACTTGATCCATCAAGTAGATTTGATCCTGCGCCAGGTTCTCAAAATTCTGATTCGTCTTGTCCAGCTCTTGCAGCAAGACTTTCGCGTTCCCTTGCTGCACGCTGATGATCTGCTCGGCCAACTTGGCCGGTCCGGCGTACTCCCGTAGAAGCTCGATCTCTTCCCTCTGCGTCTTGACTACGTGCAGCAGAAAGAGCACCAGGACCACCCCTAGGAATGTCGTCAGGCGTCGCACACGTACACTATACAACTGCTGCCTGGCGTTTACGCACTCAGGAAGGCACGCACTCTGGAGCCGAGCTTCTTGCGGGAGCGGTCCAGAACGATCACGGCACCGACGAGCTGCCGGATGTCTCGCGGCGGATCTCCTACGAACGCAGAGTCAAAGTCTTCTCGCTTCTCAAACACGAATTCGCAGGCTCTCTTACGTGCCGAGGGTTTCAGCGCCGCCTGCAAGCCGTGCCGGGTCATCCTGAAAATCGGCCTACCCCTTCCTTCCGGTAGCTCGACTGGAGACTTCCCCACAATCATAGTCAGCGGAGCACGCTCAGGAGACCAGAGAACGAAATGGATGTAGCCTACGACAAGCTCTTTCGTAACCTTCACCCTGCACGTAGTACATGCTGACGGCTGGACCGGAATCCCTTTTGCTGGAACCTTTCCCGCATCGCGATCGGTGCGAATGATCGCGGCCTCGATCAGATCATCCCGGCTCACGGACATGCTCCGTTACGCCCTCATGGTCGGGCGGATTCCACTTGCGATCTCTGTTCTCCGCCATCTTTGCGGCTACGTGAGCAAGCAGATCAATAGCGCGCATTCCGGCTAGATCCGAGAGTCCCATGAGAAGTATGAATATGTCCGCGACTTCGACACAGTAGGACGAATCATTAGCGGCGTAGGCTTTTCGGAACTCTTCCACCTCTCGAACTAGGTGCGCAACTTTTCCTTCTACCGTTCCGTTCGGGAACGTAGAGCGGCTCCAGGACGTAATGTCGCAGAACACTTCTTCAAATCGGTCGCGCATCGCTACCTACTATACCCTGCACACTTAGGCTTCTTGCACGCCTTCGCGTCTTGATCCGCCGTCGCGTTGGCGAGACAGATCCGCTCGATCTCGGCAGGCCGAGATGCTTCTAGCTTGCGCAAATGGCAAATGCCGTGCTTCTTGGAATACCAGAAGCACTCACGGGGGTAGACAGGCTGGCTAGCGGACAACGCGACCCTCTCGGCTCGCGCGCCAGGATAAACCGCCTCAGCTTAATCGTCAATCAAAGTGACGAATTATGCGGGCCAGACGCTCATGGATGCCTGGAACTCGCTCCCATTCGTCCGTCTGCGCGGCATCTTCTGCTGCCGCATCGGTGTCGATGTAGCGCTCCAGATCTTCCCCAAAGACTGCTCGCAGGTCTTCTGGATTGTCGAGCAGCTCGTTCAACTCGGACTGCGCTCTAGCCTCGATCAAGCTCTCGCCCAGTAGGTCGCCGGCAGCGTCTCGTACCATGCTGCGCATTTCCGGCTCCAGGTCTTCTCGCAGCCGGTCATAGTCGAGATGCCTCGCCAGCCAAACAGGATCGAATGTCTCAGGCTGCTCGTGTAGATCGGCGGTGAGCTGCCTTACGAGTTCTCTGAATAGGGTCAAGGCGGATTCCGGCTGCTTTCACTTTGATCGTTGACGATATTGAGTGTACGCATCACCGTATCATCAAGGTGATAGAATGTTGCAGTTCTTGCGATTCGATCAATCTTGAACCGGCCTTTTCCGGCGGCGAGCACTTCCTCGAAGAGTTGGCCCACGGTAATGTCTCCGCTGCCCGTGTCGGTGTTGGGCACGATCACATTCAGGAAGTCTGCCAGTACGATCGTAGACCCCCCTGCTGTCGAGGTCGCGGTTCCGATCGGGGTCTTGGTTGCGTCTCCATCCTCCTCAAAGCGTATCAGTAGAAGTCCTTCGGTATCGCTCGGGATGGCTACAGTTGCTTGATGAAGACCTGGAAAGTTTGGACTCTGCTCTGTCAAGGCGATTTCGTGATTCACAGTACGAGGCGGATTCGTAAATGCGAGAGCTACGTCGTCCCAGATCTGGCCGCTCTCGTTGAGCACCAGCGCGATGACAGGACTGCCAATCTGTGCAGGATCGGTGTATCGGATAAGAAGGGCCATGACTGGATCCTGTCGTTAGGTTTGAGTCCCCACCACTGTACCGCCTGTATCAGTTGCATCGGTCGGGGCCGTCGTGCCAATCCGCAAAGTACTGACACCGGCGCCTCCGGTGTCGTCCACCCAGAGGTAGTTGTCCTTGCCCGAAAGGGACTGGATTTTGAGATACGGCATCTTGCTAGTACCACTAGTTTGAGCAATCAACTCAGCAAAGGTGCGGACTGCCCCCGCACCCTTACCCCATCCAAGTGAAAGGCTATTGATGGCTTGGACAGAGAGTGGGCGGCCGTAGAGCGTACCCGGAGCAGACGCGGGATCAGATCCAATCCGCAGCGTGCCCACCGACTCATCAAGCAGAACTTGTCCACCCACAAGAATCTCAACATCGTCGAGCGCGGGCGAAGGCTTCTTGCCAAGATGCAGAGCGCCAGCAACTGTACCCGAACCACCTACCAGCCCAGCCCGCACAGATGCGGTAATCGCTTTGCCTGTTGTAGGTACCGTTCCCATGGTAGCGATGGGGCCGGCTGCTGACGAAGTGGACAAGAATAGTGACGGAAATCTGTCGTTTCCGCCGCCACCGATCGGAGACCCGATCACCGTAAGCCATGGATCTCCTGCCCCGCCGGGAGGTGCCAACCACAGCAAAGGGTCTGGATACGTCGGAGCGGTATCCCAGTCAAATGGGCCGAAACCCTGCGTTGCGAGAATAAGACTGCCACCACTGCCTGCCAGGTTTATGTGCTGGGGGTCTGGCGCACCACCGAACGCATTTCCCAGCGAGATCACATTCGTATTTACGGGAAATGTACCGGAAGGGCTGAATAGAGGTTCATCTCCAAGTGCGGGTTGATGGATCACCAACCCTGCACCCGTATTGAAGCTAGCAATCCCCAAAAAGTGCTGAACCGCTGGGGGTACCGCCCCAGCACCGTGGAGCAGCAACCACGATGGCATGCCTACGCCGCCTGCCGACCCTACGGTATCGAAGACCTCCAACAAATCACCACCGTTGAGATCCCCTCGAAACTGAGAGGGGGAACTTACCAGAATTGAAGGCCCAGACCCCGGACTTGGGGTGCCGCCAATCGAAGGGATGGTCGTACCGATCGGAACAAATCCAATGAAGGGCACGGGCAGAGCACCCGCCCCTCCCGCTGGATCACCCAGCAGGACAAGACCGACGCCATCTACAGTCGGATCTCGCAGCGCAATCGTGCCCGCAGTCGGGTGAACGATCTGGCCGGTTTTGGCAGCGGAGTTGACGTTCCAAATAATGTCGCCGTCCGCATTCGCGAGGATGTCGCTGACGGTCGAAAGATTCAGATCACCGACAGGCTCAATCGTGATCGAGCCTGAACTCGTCAGGTGGATAGACGTGTTTCCAACGATCTCCAGCGCACCATCAGAGGCAATCAGCTCGCCCGACAGTTCGAGCGTAGCTCCGCCAGTATCAACGAGCCGAACAGGTCCGTCGATCAGCGGAATCGTACGTCCGACCCGATAGGCTCGGGCCAGTGAAGGAGTAAGGGGAGTGCCACCTACGGATGCCATAAGTCCACTATCCCGTAAATACGCCGAGTTCTGTTAAGCTCTCGTACGCCTAGTTCTCCTGCCTTCGATACTCCCGCTCGATCTCTCGCGACCGCTCCCACGCTCTTGCAGAACCGACCGCTAGCGCCAATGCCGCGACTCTTAGGATCTCGGAAACGACCCCGCAGATAGCACCCGCAAGTCCGAGAACCCATGCAAAAGCAAGAAGCGCCAGTCTTTCCACGCACTCAGCTTATCCGAGGGCGGGGACGCCGCTTTAGGTCATAGTCGGGCGGATGTTGCTCAGGTCTTCCCGCGACGAGAGCGTGGCGCCCACCGATCGAATCGGTGACAGCTCGGTCGTCACCCGCATCTTGAAACGGTTCAAGATGTTGGGGCTCTTCTGAAGGTTCTCGATCAACTTCTCGGACAGTGCCGTACGGATCTCTTCGGCTGTGCCGAAGTCCCACTTCTGCGCGAAAAGGATGCGCTCCAGCGCCGCACGCAGATCCGCTTCGACGTTGTCGGGAAGACTGATGACCCGGTGCAGAATCTGGGCTTTCTGGAGCCGCGCGGCAAGGTACGCATAGAGCGTAGTCTTGATCGCCTCGTAGCCCTTCTCCTTGAGCGTCCGGTCAAAGAATTCCGGCGTGGGTGGGACGAACTCCAGCTTTCCATTTGCCCTTACGCAGATCAACATTCGCCAGCCTCCATTCCGGTAATAAACCCCTGCATCAGCTTCTCTATCACGCCTAGACTCTCGTGCAGAGATTCGTCCAGTTCATCCAGATCTTCCGGTGTACACGCGCCCCGTCGAATACCATAGCCTCGAATGAGTTGTGCGACAAGTTTGAGGAGTGCGTAGTCATCTACTACGGACAAGCCGTCTTCCGCTAGAACGCTGATGATGCGTTCTGCGGCAACCGCCATCTGATTGGTCGTCGGATCTGCCATGACCCTTAGTATTATACACGCGCCCCGCGTGTAGCTTTCGCTTTCGTGGCCTGCTTGACCGCCTCTACTGCATAATAGCTCGGTCGGGTAGGATCTCCTGCTGGAGCGCCCCACCCCTCCATCGGTGTAATCTGAATAACGGTAAGGCCCGCTTGTTCGGTCATAACTCGGGCACCTGCGTCGGTAAAGCGAAAGTAATCTTCTGGATCCCGATGGACAGGCTGGCAGAACGCTGCATGCCAGAGCAGTTGACCTTGGGGCCTCAACACTCTCGCGAATTCCTGTAGAGCCTGCCATGGAGCGTAGACATGTTCGAGAAGTGCTAGGGCAAGGACACGGTCGAAGCTCTGCTCTCGGAACGGTAGGTAGACACAATCTGCTCTGACGCTCGAAGACTCCTCTCGCTTTTCTGTATGGAAGTCAGCACATATATGCCGCGCCTTCTGAGATGAGATCTCTTCTGTCTTTGGATAACGGCCAGAGCCTACTTCCAAGACTCGGGCGCCTTCAGGGATCGCCAAGATCCAGTTGACAAAGACCTTATCGCTGTGACGGTCTGCCCAGATAGGCAAGGTTACGCTACCTAGTTGTGCTGCTACAACTAGGCAGGGTAATCCTGCCTATCAGAGCCTCGGATCCGTCACGGTGTAGGCTGCTACCAGATCCTTGAGAAGGATCAGGTTTACATGCGCGGGAATCCGCAGCAACCACTCCGCACCAGCCTTCTGTATTTGCAGTCGGATTGTGAGTGCATCCCCGTTTGTACTTTTCAGAATTCTTAGTTGATTGATCGGGTTCGAGCTGATCTCACCCTCTTGGTCAGTCTTCACCATAACAGTATCGATCGCTACGAGATCGTGAACATTGAAGTGCGGCGGCTTGTACACTGTTACCGTTACTTCTACTTCTGGAACGGGGTATCCAGTGAGATCGCGGACGTTCCCCTTGATCGTGATGAACCGATCAAAGGGAAGATGAAATCCCTGGCTGACGTAGAAACCTTCCGTGTACAACGAAAGGGCGGTGAGCACTAGGGCGCCCCGACCGACACCGTAGTCTGCGTTTGCCGCATTTCCTCGACGCCAGGTGGCGGAGTCTTCGCGGCCTGAGTTGCTGCATTCATCTGATCCACGATACTGCGCGCCATCGTGCTCGCCTCTGAATTGCTGAGCCCTGAGATGTAGATCGTGTAGCGGCCCCGCGAATCCCGGATCTTGAAGTAGAAGGCGGGCAGCGCTTCATTCGGCCGAATGGGCAGCGCGCTGTACGTCTGCGCCAATTTACGAATTGCGGCTTGAAGCAAACGCACGGTCACTCCGTCACGGGCTCGATGCGCACGCGGCTGGGGAAGGATTCGATCTGTCCGAGCAGATTCTTGACGAAGATTTCCTTCTCGGAGTCCAGCTCTCCCGCGTCGAGAATCTTCTCCAGCCCCTCAACCAGAAGGTCGATTTCCGCAAATCCCATCTCCACTGGAACAGCTTCCTCTCCATCTTCTACGAACTCGCCCTCTTCAGGAGCCTCATCGACCATCGTATCGAGAAAGCTCTCCTCGGCACCCGGAGCCTCGTCAAGCCACTCGGCAGCTTCCTCCTCATCGAGAATGGAATCCACGATGCCCTCGTCTTCCATCTCTAGCGGCTCTTCCTCCGCTTCCTCTTCGGACTCGTCCTTCTCTTCGGCCTCTTCCTCCTCGGGCTCCTCTTCCTCCTCGTCCTCATCTTCGTCCTTGGCGGCTGCAAGACGATCGAGGAGAGCTGCCTGAGTGGGATACTTCTTCTTGACGGGCTCGGTCTTGACCCGCGTCTGCGGATCCAGCTCGACTTCGTAGCGCTCCTTGTCTGTGCCTTCGTCCTTCACGTCAGTCACCTTGACCTTCTCACCAGGCTCGACATGATCGGCGCTTCGGATCAGCTCGTCCAAGATTCCCATGGCCCTCCCCCTTCTACCGCTCGCACTCGATGTCAAATTGCTGTAGTCCATGCCGCAGTCACGGCAGCGGTAGTGGACACGTTTGCCCAGCGTTCCCATCGGAGCATTCTCGGCGCCGCAGGTCGGGCACGCAGCTATGTCTTCTACCGCCTGATCGGCAAAATCGACGTCATGTTCTGGACAAGAACCAGGCGTGTCGCATTCACCCTCTTCGTGTGCAGCAACGCGATTGCGCCTGCTTTCATTTCTGCCGGAAATCATTTCTCGGAGCAGCTTCACAACCTGACTTCCGTCTTTTTCTTCCACATCTGCCCAAAAGTCTTTCACATCTTTTGTCACTTGTGCCTGAGTATACTGACTGCCCATCTCATTATGCTCGCGCTTCATGTCGTCCCACTCGTTAAGCCATGCCCTAGCATTCGCTTCGTCGTCTGACACTTCCTGCGAAACTTCCTCGCCTTCAGGCTCATCTTCCAAAGCTGCGCGCTGGATGCTGTCAAGTAACGACACGGCTACCTCCTAAATGTCCACGATCGTAGTCGTGACCGATGCTACGTCACCTGAGAACGCACGGTAGCTGAATTCCATCCGAAGTGCTTTCGCGTGCGGAAGCGGCCAGTCGATCCGGTCAATCATTCCTGCCTTCACATTTCTGCTAGGAATATCCACCGAAGCAAAGGCGGTCTCGAAAGCCCGCGTTTTCTCCCACTCGTCTACGAAGCCGCCGCGGTAGAAAAGGCCGTACTCTTCCACAATGTTCAACGAAGACGGAATCACGTAGGCACGCCAGAGCAGAAGTCGGTCGGTCAAGTCCGGCGTCAGCAGCGTATCGAGGTCTGCCGCCGTGAACGTATGCGTGTAGATCCCGGGCGCCTGTGTGAGATCGGTCATTACAATGTTGCTGGTAATGACCGTATCCGTCAGGGGGTCGATCAAGTCGAGGCGCACGTCCAGCGCGGCGTCGAACTCCGTTACGATTGTAACGGACTCGATCGCTTTGTAGATCGCGCGGGGAGAAGCGATCAAGTCTCCTCCCAGGGGAACGATACGAAGTTCACGTGCACAGAGATTTCACCGCCCGGATCTTCGTTCGGATTGGGTTGTACAGCCACTCGAATCCAGTCGCCTTGATCGAGTCGTAGCAAATTGAGCGAGGCAAAGTACGATTGCGTTTGCGGTACTCGCACACGCCGGAAAAAGATTTCCGGGCTTCCTTCACGCTTCAAGTAAATGTGAACGGTCTCGTCCCCACCAGTCGCGGTCACTTCCAGGTTCTCCAAGTAGACCGTTCGATCGCTCGGAATCTGGAAGAAAATCACGTCCTGCTCAAGGCCCGAGGTGGGAACCGCGCTCACGTTGAACGCTTGGTCGCGCATGTGACGGCGTGTACTTGCCTGGAGAAAATCACCGTCGCTGTTCTGATCGCGGAGCCCATCTCGAATGTACATCTGCCCGACATAACCCGGAGGAGTTCCTCCCAGCCACGCAACGCCTTCGTTCACGACGTCCACGACGATGAGCGTGTCTGGGTCGAAGAGCTGGGCCGAGGTCACTCCCGGAGTCAAGGGCTCGGACAGGAACGTGACCTGATGCTGGAACGTGGCGCCCATCGCAATCGAACTAGGCAGGTCGATCGCTTCCATCGCAGGATCTTGGATGTAGCGCCCGTCCGCAAGCTGGAGATGTCCTCGGATGTGGTAGGTCGGCGAAGTCCAGGTTGCGCCGCCCGGAGGAGATCCACCGTTCGTGATCTCGACCAAACAGTCTAGCTTGCCTCGAACACCGCCCGGAATATCAACCGGATGGCGCTTACGCATCCAGAGAATGCGCGTGTACGCAAGATCAGCCATGGTTCCCGGCCTCCAGCATTCGGATCGCTCGCTTCAGTGGAGAGCGCGCTACAAACACCCGCCAGCCGTCTCTTATGTCCGCGACGATGTCCTTCTCATTTTCCATGCGGCGCAGCGCGGTAAAGAGCGTGCTACGGTCTAGGCCCAAAATCCCGCCGATCTCCTTGGCCGCCATGATGCGCCTTCGCCCCAGGAGTTCGAGAACCTGGAGTCGGATAGACTCGTGGCTCCAGTGTGTCACGGAAAAAGTTTAAGCGGCGAAAGATAAATCAGGGTTAAGCCTTGATGCGCAAGCGTGCAGAGCTGCCGGACAAATCATCTGGGAGTGCTACATTGTAACGCTCTTCGCGCAAGAGTTTGACAGGATCTGCACGCACGACATGGTGTCTACCCTGCAACCCTCGGGAGGTCCAGGCGCCTTCGAAGCTCTGAATCACCACGTCCAGGGTCTCATCTGAGACCGCCGAGAACAGTAGTGGGTAGTCCAGCTCGATCTCGGTGGGGCTCACCCGCGCCGCAAATCGAGCGGTGCCCACGATCTCTGCCGTCTTCTGACGGTGCAGCCACACTTCAACGACAGGCGGCGGAGCTTGTGTCGGGTTACCTGTCATGGACAGCCCCAGGCGCACCGCCATCGTGTCGAATACTCCGAGGAAGGTCTCGTAGCACATACGGCAGAAGCGCCCTGCCGTCGCCGTGCCAAAAGGAGCCAGCGTGGGCTGC